CACAAAACAACAGCGATAACCACAAGTTTTACTAGCTGCCTATCTTGCCCTGTATATCTAAAATCAAGGGCTTTATGGCCCTGATTTATATATCTCTGTAAGAGATATAATAACATAAAGTTCCTAATTTTAGGAACTTTATGTTGTAACAATCCACGCCCTTTAGTACCCTATTGCTAACGGAGCAATGACCATGCTTGATAGCTGGACAGTCAAACTGACTCAGGATATGACAGTCGAAGAGTTCTACGACTGGCACACGCGACATTCCTGCTGTAACGAGAATCATCGCGACTGGGCAGTTGAGAATTGTCAAACCATGCAAGAGTGCTGGCATAAGCTATCGCCGCTGCGGCTGATCTGGGTGGCGACACGTCCAGGAGTTCTAAAACCTAAGGAGTGTCGACTCTTTGCGATTTTCTGTTGTCGTGTCTTCTGGCATCTTTTGCAGGATGATCACAGTCGTAATGCTGTTGAAGTTGCGGAACGCTATGCTTTTGACACGTCAATTCAGGAAGAGTTAAAAGCAGCACATACTGCGGCAAACAAGACGATATACAGGATGAAGCTACCTGCTGACAGAGATTTGGCAAAAAAGATGATTACGGCAGCAAGAGCTGCTTGGTGGACTTCTTCAGTTAATGCAAGACTTTCAGCAACTGTCGCGTCCCGACTTACGCTGGAGATTGCTAACACTGCGGAAGCCAGAGATGCGTTAAGGTTAAAATACGCAAACTGGCTCAGGAAGCATACAAAACCTAGCTTCTGGTTTACTCCACTCTCGATTTTGCAGGAATCCAACGATGGATGACGTCACTGATACAGAAGAAAACCCAAAAAGCACAGTAGCTCACACGCTCAAACGTACGGGTAAAAATCCGGAATTTGATTTGCTGTTGCGTTCTGTGTTGTCTCCGTTGTTGTCTCCGGAGACTTCTCCAACCACTACGGCAAGCTACCTTCAAAGAGCTGCTCGCTTTCAGTACTATCGGGCCATCACAGCTGACCCGGATAACAGATATGCGTTGACGTACTGTCTAAACTGTAACCCCGCCGGATTCACCGTATCCCCGGTAACCCGGTCTTGCAACAACCCTAAGGTTTGTCCCTGGTGTTTTGTGCGGCGACGTCTAGTCCCGGCATACAAGGCACTGATGGACGTACCTGACCACGATCAGCTCCAGTTGCTTTATTGGCGTCGAAGTCTGCCCGGTAACATATCGGAGCTGCCCTTCTTCTCTGCTAAACTTGGACCGCATCAGTGGAATCATGCCAAAGCCACTATTCAGATGGCCTTGCCTGGCATCGACGAAAAGTCAGGCGAGCTTCGGCTTTTTCAGGTAGGCATGCAGGTCATTCCCGACCGTGTGTTTGCCTGGAAACAAATGACAAAACGAACGGTAGAGTTTCCGTTCAGTTTCAAGGGCTACAACGCTGCAACCTCAAATAATATCATTGAGTGCATCGGCGAAGTCACACAGCTACCTTGGTTGACTCTGTTCACGACAGAGCAACTCCCAAACTTTCAATCACTGCTGGCACCTACTGGAAAATCTCGACTGATTCGGATAAACCAGTACAAACCCAAAGGAATCTAACATGGAAATCAGCAGCCCGCCGTATCCCCGTCAGAGTGTTAACCCGCGAGAGCTTTGCCAGTCCATAGGTGAGCTTTACCACTGGGTTGAAGAACAACGCCAGTGGGCTGAAGATGTGGCCATTCGGCTACAGGCTCCACAGCTGCCCTACCTGCCGCCTAAAGTTCCGATGGCTATCACAAAAGACTACGACCGCTTTGCTATGCTTGCCGTTACCGACATGCATACTTCCTGGACCATCTTGCGACATATTCGAGAGCACTACGACGAGATCCTTCGAAACTACGAGTCTGAAGACGATTGGAATTCAGACACATGTAGCTTTCAACGGTTGGCAGTGATCAAGGCCGGAGCGTTCCTGCTCGCGGTCGCCTATCTACCTCACGAGCATCGCGAAGCTAAGCAACAGGACTTCATGATGCAGACAGAGAAAACCATAGCAGAGACGCTCGAAAAGCTCATGCAAAAGCTACAAAAAAGAAAGTCCTCGGAAACCATGGACTTTGATCAGTTCTTTCACGGCGACGACAACTAACTCAAAAAAGAGGTGATGTAATGCCAAAAGCAAAGTCTAAGAAAGCCAAACGCACAAAAGTTGTTTGGCAGGACTGCGAAGAAGAGACGGGGGATGAATACTTATGGAAATGGCAACCCAGCCGTCTTCTCGGGCGTAAGGAATACGCAGCCATAGCGGTGCATACCTATATATCACTATCACGAGGATACTGTGCAGATTACTTGACCGCCGAAGACTGTAACCTAATAGTGATTATGCTGCGTGCTATGGGATATGTTCTTAAGGATCCGTCGGAGAGAGCTGTCAAGCGATTCATGCTAAATGCTCGTAAGGGTAAGACGGCCTTTTTTCCACCAGTTCTCAACGCTGGCAGGGCTCGTGAAGGTAAACTTGTGTCGTCTAAAACTCAACCCTTAGATAACTCTTTAGAGGAGTCTCCCAGTGCCAGCAAATGCTACACCACTTGAGATATTGCCTGAGGGTAAGTATCGTGCTGTGCTCGGTGATGGAGCTACGCTGGATTTTGGGTCTATGACTCAAGATCCGGTGTCGGGCAACGTCACGTTTTTTGCAAGACAGGCACCTCCGGTAGGGCTTACGTACAATCCTTACTACTTCATTGGGTTTGGTGCGTACTGGCCCTTGCCGGAAATCTTGCCAGCCACGCCAGTGGATCCCGCCAATTTAACTATGCACCCATCTGCGGTGAGTACGTTTGAACGGATCCGATCTCCAATCATACCAATCTGTAACGCAGTTACAGTCGATCCTATAGGTGACGACGGAGTCGTTTATCCGCCGGGTCGTATTGGATTCATTGAAGGTGCTGGAAACGGAAGTTGAGGTAACTGCTATGGTCGTATCGACACTACTACCAGGGTACTATCGTGCAACACTGATTGACGGTAGGACCATTGATTTTGGAGCCATGACGCCCGGTCCTTTGGACTGGTTTGTTACGCTGGCTTCTCACCATAACCCTGTATCCGCGTCTCAGTACCAGGCGTTTACAGCCCCTGCAGCCGCACCAAAATACCATACCGATATGTATGATCCTGGTGTGGGGAATGTCATCATGATGCCTGCAGAGCACATCGATTCCGTAGAGACGGGAATCCCTTTGTAAGCTCAGCAGCTGACATGATTCATTTTGCAATCCGTAAACTCCGGCTGGTTTGCCAGCTCGGTGATTGCGTTTTTGATGCCAACTCGAATTCGGTTTAAATTCCGGATTTTTAAAGCTCTACGACCGATTTCTTCCAGACCGAGTTCATCGTCTAGCCCTTTGCGGATGTCGTATTCGGCATCCCAGATCTGTCCGTTGATTAATTTCAAATCAACGAGCAGGCAAGACAGTCTCGGTATGGTGTGATCAACTCCCGTTTCGTAGTAAGCAATCTGACGGGCCAAACCGTCCTTGTCCAGCTCGTGGTTGGACAAGCGTTCCATCTTGAGATAAGCAATCGTTAAACGATCGCACAATTCACAGATGGGCATAGCAACAGGTTGAATCTGAGACATCTTATCTTCCCTGAAGGAGAGCGTGATGAAGTTACTGGTAACCAGCGATCTGCACTTGAGTGACCGTATCTGGAAGCATCGCCCAATTGAGGGTGACAGTTACCACTCTTGGCAACAAGTAGTTGATCTGGCGATTGATCATAACGTGGATGCCGTCATTCTGGCAGGGGACATCTTGGATAAGCAGGCTAATCTGGCAACGCCAGTGCAGCGGCTCGCCCAAGGTTTATCCCGGTTGAATGAACAAGGCATAAAAGTATTCTACAACCAAGGACAACACGAATATCAGGCACAACCCTGGGTTTCGTTAAGTGAGACGGCAGTCTGGCTACACGAAAACCATATCCAGACACGCGAAGGTTGGAAGATATCCGGCTGCGATTATCAAAACGAAGAGAAGCTACAGGCTTTTCTAAAGCACCCAAGTCTTGAGGAAACCGACATCCTGGTCTGTCATCAGGTGTGGCTGGAGTTCATGGGTGAGATGGGTAAACCGCAGGGTGCGTTTACAGACATACCCGCCAACATCCAGTACCTAATTACAGGTGACTATCACGAGCACATCTGTAAGAAATTTGGAGAGCTGGTCGTACTTAGTCCAGGAAGCACACACTTGAGGAGTATCGCGGAGCCCGAGGACAAGTTTGTATTCCTGATGGAGTTGGAAGACAAAGACAAAACACCAAAGATACAGTCGCTACCGTTGTACACGCGACGGGTTATCGACGTATCAACTAAACAAAATCCGAGCTTTGCAAAGCTCAAAGAACATACTCAATGTCTGGTTGATTCGGCAATTGAGTATGCTGACGAACACGGACTGCCGATACCACTCTACATGCCGTTGATACGGTTGACACATGAGAGTGAACAGACAGACCTCGTTAACGAGTTCCAGAAGACATTTGCGGCAACTGGTCACTTGTTTTACAAGCAATACCGCACAACCGAAACGGTTAACGATGGACTGGAGATGCTAAAACATCTTGATGCGTCAGACCGTGTTGGTATGCTGAACTGCCTGGACAACTATGTGGATCAGAAAGAGAAGCCAAAAAACTACGGCCTAGCCCTAGCCCTGCTTCAAAGCCCTGACCCGGAACAGGCTCTACACCGCTGGATTCAGGAGCAGTTAAATGTTGGATGATTTTGACGTTGTTGATCTCGGCACTAAGCACGGAAATGCGATTGAGGCATTTTTGAAACGAGCAGGATCCACAGTGTTGGATCCTGAAACCATTGCCAAGTTCAAGCCCGAACGCTGTGTCGGGTACGAGCGGGAGTGGTGTCGAGATTACGCCAAAATTGTCCAAGCAAAAGGTTTTCAGTTTAGGCTGACAGACCTTGCACACGATGCCGGAATAGAGCGATTGCCAGTCGGTCAAGTGTATCTGGCTTGGCATTTGTTGGAGCATTTGCCGGATAAGATCTGGGGACAGAAGGTGATGATCGCAGCCTTGTCTCGCACAACCAAATTAGCCTGGTTTAGACTACCCAGTTTTCAACCGGACTCTAAAAACGGCGAAGGCGTTCTGAGGGAGATGGGATTGCGGTTTACGTGGACTACGTGGTCAGGACATACATCGGCGTGGTTGGTTGAAGATTGCCTTAAGGCGATCAATTTGTGGAAAACGCAGCAACCTGGACGAGAGTTTGAATGTATCGTCAAACCGGCGGATTACATTCGCTCAGTCCGGGATGTTCGCGTCGTACCAATCAACTCACCTATTGATGCTACCGCGTATAACTTTAGGTTTGGCCCAAAGCCAAAAGACCACAAGTTGAAGACCCCGATCGTGGCTGCATGGGAAGTCATAGTCAAATTCAAGACATAGGAAACACGATGAGAATTGAACACGTTGAGCTCAAGAACATTGGCCCGCACCGTCAACTTAGTGTTGAACTTGGTCGCGGGCTAATTGGTTTAACAGGACCAAACGGTGCCGGTAAGTCTACCTTGGTCAATGCGATCTATGCTGCACTGACAAATGACTTTAGCCGGTTCTCCAATGTCAAATCTGACATCATCACAAACGGCTCAGGCAAGGAAGCAAGTTATATCCGATTGACTGGAGAGCATCGTAATCAGTCGTTCGAGTTAACTCGCTGGTTACGCCCAAACAAGACTGAGTTCACTATTGGCGGTGTCAGCTACGCCAAGGCAAACGAAGTCAACGAAGCTGTCGCTGCCCAGTTAAACATCTCCAAGCTGGTGATCGACAAATATGTCTTTGTAGATCAGTGGGAGATGTTCGGGTTCTTGAACCAAACGGGCAGTGAGCGGGCTAAGACGTTTCAGTATCTTTGCGGTACTGAGTCTGCCACGTTGATTCACAAAGTCTGTAACGACTATGTGACCAAAAAGAAGAACACCGAGATCATAGACAACAGTCTTGAGCTCGAAACCGAATGCACCGAATTGGAAGAGACTGTAGCCGGGTATCAAGACAAGTTGCAGGAATGTGAAGACGATATCTTGTCCGACGATGCGGTTGAAACCTTCAAAGAGATCATTAGTCGACAAGTCCAGGTAGAGGCAAACCGCGAAACTTTGGCCGAAACCGTAGCTACAATTGCTCGCCACAAAGTCAACCTTGATGCTTTCAAATCAACCTACGACGAATGCTTGGAAAAGTATGACAGGCTTGCGGGTTGGTTGGCAAAGCGGGGACTGAGAATAGCGGCAGCAACCGCTCTAATCAGCAATTACGAACGCTGGAAGAAGCTCAAAACGGCACAGACGCAAGGGCAGAAGCAGTTAGACTTACTTAACAAAGAGGCAAGTCAACTTGCAGAATCTGCGGCAACCTACGCACCCAAGGACAAAAAACGGTATGTACCGTTAAGCAAAAGGAATACTTTGATAGAGAGTCTCGGTATCCTGCGGGAAGAGCTAAAACAGGCAAAACGCGTAATTTCTTCCGAAGACAAGCACTGTTCAACATGCGGGCAAGCTGTTCAAGCGGAGTATGTACAAGAGCTGCGTGTTCTCTGTGAAGAGAATAAACTAACACTGGAAAAACTACAGGCTACCCTAAGCTATTCGGAGGAGCATGACAGACTTCTAAAAGTCTATAACGAGAGGCTGGACGATTTAGAAGTGCGAATGCAAAAAGCAACGGAACGTAAAACCAGCTGCGACGAACAGCTGGCAGAACTCAGCCTAGACTTCCAAGAAGAGTCAGGATACGAAGACGCCTTGCAGTTGATAGAATCCCGGGACAAAGCTGTACGGCAGCAACTGGACGTGCTGAACCGTAAGAATGAGTTGGGAGAAAAAATAGCCAGGCTGGAAGGTCTAATCAAGGGACTAACAGCTTCGCGTAATCGGCTGCAAGAAGCCCAAGAATCTGGCCCCGGGCCAGGAGAATACGAAGTGGCTTTACAGTTACTGGATGAGCACGTAACGGCCAAGGCCTTACATCAAGAAATTTCGGGTGCTCAAAGCGAGGCAACTCGAAATTTGCAACGAAACAAATCCTTACTCAATAAACTCAGAGAACGCCAAAGCAGGCATGCCGAAGCTCAAAAACTGCTGAGTGTTATTGAAGAGGTTGCGGAGATTTTCCACTGGAACAATCTACCCAAAAGTGTCTCTCAGGCAAACCTGGAACTGCTGGTCGAGGACATCAACGCAAATCTGGAGTTGTTCAACAACCCGTTTTATATTGATGCAGACGAAGACCTTACGTTTCAAGTTTATCTGCCAGGTAAACTGCCGGTTAAGGCCAAACAACTCAGTGGCGGACAAAAGGTGATTCTAGCAATCGCTTTTCGTGCCGCACTGGATCGTGTATTTGGCCATGATGTTGGTATGATGTTTTTGGACGAACCTACATCAGGGCTGGACGCAGACAACGTGAATTACTTTCACGACGCTTTGCAACAGTTGGCCAGCAAAGTCGGTAACGATCGACAGCTGGTTGTAATCACACACGTTCAAGAGTTGAGCGGTGTGTTTGACCAGGTGATCGAGATACGCAAGGACTGACTGTGAAACGACAGGAGTTGACTTGTCTTCACACGGATCAAGCCGGAACACTCTGGTGTGTGACTGCTCAAGGAATCACTCGACCGCTACCGGGTCCCCTGCCACCAATTCCGTTGAGGGCAGGGGTCTATCGGGTCATCGCAGTTCCTGAGAACTACAGGCTCATAACTGAGTTGTACTCTAGCTTGATCGGTAAGGAGACAAATGCCACGTTACTTGTCGGATCTCCAGATATTTGTCCCCGTCAGGGACAAGATGCAGCTCAAATCTTGAGTGGACTTACCGTGTTGTCTGTACACAACAGTCTGTGTAACACTTGGCATGCCATGAACAGCCATAGTTATAACAACTTCTTGTTACTCAGAGCACAGCACGAACGACAAACCGCCGATCAACTGGAGGTCGTCTACTCTAACCACCATCTTCGATCTGTATTCCAATTCCTGGGATTACATCAGATCGAACTGGCGGCTAGGTTGACGGCGTTGATCGGTGATCCGCGATGGTACATCAACCCACAATGTCCTTACAGCATGGATCGGTTAGAAAGCTATTTCGGGTTAAAGCCGAGCCAATTCAGGGCAACCTGGAATCTGCTCACAAACATATCTATTGATAGCCGGGCTGAACGTACTTTGTTTCTCTGGAGAGTGCTGAACACACTACCTGAAAACAACTACATTGAACGGGAACTGCCGAAGGGTGGCACGTCGTTTGACCGCAAAAGACGAGCTTGTCGCCTACTACTTGGTTTTGTGGCCAGAAACTGGTTGGCTGAAGTACTCCACTCGGGGTACTTTGACCCTTACAAGTTCTTCCAGCGAGCAGATGCTCGAGATAGCTATATAAGTCAATTTCGAGACTAACCATGCGAGAACTGTCTGTACGAATTCGTTTCACCAATCCAAGCCTGGGAAACGAGAAGGACCAAAAAACAGGTCGGTTCAAGTTCCAGCGAAGCCCGGGGCGAGAGGGTAAAATCCTCTTCTTGGCGACGTGGCACCACGCTAACATGAAACTTGCTGCCGAGATGCTTGGCAGACACCAAGAGGCTGTCAATAAAATTTGCTGGGACATCGGTGTTGATGCAGAACTACGTGAAAAATGTTTAACACGTTGTTTCTATACCAAGTCACCGGGCGGGCGAGAGCGATGGTCTTTGCATGAATCACTCATGCAAGGTCAAACCATCTGTATCAATTGTGTGGTTCCGCAGGACATTGATGACCAGGACTTCTGGGCACTAATGCAGATTGCCGGTAAGTATCGTGGGTTATCCCCGTGGCAACCAGGCAAATACGGACAATACGAGATAGTCAGCATCCACCAGCGAAGACAGTCACAGCAGGTAGATGACGACAGTTAAAAAACACACCGCTCAGGTGGCGAAGCCTGAGCGGTGTAGCGTGTAGCGGGATGTCGTGTATTTCACGCGGCCCTGTTGCACATTTTAAGCACAACTCATAACAAAAGCAATGAGGAGAGATCCGGTAATGCCCAAGAAAATTACCGTGACGATATACAAGTCAGGCAACATGATATTCCTTGATCCTACAACAGATCGAATATTCAACCTGATAAAGCCAGCACTGAGTTTCGTGGAACGCCAAATGACACGAGGGGCAGAGGCTAGACGTAGAAGTGGTTCTGGACAGAGTGCGATGAATGTCATTCACCACACTTTGCTTGAGATTGACCACAAGGAACGAATAGCCACAACTTTTGGCTTTTGGAAGTTAATCCGGGACACACTTCGAGCGGAGGGTTATGAAGTCAAATTCAAAGACTTGTCGCCTCCGGACCCAAAGAAGTTTGAACCCCGCTGGCAAAACATCGAGCAATACGCTCTGAGAGAAAATCAACCAGAGTTTCTCCAAAAGGTACTAACCCACCGCTGCGGTCGCTTTGATTGTCCGCCCGGGTTTGGTAAGTCATTCATGATCGGGCTAGTTGCGGCTTTGCTGCCCAAGGCTACGATCGACGTCGTCACACGCAGAGTTTCGGTACTCCGAGACCGAATCTATCCAGAACTTTGTCAAATGGTAGGTGATGTTGGAATCGTGGGCGGAGGTAAAAATGTTCGAGGTAAGCGAGTCATGTGTTACACGGTAGGTTCTATGAGCCACAGCCCGGCAACCGCAGACATACTTATCGGGGATGAAGTGCACGAGCTCGCAGCTGACGTCTCTGCAGAACAGCTGGTTCGCTGGCAAAATAGTCGTAACTACGGTCTGTCTGCCAGTCACGACTTGCGGTTTGATGGTAAGGATCTTCGTGTGCATGGTATCTTTGGACCTATCATCTTCAGCATTGACTACCAGAAAGCTCAAGAGGCAAATATGGTAGTCCCTATCAAGGTGATGTGGCAGTCGGTTGTCATGGATTACGATCCTTGCGGAGATCGCAAAGACGTGGAAAAGAAACGGCATGGTATCTGGACTAACGACTTTCGCAATTTGACGATTGCGGATGATGCCAGACAATATGATGATGACACTCAAGTGTTGATCACCGTAGAAACGATAGAGCATGCCATGAACTTAAAGCGGTATTTACCAGAATACACGCTGGTATACATGGAAAACGGATTAACGCCAAGGGCTCGGGCACAGTATGCTCGTGAAGGGTTTTGTCCTGCTGACGAACCTTTAATGGATTTAGACCGAAGACAAAAACTGACAAAAGACTTCGAGAAAGGGAAGTTGAAGAAAGTCATCTGTACCACGGTCTGGAACGTCGGGGTGTCGTTTAACTCTTTGGCTGTGTTGATTCGGGCGGACGGAGGTGGGAGTGCCATCAACGATATTCAAATCCCAGGTCGCGTAAGTCGCGTCGCTGCAGATAAGGAGCATGGGGTAGTTCACGATTATCTGGATCAGTTCAATAAAGGGTATCGAATACGGGCAGCAGGTCGAGCAAAGTCATACGCAGCAAACCGCTGGGAACAGACATTTCCTCGACCAGGCATGCTAAAGGAGCTGTTGAGCTAATGACTGAGCGTCGGCGATTTGGTCCACAACTTCGACCCGGTGCAAATTCGCGACCGACAGAGCGAGCAATCTCAGGCGGGTTGCCTGCGGATGTTCAAAGGTTCAAAAACACGTACGTCCACGAACGACGATTTCTGGAGCGATTTCGATGGGGAAGTTCGGTACTTCCTTATCATCCTGCGAGCAGTCTGGACGGCAAGTCACGGTTTGATACACCAGAAGAAAAAGACGGGGAAAACCAATGGAAAGCGGTTTACAAAAAACTTGTTAAAGCTCAGGAGTTTAATCCAACGCACTTTGTACGTATCCTGTTCAAAGTGTTGCGGGGATCTTCCTTGGCGGTACCAACTCTAATACAACTGGCTTCTCCCGGTGTATTGGAGTTGGTTACGGCACATCAGAAAGAACTAAAGTTCACTCTGATGGAAGAATTTGTTGCAGAGAGCCAGCGGGCAAGGTCCTCTGTCACAATTAGTCAAAAAGGGGTTGGCCATCCACTGTCTTTGGCGGTATATTACGCGATCGTAGACAGCAGGTTGGAACTCTCACCGTTGTTCAAGTATTGCTTGGCAACTATGACCAGCCGACAACTACGGCAGATTGGCGAAGCGGATTCACACTGCGAAAAACTGGATCTATTGGCGAAGCAGTTTGAATTCATGGCAGCGATGGACTACACCCTGTTTCCGGATCTCTACGATTCAATATGGGGACCAATGATTCCATCTGGATTTCGTGTAGCGGCGTCTTCTCTGCTTGAGACTTGTATCGAGCAGTAAAGAGTGTATTTCACGCGAAAGGATGCTAATGCAGACTAACCGGCAGTCCAGCAGACTGTCAGGTGCCCACTTGCGGTTGTTCGTAGCGATTCTGTTGCAAAACGAAACAGTCTTTACACACTTCAAGGGTCAACTGACGGTCGACTCGTTTGCGGAAGAGGGGTATCAACTTCTTTACCGCACACTGATCGACTTTCATACCAACTACCAAACGCTACCCAGTTTTGCAGAACTGTGGGCAGATCTGGAAACTCACTTCGAGAATGATTACGAGATCATCTCCGAAGATGGTCGTGTTGAGCTTGAAGAATTTCTAGAATACGCAGCAGATCCCGATCTGTTTCAGGACTACTCACCTACGCATCCAAAAATGGAGAAGTTTGCGTACAAGGCGGGTGAGCGTATTTTGATGCATTTTCATAGCAGTCAGCTGCAATCCACGTTGCAGAAAGGATTGGACTATGATCAACTTCCATTTGTGTTACAGCAGTACCAGATGCAGCTTGAGCTCATCAAGATGCATTCCAAAGAAGAACAAGACGGCGTCGCACTGACGTTCTTCGAAAACTGGGATAAAACGAATCCAAAAATCATACGATCTACTGGACTAGGTTTCCTGGATAAATATCTAGGAGGCGGTACAGCAGCATTCGAGGCTTATGGTTTGATGGCTCCGTACGGTACTTGTAAGACAACGCTAGCTGTGATGCTTTGGTGCACAGCGGCACAGCAATGTTATGAAGAATCGCTATCAGACGACTGGGATGGGCGTAAAGGCTTATCCGTGTTGGTCACCTATGAGGCGGCGTTATCCCCGGAAATACAGCACCGGGCTGCGATGTATGCTGCAAGCGTTAACCGATACAGTCTGGACAAAATGGGTTTAGCCGGGTTAGACGCATTGTCAAACGACCCAGACAACCCACTTCCATACGAAAAGTCCAAATTCTCGCAAGAGATTTCGGATGGCGTTTTTCGACCCGAACGGGCTCGAGTTGATGCGATCATCCCTGTCTTGAATAACCATACGATCTGTCTGGATTTCTCTGGAGCTGATCCAAGGTTTCCAACCGCAGGAAGTGGTGGTGTTGGAGAAATCGTACAACGGATCAATCGTGAGCTTAAAAAGCGTGGTCCCGAATACTACATACGTAACGTGATCATTGACTATTTGGGGTTAATGGTCGATCGGGATGTCAACTTAAAGGGAGCTAAACAGAAGGAAGATCACAAGACCTACCAAGAACAAGTTTACCGTGTCAGCTGTGAGATCAGTAAACCGTTTGCCTGCCACGCATGGATTCTCCACCAGTTGAGCGGACAAGCCAACGCAATTCTGAGCCCGACCAAAACTCTACACCACACCGATGCCAAAGGTAGTAAGAGCTTTGCGGAAAATCTGGATTTTGCAATCGTGATTGGCAACTTGAATGGCGATTCTATGGGCCAGATTGCCTGTACCAAAGCTCGTCGTTTTAGAAGGATGCCACCCAGCGTGATTCAGGTGGATGGTGAATTCAATCTGGTGCGGGCACCTGATAACTACCACATTGACGGTAGAGGTCAAATTGTCGATAAGTCGACGTTAACGGCAGCTGGTGCCAACGTAGATAGTCCTAGTTACGCTGGAATTGTAGACACCAGTCAGCTTGACGCAGGCACAGATGACCAGGGTCAATTAGCTGACAACGCATATAGCGAAGCGGGGTCCACTGATGACTAAGGATGAACAAAAAGTCCTTAACGGTACTCTATTTCGTAGATGCAAAGCGACGTTTCATCATGTCAAAGTCAAAAACGCGGGAGAGAAGCAAATTCGCAGGATGAGTCTAGATCTGGTTACGGGTAAGCCGAAACCAGTCATTGACCACCCAGGTGAATACTATGCTGTCTGCTGCCCGTTCTGCAATGACACAAGATTTCGCTGCTACATCAACCATAGATACGGACAGGATGACGAGTTGGGTAGACCGCAAACGTATCTGGCAACCTGTTTTAATGCAGGGTGTCAGCTGGCGATGCGTTCTGCCGCAGCTTATCAAAAACTCGAGATTATGTTGACCGGACATAAGCTATATGAGTTACGCAAAGCCCATGTGGCCGAAGGTCACAAAATAGATGTGGACGCTGTCCGGATGAACTGGCCTGGAAAGGTCACTCGGATTGATAAGCTGCCCGCAAATCATGAGTCTAATGTTTACCTGGCTGGCCGAGGATTCGATCCTGAGGTCATCGGTCGGTTTTACAACGTACACTGGTGCCACGAAAGCCCCCGGTTCGTTTGTGAGAACAGACTGATTATTCCGATCTACCACAAAAAGAAAATGGTAGGTTGGCAGGCTCGGGCGGCATACGACACAGACTGGAAATTGTCTAACACACCTAAATACTACACAGCACCTGGCACGCCTAAACGTCAGTTACTTTACAACTTCGGCAACGCCCAACACTATCAAGTTGGGATCATTGTCGAGGGTGTAACAGACGTCTGGAAGATAGGCCCACAGGCGGTATGTACGTTAGGAGCGACCTTGACGGATCAACAGCAATCGCTGTTTCGTCGCGGTTTCAAAGACTACGCAGGCGTTCTTCTGTTCGACCCGGACGTCAAAGAGAAGATCGCAGATAAGACAACCATAATCGAATCTAACCTAAATTCAGTTTTAAATTCTGGATTTTGCGTGGTTCAATTACCGGAGGGTACAGATCCAGGTTCACTCTCCCGAGAGTTCCTGCGACCGTACATAACGCAGAAAGCCTCCGAAAAAGGGGTAAACATTTCTTGGGGTCGTAGACATGGGTCGTCGTAAGGTTTCTGGACTTAGTGGCATGGCAAAACCAGCTTCTAAGTCTTCGTTGTCGTCGGAAGCAGTCTATCGAGCTCGTCTGACCGAAATGCGGCAGGGTACTGCAATCTTTCCGCTGGATGCTCCTGGGCTACCAGCACTTCCAGGCAATTCTGCATTCTTAAGCCATGCCACGGCATTAGGAGATACGGGCTCAAAAGTCGTGAAGAAGGTAAGCAAAGGTGCGGACGGTAAGCAGATAACCGAGCAGACATTGGTATACAGCTCGATGCTGACGAAGTTGATACAGGAAGCACTGCGGCTTCCAAATTTCACTTTGCCAGTAGAGGTGGGACCGCACCAGGAAAAGGAAGCTACCTTTGTTCCTGGCCACTTGTGGGGTGATGTTAAAAAACCAGGGCCAAAAGCCGCTGACGTTATGATCATCAACAAAAACCCATGGTCTCCCGAGTTGACGGCAAAGTGCTGCTTTGCGGGAGAAGACGGAAAGTTGCTAATACAACTGTTCCGCAAGTTGAAGGTGGAAGCAACTGAGTTTTATGTGACTCACCTGGTAAAGTTTTGCCCACCTGACTTCAAGCCAGTGCTTCGTGCTTCCTGGGTTAAGGACGCCATGCACTTGCTGTATCAGGAGATTAAAATTGTCCAACCCAAGTACATTCTTTGTCTTGGATCGGACACCAGTAAAGCTCTGCTGGGAAGCTCAGCCAGTGTGAGTGACATGGAAGGGCGAGTTGAAACACTGAGGTACAACGTAGCGTATAGCAGTAAGGATGTAGAGAGTCACTGGCGTGAAGCTCAGGTCATGACTGTTGTGCATCCTAAATCTGTGATTCGCGACCAGTCAGCAGAGCGACAGCTGGAAAATGGATTGGCTCGGTTTGCGGCACTACTCAAAGGAGTAGACGTAGGCAAACGCGAAACGGTAGACCATAGGATAGTCGACAACCTCGCTCAACTTCTTGAGCAACTACTGGAGATCGAACATGACCCGGATAAAGAAGATGACGTGATCGCAGTGGACGCCGAGTGGCATGGTCAGCACCCGATTAACGCGGGAGCTTACATGCGAACAATCCAGTTGTCGCATGCTCCAAAAAAGGCACTGGGCATCAAACTGCACGAGGCAGGCGGTAACACCGTGTTGGGTTTCAAGGACGAGAGAACAAACCATCGCTGGAAGATATCTCCAGAGACTTTGGATCTGCTAAACACCTTCTTCAAGGGTGGTGTTTATCAACTTGGTGAAGAGACGTACGCATTCCGACGTAAGCGAGTGGTGGGGCACTTCTTCAACGCAGACTTGGAATGGCTGGTCGAGTATGGCATAAACATTCAAGAGTGTTTTTCCTGTCCATTACGCGACTATCAGATGCGACCGGAAAACGCTAAAAAGAAACTGTTTCAGCTTTACAGGGCTGAAGGGTTTAAGCCAAACGACACGGTACCAGCGTGGTATCGTACTAATTTTGAAGGCGGAGCAGACACGGGTTTGATGACTCACGCCGTAGAAGAAACAGCCAGCTACAAACTGGAAACCCTGGCTATGCGGTATACAACTGCACCCAGGTATGACAAAGAGCTACAGAACTGGAAGTTGAAGTATTGTCAGACCAACAACCTGACAAACAGTGCCTTGGAGGGCTATGGAGAATGCCCCGATGACGTACTCTTGCCTTACGGCATGTATGATGCCGACGTAACCATTCGGTTGTTCTACAAGCTAGGACTACTGCTTGACGAGGACTACGAAGGAAACAACTGTAGGGAAGCCTTCTGGGAATCTCAGATAGCTACTGCGTCTGTGTTAGAAATTCATCGTAGCGGTATTTTGGTGGACCGTGGCCGCGTGGATTTTCTGACAGCTCGATTCATGGCAGCTCGATCCAAGATGGAGACAGAGCTTCGAAACGCAATCTCTTGGCCGGAATTCAACATTCGGTCAACACAGCATGTCCGTGAGTTTCTGTTTGGGCATGCACTCAACGGCAAACTGGACAAGAGCACAGGCAAGCCTGTTCGGATACGCCCGGCGGATGCCATTAGTCTGCACTTGACGCCTCTGTTTGATACAGGAAAGCCACCTAAACAGTGGCGAGATATCAAAAGAGCCAACAAGGAGCAGGAACATGCACCGGCTACAAACAAACAAGTGCTTTCCTTGTTAGCTCAAGGGGCAACACAACCACGGCAGTCGCAGTTGATCAATCAACTGAGGGACTATCGCTTTTTGGACCAAGTCTTAAAAACAGTACTCCGGCCTCCAACTGTTGATGAGGAAACAGATGAAACAATGTACGACGCAGCAGGCAACATGGAATACGAAGACGGTTTGGCATCTATGTGTTGCGACGACGGTAAGGTTCGTACACACATTTATCAAACTAAGGAGACCGGGCGTTGGTCTAGTGCCCGTCCCAACCTGCAAAACATTTCAAAGCAACGTGATCCAGACTACAAGCGATTGCTGGGTTCGGAATACAAGTATAGCCTACGAAGTATTCTGAAAGCCTCGCCCGGTCACGTACTGGTTGAGGCAGATTACGTCGGTGCTGAGCTGTTTGGTATGGCGGTCATGTCAGGCGATCCTGCGATGATCAGTCATGCTACTCGAAACCAATTACCAGAAAGTCATCCAGACTTTTATGACATCCACAGCAATGTGGCGTGTTTTGCTTTCAAGCTGACTTGTCCGCCCACTAAAACAGGGTTGGAAGCAATCGGTAAGAAGCACATTCGGATCGTTGCCAAGTCGGTAATCTTTGGTATCGCCTACGGGCGAGGAGCTAAGGCAATTGCCGTGGCAGCCAAGGAGCAGGGTATTGATGTATCTGTCGATGAAGCTCAGGCGGTAATCGATGCGATTTTTCAAATGTATCCAAGGTTAAGACCGTTTTTTGACGAGTGTCAAAAACGAGCGACCGGACAATACATAGACCCTGAAACCCAAGAGAGTGTGGCGGGTCGTTATCTGTGCAACTGCTACGGTAGATTCCGCAGATTCCCAGACTCAGATAAAGACGAGTCTCTGGCGGCTGAGTTTGGACGGCAAGCCATGAATTTTCCAATCCAGTCCATGATTGCTTCAGCGGTCAGCCGAGCCTTGGCTTATGTCTACGACTACAAACAGCGTCAGCTGGCAAAAGGTCATGACATGTTCAAGGTACTGCTACAGATCCACGATGCGATCTTGCTGGAAGTACCACATAAGTATGTCAAGCATGTGTGTGAACATGTGCTTCCTGCCTATATGCGAAATGCGGTACCTATTTACCCAAGTACCCTGGATGGCATTCCAACAGGAGATGGCCCCTATCATCTGGGTATTGAAGTCGAAGTCATGAACCACTGGGGCGAAACTCTGACTTACGCGGAAGCGTTAGAACGTAACTTGCCTACAGGCCATGGTGGTGCAGAGGGTTGTGTGGTGAATTACAGCAAAGAAGATCCGGAGAAATCTAAAAAGTGTTCATAGTCATAGAAGGAATCGATGGTTCCGGTAAAGGAACGATCACGAAGGAGCTGCATGCTCGGCTTGCGATGCGTTCAATAGTTCGCAGCGTCAGCTTTCCAAAGTATGCGGAGACGCTTTACGGCAAGCTGATTGGCAGATATTTGAATGGGGAGTTTGGTACAGACACTCACCCCTATTTGCATGGCACGTTGTACTCGATGGACCGGTTTGAGTACAAACCGATACTGACAAGCCTGCTGACCACAGTAGACTTCGTGCTGTCTGACCGGTACATCCCGTCAAACCTTTGCTACTCTGCTATGAAGGCAAAACCAGAGGAACGACAAGAAGTTGTTCAGCACTTCGTCGACCTTGAATACGGCGTCCTAAAGATGCCAGTGCCTGACGTCATCATCTTCTTAGATGTACCCGTAAAGTTTGCGGTACAAAATATTGCTAAGAAGGCGGCCCGAGATTACACTGACAAACCCGCCGACCTCCACGAGGCCGACGAGCAGTATCTGGACCAGGTAAGGTCGTTCTATATGAATGAGTTGATGAAGTACCATCCAGAGACTCAGTTCATCCCTGTGCAGTGTGTAGAGAATGATCAGCTGCTCCCAATCGACGTGATTGTTGAGCGAATCCTTGTTGAACTACTTCATGTCCACGAAGGCGAGTAACATGCAAAAGAAGAGAACACTAGTCCCACGTTCCCGTGATTCAATCTTCCGACAGCTTGAGTCCGACAACGAAGTCAAAACATACACCTCAATGCGAGGTGACATGTCTATCAACCCAGCCTTGAAGGATGTTCGACATCTTAAGTTGAACAGCTACAAGAAGGGCAAAACGGTTATCCGTATTTGGCCCATGATGGCTCCAGAACAGCCCAGAGAGCGTTTGTTGAACGGACGACTGACGGACGAGGACGTCACTGGTCTAAGCGGCATGTCAATTTCAGAACCCGTTTTCTGCGTGCAGTACGCGGGTATAACAAAAAATCACGGCAACTTTTTGACAGATCCGAAGAAGGCGGAACCTTGCAGCTATATCATCGCTCGAAACAAGGACCATGTTGTGGAAGGTGTGGGCTTCTGGCAAGAGCCTTATGTCTTGCTGCAAGTCACGGCCAAACGAGCCATGATGGCTGGAGAGTTTGCGGACGGACGGGCTTGGGATCCTCGTTGGAACAAGCTGCTGCCGCCCAATAACAATCCTGCAATCTCACCATTCAAGCAGATGTATTTCGTAGTCTGCTCGGTCTACAACAACGGACCTAATCTGGACCTGGTTCGAGAGCACGAAGAGTATACGTCAGGCAGCAAAACGGTTAACAAGGATCATCCAAGAGACGGTATCCCGCTAGGGGAAGCTCCGGGAGACCCGATGATTGTGATGCAAATTCCGATTTCAGCAGGAAAGTCCATACTCAAACTGGCCTGCACTAGAAAAGAAGACTGGGTAACAAACTCGAAAAATCCATCGGCAACTTTCAAGTATGGAGATCCTACTGGTATCTTCGATCCGACCACTAACACGGTTAAGGGTGGATTGTTTTTCACCCTGTTCAACCCGGAAGTGTGTAAGGAAAAATTTAAACACTGCACTAACAGTGAATCTCCTAGCGATAAGGGATTCCCTGGCTATGAGGCCGCAGTTACGACTATCTATGAAGGGCCAAACGGAAACCTGTCTGCCAATCTTGCAGAAGATCAGGTGAAGCACATACTAGAAAAACATCTGTTTTTCTGGAAAGAAAGTGAGCAGGATCCGGCGGATTCTTATCTGCTGCATGAACCCAGCATTGAAGAGCGTTGTGTGATGCTGGCTAAAGCCTTTCATCCTGTACCTAAACTGTTGGAGTTTGCCTGGCTTAGCAATCCAGAGTACTTAGACTTCGAATCGGTTCGTGGTATTCTCCGCAGCCGCACAACAGTTGCCGTAACAAAGCCAACACGGTTGGACGAACCTGAGGATGCATTTGAGGATGAAGACGATGATCAAGTTCTTCACCAGCAAAAGCGATTAGAATCTGCTGCGAAAGCCAAGCCCGCTGCTCCAATCAAACCTACCGCGAGTAACAAGTCTGCGGCGAGTCTGGTAGATGACTTTGACGAAGACGACGACGAGTTGGACGAGGATGAGTTGGAAGATGATTTTGAGGAAGAAGAAGTCAAACCTAAAAGCAAAGCCAAGGCGGCACCAGCCAAGGCTAAACCAGCAAAGTCCAAACCAGTAGTCGAAGAAGAAGACGACGACGATCTGGAAGACGACGACCTGGAAGAAGACGACGATGATTTGGACGATGCGGACGAAGCAGTCGCATCTGAAGATTTTGACGCGTTTGACGACGAAGTCGATAACTCTGACGCAGAAGACCAGCTCAACAACAGCTTGTCTAAGGCCAAGGCAATCTCTCGCAGTAGCAAGCGAGTGATTACTCCCGAGCCGGTTAAACCTCCAACCAAGAGAAAAGCCAGATAAGGCAATTCAACAAGTTGTACGAACGAAGCTGGGTAGTTCCAGCTTCGTTTTTTCACGCACATCTAAGCAAGGTGAATTAATGGCTAAAGTCAAAGATAAACCCAGGCTACGTGTATACTTGTGCAAAGAAGGCCGCGAAGAATTTACGCTGGAGGCGGTAGATTTAACGCAGGCAAAAGAGTACGCTGCACTGTACAATGCAGTCGTAATCTGTGAACTAAAGTAAGGAAGCCCGCATGACTGATGAGCAACTTGACGATACGACAAGAGAACTGATAGATCTGCTGAATTCTGCTCCAAAGCAGATTAAAGCACCTGTTCCGCCTAAGCCTAGTAAGCCAAAACCTCCGGCTAAGGCCAAGGGGAAAACTGAGACCAAACCTTCCGGCAAACCGGCAGCTAAGGTTCCTAAAAAACCCGTGGCAGTTAGCCCAAAAAAACCAGTTAACTCAGCTGAGCCAGTCAAGGCTTCAGCTGATTTCAAGCCTGGAGTGATGATTGATGACCGTAAGCTGACCAACAAAGGTAAGGAGTCACTGAGGTCTCGTTGGTCCGCAGAGGCCAGCGGAGAAAGCCGCGACGGTCTGATGACAGGATTGCGTGCTATTGCCCGGGATAAGTTTGGGGCTGAACGCGTGTTTGGTTCTCGGGCGGATCTTGAGCAGCTTGCTATCGGTATTCCTATGCCGTCGCTGGCCTTGGAATACTTACTGGCTAACAACATATTTCCAGTCAACAGTTTGGTGATGCTGGCTGGAAGTTGGGGTTGTTGCAAGTCGGCACTGTCTTATGAGATCTTCCGCTGGTTTTACGAGCAAAGCGGTATGATCACACATATCGACACCGAAGATAAATTCGACGCTGACTTTGCTTGCGACATCATGCAGGTGCCGAGAAACTCTAATCCTTTCATGTCCAACCGGGCAAAATCTATTGAGCTGATGCAGGACATGCTTACGTTCTATATCGGCGAAGCCAAGAAGGTGTTGAAAGGAACGAAAGAGGAACCAGGTCCTGGCAACTCTGTGCCTTGCTGCTTCTGTATCGACAGTTTGGCCGGTGCTTCATCTGAAGAGGTACAAGAGAAAATCTTGAAAGAAGGGCACGCCGGTAGATCCCACCCCGTTGGTGTGTTGAAAAACACCACGTATTTGACGGGCATCAAGCCGATGTTTGAAAATTGGCCTTTTACTTTGTTGGTGGTAAACCACCTCAAAGAGAAGACCGACGACATGGGTAACACTCGTCAGTACACACTTGGCGGGCAGAGCTACAATTTCCACGAGAGTTTTGAGCTGCGGAACTCTGTGTTCAAGCAGAGTTTCAAAAATACCGAGTGGGAAGGTATCGGGATTAGGATACAGTGTGCCAAGAATTCGTTCGGACCTACGGGTCGAGTGATCAAGACTCGATTCCTGTGGTGGTGTGAGGATGATCCGGAAACCGGAGAACCTAGAGATAGGTTTATGTGGGACTGGAATTGGTCTCTTATCACACTGCTACACGAGCTGGACGGTATGGCAAAGCAGCGATTGCTGGCAAGGGGTGTGAGGGTTGAGGTCAGATCGGCTAAAGCTGAGCTCGAGTGCTTGGCTAACGTGCGAGCGTTGGGCATGGGTAAAGATGAGTACCTACCTTTTCAGCAGGTAGGTCAGATGATTCAGGATGACGAAGAAGTCAGTAAGCTGATTCGTGACGCTCTGAACATCAAACAACGTAGACAGCTGATCCGTCCGTATGACGAAATTGTCAACGATTACCTAAAATCTGCGGAGTGATGCATGGATCGTGTAAATCCGCTAAATCCGCTACTGGGTAAAATTGAAAAATTTGAACAGTCGGATTTTCAGCTCAAGCAGTGGGAGTCCAGTCGTGTTGAATGGACACTACGACGACTAAAACTGGAACGACAGCGTAAAGAAATACTGTCCGAGTCGGTCGGCGGCAAGTATACTTTTGCTGAGTTCAACAGAGTAGTAGACTTCCCGATGTACCTGGCAGCAGAGCCGATGATTGGAACACCTCCAATACATCGAGATCCGCACTCAATTCACCCCATGTGGTTCAAGTCGTTTTGTAGCTTGCCATTCGTCAAGCTCTACGAAGAGAAACTTGAAGCCTGGTTCAGCGGTAAGCGAGATCGTCCGCTGGGAATGGTCTTTCCAAGGAAAGGCTTTTTGCACGGGTTGATTCTACACAACGGTGATTTGGAGAGGTTCATAGCTCCACAATCCAGCTGTCATGTGTTTAAAGGCGGCAAGAAGCACATGATGAACTTGATCGTACAACCCTATACGGGGTTTATCGATAACTTGAAGGGTGACTTTTCGGAAAGTCACTGAGTCTAAAATACGGAATTGAAAGAAGGTAGTGATGTCCACAACAACTGAATTGGATATAAAGGCACGGGAAATCATCTTTAAAGAGATGGACCCAGTCACGCAGGTTGCAGCTGAACAGGGTATTGCAAAAGTTGGGCTGGGTCAAAAGGCAGCCATAATGGTGCTCTATGACCTGGGTCTGTTGGTAGACTCCGTGCTTAAGACAACACACTTGAGCGAAGCTCAGAAGGCTCAGGAGATCAAGAAACTTTCAGCGTATTGGGGTCAGTCCGAGTGGGACTCCAGCACACTGTACAATCTGCGGAATGTGTCTGTAGCATTTGACCGCGACTTCCTGAAAGATCAGATGGAAGAGCGGATGACCAACGGGCGGTACTTGAGTTGGTCTCACTTCAAGGAACTTCAAAAGTTACCTGTGAAGGCTCAGATGGCAAAACTTAAGCAGATTCGCCAGCACTGTTGGAGTGCTAAAGAATTGGCTCAAGATATTCAAGGACGGCAGGAGTCAGAGATTCGCAGGACAGGCGGACGAAAGCCCGCACTTCCAAAGACACCAACAGCGATGTTGCAGAAGATCTTCACCTCGGTGCAGATGACGGACAACTACCTCATGGCAATTTCTGAGCCCTTAGGTGGGCTGTTCCTGGAGATGTCTCCACAGGATTTGAATGAGCAGTTTGTTGAGCACATCGATAGTACGCTGGCTCGGATGGCAGAGACGCAAAAACACATCACAGAAACGACTGAGAGTCTCGAGAAGGTTAGAACGCGAGCTCAATCTGTGTTACAGCAGGGCGGCAAGGCGGTGGCGGCCAAGCGATCACCCGACGCGTTGATTGCGGAAGTGCTGGACGAGGTAGACGAGGTAGACGAGGTAGAAGACGACGACGTGGACGAGGTGATTGAAGCGGCTCTAGCCAAGTCGACAGTCGAAGTCGGACGCAAGTTTACTAAAAGAACAACAAAAACAATTGCCTGATACCGGCTGGGTTTGCGGTACCGGGTAACTAGGCTGTAATCGGTTCTCACGAACTGATTACAGCTTTTTTTTACCTGTCACGTGAAAGGTGAAACCATGTTCTCAGTATGTGCGATGTTCTACGGCGACTACCCGGCATTGGCTAACCGACTGCTGCTCTCGTTGGAGCAGCATGATTACGTTCAAGACTTTCGTTTTGGGCTTAATCAGGTAAGTGATGACACACGAAAATGTGTTGAAGACTGGGCGGTACGAAATATGACGCGACAGCCCGTCTATCTATACGAAGACTCAAAAGGTACAAACCTGGGCAAGTACCCGCTCATGCGGGCAATGTTCAGGGATAGACCTTTGGGTCGAGACATCATGTGGTTTGATGACGATAGTTATCTTGACGCCTGTGTGACCGGCGACTGGTGGCTCAAGGTACGGGAATTGATGGAGTCATTTACGCAGGTTGGGGCTTTGCATCGGATAAACCAACAAGGCAAGCAGCACAACGCAATACGGCAACAAAGCTGGTTCAACGATAAACCAGTGCATGAACGCCACACGTATTTGTTTGCCACTGGCGGTTGGTGGGCAGCCAACTCTGCCTTCTTGCTGGAATGGGACTATCCGTTTCCAGCGTTGTATCACAACGGTGGTGACTCCATTCTGGGAGAATTGCTACGACAACAGGACAAAAAAATCCACAACTTTGCAGAGGGTATTCAGTGCCACTGCGAAAGTTGTCAAAGGCGGGGCATTGCACAGGACAAGCCAGTGGTTCATATTAATGTCGGCGGTCGAGCAGGTCGCCGCGGCATTGGTGTGACAGGTGAAAACTATGTCTGGCGAGACGGTAATCCGCAACCGGCGTTACAGCATCAACGATTTGAATTGAAGGTGTGTCGCTATGCAGTTTAAGTACGAGCCGTTTGACGTAGAATTTTACCTGAAACAGAAGGTTCAACCGATCTTTCTGATTTCAGAACTAAAACCGGCTACCAACTACTACACGTTACAAAATCCGTATACCGGAGAGTTCGCAGTTACTACAAGTAACAGTGAAGCAGTTCGCGTGCCTGTTTTTGGTGTCACAGCAAGGTCTGACGACCTTACCATGACGCACGGTAGTTTACTGACAATTATGGGTGTAGAATCGGCGGCCAAGTTCATAAGTCAACTACCGTTACGAACAACATCGATTACGTGTTTGCGTATGTTCGTATCTAAAACTTGCCACGAACTACCTGACGGTAGTTTTCGAGCCTACTTCGGGCTTGTGGTTGAAGCAGATTCTAGATAACTATTCAAGGAGAGCAGTATGAGTGCACCTAACTGGAGCGAGATGCAACCTGATGACGGATACTTCGCAAAACTTCACGTGATTGGCGAAGTCCGAGCTTGGTTGGTTTTGGGTGTATCCGAAGGCGGAAAAATACGCCAGATCAAAGATGTTGCCGTAGTACATTGGCCATCTCTTGAGCAGATTGGCGATCTACGTAGACAACTGATCGTGTTAAAGGCTGTGGCTGAATATCTAAATGCAGGCGGCAATCCGGACGAACTGCAAAAAATGGTCATAGGTATCGACGAAACGCTGTGGTTACACGGTTGGAGCTACTTCAACAGTGGAATCACGTCAGACGGTTCTCAGGTGCACGAATACGTCGATGTGTCAGGGAAACGCTTTGTCCGCTGGGTTCGTAACGAATTTATCGACATCGATTTGACACTGGAGCAGATTGCAGATGACAACACCGCCTACACCAGAGCATCCGCCGATACCGTCGATAAACATCGAATCGGTATTGGCTCGGAGGGACAAGATGGTGACGGCCCTGGCGGAGTATCTGGGGCAGGATTTGCAGGGTGACACGTTTTTCTTGTTTGTTGACGCACTTCAAAGGGCGTTGCCAAATGGGATTTCCAGGATTACCGTGCACAACAGTGTTAAACATTTACTCAAAAAGGAACTGACTCATCAGTTGCTTTCTGATACTTGTTGGAGACTGGCTGGCAATATCAATAGTCTTGTTGCGGCTAAACCTGTAGCCAAGTGGACGCGACAAGACCACTTTGAATGGATTCCAGTGCAAGTCTCTGAAATCCAGACAATCAAAAAGCATGGTCAACTCATGCATGACATCACAGTCCGTGGCTTGGCGGGTTCAGTAGCTCCGGGTTATCTGACTCAGACCTGGTCTTTGAAAAAAACAAGCTATCTGGCTGTGTACCGCAACGAAAAAGGCTTGGGGTTTGGTTTTGGACGTTCCCGCATCAACGGTAGGGGCGAACAAACGGGCCGCAGTCTTTTTAACGACATCCGACAATTTTACGGTTTGAGGTTCTACCTCTTACTGGACCCGAAGCGATCGCAGACAGATCCTGTAGCGATAGAGGTAGGTCACACAACAGCCACAATGAACTATAATAAACGGCTCATTGTGGCTCGAGATCGTACTCGAACATCCTGCCTAAGGGGTTTACCTGATACGCAGGAATGTTATCATTGCCCCTACGGTACGGATAAATGTGTGCTAGCAACGCACCCTAAGACGTATACAATTGCTAAATGCTCTCGCTGCTGTAAGCCAGGATTCTTTGATCCAACAGAGCAAGAGTATTCCAAGATGTGCGTCAACTGTGTGTTCGCGGAAAGGAAAAAATGACTATACAAGCTCGCATGGCCGCGGAGGATCCACGGCTATATAACCCAAGTCGAGACGTAGCCCATAACTTTCAAAAAGTGATGGAGCTAGTTGCCGGGCGTCTGGAAGATAACGCCTGGCCGGAGCTTGACGAGATACTAAAGAGAGAAGGTGTCACCCTAGACGATTTAGGTGAGGCTTGCGGAGCATACTGCAAGTACTTAACGGTTGCGGTCACAGCTCCAGAAATGTCTATGCATGCAGGTATGGAGCTATCCGGATTTTTTGACTGCAAACCGGCAGCACAGGTTGCTATTCTGGCTATGATTGGCACTTGCTATGCCGGGATACAGTTTGGTGGAATCCGAGAAGCGACCATAGGTGGAAAAGGGCCAATGGAAACTGTCGGGGACGTAATCAAACACGCGGAACAGTTTCAAGCCTACGTGGGAATACCCCGCTGGCGACGCAGACTTATTCGCACAAAAGCCCGGATAATAAAGGCCGTTCAGATTTTACGAAATTCGTCAAACTGAGGCTGGAGTGAATATGGAAAGCGAGCAATCAAGTCTGGACGTGGTGTTATCAGCTCTAAAGGAGTTTATACCCAACTACGTCGGACCGGGAGCTGTCTGTTTCTATAGAGATTCACCGTCTGGAAGTTGGAAGGAAGCCATCTTCCACAAGTGGATTGAACCCGGCTATTCGCCAAAGGCAATAGTGCACGATAAAATCACAGGAAAATGCTTCCTGCACATGATGCCCGACCTGAGATTTAGAAAGCCTTAACGTGATCATCAATGATTGGGATCCGGCGTTTACCTCAAAATACGGACATCAGTTTCCGGATTCCTATCTTTGCTTTGACACGGAATTCACAGGAAGTGACGAACGTAACGACTTGATTGTCGAGATCGGCCACACGATGGTCGAGAACGGCAAGGTTGTTGATAAACTTAACCTGGTGCTCAACTGGTATGCCCACCCGGACATCCAGGACACCTGGCTAACCTATAAGCTCAACAACATGCGGTCAATTGTTGGGCCTAACTGGCGACTGACTCCTGAGGTAGTTGCCAAGGAAGGTATGGACCCGTTGCAGGCCTTACGGTTTTACCAAAAACTGTTTGCCGTGTGGAAGAAACGGGATTTACCTTTTGTAGCTCAAAATGGTCAGACCGCAGATGAACGGCTCTTGCGGGGAAACTTTGACAGGTTTCTCCACAAGAGTTTTGAGCTACCGCCGAACGGGTATTTTGATACGGGTGGCATCTTTAAGGCAACACAGATATGGGAAGCCACAGATGGAAATCTGGCGAACTTTCGAGTTGTCATGATGCCTCACCGTACGGATACGCTAAAAAGCTACTTTCATAGGGTAATTCATACCAGGATTGCGGGGGTAAAGTGGTCTTTACCTGCGATCCTGGAACATTACAACTTGATTGAAAAGCACAACGCAGACATGTCTCAGCACCACAACGCGGGCTTCGATTCCATGTGCCTTCACTGGATTATGGAAGAGTATCGTAGCCACATACGCCCAAGGCCTGAGACAGATCTGGCTTCGACGGAAGACTACTTGTCTCCGGCGATGTTCCAACGAGTCTTTGAAAAAGAAATGGCAGATTACGAGCAGGAGAAAGAACAAGCCAAGCAACACAAGTTGCAAGGTAATCCGACTGCTCCGGTTCCTGCTACTCGAACTAAACCTGCTTTGTCGCAGTCCAACCGACCACGACGAAGACAACGCCCTATCTAAAGGAAGTACATGGAGAAGAAGCGTAAGAATTCTCGAAACAAGGGAGCCGTTGGCGAGCGTGAGCTTGCTGGTGAGCTCAACCGGTTGTTTGGCACAGAAGCTCGACGAGGACAGCAATACAGCGGGCTTGAGGGGGAGGACGTGGTAGGGCTGGACGGTATCCACGTCGAGAGCAAACGCGTAGAGAGCTTGAATCTGGGCAACGCGATGGAGCAGTCAATCCGAGATGCTGCCGGTAAAAAGGTTCCCGCGGTGTTCCACCGTAAAAACCGTAAACCTTGGCTTGTGACTTTGAGGCTGGATGATGTCGAAGACTTCGTCAAAGCCATGAATGGGGTGCTGGAGCGTCGCGACTCTCCGGAAGAACAACCAGAAGTCCACAAGGCGGAGATAGAAATTGCCACGGTACAGCCCAAGGCACGACTGCGGGCTAAACCCAGGGCTCGAGCGATAACTGAGTGAGTGTACCAGTCTTAAATCCGGAATTTAGAAGGAGTAGCTGATGTCTGAAGAAGAACGAGTTCGCGTGGCAGAGCAGATGACAGAGATGGCCGAATTAGCGAACAAGCTAATGCCGGAGAGGTCTGAGTTTAAAAAACTGGTTGGCAGCATGCTGGCCTCTCGTCAGATGTATTCAGTGTGTCTGTACGAACTTGAAAGACTTACAGATGAATACGACTTCAGTGCCCACTTGCCGGAAGGCGTAGAGCAGCTCACTGACGAACAGAAGATGATGTTTCGTGAGGTGTTGATCAGTGCCGCTGCGGCTACAGCTCAACGACCTTTCGAGGAAGCTGTGCTTTTCCAAGGCATGGTTGAAACTGTGTTCCCTTGGTTGCGAGAAGTTGTGGTCAAGCATGCAGCCAAGCAGGAGGCAGACCGCCAACGCCTGACGGAAGAAAAAACGCAGGCAAGGCTTACGACTAAAATCGATCTGGGTATTCCAATTTTTCCTGAGAATATTGGAGAGAGTACCTACGAGCTGGATCGCACCAGTTCAGTCCTGTTTGTAGGTGAAGAGGCTCCGCTGAGGTGGTTGACGAATCACATTCTAAAACACCTTACAGGGGGAATTCAGCAACTGGAGCAGATACTCAACCTGACGGAACGTGAGTCGGATTTCACGGACTCTAAAGTGCAGAGTGTAAGCAAAGCAGCTTGGGCAGGTTGTGCAAACACAATCAATAACACAAACAAGCAAAACATCGTGCGGCTGAAGCTGGAAAGCGATGTCGTAGATGTGGTGCTTGTAAGTGATGTCTGTACAGCTTATCGTGAAATGTTGTCTGCACCTCGTACTTCGGTTGCCAACGAAGCACAGAGAAAGCTAAAACCTTGGACAGACAAAGCAGGGGCGTTGCTTGTATCAAGTCTGCCATTCACTCGGTCACTACGTCCAAATGAGTTGAACATGCCTGAGTATGAGCTACTGCGTACTCACAACATTTTGCGGGGTGTTTCTGCGGTACCTACAGACGATGGTTATCAGATCATGGTGGGTACCCAATTGGTGGCCAAGATTCCAAAACAAGAATTGGAGTCATATAAGGTTTCCAATATCATTGTGCCGTAGGAGATGCTATGTACGTTTTTGTCAGCTGGGCCTACACGGAAGTTGCGGAAGAGGCGGATGCCACTCGAAAGCTACAAGTCAACCAGGCCAAGAAGTCCAAATCTTCAGAAGATAAGGAATTAGTCGCAACCTTGTCGCAGGAGAACTGTCTTCCGGAATACGCGGAGTATGTAAAAATGCTCAAGCAGTCCGACAAGATGCCTTCTGAACTGGAAATGGACGTACTTAACCGCAACCTGCTTGCAGTACGATTCGTGATACCGGCTTTGGGTAAGACCGTAACTTACCAACTGTCTCGCAGGGCACCTGCTGACGGTAAACTACCAGTCAGTCTGGCAGCAAGAGCATTCTTGCTTACGACATTTTATGGCGAATGGACTGGAGACTTACAAGCTCCAGGTGTCAGTCGTGCAATTTTTGTCGGGCTGCCAGGAGTCAAAAGGTTTTTGCAGCAGCTAGCACTGTGCTGCGGGGCGTTGGGTCAACCCTTACCGGTGGATCTCTATGTCAATTCAAAGCAATACGAGTTGCTGCCCGAAACGGATCTTTGTCAATTGCTGGAGGCTTGTGCCTTCTATCAAGAGTCAGAGGACGACGCACAGCAATACAGAAATTTGACAGCCAGCTGGTGTGGAACTGCGGCAAGTGCGGAGCGAGATAGCACGTTGCTACTGGCCGCAGCTTTCAAGCTGGGCTTCAAAGGAGTTTGACGATGAGCACAGGATTGCCTGAAAAGCAGGAAGATAAATCTTATGTATTCCGACCATTTCAGGTCCCTAAGCATCGTGTAGAGTTTCAGCGGGCGGGGAAGCTGGCTGACATTCCTGGGTATGTTTGGTACACACCTGCCCCACTTTACCTGTGGGGCAGGTATACCGAAACCAATCTGTCCGACATGGTACAGAATCGAAATGTACAAATTGCTTGGTATCAGTTCGACAAGCCAGTGTTTCAAGGATTTCAAATCAACGGTGATGCGAGCTGGAACCACATTTTGTGGGCAGCGAAGACGGAAGATTGGAAAAAGATTGTTGACGGGATTCTGGAGACAGTCCAGTTCGACATACCTAACTCAAGGCTGTATCAGTATGCGATGCAAAATCTTAAGATATATGATCCACTGGCTCTCGACATAAGCAGGGTACTAACACAGAATGTACCGACCACAACTATTCACGCGTTTGCGGTACTGACCAACGAACGACAATACGCTTTCGATGTAAGGAATCCTGATGTCAGAGTACAACCAAGCGTAATGAGCTTCAAGCCTAGCGATCTGCATGTAAATGCGGCTCGTAAGTTGTTTGCACGTAAAAACATGACACAGGATGGAGCGGTTGAGCGATACAAAGAAATCTTGCTTTCCCAGCAGGATTTGAATTACCAACAGTCCGTTAAAGACAGGAAGTGAGTCACGTATATGGCAAAGCCTGATCCAAAATGGGAAGCCTACAAGGCAAAAGTACCAGGGCTTGAAGATATGTTGCAGCAAGCTGCCCCCATTCTGGACGATTCCGATCTGGAATTTCAGGGGCTGCTTAAGCAGTTGCCAGCAGAAATTGGTAGCCAGTTGAAAGCGGAAAGGCGTGCGGTTGTCCCTAGTACTCAACTGAAGCCTGCGGAGCACCAATGGTGTCTATGCGAAATGGCGGAAGGTGAGTTTCCTCGTATGCAGGTATACGCCAACATACAAGGAGCGGCAGAAGCCATAGCACGTAAAGAAGGACAAGAAACCGCAGTGTGGTTGGTGTATGGTCTTCCGATTCGTCTTACCGAGACGATCAGTATCGACGATACAACTAAGATTCGTTATCTCATGTTGCCTAACCACAAAGCCGTTGTGGTCAGTCTTACGGAACCATTTCAGGTGGTTGAGCAGGACTCGTTGCCTGCAAACATTGAAATATCCGACGACGGTTGGTTAGGTGATCCGATTTATCGCCAGACTCAGCAGTTTTATACTCCAGGTTTTGCGGAGAATGAGGAATCATTCAACGCAAAACTTGAGGAGAGTGAAGACGAAGACACAGAAGAGGTTTAACCTTTTCTTTAGCTATCAGGAATTCAGACATGGCAGATACATCGATTCGCACGAACTCACCTGACCCAACCAAGTACCATCCAAATGTTGGAGGTATGCCGGGTACAATGCTGCCCCGATCCGGATCCGACGGACAGTCTTTGGGCTTTGATCACAATCGCCCGCAGATCGTGATTGTGGACCCTGGAGAGCTTGGCGGTGGATTTACCCTGGATATGTCTTCGCTCTCCAAGTTGAAACAAAACTTCAACTCCGCAGCTATCCGAAAAGAAGTTGCAAGTGACGTCAGTTCGTTTTATCGTGAGATCAGTCAACGTATGATAAACGAACCAAAAGTCCCCGCAGCTCCAACCATACCATCAATTCAGAAAGTCCAAGTCGTGCCAGAACCACTGAAGCCATTAAGTAGCTTACCACCTGTGTCAGTAGTCCAGGAAATTGAGTCACCTGAATCAATTTCACTGCAGATTGATACGCTGTTGCAAGAAGAATTCAACAAGGCATCTGCGTTACGCCAGCAGTTCAATAATCCAACTGCTCCCGTACAGCCGCAACCTTCGTCTCCGTCATTAGAGGCACAACAGCTCAGATTACAGGTAGCCCAGCAGACTGCTATGATCAACTCGATGGTTTCTCGACTCAACATGCTGACAGATAAAGCTGTAGTACCCGAGACAAAACCCGTTGAGCCTGTGACACCGCCAGTTGACGTAGACGCCATTCTGTCAAAAGCGTTTCAAGGGCTTCAAATTCCGTTTTTTAACAGCGACAAGCCGGAACGCCCACAGTATGAAACCTATTTTGAGATGGCGAAAATGGGTACAATGGCGGCTCGCTACCATGCTGTGATACTGGGCCAAGACTGTTTGGCTCTTGTCTATGACACACGCTTTGCTGACGGTTTTCAGTATCTACCGCCAAACTTGGGCGAAGAGTTGATCACAGTCTCGGTTCCGAAGCTCAAAGAAGCAAACTGTGTATGCTCTTCGTTGGGGCTACACTGGACGCTCGGTTGTCTGGATGTTGTCATCCTCATTCGACACAAGGGAGAAGTTTGATGGCTATGGAAAAGAACGGTGCGATCAGTAACGAAACTCCAAACTGCGGCAACAACTGTGGCTGCTCCAAGCAGGCCAGTGCACGGCAGCAAAATTTGACTCCGGGATCTCTGTTCCCGGATACGATTAAAGAAGCCAACGCAATGGACGACGATATCACTAAAAGAGCTGTAGAAGCCGTTCGTGCTTCCACAAAAGTCACACAGTAATTGTAGCTCACGGAGGATCGGCGAATGTCATCGCTTGTTTCTAGCGGTAGTCCTTACTTCAGCCGCGGTGCTGGTGCATCCTACGGTGAAACAGGATTTGCCGATCCTTGGAATGATCTAGCAACTACCCAGATGCCGACGACCATGAAGTCGGCACTGTGGTGGTCTGAGTATATCTGGACGGTGCATGGTACCTACCGGATGGCTATGGAGCGGATTGTAAGCTACTTCCTAACCGACGTAGAGATTGGCGGCGAAGCCAGCGACGAAGAGAAGAAGAAGTACGAAGGCTTTCTTAACGATCAGCTACAGATCATGCCGTTTCTGGGCATGGCGATGAGAGACAGATTATGTTACGGAAATGCCTTCGTCAGCGTGGTCGTGCCTTTTCGTCGTTTTCTACAGTGTCCCAAGACGGGTGATATGTATCCGCTCAAGGTCGCGTACAACAACTTTGATTTCAAACTCAACGATGAGTTTGAATTCATAGCTACCTGTCCTAAGACTGGCTGGCGTGGAGCTTGGCAGGTTGTGGACAAGCCGCGAGAAGAAGCAGAGCACATCATTCTCAAACGCTGGAATCCACACGAAATCGAAATCCTGCACGATCCTTATACAGATGAGGCTGCTTATCTGTGGCGGATCCCTGAGTACTACAAGCGGATGGTAAAAGAAGGTAATCTGTTTCACCTAGAACGCTGTAGCCGTCAAGTGATGGAAGCGATCCGGCACAACAAGCTGTTTAGGTTCAACCAAGATGCCATCTTCCACCTGAAGGAACCAACTCTGGCCGGTATTCGAAACATGGGTTGGGGCTTACCTCGCAGTCTGACAAACTATCGTCAAATCTGGTACGTACAAGTGCTGCGACGATACAACGAAGCAATTGCTCTGGATTACGTGATTCCTTTTAGGTTAATCACACCGGGTAACAGTGGTGGTGCAGGTGCGGGCGGCATCTCAACACAAGACCCGATGTCGATCTACGCTGCTGGAGACTTCAGGTCTCAGGTGCGGAACATGATCAACAAGCGTCGCCGAGATCCTGCCAGCTGGCAGATGTTACCGTTTCCAGTGAACTATCAGATGCTGGGTGGCGACGCCAAACAGCTGGCACCTACAGAAATGATTCAACAAGGCACGGAAACCCTGCTGAATGAAACCGGTGTACCGGTGGAGTTCTATCAAGGGTCGCTGTCTTTGCAGGCTGCCCCAGTGGCTCTACGGCTGTTTGAAAGTACACACCGCAGTCTTGTCTCCGATGCCAACATGCTACTGCGTTGGATCTGCGAATCCATCGGACGGATCATGTCTTGGGAGAAAGTGGACTGCCATCTTCAACGTGTCACAATCGCTGATGACATGCAGAAGCAAATGTCGGCTCTCCAGCTGATGATGGGCCAACAACTCTCTGGGCATTCCGGACTCAAAGCAATCGGATACGACTGGGAGACAGAACAAAATCTTATTGCAGCCGAAGCTCGCAAGCAGCAAGAGCTTCAGGCCCGACAACAAGAAGAAATGGAACAAGCCGGTTTTGCCGCCGAAGTGGCCAAGGGAAACAACCCAAACGCAGCGATGGCACAACCCGGCGGTGGGGCTCCGCAGCCAGGTGGAGGTGCTCCTCAACAGGGTGGAGCTCCGCCGCAAAGTGGTCCAGATATGGCGGCAGCTGGTGGGTCTCCCGTTACCAACTATATTCAAACCATGGGTGCAAATGCTGCGGTTACGCCAAACGATCTGCAATCCGCAGCAGGGCAACTGGCTCAAGAACTGCTTGGATTGCCAGAAGGCGTGAAAGACTCGCAGTTAAGACAGTTGAAGCAGTTCAATCCGACGTTGCACTCGTTGACACGTACTAAAATGGATGAAATGCGACAACAGTTTCGCACTCAAGGCGGAGCCATGCTACAACAACAACAGATGGGCGGAGGCCAGTAATGTGTGATAGGCTTGTAGCCTGCTAGAATACTACGATTGCCAAATCGATATCCTGGCGGGCACCAACACGCACAAAAGGCAGGCTCACAATATGATTAGGATTGGATTTATCTGCCCAACATATGACGCTCTGTCGTTGGCCAGCTACACTCATAAGGCGTTGGAGTCGTTCTTCGACACAACGCCTTCAGGTGTTGCTATTGTCGTAGACGACGGTTCAAAAGGTTGGACGAAGGAATACGCGGATTCTTTGTACGAGATAGGAAACCAACAAGCAGGAACAGAGACACATATTATTAGGTTTAAAGAAAAAGGAGGTTTGACTAGAAGCTGGAATGCCGGGCTAAGAGAGGCAGATGAGTTAGGGTTGGACTACGCGATAGCCGGTAACAACGATGTGATATTCTCGTACCGCTGGTACGAGGGTTTACTTCATGCCTTGACTAATGGCTATGATTTGGTGGGTCCGCTATCCAACGCCCCTGGAGTGACAGCACAGGGTTTGCAGGAAATTCAGCGGTATATCCCTACGTATGAAGCTACAGACGACTTGGTAGCGATAGATAAAGTCGCAGCTGAGTTAAAACGTAAAAACACTGGAAAGGTGGCAAAGTGTACTGTCAACGGATTTTTTCTGATGGCAGCTTTGTCAACGTGGCGGGTGGGCAAATATGACGATGCAAACTACTTTTGCCCGGTAAACGAGAAGATGCCTTCGGGTCGACCCAATCTTACACCGCTCATGACTGGTAATGAGGACGAACTACAGCACAGATGGCGGGCCAAGGGTTTGAAATCGGCTGTAGCTTTGAGCAGCTTTATTTTCCACTACAGAGCGGTTTCACGTGGCGAACGATACAAGAAAGGTCTTTGGTATCGACAATCATGAGTAAAACATTAGTTTACAGCTGTGTTACAGGTAACTACGACGACCTGCTTTCCGCAATCCTTGCTTCAACAGGTGTGGCGGAGAAAGACGTGCGTTATGTGCTATACACGGATAAAGTGCAACCAGATTCTAATATTTTCATCTACACCGCAAAACATTCAGACATCACCTGGGAACTTCACCCGTTACTTTGGCAGCACCCGTCCTGTCCGAGACGAACAGCCCGATGGCATAAAATTAACAGTCATCTGCTACCAGGAAGACATAAATACACGATATGGCTTGACGGGTCTCAAAAGATAAAGAAAATTCCGCTGGCCTCTCGCGTGCTGGCAAGCGTGCCCAATAATACGTTGCTGGCTGCCTTTAAACATCCGCAAAGAAGCTGCGTATACGAAGAAACCTCGGCATGCATGAACCAGAAAAAAGATGACCCAGCTCTGCTAAGAAGTCAGGCAGGTCATTATCGGAAGGAGGGCTACCCGGAAAATAATGGCATGGTTGAGACTGGTTGTGTACTCCGTAAAAACTGTACTCAGGTTGCAAACTTTAACAAAAATTGGTGGCAGCAGTTGGAGAAATTCAGTTCGCGAGATCAGATGGGATTTAACTATGCAGCCTGGCAGACTGGTATTTCGTATCATCTTCTACCGGGCAGCGGCACTAAATCGGAATTCTTCGATTATGTGAAGCACAAAAGGCGGGGAAGTAAAAGCAACAAAGGCGACAGTCAATGAGTAAGCTCTTGGTCTACAGTTGTGTCACAGGCGGTTATGACGACATCTACGCTGGAATACTGGCTTCAACGGGTGCCGAGAGTCCTGACGTTCGTTACGTGCTTTACACAGATCAGCTAGCTCAAAATGCTCCACCCAGACAGTTCAAACTCAAAGAATCTGCAATCAGTTGGGAGTTGAGACCACTGATCTGGAGTCACCCTCTGTGCAAGATCCGAACAGCTCGATGGCACAAAGCGAACAGCCACCTGCTACCTGACGACGTGGATCATGTCTTGTGGCTTGACGGCACACAGCGGATTAAAAACATATCGCTATCAACCCAGCTGACAACTCCGCTGCAGACTGTCTGCGAGCTTGCCGCGTTCAAACACCCTGACCGCATATGTGTCTATCAAGAACTCATGGCCTGTCGCAAATGGAAAAAAGACAACTTTGAATTGATGCAGCGGCAGCTGGAAGGCTACAAAGCAGAAGGCTATCCAGCATACAACGGTCTAGTCGAAACTACTTGCGTATTCAGAGCTCACCGCAGTCCAAAAATCATAGCGTTCAACAGACTTTGGTGGCAGCAGATGGATCAACACAGCTTCCGAGACCAGCTGAGCTTTAACTATGCCGCTTGGAAGTTGAGTCTCCCTTTTGGTATTATCCCAGGCAACCGAACAAACTCTCCATTCTTTGACTACGTACATCACAAGCACGGTTGAGTTTCACCTCAGGAGCATCCCGTGCTTAAAGTCGGTATCTTCACTCCCTACGTCCGCGGCGAGACTACGTTGGCGGCGGTACAGTTAGCCGACTGGTTGTTGCGGTGTGGCATCGAAGTTACGATCTTGGCCGAAGGTCGTATTGATTCCGGTATCCACCCAGTATGGGATAACAAAGTAAAACGAGCTACTCGCAAGACAGTCTATGCCTGGGCATATGGCTGTACGCATCTTTGCTGGTTCAGTGCCAACTTTGCAGCTGTGCGTGCAGCTCGACTGGTTGCACCGGACAGTCCTAAACGACGTACGCAAAACTTCTTCTTCCCCAGTTGGAATGGTTGGGGTCGAGAGCAGGAAGCGATGGTTTTGTTGTGCCAGCAGACCATATGCCTGAGCCAGGACATGGCATACTGGATAGATAAAAAATACTTTCAAACTGCGGTGATTCGCACGTGGGTCAATCTAGTCTCTCCAGCGTCTTTACTCTTTCCCAGAGTTGGTAGGCTGGACGTGACTGCAACACGGCTACTGGCAGTGATCACCAAGTCTGTTGAACTGGACATCGGTAACCAGTTGTTCAGCGTGTTTGACACCCTCTTAGACGGACACTCTGGACTACATGTGACCTTCCTGCTGGAACATTCGCTTCCCAAGGACTATCGAAAACAACTTGCAAATATTAAACAAAAGCACGAAGACCGCGTAACTATTGTTACCGGACCACCATACTACGAGTACGTACAGTTAGCCAGACAACACGACTGGGTTTACCTGGCTAGCACAAGGCACACTTATGGTTCAATACTATCAACACTGATGAGTAGTTCTGTGCCCATCATCTGCCACGACGTCCCACCTGTGAGGAGTTACGTGGCAAACAATTTCTCAGGAAAACTGATCAACTGTGACTTGATAGAAAGCCCGGGACCTGTGGCGGTAGTCGAGCTTGACGATGTGAGTCATACATTGGATAGCCTGCTTATCAGTCCTGACACAGTGATGAGAGCGATACAGACAAATATGGCTATATCACTGCAAAACAAACAAAGAGTCTTTGAACAGTTCATCTTTAGCGAGTTCATGAAGTGATTGGACATCCACACAACATTATCGTGGCCGGAACTCCAGGAGCCTGGACAAACACAGTAGCTACTGCGATAGCAAGCCAAGGCTGGGCCGTTACATGGCCCGGACAAGACCTGAGTAATCCGGAGGTTCAGAAGTTTCTGAACAACAATGCCCAGAATATTGAGATGCACAATATCCACCAGCAGATATGCGAGTGGCACAATGTTTCTCTTTTCAGCCCCAAGCTGCCTGACTATTACCATCCACCATACCCAGGACCCGCGGAGTACCTTTCCAAGTTTGAAGGCCCGGTAGTTCTCTCAAGTATCTCACTACCTCCGTTCTTGGACTTATGGGCGAATGCCAGTAACGTGGTGATTCACATCGAGGCCACTGAAGCGGAAGACCTTGCCATGCTCAACCAGTGGTCGCAAAACAAGTTTGCCCTAGACCACGTCAAAGCAGTTCGTGACAATTACATCAACCGATACCATAGACACCTGAAGTTGTTTCCAAAGGTGTTTACCATGACCAATGCGGAAGCTAAAGATCGAAAGCTAACCGAGCTGGCTCGATTTTTAAATTCCGCATTTTAGCCCGTAGAACCCTTCTTCCAAGAAAGCAGAAATCGACTCATGCCAGACGAATCACTAGAACAACAGATGAACGCGTCCTTGAGTAAGGCCGTAGGTCAACCCGTTGCAAGCATTGCTCCAGCACCTCCGGTAGCTGTGTCAGCACCTACACCACTGGCTCCACCAGTTGGTGCAGTCAACCTGGGGAACATCGCAGCAGCTTTGCACCCCACAGCACACCGACAGGCGGCAACGCAAGTCGTCGTCAACGACACGTTCCCATACGATGTTGCTTTCAACATGGCATTCCTGGGTTCAGGCCAAGGCGGAGCCAGGCTGGCTTCCAGCTTCTACGGTCTGGGCTACAGACGTGTAGGGTTGTTCAACACAGCAGAAAGCGATTTCCAAGGCCTGCCTGAAGAGATTCAACGACACACGCTGCCGTTGGGCGGTGCAGCCAAAGATGCTCGGTTCGCCGAGCAGGCACTGGTAGGACACGAAGAGGAAATCTGGGATTTGCTACAGAGGTCCTGGGGCAACGACACAGACTACGGTTTGATCTGTGTAGGGCTTGGCGGCGGCACGGGCTCAGGCACAAGCGGCAGGCTTGTACAGATCGCTCGAGAATACATGGAGAGCAAGGGCAAACAACCTCGTGTTGGTGTGATTGCTTCAATTCCTTCCCCTACAGAAGGACAACAAGTCTGTCGTAACGCGATCACAGCATTCCAGCATCTGCTGGAGTTGAAGGTCAGCCCGCTGATTCTGATCGATAACGCTCGGATCAATCAACTGTACCGTCCAGGCATGTCACAGTTGTACACCGTGGCTAACAACACGGTCAGTCAACTGTTTCACCTGTTCAACCAATTAGCAGCTGTACACAGTCCGCTAATTACCTTTGACCGAAGCGAACTGGCTCAGTTGCTGGACAACGGCATCTGTGTCATGGGGGCAGCCAGCCTCCAGAACGTCACGAGTCCAGCAGACATCTCTGCGGCCATTCGGGATCAGCTCACCAACAATGTGTTGGCTGAAGTGGATCTCAAGCAAGGCACAAAGGGAGCCTGCCTCTTTGTCGGGGATCAGAATCACCTGGACAACCTAAGCATGGATTTCTTCGATGCCGGATTCGTTCAGATGAATCGCACGCTCAAAGGCGGCGACAGTGTGGTTCACCGTGGTGTCTATCTTGGAGCAGCTCCGGGACTTCAAGCCTATGCCATGATAAGTGATTTAAAACCCCCAATTGCCACGTTGGCAAAGTTGGCCAAAGAGGCCAATATTACAAAGAATCAACTCGGTGGAATCGCCAAATTCTTGGGCGTAAATGACTGAGTTGTCCTATATCTTTTTTCGACCTGACTACATCCTTGGGAGGAGTTGACCCGTGTTTACCAATACAACTGCGTCGTTATCCGGCGAGTTAGCGGACCTTTTGACACACTTAGAGTCGGCTTACCGGGCCAAACTTGACGTGAAGCCTGGTGTTGTTTGCGATTCTGACGCGTTCTGTCGATGGGCTCACGACTACCTGACGGACAATCGTCCTTCAGAAGTCTTCCCCGTAGCTAATAACTACGGGGTATTGCTCACAAACGGCCAACGAGTAAAACTGTGTCCAGACGTTCCAGGTATTTCCTATACAACAGGAGATATGGCGAATCCGGACACATCAATCTCGATAAGTCGAAAGGTTTGAGACACAGGTGATTCATCCACTCTTCACCGGATTTGTCGCGTTTATCATGCAAGAGTTGTCTGACTACTCTTTGGAACATTTCCAAAGTGCTATGCTCGAACGACTTACAGAGTTTCAAGAAGCTGAAACGCCACAACTCCTTGACTGGTATGCAGATCTGGAAAGCTACTGGCGAGAGCATCTCGCGGACGAGATGATTGACGAAGACCTTGAATCGTTCAACGTGTTGCTATCCGCCATAGACCTTGAAGAGTTAATGCAGCTGTCGTTGATCATCCGCCGAGAACTATCGGCGGAGGATTTACCAGATTTAGTGCACACAATCAAAGCCTTTTCGGCCACCTACACCCTTGAATGGGAAGACGGGCGAAGGCTGGAGTACAACTGCAAACCGATCAAGTTGCAAAATAAGCTGCGATTTGAGACTCCCATGCTGTTGGATCTAGCCGTTGTGTTTGATCGACAGATTGCAGAGACGCTCATCTCTCCAGGACCGGACACGCTGTACGAGCAAGCGGCCAGGCCTTATGACGTGGCCAAGTATGACGAGTTGATGAATGTCTTACAGAACCACATCGCTCAAAAGCCTGGCGGCGAGCGTGATCCCTACATTGATGTCTTGGCCCGCATCATGCATCAGTTTGGGCCCGCTCCCAAATTGGAAGTGGTACTATCGTCCGAAGACGATACCATTGAGTGGTTGGACAACGGAGGCGGTTTCTAAAATACGGAATTTGCCAGGAGAATTACATGGACGTTATTCACAGTATCCTGCTTGTTCTATTGATTTTATGTGGCTTATCCACCGCGAGACTCCTGCATACTTTGTGGGTGTTTCTCTGGGACGATAAGGATTGATCTACACCTAACATAAGGGGCTGAGTGTGACAGGCGACGAACTGAAGTATGAGATGAGCTACTGGGGCAACTGCTGCAACACGTTCGACGAAGAACAGAAGCAATATGTCTATGCCCGGTTCATGGGATTGGAGGTCAATCACTACAAGATCCAGTTACCAGCTTCAGACATTATGGACGTAGGTGGAGGACCTGCGAGCATGTTGCTCAAGGTTCCAAACCTTATCCACGGCTTGGTAGTAGATCCGATCGAATACCCTGATTGGACCGTACAACGCTATAAGACAAACAACATTACGGTACGCAAAGCGTATGGCGAGAATATACTAATCGACCGTAACTGGGATGAGGTCTGGCTCTACAACTGTTTGCAGCACGTTAACGATCCAGAAAAGATCGTAAATAACTGCATGCGGTCTGGTAAGGTTTTTCGAATCTTTGAGTGGATCAACACTCCAGTGTATGAAGGGCATCCACACTCTTTGACGAAAGAGATGCTTGATCGCTGGATCGGGCAATCAGGTGGAACTGTGTTGCTGAATGAAAGTGGCTGTGATGGCTGGGCATACTATGGCTGCTTCAAGACAGGGAATTAACCATGTGGGTTGTCATGTCCAGTGATGGTCAGATGTCAAAAGCGGAGATGATGAAAGAGCTTAATGAGCTCAGCATCTATCCGCTTTTGGTTTACAAGAAGGATGGACGAACAACCGTGCCACTGTTCCCGACGTTGGGACTGGCACTGTCGTTTGCAAAGCGAAATACCCATCGCACGTGGCCAATTGCTACGATGGAGATAGACGACGACGTGCAAGAGAAACTGGATCAGGAAAACTTGGCCACTGAAGTTTTAACATGGCCTAGTCGCAGGGATACGTCAGTTCATGTGCTGTATACAGATCATGAAGTTGTAACGCATTCTTACGGTAACCGCAGTACGGTCATGAAAGGGCTCTGACGGCGGATTTGAACTAGTTCCATCAGGCGAGGGATAGCCATGGGAATAGATAAGGCGAGTCAGCACGGCAAGCATTTTCGCAAGGTCGCGAAACTTGAGGCCATCAGACAGAAAAAGGGAGGACGATCACGTTACCGGGACACTCGGTTCTACAGTGAGCGTATGGTAAAGCGGCGAGCCAAGCAGGTAGCCGAAGAATTACACCACAAACGTCAGGAAGACCTAGAAAATGATGCAGCTGATTCGCGAGATAAGTCAATTCTTCGTTGAGATCTGGTTGGGCATTGCCTTCTGGTACACCACGATAGGTGTACGCACAGGACAAAGGCTGGCAGGTCAAAAGATGGGTGAGATCAGGACAACCGGTGTGAAAACCGTTTGTCGCCGAGTCAACTTGCCTGCCAAGTTTGTTGTGACGGCGATGATCGAACCGGGCGATGGTACGCTGACTCTGTGTTGTCTTCCTGAGCCAGGCACTCACGGTGATATCACCTGGCTCAATCCTACTCAGATACAGATTGGACCAGACGTCCGTGAGTTGATAGACTCTCCCAGCAGTCAGGTCATTGCGGACAAGTCACAAAGGCACCCAGCGGGTGAAACACTTTATCCTGCATGGCAGGAGAGAATCCAGTTTACAGTTAGGCTAAAATGACTATCTTTGAACCAGTTAACCAGCTAGAAGTTGATACGCCTAAAGGTCGTGCGTCAGTGTGGTTGGTAACGGAGTACGGAACGGAGACAGAAAAGGTTTTTACCTGTATCCTCAAAGAAACGGGTGAGATCTGGGAGTTCACCAACCACGATATCAAAGCAGTGATAAACATCACTTTTGGGCGAGGAACTGTTAAATGATTGCAGGGCAGAAGATCCGGCTGGCCGGGTTTCGAGTTAGCGGTTTCGCTGCTCGGGATCTGGCCACGTTCCTTACCTGGCCTGATGTTGAGTTAGTTGCTGTTGCAGATGTAGACCAGCTGGCTGTTGATGCATTCTGTGGCCGGTATCCTGAAACGGTTGGTTTTCAGGACTATCGTCAGTTACTGGCTGAGTACGGTTCTGCACTGGATGCTGTGATTATTGCGACACCAGATCACATGCATGCACCGATGGCAGCAGCAGCAATGCAGCACGATTTAGCGGTTTATCTGCAAAAGCCTTTAACCCACACTGTGTATGAAGCAAGGCAGTTAAGCCAGATTGCAAAAGAGCGTAATCTGGTGACTCAAATGGGTATTCAGATACAGGCTTCCAGCGAGTATCGTACGGCTGTGCACTGGATTCGATCGGGAGTGATTGGGCAGGTTAAAGAGGTGCATATCTGGAGCGGCGATAACTGGGGCGACGAGGCAGAAAAACCCATGGCAAATGATCCCGTACCCCAGACGCTTGATTGGGATGGCTGGCTGGGCGTGGCAGAGTATCGCCCGTATATTGACAGATATTACACGCCGTATGAGTGGCGACGCCGTGTTGATTTTGGAACAGGTGCGATCGGGGATAAAGGTTGTCACTTATTCGATCCGCTGTTTTGTGCTTTGGATCTAACTGCTCCAATCTCTGTTTGCAGCAAAGCCAAGCCACCAGGATATAACTGGCGACCACACAATCAAATCAACTACACCTTTCCTGAGACAGACCAAACTAAAGGCCCGCTGCCCGTATATTGGTACGACGGTAACAACAAACCACCAAAGCACTTCAATCGCTTGTTTAACAAACAGTGGTTTCCAGCTCACGGCTCAATTTGCGTAGGCACAGAAGGCTCGCTGTTTTTGGGTCATCTTTTTGAACCCGTAGTTGTAGGTGGACGACCCGGACCAAGGCCTGTGCTGCCTGCGGGAAATCACTACCGCCAGTTTCTTGATGCCGTCAGGGGGCAGGGTAAAACCACAGCAGATTTTGAGTTCTCAGGACCGCTGACAGAGGCGGTCTTGTTAGGCTGTATTGCGTTGCGGTTTCCCGGAGTTGAGCTGCACTGGGATGCAAAAACGATGACGTTTCCAAACCACCCGGAGGCGAATGCATTCGTGCATAAAACTTACCGAAAGGGCTGGGAAGTTTCAGGAATCCTTGGCATAATACCTGAGACTTTTAACCACCAACACGGCTTCTAACCAAAAGAAGTTCTCATGGCAACGAAGTACGTACAATTCACAAGCGTAGAGATTCGCCATCTCCAGGAAGTCTTGCAAGAATGTAAGTTGGTTGGCAATTATAGTGGCGAACGGGAACAATATTGGAAGCGGCATGATCGGATTGTCAATAAACTGTCAAACGGAACAACGGATAACCCAAACAGTATTCAAGAACACCGAGAGCGTGCGATTCAGAAACTAATCGAAGCCAATCGAGGACGTTGAAATGAGCAATGCCGAAGTGCCAGACAGCGAACTGCTTTGTGAAGAATGCGGTGATACGCTGGAAGACTGTGAGTGCGATGACGAGTTCTGTGACATTTGCGGCGGTCTGATTGGGGACTGCGACTGCGACGAAATCGACGACAGTGATTTCGACGACTATGACTATTGTGTCGCCTGTGGTGATGAGATTGATAACTGTCAATGCTCCGAAGAGGAAGAGGAAGACGAAGAGGAGTGATCCGTCACTCCTGATTGTTTGACGAATGCAGCTTGTTGCTCATTCATGGTTGGTGCAATCTCCGTTGCGTTTTGAGGAAGGATAGTAGTGTTTATGATCACGCTAGCAGACATCGCAGGTATTCGTGACCAGTACGAAGGCAAGGCAGTGGCTTTGGCTTTGTGGAACGAACGTAACAAAGAAGTGACTGGCATGGTTTGCCACGTTGAGGGTGATGTAGAAACCTCAAGGCAGCTGTGGCAGGACATCCCTGGCACCGTCTTCATGACGGAAAGCAATGAAGGGGGAGCAGAATGAACAGCATTTTCGCTGCCCGCAGACAGTACTTCAAACACAAGAGAATTTCGATGGATCTCAAAGACCACACGCCTACAACAGAAATTCTACGGTTAACAGTAGATCGTCTGGTAGACGCGTACAACAAATATGGTAAGGCACAGGATCCCAACTGGCAGCCAGCCACTGCCGAAGAGTGGATCAGGACTTCAAGGCAGTTCTTCGTGTACGATCAGCTGAGAAAGATAAATATCGTACCAGGCGAAGTCAACCTGAGTTCAGCCTATGGTGAACCTGTCTGTAGCGGTTCTCCCTTGCTGGGTACAGCCTGCGGCAAGTGCGAACGCTGTGCAATTGCAAACCGTAAGAACATACGACGACGTAAGCACAAGTCAACTTGATTTAAAGCCACTGATCAAGTTGACTTTACTTTTGCCACCACTCCTCCCAGTGGTGGCAATTTAATTACTACAGGAGAGAAAATGACTGAGACACTTGAGAAGAAGATTCGTAAAGCAGTTGCCAAGCACTACGAGCCTGTGCAGGTATGTTATCCAGCTGATCGACAGAACGACGCGGGATATCAGTTGATTGGTGGGCAGTGGTGTTATCCGCTGGATGGGTGCGATGCGGTTGAGAACATGATTGATACGCTTGTGCTGGTTTTAACGAACTCGAGGGTTATACTCACAGGAACAGAGGAGGAAGTGCGATGAACGATGCAATCTCTATCATGCTGGTAACACTGAGTGTGTCAGCGGTATGGGCAGCTTATCTGGCTCCGTGGATACGTAGATGTTCAGTGAACACGGATGAGTTGAACATCGACTTGGCACGGGCAAAGAGAGACCTACGTGAGTTGCAGTTGAAGCTGTGCATCTCACGACTCAAGTTTCGGTTGGTGACAGCAGAGCTTAATAGACAACGAAGGGATTCAGATGTCATACAAGCCGAGATACCAAGTGAAACCGAAACAGTTGAACTCACGGTTTCTGACGTTGGTGGAGACGGAGACGATAAGGGGATCTGAGGTATCGCTGGAAGACTTGGCAGACATCCTGACAGCTGCGATTGATAGTGGTGTAGTGAGTCCACCTGTAGAGGCGTTGGTCACACCGCTGGGAGCGTATGCCAAGGACAAGTGGGGCAATCTCCTACTCAAGCCTCGTGGCGACAAGGTGCCGGGATACACGGACAAAGACTGGGTACACTACAGGAAGTAAACTGGGTTTATTCTCAACTGGGCAGGACGATGAAAACTCGAAAACAGTTTAACAAACAAACTCAGTCAGGGCCGAATGCCGCCTCACAGCCTCGCGTCCTCGAGCTGCTTGAGTGGCCTGCTGTACACCACTCAAGCAGACGCTATGAGGTCTGTAGGCTCTACGACACGAGTCCGGACGCCCTCCCAAGTTTAATTTGCGAACAGTGGGAGCAGGTTTCAAACCCGGAATTTAACCATCTTATTCTTCAACCCATACCCAGCATGCAGTCATTGGCTCGACGTTGGGCAGATCGCTTCAGCAGACTTGGACACAGCCGAAATGTTCTGGCATACTTGACCGGGCCAGAGATTAAAGAAACGGTTGTCACGCTCTACCGGCCAGTGTGCACAGAGATTGACAAGGCTTTTCTCTGCTTCTACTACCTTCACTACAGAGACTAAAGATGCCTATACGCACTGACTCGGTTTCAAGCCTACCCAAGTTTGAACTCCCGATCGTGATACCGGTGTTCAACGGTGTGACCTACCTCTCAAATACGATCGACTTCTTCAAGGCTCGCGGCTTTGACGAGTACTTGATCTTGAACAACGGGTCAGCGTATCCACCGTTGGAAGAGTATCTCAGCAAAGTGCCGGACGGTGTCACTGTGCTGGACCTGCCACACAACCCAGGACCGCGAGTTTTCAACGATCCTGGAATCTACAGCAGACTGCCAGAGCAGTTTATCCTGACAGACCCTGACTTGGGATTTAAGCCTGAGCTGGATAGGGAATCTGTCCTGCACCTGTTCGAACTGTGCGAGCAGTACAAGCGGTATAAGCTGGGTTGTGCTCTAAATATCTGGACCGAGGAACCGAGCTGCGTCGATACAGACATAACTACAAAGAAAGGTGAGACCACGATACGCAATATCGAGGACAAGTATTACAGACAGTTCCTCGGGGTTACGAAGTACGGCGATACAATCTACGACGCTCCCATCGACACTACGTTCGCGGCTTACGATAAAAGATACTCTGCAGGTAAGGCTTCCGGAACAAGTGGACGTATCGTTGGTCGCTACTCGGCAGAACACTACGGCTGGTATGACGTGCCACCCATTCCGGCAGACGAATACGAATACTACAAGGTAGCCGTTAGTACGACTCAGTTTGCTTCCACAGAGTGGGTCAAGAGCGGTAAGAAGTACACATACTGAGGTGCTCATGCCGCACAAAACGTCGATCAATCAGTTGGTGGAACATGTCTATTGTCTCAACCTGACAAGACGACCTGATCGATGGGCTATGGCTGAAGCCGAGTTTGGGAAAGCCGGTATCACAGGCGTTGAAAAGTTTGTTGCAACAGATGGACAAAAAATGCACGCCAGCAAGCTCAAGCCAGGAGCGATGGGACTGACACACACGGTCATGCGAGTGTTTCACGACGCTGTGCAGAAGGATTATTCAAGCATCCTGATCTTGGAAGACGATGTTGAATTTGCCACAGATCTAAATGAGTCGTTGAGCTGGGCACCTGATGACTGGGAAATATTACACTTTGGCGGCAACCACTCACGAGGCAAGCCGAAAAGGCTCAACAATAAGATTGCAGTACCTCACCAGACTTTGGCCTCGCATGCCATTGCATTCAAAAGCTGCACGTATGCAAAACTGTTAAGTTTGCTGAACTACGAGAAACAGGTGGTGGATGTCACTTACTCTCGCAACTTGCATCAATTCAAGAGCTACGTCTTCGTGCCGTCCATAGCGTGGCAGAAACCATCTTACAGTGATCTTGCAGAGGCGTTTGCCGACTACCCGTTCCTTAGGTAACAGCTGGGCTTGAGTGCAAGCCAAACGATTGTCACAATAAGAATCTAAGGTCAGTTGCCAACACAAGGAGGTGTGCGTTGCCATACAAATCAGAAGCTCAACGACGCTACTTCAACGCTAATCGCGATAAGTTGGAAGCTGAAGGTGTTGACGTCGACGAATGGAACCAATCCAGTAAGGGTAAAAAAATGCCAGAAAAGACTGCAATCGAGAAGTTGGCTCGCTGTTGGAAAGGGTACGAACCAGTACCAGGCAAAGCACCCTACAGCGACGATAGCTGTCGCCCTAAAGGGTCAAAGGCTAAAAAAAAGGATGAGAAGCAGGCTTCTTTAATTCCGGATTTTAACAGTGTCCGAGGACTGGCCAAGCTAGCGGCTACCAGTGTGGCTTACAGCCTTGGAATGCCTGCGGCGTCATCGGCAATTGGTGCGGGCATGGGTTATCTTGGACATAAATTGTCTGATGCCATCCATCCTTATGAAGATGAGGATGATCGGAGACAAGCTCGTAATACCTCAATGCTGATGGGAGCGGGTGGAGGTTTGGGGCGAGGCATGTTACACGTAGCTATGCGAAATGCTAACCAAGCGTCCATGGATCCCGGAGCGTCGACATCCAAAGAGCGTCAGGCTGCGTTTGAGTTTAAGATGAGTCAGCGGGCAAAGGAAAACGCGGCAAAGGTTAATGCCGTGATGGAACGCATAAAAGCAACCGGCAAATAAGTAGTTACACACAAGGATCAGATCATGCCAACAGGTGAATTCTTAAAAAAGTTGCTCTTGACTGCGGGGGCACAAGCAAAGCCTCTTGCGTCAAGTGCCGCCAAGAATATCCTGCCGTCTGCTGTAGCAGGTACGGCAGGATATGCTGCAGCTCCTTCCCTGAGTGACTGGGCGGGTATTGATACAGATATGGGCAGGAAAGTCAATCAGGCAGGTACGGCAGCAGCTTGGGCCTTGGCGGCATCACCGCAAGGGCGTATGCACATATTGACGAAAAGCAACGTGCGGGGGTTGAACGATCTCAGTAAGTCTACTGGTAGATCTGTTAAAGAATTACTGGAGCAGGATCCAAACCTTGCTCGTAAGTTTGCTCCGATAAGGGGTCCGTTGCAAGCAGGGTTGGTAGGATCGTTACCAACAACAGCAGCCCACTACGGGGACTCATTTAGAGGATTAAAGAAAAAATTGGACTTGGCGGTTAAGACACACGCGGACGACCCAAACCTGTTTAACCCGGATTACCACGTTAATAAGCTATTTGACAAAGGTGTCAACAAGCTGCACGGTTACTTGCCGGGAGCAGGTACAGTGGCAGGCAGTGCTATCGGTAGTGGCTTAGGCGGTGGGATGGGGCGAATTATATCTAACATGCTCTTACCAGTGGGTCACGGTAATCATGATCCAATGGACGAAAAAGAATACTACCAACGACGGCGGCGTGAACGTATTCACAGTTTGGCAGGCCTGGCTGGCATGGTCGCAGGCGGTGGGCTGGGGGCACACTTTGGTTCGCTGTATGCTCCAAATCTAGGCGAACGTATGCTTGCTAAAGCTCGACCGCTCATAGATCAGGCATACAAAACTCCGTTGCGTGATTTTGTTAGCGAGCAGACAAGTATGCCAAAGCTCCCGGACATGTCTCGGCTTGCTGGTTTAAGCAAGGCTAGCTCAATACGGGAACTGGCAGTTAAAGCCGCTTTCGACACTGCGACAATCAAGGATAAGGCGACTCGCCTGGGAAAATCTGTATGGGGCCACACCAAGGATACGGGCAGATATCTTGCTGATATGCCCACACCGCAAGCTATGGTGGTTGGCTCCGGATTAGGTAGTGGTTTAGGTTACCTGCGACACTCGGTGCGAGAGTTGATAGACCCTGCGGAGAAAGAAGAGGATCGAAAGATTCGGCGTAATGCCGCAATGATCAACGGTGCTATGTTTGGCGGCGGTGCTGTGTTAGCCCGCACCGGGATCAATCGATTTAGGGATTATAATAGTGAAATGAGTAAGCTCAATGAGCAAGAAGCTAAGCTGGACAGCAGTTTGGCTGATTCAAACGCAAAAAGCATAGCAAAGCAAAAAGCCATGAAGTATCTTGAATCACGCAGAGGTCAGCGGGAGTTGGCGGAGCACGAACGACCTTGGTCAATTAATTTTAATCGAGTTAAGCCAACAGCTTGGCCAAAAGAGGCTCTCAAAGCTATAGCACCTTACAGCCCAGAGGCACAAGGATATGCCAATTGGTTGCAGGAACACTGGTGGAACGAGTCTGATCCAAACAAGTCCAAACTTGCGTTAGCTCTACAGGCCCTCGGCAGCGACAAACCAAAATCACCCGGGGCAAAGACAGAACCAGTCATGACCATGGGTGCAAAGTAACACTGTTGAAGTACTTTGAGTTCAAACCCATATCGATTCTGATGCTCGCCTTGTTTTCAAGCCCGTGTGGGCTGATTCTCCGAGCTTATCTACCGATTACCGCCTGGGTGTTGATCATGGGCGGTGTTTTCTTTGGTACATGGATTTCTGTGGTGGGTGATGGCTGGTTGCAGTATGTGTTATGCTCCGGCTGGTTCTGTCTGGGTTACGCTCTTTCAACCAATGCTCCGGAGATTCACTATGCTAAGACCAACGCTTCACGAGCTGGGTATCCATCACCACACCGACAAAGCCGTTTATCACCTGTTCACCGTGATCTATGACACGTGGTTTTCAAAGATAAGAGACGAGCAGATTCGTTTGTTGGAGATAGGTGTTTTGATCGGCGGCTCGCTACGCATGTGGGAAGAGTACTTTCCAGGTGCTGAGATTCACGGAGTAGATATTGACGACAGGACAGAACATGCAACCTCCCGCATCTCTGTTTACCGTGCGGATCAAACCAAGATAGAAGATCTAGAGGCACTACCTCGAGATTGTCACATCATCGTTGACGACGGTGGCCATACGATGCTGCAACAGCAGATAACACTCAACACGTTGTTTGACAGTCATCTCCTACCGGGCGGCACCTACGTTCTTGAAGATCTGCACACCTCTGACGTGGAACACTATCCGAAGTGGGCAGCCTACGGTTCAAACATGAGAAACAACACACTAAAGCTGCTGGAAGATTTGCAACGAGGCGTACTTTCAGAGAATAATGAGTATTACATCAGTGGTGCTGATTTCTGTCGATTAAGGGATCAGATCGCTTTTATTGAGATCGTAAGGGTCAAAGCGGACTCAGTCACGTCACGCATCGTCAAGAAGACATGAACCCTATGCCCACACTGCAAGACTTAGCCAAGGTAGCCGCACTCCGAAGTGAGGTGACGCTGCAACCACACCAGCAGAAGGTAGTCGACCGCATCAACAGCGGCGATAAACGCCTTCTGCTTTATCACGGACTGGGAAGTGGTAAGAGTCTTTCGTCATTGGCTGCCGCTGAGGCTGCTGGTGACGATTACGACGTTGTGGTCCCTGCAGCTCTGCGGCCAAACTACCAGAAGGAAGTTGCCAAGTTTACAGAAGGCTCAAACCCAGAGGTTCTGAGCTACACCGGGATTGGTGCAGGCAAGACATTCCAGACATCACCCAAGACAATCATCTTTGACGAAGCCCACAGACTTCGTAACCCGGGCACAGCGAGCACACAGGCTGCGACAGAGTTGGCCAATGAAGCGGAGAACCTTCTGCTCCTGACAGGCACACCGATCACCAACTCACCGACAGATCTGGCACCACTGCTCTCGATGCTTCGCAAAGAGAAGATCACACCAGAGCAGTTTGAGCGAAACTACATTGGACACCGCAAGGTCTATCCAACCTGGCTCAGTCGTCTGACAGGACGAGGCGTAGGTGAAGAAGCCTATGTCAAGAATGAAGACAATTTGCGGGAACAGCTCAAAGGCCTGATCGACTATCAGCCCAGCAAGACACCGGAAGGCGTAAACGTCAACGAAGAAACGGTACGGGTGCCGCTGAGTCGAGGACAGTCACGCATACAGCAGGCGGTGAGGGATAAGATCCCGCCAGAGTATGCCTGGAAGTTGGACAAAGAGTATCCGCTCACTCGAGAAGAGTTGAGTCGGATGAACTCGTTTCTGACGGGACTACGGCAGTCAAGCCTCTCGACTCAACCCTTTCGCGGTGATCGTGACCCACTCAACGCGTTTGACGAATCAAGCAAACTCCAAAAGGCGTTTGGAGATTTGCAAGAAACACTGAAGACAGATCCACGTAAAAAAGCCTTGGTGTATTCCAACTACATCGACGCAGGCCTGGGTCCATATGCAGCAGCTCTTCAGCGAGCCAAGATCCCGTATGGCATGTATCACGGCAGCATGCCAGTTGAGGAACGTAAAAAAGCTCTTCAAGACTATAACGAAGGAACACTGAAAGCTCTGCTGCTTGGCCCAGCCGCTGCGGAAGGCATCAGCACACAAGGCACAAGTTTGATTCAGCTGCTTGATCCTCACTGGCATGAGTCACGAGGACGACAAGCCGAAGGACGTGGGCTGCGATTCGACTCACACGAAGGCTTACCATCTGAGCTGAAAAACGTAGCGATAAAGCGTTATCTATCGGAAAGTCAGGATCCGTCCTTTATAATGTCACTTCTTGGTGCACGAAGACAACGCACAGGTGACGAGATCTTAGAACGGCTGGCTGCTAATAAAGAGCAGCTCAATAATCAGTTTCGTAAGATCCTTCAGGAGGAAGGCAGTTCGATGAATAAGCAATCGTCCCACCGCAGGAATGTTCCAATCGGTATTGCCTATGACCCAGAGATGCACGCGGCGTTGATTCGCTGGGAAAATGCCAAAAGCAAGCGGTTGTCACCCGGATTGCAGCGACAAGTGCAGGCAAACCTGGGTTGGACAGGCAAACAAGTGGCGGACGACCTGGATCTTGTTGAGTTGTTGATGGAGCAGGAAGACGCCAAAGAACAAAGCATGAAAGCCACTGGCCCGATACAGGCGTTGGCCAAGATGGCTGCATGCGGCGACACATGCAGATGCGGGCAGACTGAGAACGAATGCACCTGCTCTGACGTTGAGAAGCTGGCACGCCTGGTCGCCAAACAGGCTTCCGGTGGAGCCTGGACACGAGCGGAGGGTAAGAGCGAGTCAGGCGGTCTCAACGCCAAAGGACGAGCCAGCCTCAAAGCTCAGGGACAGAACATCAAACCACCAGTGACCGAAGACAAACCTACGGGCGAGCGAGCTGGGCGTAAGTCCAGCTTTTGTGCTCGTATGGGTGGCATGAAGAAAAAGCTGACCAGCTCAGAGACTGCCAATGATCCAGATAGCCGTATCAACAAAGCACTGAGAAAATGGAATTGCTGAGTGCTTTTTCTCAACCCTCAACTCGTTAGGAGACTCTTGTGAAGCAAGCCGCTGACACTGGCCCACAAAGCATGCTGCAAAATCTGGTTTTTAACTGCATCGACCTGAGCTTGCTGTTCAAGCATTGCCACTGGAATGTCAGAGGCGTGATGTTTAAACCACTACACGACTTTCTTCAAACGGTCTACGAAACTCTGTCTGACATCACTGATGACGTGGCCGAGCGTCAGGTGATTATGGGTACTCCGTCCAGCGGCCTGATAGCTGGAGTTGTAGCCCAGACAGCCATGGATCCTTTACCGGTCAAATTCCTCTCTCCTGAGGAAATTGTTAACGAATTGACCGACCGGCTTACTCAGCTGGTTGAGCAGTTCAACGACGCGATACGTACTGAACAGAATCCAGTCACCGGCAATATGCTTCAGGACATGACTGCAAGACTTGAGAAACATTTATGGATGCTTCGAAGTCAAAAGGCAGAGGTTGAGTATGCCACCAAGGTGGCCCTAGCTCGAGCTGCAGTCCATTTACGAGGTTAAATTCCGTTGACAATTCCCCAGGAGGGAACGCCATAATGCCACCGCCAACCAAATATGGACCAAACACTCCGGCAAGTCCAGTTGCACCGGCTCCCACACCAGTCGCACCCATTCCGGCAAGTCCAGTTGCACCAGCAGCCACACGTGTTGCACCAGCAGCCACACCAGTCGCACCCATTCAGCACCGGCCAGCCATAGTACGTAGCACGCCGCAAGGTCTGGTTGCTTCGTTGGCGGATCAACTGCCTTTAGGGTATAAAAATGAAGCTCAGGCGGCGGCCTCCGCTTATCGGAAGCTCAACCCAAAATTAAATTGGCCTTCGGATATCTCACATCGGGCACTCAATCGGCAAGTTCCGGTGAATTACGTGTCAGAGTTTGATGATCCAAGTACTAACGGACAATACCAACCGGCCACAGATCAAATATCTTTGCGGGCAGGGCTTAAGCCAAAAGCCATGGGAACGACATTGCAGCACGAGTTGACACACGCAACGCAGTTCCAGGGCAATATACCTGTACAACGCAGTTCGACTACGCAGCCTATGCTTCAAAAGACGATGGAGAGCCAAAACTACGATCCTGCTACGGCTAGATCGTATTCAAGCTATATGACGGATCCAACAGAACAAGAGGCTTTCTTGGCGGGGCTTAAGCGAAATCACTATGTACAAACGGGTAAGCATATACGAACTAAAGATGAAGCTCGAAAAATGCTAATGGACTTGCCAAACACACCCGAAAATAAGGATCAAGAGGCGTCTATGGGTACTTTGCTTAGGGCTCCGCAACTAAACAATACACCCGAAGGTGCAGCGGCCAAGGCTCAGTGGATTGAGTCGCTCAGTAAAATGCTACCCGGACTGGTCCAAGGTAACTCACTAACTCTCGGCAAGACCGCAAACTTCCCAGGAGGGAACGCCATGATGCCACAAGCAGCTCCAAACGGTTTCAACCCAAATGTCTTTAGTCACAACAACTTCTCCGGGACTTTCCCGATGAGTCAGGCTTTGCCCGCTAAACCGAACCCACTGTCCGCAGCACCACAAATGGGTGGTGTGAAAGCTGATGCCAATGGCATTCAGGCTGCGATGGCCAAGCGAGGCTCGCAGGATAACAGTGCTCCTCGTTGTTCATCCGCTGGTGAGAGTAAGGGTGTTGGTTACAAGATGGATGATGAAGGTCACACGACTGGTGGCAGTGCGTTTAGCACACTTGACAAATACATGAAGAAAGCTGGGCTTAATAGCTTTCAAACTCAGTTTTTCGGGCGTCTAATTCAGTCTGGCATGAATGAAGCTCAGCTACATCATGCGGTTAAACAAGCTCAAATTCAGTTTGGCGAAAAGGTTGCCAGCGAACTGGTTGACGGATTGGAAAAGCTGGCGGTTACACCTTTCTCAGGTGCGGGTCGTCTGGCAAGAGAATTTGGCACTGATTTGCTTAACACAGGAACGCGATATGCCGGTAATGCGATTAACGGTATTGGCGGGTTTGCCAGAGGTTTAGTGGGCAAGAAAGTTGCTCCCGGAGCGTCCGAGATAGGAGCCATGGCACAGCAGGCAGGACGTAAAGCAAAAACGCTCGGTCGTAAGTATGTGATAAATCAGGACGTGGGTACAGGCATGGCAACCGGTGCCTTTAACCCGTACACCAGTACGCTATACGACGAACAGGGAAATCTGGACTTAGCCACTACGGCTCGCAATGCAGCCCTTGGTGGATTGGCTGGCGGTGTTGTGAAGCAAACTCCACTAAGGTGGAACGCAAGACAACGCCAGGAGCAGCTGATGGCAGGCAGCGGTATTGGGCTTGCTGGAGGACATTTGGCAAACGCGTTAGGTGCCGATGTTGATCCGACGCGAGCGGCTCAAATTGGAGGTGCTGCGGGTTTACTTCCTCGCAACATCAGAGGCAGGAACATGTCAAAAGTTATGCCAAAATTTGATCCTACGGACATCGGTGCCCAGGCAAAGAATGTAAGGGCAGCTGGCCGTTACGCTCGTGACGCAGCTAAAAACGCTCCGGAAGGTAGTTTGGCAAAGGCTACAATGATTGGCGGCGGTTTGGGGCTGGGCGTAGGTATGCCTATGGCAACTTATGCAGGGCTTTCCCAGATGGGGACCAACGCAGGAAATGCAGCCATGCAGCAGCCTGAAGTGCAATCAACTCTAAAAAGGTTAAATGCTACACAACAACAGGTGCAGCAAGTTGCAGACAAGGTAAACCGGTTTGCCGCCCCGTTTCAGGATGACAAAGGCCAGTTCGATCTCATGGGCGGGCTTAGACGCCAGCTCGGTTTAGGCGAAGGCGGCACTGGGTTGGGTGCTGTGGGTGACTACTTGCGACAAAATCCACAGCTGGCCTCTGCCGGTTTGTTGAGCTTGTTGGGCATGGGTACTGGTTACATGGCTGGCGGTGGGCGTGGTGCGGCTTTGGGCGGCCTGTCTGCTCCTTTGCTAAACTACTTGGTGCAGTCACAACTTGGCGGAAATACCGCACCTGACATAGCTGGTACAAACCAAGCCGCAGCTCCTGCGGCTTCAGCAACTCCCGGCGTAGGTGAGTTTGACAGGAATCGGGAGAATGAAATCGTACAGCAACAACTCGGCTATAGTCCTAACTAAAGAAGTATCCAGGAGACACAACGATGCTTGAGCTACCAACCGTCACAGCAATCTGCTACGAAGGCAGTCGGCTGAGTCCTGACCAGATTAAGTACTATGAATTAATGCTGCGGCATGTGAATAGGACTGTCCGGTTCAACTCTATCAAGTTTTTTGCTCACACTCCCCACCAGTTTGAAGGAGTTGAGCAGATTGCCGTGCCGCATACTAGCCGAGCCGACTACAGTCAATGGTGCATTCATAACTTGGGAACATACTTTGACACGGAACACGTGTTAATTTTTCAGTGGGATGGTTATCCGCTGAACCCACACCTGTGGACTGATGAATTTTTACAGTATGACTACATTGGAGCCCCTTGGTCCTGGAAGCAGCACCATAGATTTCGCCGATCAAACCCAGAGCACCTGGTTGGTAACGGGGGTTTCAGTCTTCGCAGCCGTAAGCTATATCAAGAGCTTTTAAAGCACCCTGTAAGCAAAGAAAACGAGGATCTCTACATCTGCTGCGATTTGCGACCAAAACTAGAGGCCAACGGAGTCAAGTTTGCACCGATGGACGTAGCCAAGCGGTTTGCCGTTGAGGTGCAGCTTTCCCCTGAGCACACGATAACAAATACTTTTGGGTTTCACGGTGGGCATAAAAGCTGGGTCGAAGCCATACCATCATACCCACAGTATGCGAACAACTTCCTGCCGTGAGTAAAATCGCAGCTTATTTCAGATTTCATGGTGGACATGGAAGTCGGATTGAGGCTATAAATACGTAGTCGCAATACACGGGAAGAGTCTTCCACTATGACCTTGACCTGCGAAGATGAGTGAGTAGCCAGCTGGGGTGAGGCGGGTCTCTCAATTACCGGACTACACCAGCTGGTAGGTTGTTTGTCTTATCTTCAGGACAAATAACAGGACGTTGCCGGAGGGAACACCTCGCTAACGACGTCTCGGGCAACTGTAACGTGATGGATCCATGGAAGTTTTGACTCCTCCGGGTCTCCTTTTGCTTCCCCGTCACAAACTTGGAGCCGCTATCGCTCGCAGACGATATGCTTCGACTGAGGTAAAGCCCAAAAGGCCGATGCCAGGTGTGGTTGCCTAGCTCATCTTTTCTTCTTCAGCTGCAGCTTCGGCTGCAGCTTTTTCTTTTAAGCGGTGCTTGTGAGCAACACCCAGTAGACCCGATAGCCCTGAGTATCTTGTGCCTTCGAACTGACGGGCGTTGACGCAAACAAACCAGTCCACGATGACGGATTCCAGGCTGGTCTGACGCAAGTGCCGGGATGGCTCGATCACTTCAGTGACAACCACGCGATCGCCGTAGTGTTCCATAAACTTACGTTGAGTATCGAGGTTGTCTGTGGCGAGAAAGAGCTTCTCGTCGGGACGCAGTTCAGCATCAAGCCACTCAAAGAACTCTTCGTCACGCGTGACACCATCGTGGCCCGTTGCCGGTATCTTGTCGGTTCTACGAGCATGGATAGCCAGATAAGACGGAGTCAGGCGACTCATCACTTCATCGATACGAGCCTGAGTGCGAGGTCGGGGAATCATATCGTGGAAGTAATAGTTGCTAAACGGATCGTAAGGAGGAAGAAAATCGTAGCCTTTGTAGTGTGGTTTTTTTGTATCGTCGGTGAACTCTACCCCAGGAATTGGTTCTAAGTGATCCAGATAGCGTCCAGGACAGTCGGCGTTGGGAACCCAGCAGACGACCAGGATGTTATTGTTGGCTCGGGAGCGTTGCAGGAAGCTGAAAAGAACACGTATACGGTCGGCAAAACCTGTAGAGGTCTGGACCTTGAATCGTTGACCTGCCATGATATCGGGGTCTCCTGTGACATGAATAGGGTGTATTATAGTCCAGCTCAAGTCTTCTGCAAAATACGGAATTTGCCATGAAATCTGTGCATGCTTACAGCTTCGAAACCACTGGGATGGCGATTATCCCAAAAGCCCTGAGTCTTGAGAAGGTAGCTGAGGCCAAGCAGCTGATACAGAATAACTGGCCGAGCGGTGCTCCCTGGAAGTTTCCTGTGTTGCACCTGGGCCGAGTCTTCTGGGAGATGATGACGCAGCCTGTGATGCTTGAGCTGTGTCAGCAGTTCGCCGGAGATCACTTCAGAATGGATCACGCCTTCGGTCTGACAAGTAACGGGGCTCACGCTCAACTCCACGGTGGACCGCAATCCAGCCAGTACTCCTGCTTCTACTTGCCGCTAAGCGGTGCTCAACATCCTGGAATTGCCGGGCAGTTGAACTTTGGGTTTTGCCTGGAAGGACAAAGCTCGTACACAGGTGGATTTTGCTATATACCGGGCAGTCATAAGTCTGTTGATCCGAGAGCGGGTCGTGAGGTCCTGGCTGAGGTTTACCGTAACGATTTTACTCATCATTCGATCGTAGTACCACGCCTGGCAGCCGGAGACATGATTCTGTTCACAGAGGCTCTGATTCATGGTGATACGGGTTGGCGGAACCTCACACCCGGTAGTTGTCGAATGCAGGTCTATTACAAGATGACACCCGGGTTCATGTGCTGGCGTGACCCTGCGGAAAATGCTCACCTGTTGCAGTATGCCAAGACAGATTTAGAACGACGAATGATGGCAGCACCTTGGACAGGGCGGTATAGTGAGACGGCCACGGCCATGGGCATCACCAACTCAAGACGGGAACCAACAGTATGAAGCTAGCCGTAATCATCCGCATCCTTGGTAACGAAAATCCACCACGAGACATCCCCGGTGAACGCGTCAAGGTGTTAAAACACATTTTGGAAAACGAACCGCAGCCTCCTGAAGTCGTACGGTTCTTCATCCTTAACCGAATCGTTTCAGACGAGTACCGTAAAGAGCTTCAGACTTTGCTGGAGTCTTACCAGCTTCCAGTGGTGATAATTCCGTTTAACTGGCGGATAAAAACCACTGTGGAATCGGTGGCTATCCACGGAATTGCGATCAACCATGCCCGTAATGTTGCCATTGCCTGTGGGGCAAACGTCGCTCGTTACACGATCGTGCTTGACGGTGACTGTGGGTTCACGGAAGAAGGTCTGTCTCCAGTGTTAGAAGAGATGAGACGAGACAGGTACAAGTATCTCAGCATCCCACACCGAAGAGACGGGCAGGAGCGGCAAGGCGAACCCATGCTGGCGTTTCGTAACGACTCAGAGCTTAGGTTTGACGAGCTCTTGGCGTTTGGGCAAAAGGATAAATTAGAGCTGCTGTTCCAGCTGGGCCATGATCCAACACCATACTCTGGACACCTTAAGATTGAAGGAGACCAGACCAAGTTGGTAGGCGAAGTCATACACTACGCGACAGGCGAACCGGAGATTGAAGCGGACAACAAAGCCAGAGAAGCCGCTCGTCGTGCGTCTTTACAGGGGCTTGCAAGACAAATAGTAAAGCAAAAAGCCGAACGACTGCAGGAACAACGAAGACTCAGATACGAGATAGTCAGGCGGGAATGGGAAAAAAAAACTACAGGCTCTTCCATTCAGCGATTTGATGGACACGGCAAACTAGACACTGTTACAATGATTTGCAGCTGTGGTTTGCCACAGTGTAGCTCTTTCAGGGACGAAGGAGGTTCGCCATGCAAGTATCTTTGAAAGGCAGGTGATCGTATCTCGGTCGTGCCCGCCCCAGAAAATACTGTTAGGACGGGCACGATTCGTTCTCTGTGAATTCCAGGCAAGGATATCTCTGTGCTAAAGTGGCTTCCGAAGATGTACGACACAGGCTTCGACAAACTTGAACAGATTCTGGCCCAACAGGCACAGATTCTGAAAAATCAAGAAACCCTGGGGCAAGAGCTTAAAGCCCAGGTTGTCAAATTGATTGACTTGGTTCAAAAAAACGGAACCAAGAAGAAACCAGGTCCGCTACTCGTAATCATTGCAGGAGAAGACCAAATGGCTGACAAAATTCTGTTCCGCGTCGTGCTTCCAGCACCATCCGCAGCTGACGTTGTAACACGTGAGCTTACTGTTGACATCAACGGCACCGTACAGGTGCTGACATTGGCTGTTGAAGATTCCAACCCGCTGGAGTTCAGCGGTGATCAAGGTGCACAGGTTTCTGTCTCCTTGGTAGACATTGACGATTTCGGCAATCGTTCAGCAGCAACATCGACGATGCCGCAGCAACTGGCAGATAACTTTGCTCCACCTGCTCCAGGTGATCTTGGTTTTGAACTTGTTGGTGAGATTCTTGACGACACAATCGAGATCTCAGAAGAAGCAGCTGAACCAGAGATCTCCGCAGTTGATACCGCGGACGACCTGGATGCAGATACGATTGATGACTCGGAAGACGAGTTTTTGATTGGCTAAGTTCGGATAATACTGGGACCTGAAGCTGTGGCCACAATTTCAGGTCCTTTCTCTAGATCTCAAGGATGACCCTCATGACCGCGATCAGTGATAAAAACCGTGCCCTTGTTTTCAGGGCTTTGCAGGAAAAGAAGGCTTCGAGCAACTTACGTGTCAAGGTAGCTCGACACGTAATCAACATGAAGCTGCTTGAGCGTGAAATCGCAACTTACAATCTCGACAGGCTACAAAAAGCTGCGTCGGACGGACACTCTAAAATTGCTCGTATGAAGTTTGCTGCTTTAGTTCTGCAACACCAGGTTGAGAAGCAAGCGTTAGGTCGAGCTCTTCTTGGCGGATTAGCAAGTGGAGCTATTGGCCTGGGTAGAAGAGCGATTGGCCGTGCTGCGGGCCTAGGTGCTCAGGCGTTAGGTACAGGTGCTAGTGCTATCGGTGCCGGGTTGCGAGCAGGAGTAACAAGAGCTCCTTTGATGGCAACTGGAGCGGCGGGCCTTGGAGGCGTTTACGCCGGTTCACAGATGCCAAGCAGAGAAGAGATGGGCAACACGTTTCAGAAAAGGGTTATAGACCCAGTGTATTACGGAGGAGCTCGTAGGTATAACGATGCTACGTTGCCGTTCCGTAAAGCTCGTGCAGCCGCTGGTGGTGCTATTGAAGGTGCGGGCCAAGGTGCCCGCAATCTAGTTTCAATGCCAGGTCGCGGACTCAGTGCAGTCAATGACATGCTGCCTGCTAGACAAGACGTCAGTCAGTCATTGGGTACGGGAATTGGTGACGCAATGCGGTTTGTAGGGCGACAGTTCACGCCATCGGCAAGACCAAGTCAGCCTCAAGCCAGACCTAATCCGCCTGCTCCATTTGCTGACCCAGTGAGCAGACTTCCGGAAGGCGTACCGCAGAACGACGAACCAGCGTGATGACAAGTTCGTGATTGATACAAAGTAGAGTCATGGGTCTCGCTACCCCAGGAGAGTGGCAGTCTGGTTTCGACCGGACTGCCATTTTTTATTGATTATTGGTTAGAATAGCGACTCGATATTCATCCTGGAGCCACGCATGCGAAAAGCGATTCTCGTCACCTCTGTTATTGCACCTGAAATGGAGTTGCCGTTAAATCTGGGCAACCGCAGATCCGCATTCACAATTCGTGAGCGACTGATTCAAACCGTCAGCACACTACACTCGCTAACCGTACAGCAGGGTGATGCTCAGATCTATTTCTGCGATGCCTCAGAGCCTGACTACAGTGAGTTCTTTGATCAGTACTACCCCAACGTAAAATATCTGCACTTACAGGCAACAGATCCCACATTGGCTGCTGAAGTCAGAACTGTGGCAAACAAGAGTATTGGCGAAGCTCATATGGTTCTGTCCCTGTGGGACGTCTATCGCAAGGAACTACTGGAGGCGGATTTTATCATCAAGGCCACAGGTCGGTATTTTTACGAGAACCTGCACAACGAGTACTTCACCGCAGAGAATCTTGACAAGTTTTTGTTTACCTACCACTCCACTGATCAGCGACCTTGGATTGACCATGAGGGCTTCGACTGGTCGCTGGCCAAGAATTTACTCAACCCAACAGAGTATCGGCACGTCTTGAAGACGACTCTCTACGGATTTGGACGGAAACAGACGCTGCGATACTTTAAAGCAGTCAAAGAACTCATGTTCAAGCTCTATCGTCCGCAGTACACGTTGTACGATGTCGAAAACTTATTGGCTTGCGAATTAGGTTACGAACTGGCCAGCAATCAGTTTGTTCGCGTGAATTGGCAGTACTTAGGCTGGAACAGTGTCAGTGGAGAATTTATTAAAATATAGTTGTACTCTTTAGGGGGACTCGTTATAGTTTCAAAACCAATCACCCCTGGAGTCAATCACATGACTGATGACTATCCCGTGTCTGATGTTTGCTTCGTGGCTTGGCGGGTTCTGTTCGATCCGCCCGTCCCTTCTGAGTTGTCTCGCTCTTTGGCTTTCTGGCACTTGGAGCTACAGGCAGGAAATCAGACAGCACAACAAGCCGGGTATGTTACGGACTACACGAAGTTACGTAGCTACTCTCGCAAGGCTAAACAAAAATGAATGAAGAGATACACCCAAAGCGGGCAGCCATCCTGGAGCACATCGAAGCTCAGGAGCTGGAAGACGTAGTCTTGTTGGATGGGCTCGACACGGCCATTCTTGGTCTGGTCAAGCTGCACCCCAACGGAGCTACCGTCGTGGCCTATAGCATCAAAAAGATTTTGACTAGCTTGGTCGCTGACGGCATGGACGAGGACGAAGCATATGAGTACTTCAATTTCAACATTGAGTGCCTGTATGTGGGTCTAAATACTCCAGTCTTTGTTCAGGATGAGCAGGACTTCACTCTTTAGTCGTATAGGAGACACTATATGCGACATCAGAAAGGTTTCAACATGCGGAAACTCGTGCTGGCAACAGGTATTTTCTTCGGCGGTATGGCAACAGCTCAGGCTGTTCAGCCTTTACATGCTGATTTGAATCCCGCGAACTACACGCCATATGTTGACTACTACGACACCGGGTCGCAGCAGACGTTTTATTACGACAGTGCTGCTGGCTCATTCTTTGTACGACTTGCACCGGCGACGCAGCCTTTGGCTACAACGACGGTACCAGCAGGTTATGAGCTGGTCTATGGTGGCAATGACCAGTCGGCTTGTCAGGCCAAAGCAAACTACTTGGCAGCCACCGGCGTGCTTAGCCACGGAAACTACACCATTGGTGCCTTTGAAGGAATCGGTGTAGGTGGCAATTCGCTATGCAACACATGCGTACCCGGCGGAGCCATGTCTCTGTCAGGTGATGCTTCGGCTCTGTCTGCCACCGGTATGTGGTACAGGGTGCGGGCGTGGAGATAAGGAAACAGCTACCACTCAACAATTCTCTCTTCATTCTAGTACCGTCAAATTTGATGGGTTTAGAATAAGGTTGAGTGGCAGTTAAAGAAGAGTCGCGTGCGGGTAGGAACCGCAACCTAGCTTTGTTTTGTATTTCAAAGCCAGGTCTTCATCAGCTCAATCACGTCAAGCACCTTCGTGATAGTGTTGATGAAGAGGAGGTGCAAATCCTCCCGGCTCTTTTCGGTTTCAATTCCGGATTTTGACTCAAACGAGAGGCTCGTATGACAGTAGAAGAACTGAAGTGGAAGAAGTTCCCAGTATCGAACGACGGATTCGTCTGCTTGGTCGACGTCATGGGCGACGACGCTGCGGTTGCTCAGGCGGCACGAACAAGCTACGGTATCGGAACCAAAGCGGTATCGGACGATCGAAGCCTACTCCGGTACCTGATGAGACACTACCACACGACACCTTTCGAGATGGTAGAGCTTAAGTTCATGGTACGAGTGCCGATGGACACATGGCGTCAGTGGATTCGCCATCGCACGGCCAGCGTGAACGAATACAGCACACGATACTCAGAAGCGATTGACAGTCAGCAGACGACGATGGCTGCGGACTGGCGTACTCAGAGTACAGATAACAAGCAGGGATCGAATGGTTATATACCTGCTCATCGGGGTCAGGTGCTGTCGATGCAGGAATCCGAACTGCATGAGTTGTCCAGATCCATATATCAACAGCGGTTGAACTTTGGCGTAGCCCGTGAACAGGCTCGTAAGGATCTACCACTCTCGACGTACACGGAAGCCTACTGGAAACTTAACCTGCACAATCTTCTGCACTTTCTCTACCTGCGTATGGAAGAGCACGCTCAGAAAGAGATTCGTGACTACGCTACGGTCATTGGCGAGAAGATCATCAGTCAGATTTTGCCAGACACGTGGGAAGCCTTTGAAGATTACCGCAGGAAAGCGGTGCACTTCTCTCGGCTAGAGATCATCGCGTTGAAAGAGATACTGGAAACCGTAGACATCCCGGACGGTCTTGTAGACATCTCGACTGAGCACATCAAGAACAAACGGGAACGCACTGAAGCCATCACCAAGATCCGAAGTCTACTGAACTGAGATCAATACATGGCACTGCAACGGCTGATTGTTGGCTGGTCTCGGGGTGGCTTAGGCTACATCACCCAGCTCTTGACCAGAGCAGGGCTGGAAGTTGGCAACACATTTGACCACACGACGAGCACAGACAACTTGAATGACCGGGTAGCCAGAGCAAAACCGTTCGAAGTATCACCGTTTGTTGTTCCGTTTTTGTCTAACCCAGCCTTTCATTCGGTTCCAGTAACCTTTGTGTTACGGGATCCGATGAGAGTCTTTAACAGCCTGTACTTTCACGGACTGTTTCACTCTGAAAAGTTCTCAGAGGTTAGACATTCAGCGGAACTTCACTTGCCACACATTCGCAGCCTTCAGGGGCGTCCTGCTCAGACGATCATAGCTTACCTGGATACTTGGTTGCGGCTGGCCAGCCACCATCGTCCAGGCATACCTACACTCCGGGTGGAGTCAGGCCCCATGCTGTTGCTAAAGTCGTTAACTGGATATGTGCCAGAGTTACTACCATACTGCCCGCCAGACGTGAATGCGTCGTATTGCAGGCAGACAACCTTACCCGACCAGTTACCCAACGTAGCTCGTGAACGCATGTCTGCGTTGCTGCTTGAGCTGGGCTATCGTGAGGATTACTGGAGACCCTGGGGCGGACACGCTCATTACGTTACACCAGAATGGCACTGCTGATGGAACCGATCATCGTCAACCGTTTTAAGCCTTATCGCAAGATGCGGTGGTGTCGGTCCAACTATCTTTGGCTTGAAACCAATCCTTATCTGGAAAAGTATCAAATCAAGGTACACCACGGCGAAGCAGGCCCACAGGAGGTTTTGGTTATACCTTGCCCACACTTGCCGGGCCGTGAGGCTATGGTTCATGCAGATTACGGACTATGGATACAGCAAGGGCATCTAGGCACGTTTGACTATGGGGATACGCCCATGGTTTGCGACAGCTCTCTGGACTATGCTCACTTAGATCCGGCTATCCGATCGTTAATAGGACACCCACAGATACGGGCTTACTTACCGAACACGGATTTTCGGGATCGTACAGTACAGCAGCGAAAAAGCTGGGGCGGCGAATACTATGGAACGGTACACGTCCGACGAAGACTGTACAACATGGGACCTGATGTGCGGGAAGAGCGTGGACCGTTATCGGCGGAAATTGCAAACAAGATTCAACCGCTGAACCGTCCGCCTACTCCGCCGTTCTCGGATGAGATCTTTGAGTATATTGCCAGCAAGATCAAGCCGCTTAACCAGCGGCCTGTGGATCTTTTTTTTAGTGGTCGGACAAGATATCACAAAGACCGCTACGGTAATTATCCAACGGCACACCGCAAAGAATTGGAAGACATGTGGGAGACGTTGCCAGGTCAGGTCAAAGTCCTTCGTACTTACGATAACTACGACGGAACACTGAAGGACGGCAAACCAATTGAAAAGTACAGTTATCCGTATGAGTATGTGGACGCCTTGCTTCAAGCCAAAGTGGTAATCAGTCCGTGGGGTTGGTCCCCCTGGTGTATTAGAGACATAGAAGCCCTGGCTTGCGGCTGTATCGTAGTGAAGCCTGAGTGCAGCAACATGTTGGTTTTTCCAGATATCTACGATCCCAGGAAGCAATTCCTGGTCTGGTGTGACATCACGTTTGCCGGGCTCGCGGATCAGCTCAACTACATCTACACACACATTGCCGAGATGCAAGACAGGGTAAACCGAGGACGAGAGTTCGTAACCGATGCTCTGTATCCCAACGACAAGTTGTATGCAAGCTGGACAAGGGACATACGACAAACACTGGAAAGAGCCTTGGAAAAGCCATCATATACTCAGGCAAAGCATATCGCCCTTTGACCCAAGTTTCTTTAAATACTAGACGTAAGTTACAATGTTTTATGGTCATACGGTCGCATAAGGATGGCGACTATTTAAGCTATGAACTGTTTTTCAACCGCAGTGGTTTCATTACTCAGAATTTGACCGTCACACACACTACCCGTCATGGAGGATTAGTGTATGCAACCTCGGAAACCTTCCGACGTCTCGACAGAGCAAATGTTCGAAACCGCGTTACGCCACAAAGGTAACTTGGTGACTGCAGCAGCAGAGCTCGGCTTAGCCAGTCGATCTGTTATTTGGACTCGACTGAACAGGGCAGGAATGCTTGCAAAGCTACGCGAGTCTACCGGACAAACGCACGTTGTCTCTAAAAAGGAAAACATCAAGATCAAGGAGCAGGCAGACTCCGCCGAGATTGAATACCTGGGCGACCAGATTCATACAGCGGAAGAACTGCTGGCAAAATCCGGAATTAACATGGACCTTTATGAGGTCGAACGTATCACAGTCAACAACTGGGAAGTAGCCGGAGCCAAGAAGCAGACAGATGGCATCTGGAAGACTGGATTACGTCAGATCAAGGTTTCACTTCGACGTAAGAGAGACGAGACTATTTCTCTGGAGCGATTGCTACAGGACCTGAAATCAAACTCGCCTATTGCTAAAGCCTACGACTATCCAAAACCGTTAGCCCAGACTTATCGACGGGCTTTGGAAGTCTCCATCATGGATCCGCACTTTGGTATGCAGTGCTACCAGGGAGAAAGCGATCATGATTGGAATCTGGAAATCTGTAGCAACATCTGTATGTGGGCTATCGATTCGCTGATTAAACGAGCAGAGGGTTATGGTCAGTTTGAGGAGATCGTCTTTCCTTTCGGTAACGACTTTCTTCACCATGACAACATGATGCACACGACGACCAAAGGCACGATACAACCGGAAGCCATGGCGTTCCAGTACGTGTATGAGCATGCGATACGCTTGGCAGTGACCATGGTAGATCGACTGGCTCAAATCGCTCCAGTGCGTGTAATTCAGGTTTCAGGAAATCACGATTACGTGGCTTCTTTTAGCCTTGGACACGTGTTGAAAGCGTACTATAGAAACAACGAGAATGTTTCGGTGGAGGTGAATCCTTCGCCGTACAAGTTCTACAAGTTCGGAGCAAACCTGATTGGCTTTGACCATGGTCACCATATCAAAGCTGGGAAACTGGCAGGGCTCATGGCTCAACACTGTCGTGAGCACTGGGCGACCACCAGCTTTAGAGAATGGCATCTGGGCGACCAACACCGCAAGGGCACAGGCAGTCCCGTGGTTATGGAAGAGCAGGGAGTGAGCGTAGAATACCTACCAGCTCTGACACCGCCTAACGGCTGGCACAAGCTCAAGGGCTTTAACTGGCAACAACGCGGGGCGATGGGTTTTGTGTGGGATCACGACGAGGGACCGATTGCACGGTTACAGGTCAATCTTGACAGTTACACCGGCAAGCCTATGGGTACTTGAGGTGAGAGTACCATGATTACCAAGGAGGGTAACTATGGCTCGACGAGAGTTTGATCATGTGTTACGGATGATCCGCAAGGAATGTCCAATATCAGTACCGATTCGAGTGGTTAGTCGAAACCTGGAAACCGAGCGGTTGTGCGGGAGTTGCACAACCTATGTGTTCGAGGATAGTTCGATTGAGAAGTTTCTAATTGAGATCGATAACTCTCTGACTCGTATTTCTGCGGTGGATACCTTGTTACACGAATGGGCTCATGCGATGGACCAAGATCGCAACGGAGTAACAACAGATTCCCACCGAGATAGTTGGGGACTTTGCTATGCGGAGGCATGGCGGGCTTACACAACTAAGATACCGGAATGACCGGTGTAAAATTTAACAGGCCAAAAGAGTTATCCCGCCGGGTGACTCTTTTTTTTTTTATGAAAGAGGGTTGACGGTGTAACCCAAAGGGGTTACAAATTGATTTGTCTAATTCTGGATTTTAAAACCAAGGATCCACTCATGCCTGCTCCACTGGTCTCTTGTATTCTGCCTTTCGCAAACGCACAGCGAATAACCCTGGTTCGTAAGGTAGTTAACAACTTTATACGGCAGCACTACACTCCTTATGAGTTGATTATCGTCAACAGCTCTGGGACCAAGGTGCTGACCAACAACGACATGGACACCCCGGAAATGCGGGATGCCGGTTGTCGTATTACTGAAATAGTAGCCTCCTCGGGGCTGAACGCCTCGACTATGAAAAACATAGGGCTGAAGAACGCGATTGGTGACTGGGTGACCTGCATCGACGATGACGATTACTACCACCCGACTCGGTTAATGTTTCAGATGGCTCATCGCCGTGAGCATAACCCTTGCATGCTGAAGTATCAGCTGCGGGTAGATCTCTCAGAGGCTTTAAGCAGTACGCTTGAAAGTGACCTGCAAGCGGTGCAACCTAAGCTCCACTTGTTAAAACGGGAAGACGGTATTCCATGTACCATGCTGTTCCCTAGGATTGAAATCTCTACAGGGCATAACTGGATATTCGACGAGCGACTCAATACCGGAGAGTACGGAGAGCTATTAACTCGAATGCATCGGCGAGGGCGGAACGGCGTTGTGTGCGACAACATGCACAGTCCGTTAATCACTGGTTTACATTGGCCGATGCTGTCCATTGCTGTGTATCACGGTGGGAATGAATTGACTCGAGAGCAGTTCTTTCCGCAGTCTGATCCACTGGTTGGGCAATTTGGCGTACCAACGGGACTCAATCCCACAGACATGGAACAGCTTAAGATCGTTCTGCAATCATATAATTTTCAAATTCTCTAATGTGTTTTAGCTAAGGACGTGACGATGGCATGGTACAACCAGGAAAAACCTGACACGATGAATTTTGTCGTAGCAGGTAATTACCACTCAGGTTATGGTTTGCTCCAGGCGGCATTGTCCGCTCACCCTAGCGTTGTTTGTCACGGGGACGTACTGCACACGGAAGATAAGATTCGGCAAATCGAGCATGAGAGCTATTTTGGCGATTCAGGTAGAGTGCCGGATTGGTACGTCCCAACACATTTGAGTGCAGAGCAGTATCTAAACAACAAGATCTTTGACAACACCTTGCACCAAGAGCGAGCAGTCGGCGTAAAGATCAACTACTGCAACTTCGTCCAGCACGATTTGTGGGACTATGTTGATCAGAAGTGTCGTCAGGGTGACTTCTATCTTGTACACGTCGTGAGAAATCCCATCGCTTGTTACGTAGCCTGGAAGCAAGCTCAAGGTAACAATGGATTGTTAGGTCCTGCGGTTCGCAGTCATACAGTGTTTGTGGAGCCTCAAGAGCTAACCCAGTTTGTGCGGGAGCACGAAGCAGTGAAGCTCAAGATTGATCGGTTGTGTTCCTCGCGTGCAGTGATACTTTATCACGAGATGCTTTTGGACTTTCGGGGCACGCTGGAGAAGTTGCTTCCTTGGATGGAGCTACCGTTTAGCTCTGCTTGTGTCATTAACCAGGCTCGGGTAAAACGACGAGACATTCGTAGTCGGGTTTCCAACTGGTCGCAGCTCAAGACTGCACTACCTCGGGACGTATTGGCATACCTCGAAGACCCTACGCTTTTTTGATCCTCAAGGACACTATGACAAAGCCAAAGAAGGAAAATCCACCGTTGACGGATCGCGAGTGGCAAGTTGTACGACTGATTCAACAGAATAAGAAGTACAGAGAGATTGCAACAGAATTGGGATTGGGCTACGAGACTGTGAAGACTTATGCCACGCGTATTCGTCGCAAGCTCAATCTGACGTCTAAAGTGGCGGTTGCGTTGTGGGCACAAGAGAAAGGAAAGTCTGATGGATAAACTGAAGCAGTTGGCGACCATCGGCGGCAAGCAACAGTGGTCACAGTACCAAGAAGCGGTAAGAAAAGAGCTGTTAGCGGGACGACACGACAATTCGATTGCGATAGAATTCCCGGAAGAGCCTATCCGTTATCCTTGTCTGGTGGCATCCAAGGCAAACGAAATTGACATCACACAGCCGGGATCCTTTGCCCGCATAGTTGTGTCTTGTTGCTACGTTTATCCAGAAGATGCCAGGCATCTGCTAGAAGTTGCAAGCCGCTCAAATCCAAACTGGAATCCTATGGTCACAACGAAAGTTGAGACATTTCTTGATCTACCTCGTGAACTGGCTGGCGTCGTTGATTACGACGATGACGACTACAGTCCAACCGAGCTGGGCACTCTCACATTAGCTCTATTGCTGGAGTTAAAAGACATTGGAGCCTTGAAGCTGGATAAGTTGACACAGCGGATGGCTAAGGTAGACGATTGGCTGGTCAAACAGACGGCGGAAGAGCTTGAGTACGCACAAACGATTGAGATTGTAGAAAAGATTTGGGGAGACTCGGATGTTAGCTAATCTGTTTGATCCGAAGTGGTGGTACATGGAGATTCCACGTACCGGATCGTCAACGCTAGATCGTGCTTTGTTTCAAGTGCTGCCAGGAGCAGTCAGCTTGTATCAAAAGCACTGGCCGATACTACCAACACCGTTTCTTGATCCTAACGCTCCGGATGTGACAGGGATTGTTTCGATTCGCAATCCCTACAGCCGGGCGGTTAGCTGTTGGCAGTTCTTTACAAAACCCGGGTCAATATCCTTCCGTGACTGGACGCGAGAGCGGCTAATTCAAGGTTTTGTAAACTTGCAGATTGAAGCTCGACCACAGAGCTTCTGGTTCAACCTTCACAAGTGGGAAGCGGTTATCCGACAGGACCACCTGGAAGACGATTTCTGGGCCGCGGTGCATTCGATGTACCCGGACATACCTCGTAAAGACATCACAAGGTATAACGACATCAACGGCGACTGGAATAACCGGGCGGGTTTTAAAACATCCAGACCGAACCCGTGGCACACCTACTACTGCGAAGAATCTCTAAACAACGTAGCGGTTATCTACGACACAGATTTTGAATGTCTGGAGCAGTGGTACTCACGAGATTTTTCTGAGGCAATTTCTGGAAGTAAAAGCTAGACAATCCAAATTGCCCGTGATAAACTTTCCTTCGTTGGTCATTAGGGAATCTTGTGAAACTGCCAACATCGAACCCCGTTGGACTGCAATTCCTTCGGGGTTTCTTCTTGTCTACTCAAATTCCCTGTTCAATTTTTTAATAAGTATTCGCTATCATAGGTAGCTGCGATATAATCCCGATTGGTGACTTTGCCGCAGGTGTCGGCAGGTTAGGGGACTCGACGCAGCCAGGATAGCAGCGACACGGGTTAGGACGACTGCCTAAGTGAAAAACCAGCAGTTGGAGGTATTTCAGTCGCACCTTTTAGACTGGAAACAGCGAAGAGTCTTGCAACCCTTCGCACTGGACTTGAGGTAGGGGATCTCAAGGGGTCACCATTTTCCATCACTACTTCTCTCAGGGACGTCGAGAAGCATGTCACAAGACCACCGTAATCAGCTCGATAAAGTCAAAGAACGAATTCAAAACCTACAGACTGGATCTGCCCGAGTTCTCGGGCAAGACTCTGGGATCTGGGGAAGACAAGAAGAAATCATTGAACTACTGTCGACCGTGGCAGAAAATCTAAGTGATGTGTCGGAGATCAGAGGCCAAGAGCATATTCAGATCATCCAGCAAGTAGCTACGATCGAATCTAACATCGACCACATCAAACGCGATGTAGGACTTCTTTGCAAGTTGGTGAGAGACGGCAACGGACAGCCTTCGATCATTCAACGATTGGCGAACCTGGAAACAGTTGTACACAATCAAACACGTGACATCGAGCAAATCGGTCAGCATGCCAATTCGATCATGGCAGCTCGTATGCTTACCAAGTCGCAAATCATCACAGGCTTAACTGGCATGGTGATTACCGCTCTGCTTTCGTCATTAGCCCTGTTCGCGACTTTGCTGAAACCGTAGGAGTTGCTATGAGCCTGATCTCTGTCACTGATCTTCCAGACTATCGGCATCTTCTTTTATACGAAGTTGTCAAAGACACGGAGAAGCGAGCTGAAGTCAAGATGACAGGCTTGTTGCAGGCAACCGGAGGTTACCTGCTTGTTGGCGTTCCTACCGCTCTGGTTCGTGGTATCTTCGATGCCATGCATGAGCCGGGCATCTCTCTACCCAACGCAGTAGACGAAGAAGCCCTAAGGGCCGGTATCGTAGTGATGACCCCGGAAGAACTGAGTCAGATTGGTGGCCCGACCAAAGTCAGTGAGCGGGGTAAACACTTCACGTACCATCTCGGTAAGCTGGTCGAAGCTCCGGCTCGTGGTTGGCCTGGTGTGTCCACTTGTTGGCACTTACAAATAAAATCGCCCGAGCTAAACAAGCTCAGGCGAAGTTACGGGCTACCGTCTAAGTTGGAAGACGGCTCTGATTTTTCGATTGTGGTGGCCTGTCGTAAAATTGGCGTGTTGACCGCCAATTCTGTACGCAAAGTCACAGAGCAGCAGGCAGATCATCGTCTTCCTGATTGGACTCTACCTTAAGCAGCTGCTCAAGGGCTATCGCTTCCGCGACTTCCCTTCGATGCACAGGGATTTCAATCGGGGCTGTAATCCCCAATCGTACCTTGTCACCGCGGATGTCGACGATGGTCAAAACGATATCCGAACCGATGATGATTTCTTCGCCAACTCTTCGACAGAGAACGAGCATTCAAGACTCTCCTTCCGTGAAACTGAAAATGCTACCCAACGATTACACTAGCTTCTTTCTGGGGACAGGTCAATAACTCACATGAGCACACACGCACTGGAACAACGACTGATTCTCACTCCAACCTCACAGAACGGGCATGCGGCACTGCATGATCTTTTTTTAAAATCTGCACAGTCTCGAATGGGTTGGTACATAGCAGGTTCTGAAATCGAGGGACAAGGTATTTTTGCAGCTAAAGATTTTAAAACTGGGGATACCATCGGACTTGCGATGACACCTGACGGCGAAGATGAGTATGGTTCTAAAAAGTGGAATTTAACAGAGTTTGCCAGGTTCTGTAACCATCAGTGGAAATCTAACACAGAACTAAAGAAGCGGGACGGTCAATTTTATCTGGTGGCACTTAAGCCAATCGAAACTGATGACGAGATCATCTCAAACTATGCCCAGGTTACTCGGGCTGTCGGCCCACACAGTCGCATGTTATGGGACGGTAAAGACATACCAACAAGTGACTTGCAGGATTATCTAGAAAAAGACGCAGAACTGTCTTCGAATTTGTTAGAATTCTATCCGCTTCCCTGACAGTCCACCGTCTGAGGCTTAGTCATGAACTTCGTGAGCACCGATCAGCTGTATAAAGATATGGCTGCATGGGAACGGCAATTGCCTGAATTTGATGCTGTTTGCGGTGTGCCTCGCAGTGGATTGATCCCTGCGGCCTACATCGCTACCAGGCGTAACATACGCATGGTACCGCTCAACGAATTGCTACAGAAGCCAGACGGGGCCATTGAACGCTCACCGTTACGAGACGTAAATCCGGTAATGGTTTACAACAAGCCTTATGGCAATCGGCTACTCATCGTGGATGACTCATCGAGCAACGCCAGTGTCACGTTCACGGATTTGCGGCAGCGACTGGCTCGGCAGACTTCGTTGCAAATTTCATACGGTTCGGTATACCGAGCTTCGGAAACCAGCAAGGTAGATTACTTCTATCGTGAAGTTCCGATGCCCAGGATGTTTGGCTGGAACTGGTATCGCCATTGTTACCTAGGCAACGCTATGTGTGACATGGATGGCGTGCTATGCGAAGACTGGAAGCGGCGATCAGAAGAAAACCATGATCCGGAGTTTGTCCGTCACGTGAATGAGGCAAAACCTTTGTACATTCCAGACGTACCGCTTAGAGCTGTGGTTACCAGTCGAATTGAGCGATACCGTAAGGAGACGATAGACTGGCTGGCTCGACATCGGGTTAAGTATGGCCGATTGATCATGCATCCGGCGGAAACACCAGAAGAGCGACGGGCTGCCAAGGATCATGCGATTCGTAAGGCTGAAGCCTACCGGTATGACAGCCAATCCTTTCTTTTCATTGAAAGCGATGTGAGACAAGCAGCTCAAATATTCGAGCTGACACGAGCCCCCGTCTTATGTGTCGATACCATGACAATGTTTTCTTGAAAGGAATATGCATGAGTTTTTCTTACATCGAAGAAGATTTTCGCTACGCTACGGGGCTTCAGGTCGACTGCTACTCTGAAGCAGAGCAGGAAGAGAAACCCCATATGGCGGGGTATGAGCTGATCCAGCTATTAGATCAGATGGACGGACACTGGCTAAAAACACCCGCAGATAAGTGCGTGTTTTACATGCAGACTTTGCCGGGCACAGCTTACTGGCTGGTCAAGCACTGGGAACAAGCGGAACACAAGCCTCGATTTATATTGATCCTGGAGCGAGCGGTTAAAGGTAATCGAGTGTGGCAATACCTGTCGCAGCAGTCCAATGTTACGTTACATGAGCCAACACTGGAGGAACTTGATACCGTGACTTGCCAGGTCATAACCGTCCAGACAGAAATACAAAGTCGATTGGTATACAACAAACCTTCAATCATCTACGATCCCAGTCGGGCACTAAGTAAAGAGCCCGGTGGTGAGTATTTCATGAATTCAACAATATGGGTAACTCGCCATGGGAATTGAAACAGCCGAAAACGTACCAGGCTGGATACAGCAACTTGTACGAGACATAGGTGAGCAGCTGCATCCTTTGGGGTTTATGGGTCAACTTGGGTTTCGCTACCTGCCGCCAGCCGCTCAGGCAAACATAACACACCGCTGGGTCATTGGAATTTATCCTGTGCCGTATGAGTTGTCAGGTGGCAAACGAGACGGCGTTGTTGTGGTCGCCGGGTTTTGTCTGGATCTTTTGAAAACAATGTCACAATTTTCTGACATCACAACTCTGGAATGGCGAGTGCCTCGAAGATATACTGACGGACTCTCCGGGCCGGAGTTCTGGTTAGAAGGATGTTACCAGAACAAAGAATTGGTACAGCTGCATGTTTATGCGGATTGCCCGGCGGATGAACTACCTACCTTAGTACTGGATGTTGTCACTGGAACCTTACGGGTCAAGTGACATGTGTTGTCTGTAACTCTATATCAGCAGGAGTGGCATATATGCCTATCTCAGGGACGGATTTGGATAGTGGCTCAATTGAGAATCTAACGGTTGCAAAGCGAGACGGCCAAGTCGTTGCGTTTGACCCCGTGAGGGTACAAACGGCAGTACAACGCTGTCTGGTGTTGGATTGTGCGTATGATGAGCAGGACGCCGACCATATCAGCACACTGATTCAGCAACAGGTTACAAACCTGGTAAAGCTAGAGCAGCAGCCAGTTGGCGTAGAGACGGTGCAGAACCTTGTGGAAAGCCAGCTCATGGCGGGTGGCTACTATCCAGTAGCAAAGCAGTACATTCTGTTTCGAGAAGCCAAGCGGCTACAGCGAGAAGAACAGCCAATTCCAGAAGCTGTTATCGAAGCATTCAAAGCAAACGATCAGTACTTCTCTAACGAGATTCAAAAGTTCCAAGCTCTCGATAAGTTTGCCCGGTTCGATCACGAACTGGGAAGAAGAGAAACTTGGCCTGAGACAGTCAACCGTGTCTGTGAGTTCTTTAAAGTTCACTGCACGGGGCAGAACTTTACCATAACCGACCACGAGTGGGCTTATCTTAAGGACGGTTTACTGAACCTTGAAGCATCGCCGTCCATGCGTTGTGTTCAGATGGCAGGCCCAGCACTCAACCGATGTCACGTTGGCGTCTACAACTGCTCGTTCCAGTTCCTTCAGAGCACGACGGACCTGGCAGAAGAACTGTACGTTCTCATGCAGGGTACAGGCGTTGGGTTCTCAGTCGAAGCGGAATTCGCTGTTGAGAAGTTTCCAAGAGTGAAACGACAGAAGAAGACAGCCGAAGCGACAACATACGTCATACCTGATACCACTGAAGGTTGGTGTGATGCATACAAGGCCGGTTTAGACGCCTGGTGGTCAGGGGAAGATCTACGGTTTGACTACTCCCAGATTCGTGAAGCAGGCACGCCGCTCAAGACCAAGGGCGGCAAGTCCTCGGGTCCTGGACCACTGAAGGATCTACTGGAGTTCGCACGGAAGAGAATTCTGGCCCGCCAAGGCCGATACCTGTCCAGTCTGGATCTGCACGATATCAACTGCTTTGCTCACAGAATCGTCCGTATGGGCGGTGTGAGACGTGCCAGCGGTATCAGCCTGTCAGATCTTCACGACCACGAGATGCGGGATTGCAAGCAAGGTGAATTCTGGAATACGAACAGCCAGAGAAACCAGGCCAACAATTCCGCAGTTTATAACGAGAAGCCGGATCCGTTGGTCTGGATGGAAGAGTGGCTGACACTTGCCAAGTCCGGATCGGGCGAGCGGGGTATCTTCAACCGGGGTGGTCTCAAGAATCAGTTCCCCAAGCGACGCAAACACCAAGGGCATCTGTTTGGGACCAATCCATGCGGTGAGATCATTCTCAGACACAAACAGTTCTGTAACCTCTCAATCGCTGTCATCCGCCCGGAAGATACCTACGAAGACATCGAACGCAAGACGATCATCGCTACGATCTGGGGCACACTTCAGTCCACCATGACCAAGTTCAACTACATTGGTGAAGACTGGAAAAAGAATAGCGAAGAAGAGCGGTTGCTTGGCGTAGATTTACTTGGCTTCTTAGACCATGCGTTATTTCAAGACAATGTCGTTGCTGCTGTAGTTCTGGACAGGCTACGAGCCAAGGTAATTGAAACGAACGTCCTTTGGGCTAAGCGGTTGGGTATCAATCCTTCTGCGGCTACAACCTGTGTGAAACCATCTGGAGACAGCAGCGTATTCTTTTTGACAGCTGCTGGATTCAAAGGGCACCACGGTGCTTACTATGTTCGCAGAGTCCGGGCCAACGACACTAACCCGGTCGCACAGATGTTGCAAGCAGAAGGCGTACCTTGTTTCAAGGACTACGACGGCAGCGGGCTGGTGTTGGAATTCCCGATGAAATCTCCGGCAGGTGGACAGCTGTTGGAAAATCAAACAGCTCTGAGTCAGTTAGAGCAGTGGAAGACCTTCAAAGTCCACTGGACTGAGCACAATCCAAGCGTGACGGTCTATATCCGACAAGAAGAGTGGCTTGCGGTGGGCAAGTGGGTGTATGATAACTGGGAGATCGTTGGCGGTTTGAGCTTCTTGCCTTACGACGGCGGTGTCTATCACTTGGCTCCGTATGAGGCGATTAGTCAGGAAGACTACGAGAAGCGAATGTCCACGTTCCCCAAAATCAACTGGGCAAAGTTGGTCCGCTACGAGAAATCGGATATGACTGACTTACACCAGCAAGTGGCCTGTGCGGGCGGGGCTTGCGAGATCTAACACTTGCGGTACGCGAGATGGCTCCGGGTTTAAAGCTCTGGAGCCATTTTGTTACGTGCATCCAAATGGTGTAAGCTAGGTTAATACTCAGACCCGCCAGGAGACATACAAAGCCCATGGATGAGCTGAATTTAAACCTAGAACAGCTTTTAGACGTAAGTCTGCACTGCGACTTTCCAGGAACGATTAATCTACTGGTTGAGAAGTGTGCAGCACCTGCCGTTGATCTTCGACAAGCCATTGCAAATCTTTATACCAAAACAGACTTAGGTATTTATTGGAATCCCGCACAAGAAAAAGCAGCTATCTACGCGAGACCTGTGATCGATCCTGAAGAGTTTGACTGGGGATTGCAGGTACTGACAGAGAAACTGGGTTCAGACCACGTGCGGCGTGAACCACTCACAGGATATGACTTGCAGGACTGGTGGGTCAAGGTTGCCTACTCGCCAATACTTCGGCGACTGGGTGAGCTGGCTCAGTTCTTTCCCTCTAAAGATATTCCAGGTTTTGGCGGACGACCGATTGCCTCAACAGTGGCCAGCGGTTTGCTAGGTGCCGGATTGGGATACGGGGCAGGCTGGCTGGGAGAGAAAGTCATTCCTCATTGGGCCCAGTCAGAGGGAACGATTCGCAAATGGACGACGCTGTTGGGCGGGCTGGGCGGCACTGCAATGGGTGCAACTCCCGGCTTACTCAATCTGCAAGATGGCCGCAGCTTCAACGATCCTACGCTGTGGTCAAGTCAGGCGGACGAACCTTGGCAGGGCAATATGGTTGGCAGTCGTTACAAGGATGCAGTCGATCAATTTGTAACCAAACAGGCATTTGGATCTGTAGGCGGCCCGTCTTTTGATGAAGTACCACTCGTTCGCATGGACGAGCTTGGCCGCGTGCTGTGGGGTACAAACGCGTCACCACAGACAACCGCGATGACGATGGGGGCAATGTACGGGGCGAACCAGATGCCAGATCCCACTGCAAGTCCAGGGCAGGTCACACCACACCAGGTGGGTATGTTCGGTCTGGCCATGGGAGCGGCGGGAGGCGGTATACGAGGTTACTTGACCGGGCGGGCCGTAGGCGTAGGCCTAGGCCTATTGACAGGCATGCCAACCGCGACTCAGAATACGTTAGGTCAAACCGGGTTAGCCTTGGGTGTTGTGAATGCCTTGGTTCCTCGGCTGTTTAACTAAGGAGATTGATGTGTCAGCTTCACTTAATCTTTCGCAGGCTGTTGATGCTGTGGTGGCTTCTTACAAAGCCAGCGTAGCTGATGGGCGTTTGACGTTTCACGAAATACTGACATTGGTCTATAACGCTACAGCTACTTTCGTGAAACTGGTAGAATCGATAGATCAGCGACCTGGCGATACCAAAAAACAAGTCGTGCTCAATGCAATTGACTTGTTTTATGCTACCGTTGTAGCTCCTATCGACATTCAAGGTATACCTAACTTTCTGGAAGGTGCCATGGATGCCGTAATCAAGGCATTTATCTTGGCACTGGCTAGTGCCTGGATCGACGCTATCGTCAACATCTTTAACAAAATTGGCTGGGGTGCCGAGACTACGCCTTCAGGGGCTGCGGCTTTGCAAGCTCCACTGATTTTTTAAAATCCGGAATTAAAGGAATACGACATGTCGCTGGTGATCGGTAATATGACTGGTGTGGTCTTCTTCGGACCCAGGGATCAACCTAAGGCGGTACGCTGGTGGGCTGAACGCGGACAACTACACTGGGAAGATTCCCGGACGAATGCATACGACACAGTGTCGGTTCGAGAATTCCTACTACGGCTACAGGGTATCAGTGATATGCTGTCCAATGGCCGTAAAAAAGAAAATCAAGGCTTCATGCACTCGGATGAAGTCGAGCGACATATGCGGTTTATCGAGGAAGCCTTAGAACTTGTACGGAAGGCCAAGGAACAAGGAATTCCGGAAGATCCCAAGGTACGAAGACACAAGGCGATGGACCTCCCCGTCACAGTAGTGATGCCGTCTGCTTTGAACAGTGGTAAGGGTGTGACTTTCTAGGAGAGCAAGGATGCAGACAAAAGAAGCGTTTAAACTTGGATTTTTGGCTCGTTGTGTGGAAGAAGGCTTATCGCCAGAACAAACACACACGTTGGCCAAAATGGCAGCAGATCAGCTGGAAAAACGATCACTCAGTCCTAACCCACTAGGTTGGCTAACCGGACAGGTCACAGCTCCTGTCAAGAACATAACAGACGCCTATAAGGCGGTGCTTGACTCTGCTTCGTCTACTGTGCCCCTGGCGGCCTTAGCCATGGCGGTGCCTCCGGCTCTTGGCGGCTCTGCAGCTTGGCTCGCAAACCGAGCCACGGACACGGATGCCACAGATATTGATCAGGTTAAGCAGAAAGAATTGTCGGATACATATCGTCGGATGGCGGCTCAAATGAACCGACAAAAGCAGCTGCGTAACTACAAGCAGGAACGCAAGCGAACAGGTCGGGTCTACTTGTAAGGACTCATATGTCAAATAGCTTGGTGAAATTCACCAGCCGCAAGGATGGCAACGGCAGGGGTAATCTATACTGGGAACGGGCAGACGTGGATGGTCTACCGTTTCGAGGACACTCGGCTCCAACTTATCGAAATGAGGAGTTTGAGGATCGGGTTGTAAGGGTAGCTGATCCAAAGAATGGTACGTTCTACACCGGTGATCCGGAGCAAAACGCAGCTTATCTCAAGGTCATGGATGGAATTGCTAACTCTTGGTATCACATGGTATTTGTCGAGCGATGGCGAGCTGAAGGCGACAAGTACCATCATGTTTATGTAGAATGGCTGGAATACTTCCTGGAAGACGGGAAGCCCGCACCGTACGAGCCGAACTAATTCAACAAGGATGTGACTATGGACGTTCGAACAGCAAAGGCGTTGCTTAAACAGATTCAACAGGTGAAGCAAGCAGAGACCGGAAATGTCACGGTGGCGGGTTTACCTGCACCAGCATCACCAACTCCAACTTCGTTTTCTTTTCTGGCTCGTAATATGCCAAATTTGTTACCTGGCAGCCTGCCTAAAGATTTGGCTAAGCAACAAAATACTAAGCTACAGTCAGATACTCAAAAGGCCATCATTAGAACTATGATGTTGGCAGCTGGCGGAGGTGCTGCTGTGCGTGGACTTACAGGCTTAACTAATATGCTAGGCGAATCACCACAAATTGCCTCAACAGGTCGTACTGTAGAAATGCCTGTCGCATATGCCGAGGAGCCGAAACGTAAAAAAAGGATGAAACAAGCAGAGGCATTCAAATCGAGTGTCGACACTTATAACCAGGGAGCTACAAACAAAATTGGGTTGAACTACTACATACCGGGCATGCTGATCGGCGGCGGGTTAGCGGCTTACGGCGGCTGGAAGGGTGTAGACCATCTGCTAGATGCTCAACGGCGTAAGCATACAAATGAGGACATGGAAGCAGCAAAACAGGAATATGAAGACGCTCTGCTCGGGGCATATAAAAAAGCAACGGATACGGCACTAGATCAAACCTTTGAGCGTTATGAAAAACAAGCATATCTTGAGAATATACCGGGAGCTTTACAAGGTGCCGGACTGGCTTACACGGCAGCGTCACTTCCAATCGGTTACATGATCGTTAATGACATGATGAAAAAGAACAGCAAACAAGCCTTGTTACAAAAAGCTCTGCAAGAGCGAGCTCGTCGTCAAGCCATGACACAGCCACCAGAAATTTATGCGATTCCACACTCACCCAACGAGGAGAGCGAATAAGCGATGCAACCGCTCACGCCCAATCTGCTTGAGCCGGAATCCTCATCGCTGTTGACTCCGGCTGCATCTATCCAGCCGTTACCGCCTGCTCCCGATTATCGGGAGTTTGGTGATACGGTAAAAACGCGTTCACGTATTTATGACAACGTACTGAACGCGGCTAAGAACATACAGCCCGTGTCGAACGACCGCCACACACTTCGGTTGGCGGATGTGGATTACATGGATTCAGATCGGGTCAGCAAGCGGGATCAGAAGGCCGCTATTCTGAACGGCTTGACCCGCGGGCGAAGGCTACGTGGTACGTGGGAACTGGTGGACAACGCCAGTCAGCAGGTGCTTGATAGTAAGCGGTCTGTGCTTATGACCGTACCTCACCTCACCGAACGCGGTACGTTCATTAACAATGGCACAGAGTACACATTAAAGAACCAACAACGCTTGCTCCCTGGCGTCTACACGCGGGAACGTGATAACGGTGAAATTGAATCACACGCAAACGTCTTGCCGGGCAAGGGCGTGTCTCACCGTTATTTTCTAGACCCAGAAAAAGGGCAGTTCAAGATTCGCCTGGGACAAGGCACCGTCAGCCTGATGCCTTTGCTCAAGTCTATGGGTGCGACTTCAGAACAGATTAAAAATGCTTGGGGCAAAGATCTTTATGCCAGTAACTTCAACAGCGATGACGCTGGCGAACACAAGAAGCTCCGGGCCAAGTTTCTAAATGCTAAAGAGCTTCAAGGGGATGAGCAGGCACAGCGGGCAGCTCTTGTGCAAAAGTTTGCCAACATGGAGCTGGACCCAGAAGTCACAAAGCGAACGCTGGGTAATCCACATGCAGGACTGACCCTGGACGCTGTGATGGATATTACCAAAAAGCTAATTCAGGTCAGTCGTCGGGAAGCCGAGCCGGATGATCGTGACGCGTTAACCTATCAGAGCTTCCTTGGCCCTGAAGATCTACTTGCAGAAAGAATTTCGCGAGATAAAGGTGGTTTACGCCGTCAGCTTTTATGGCAAATGTCGGGGCAAGGCAACCTCCAAAAAATGCCATCTTCTGCCTTGCACAAGCAGCTTCAGGCTGCCATTATGGGTTCCGGGCTGGGTCAAGCGATCGAAGAAATTAATCCGGCAGAGCTGTACGACAAGTCAACAGCTGTGAGCCGCCTAGGCGAGGGCGGTATTCCTTCCACGGATGCTATTCCTAAAGAATCGCGTAGCGTTCAGCCCAGTATGTTCGGATACGTGGACCCTGTGCGAACCCCAGAATCGGGCAAGGTAGGAGTGGACACCTACCTTGCTCGTGGGGCTCGCAAGGGTTCCGACGGCAAACTTTACGCTCAGTTTAACGACGTTAGAACCGGTGAAACCATTTACAAAACACCGCAAGCTGTTGCGGATTTGACTTTGGGTTTTCCTGGAAGCATGCAGCAACTCGGGAAACGGGTAGCCGCTATGCGTAACGGAAAAATGGTCTACGTGCCAAAGCACGAGATAGACTTAGAGTTACCAAGCATGGAAGAAGCGTTTAATCCGCTTTCCAACATGATACCTATGAAAAGCCAGGTCAAAGGTCAGCGACTGGTGATGGCGTCTCGAATGACCACACAGGCGTTACCTATCGCAGGGGCCGAAGCTCCACTGGTTCAGTCGGCGATACCAGGCACAAACGGACAAAAGAGCTACGAAGAGCTTTATGCCGGTGCGATGGGTGCGTTACGTGCTCCGCAGGGCGGAACGGTGACCGGTGTAGACGATGACGGCATTCATGTGCGATACGAGGACGGTACTTCAGACACACATGAGATGTATCAGAACTTCCCGTTTAACCGTAAAACTTTCATACATCAGACGCCAGTCGTAAGGCCTGGAGACCAGTTTGGTCCAGACCAGTTGCTGGCCCAGTCCAACTATACTGATAAGACAGGGGCAACGGCTTTAGGGCGTAACGCTCGTACTGCTTATGTCTCGTGGCAAGGCAAGAACTTTGAAGATGCCGTCGTAATTTCTGAAGGCTTTGCCCGGAAAATGGCTTCTGAGCACATGTATCAGAACAGTCTGGAAGTAGACGACAAGACTCAGCTGGGTAAGCATAATTACATTCAGAAGTTTCCTGGTAAGTTCGATAAGGCAACTTTGGCAAAAATGGATGATAGCGGCGTGATTAAGCCTGGAACGGTGGTACACTACGGCGATCCTCTCATTCTGGGAACTTCGCAGCGGGAAACCTCGTACAACAAAGTCCACAAAAAAGGACAGGCAGGACACACCGATGCAGCAATCATTTGGGATCATCACGACGACGGGACCGTTACCGATGTGGTCATGGGCAAAACGGGACCGACTGTCGTTGTTAAAGCGACGTCAGCCATGCAAGTTGGCGACAAACTCTCTGGGCGGTACGGAGACAAAGGAGTCATTGCTGATGTCATCCCAGACCATCAAATGCCACATGATAGTGACAAACAACCCTTCGAAGTCCTGTTGAATCCACTTGGTGTCATCACCCGAACCAACCCGGCTCAGATGTCTGAGTTGTACCTGGGTAAACTAGCAGCCAAGCTGGGACGACCTATCAAGGTCCAAGACTTTGATTCAAGCAAAGACATGGGCGAATGGGTTTCACAAGAACTGGCCCGTGAAGGTTTGTCTGACTTGGAAGACATCAACGACCCGTCTAAAGATCAGAAGATCGGCGGTATTGCTACGGGTCATCGGTTTTTTATGAAGCTGCACCACACGGCTGAGTCTAAGGGACAAAGCCGCGGTGGTGGAGCTTACACAGCGGATGATGCACCGGCTAAAGGTGGGTCAGAAGGCTCAAAGCGAATTGGGATGTTGGATACAAACGCCTTGTTGTCTCACGGAGCTACGGCAACGCTACAAGACGTGAGTGCAGTTCGTGGACAGAAGAATGACCAATACTGGATGCAGTTCATGTCCGGCTACAATCCAACAGCGTCCAAGGTACCGTTTGTGTATCAAAAGTTTGTCAATCAACTCAAGTCTGCTGGTGTTAACGTCGTCAAGCAAGGCACACAGACAAACATCATGGCGTTGACGGATAAGGATGTGGATGAGCTGGCCGGTGATCGCGAACTCCAAAACGCGGAAGGCGTAGACTGGAATAAGGGGCTCAAGGAAATTTCTGGCGGCTTGTTTGACAAGTCGAAGACCGGAGGTCACGGGGGCAATCGTTGGAGCTATATCAAGCTGCACGAGCCGTTGCCAAACCCGGTGATGGAAGAACCCATCCGGCGTATGCTAGGTTTGACACAGAAACAGTTTCAAGGCGTAATCTCAGGCACGGAACCGTTATCTAAGTACGGCACAGGTCCGCAGGCTTTACAAAAGGCCCTGTCCGGAATGAATGTTGATGCTGAGATTGAGAAAGCCCGTAACGCTATTTCAGCGGGTCGGGCCTCAGACAGGGATGCGGCGGTGAGGAAGCTAGGATACCTGAAGAGTGCTAAAAAGCTGGGTCTCCATCCTGGCGATTACATGCTTACAAAAGTGCCTGTTCTGCCTCCTATGTTTCGACCCGTCAGCATGATGTCAAACGATATGCCACTGATTAACGATGCTAACTACCTTTACAAAGAGTTATTTGAGGCAAATAACAACCTCAAAAGCATTCAGAGCGAATTAGGACATGAAGCATCCGGGCTGGAACGAATGGCGGCGTACAATGCCTTCAAAGCTGTCACGGGTTTAGGCGATCCAATTAGCCAGAAAAGTCGAGATAAGAACGTCAAAGGTGTGCTTCAGTCTGTGTTTGGTTCCAGCCCCAAGTTCAGTACACTACAACGCAAACTGATTTCCACCACTGTGGATAACGTCGGGCGGGCGGTGATCACCCCCAATCCGGATCTGGACATGGATTCGGTCGGCCTGCCCGAAGAGAAAGCCTTCAAGGCGTATGAGAAGTTCGTCACCCGGCGGCTGGTCCGTCAGGGTATGTCGATGAGAGTGGCTCGCGAACACATTGCAAACAAATCGAAGCTGGCACGCAATATTCTGCTTGAGGAGATGGATCATCGTCCGGTATACATCAGCCGGTCTCCTGTTCTTCACAAGTTTGGGATTTTGGCAATGAAGCCAAGACTAACCAAGGGTGATACACTTCAGGTTAGCCCTCTCATCGTTAAAGGCTTTAACGCTGACTTTGATGGCGATGCTATGAATTATCACGTACCGAGCACAGAAAAGGCCCGACAAGAAGCTCTTGACCGACTTCTACCTAGCCGAAACTTGTTCAGTCTGTCAGACTTTAAATCCGTGATGCACGCTCCGGCAAACGAGTTTGTCGGCGGTTTGTACCACGCTACGAAATCCGTTAGCGATCGCCCTAAAAAGATCTTTCGATCGCTACAGGATGCTAAGCGGGCCTACGCACGGGGCGATATTTCTATCGACGATCGCGTGCAAATCCTAGAATCTTAACCAGATCAGATTGACAAGGAGATCATAACGATGGGACTGAACCTCGAGCTTCTTAAACAAGCCCGATATAACGTACGGGAGCTGGAAAAATCAGCATTTGTAGCTGCCGGTGACCCGTCAATGGGTGGAGATCCTGCGGCTATGGCTGGTGGCGGTGCTCCTCCTATGGACCCAGCTATGGCTGGCGGTGCCCCTCCAATGGATCCGGCGATGGCTGGCGGTGCCCCTCCAATGGATCCGGCGATGGCGGGTGGTGCTCCTCCTATGGATCCGGCGATGGCTGGCGGCGGCGATCCAATGGCTGCAATCATGCCGATGATTCAGCAAGCGGTACAGCAAGCAATGGCAGCCAACGGTGGCGGCGGTAGTGGTCCACAAGCAGGCGGGCCCGGAATCAAACCCAAGATCGACGTCAACGTCGAAATCATGCAGATGAAGAAGATGTTGGCCAAGATGATGGACGCCATGGGAATCCACATGCCCGTAGCCGACATGGTGGCCACACCAGAAGATCTCAATCAGATTGCACAAGGTGGAGCCGGTTTCGCCGCAGCTACGCCTGATAACGGTGGCGGACTGGGAGCCATCAAGCCGATACAGGCTATGAAGGCCGCAGAAGACTGGGAAAGCGGTGTAGCCTTTACACCTCCTTCCGAGAATTCATTCCAGCAGTCACACAACGTCACAAGAAGTACGGCAAACATGGCAACAGCGTTATTGCTGCGTAACCGTATGACGGGTTGAGCAGAAGGACAGTTCGATGTTCTTTGTCGAGATATTGGAAAGTATCGGGAAGCCTCCCTTGCGGGTGGAGGCTTCTCAGGTGGTTATTCGAATGGCTGACGGTACTCCCGTCAGTGTAGCTGCGGTCTTTGGCACTGCAAGCAGTGTTTTGGTTTCACACTGTGAAGACCCAAACTTTAACGCAAACTTGCGTAAGCTGGGCATCAATGAAACCGTTATCTCTACTAGACTGAAGGTATGACATGTCCGACCCGACACGATCTGCTGATAAGGCTTATTACGCTTCCCGAACTCCGTTAGATATACGGGGCACTCGCGAAGGGCGATCAAATCCGCCAAAATTCCCAAGCTATCAGCACAAAGGTTACGACTCCACCGCGTCGTCTGACAAATACTATGCGGTGCAACCGGCTAAAGTGGATGCTCCTGTAGCTCAGGCCGTGCGGCAGAAACCTGCACGGAACACAGTAGCACAGAAAACCGAGCTGATTATCACAGATACGGATAATCTGTTACGGCGGTTAAGCGATATACTAAGAGATAACGATGTTGAGGTCGTTGTTAAAGGCGATGCAGAATTGATCCGACAGGCACGAATGATTTTGGATTTATCTGTAGGCCGAAACGAGTTTACACGACAGCAGGCAGACTCTGTGTCATTCGCGGTGGTTGAAGCAAAGATCACAGTACCCGACGTAGCGGTTGTGGACGTAGCACCAGAACCAGTAGTAGAGGTAGCCGCAGAGCCAGAGCCAGTAGCAGAACCGGAACCAGAAGTAATTCCGGAGCCCGTGATACGGGATGAAATTGCTGAACTTCTGGCAGCACCAACACCGGTTGTCAAAAAAAGTAAGCCTAAGCAGGTCAGACAGGCCAAGAAGCCCGAGGCTAAAACTATCACGGAAGATGACATCGCTGCCGCTCTTGGCCTAGGCGATGATAGCGACGACTAAGAGGCTGTTTGCATGCTGAATACGACTGTCGGCCAACTGTTGGTAAACGAATCACTGCCTGAAGACTTGCGGGACTATAACCGAGTCCTGGACAAGAAAGGTATGGGTGCGTTGTTACAGCAGGTGGCTCGACAGTATCCAGAAAAGTACCGTGAAGTGTCGTTTCAGCTGAGTCAGGTTGGGCAGAGGTCAGCTCAAGACCAGGGGGGTATGTCGTTCGGCATGCGTCACCTGAAACGAAGTAAGATCGCCAACGAAACTCGGAAACGGATTCAGGGGCAGCTAGACAACATCTTGTCTGATGACTCGCTCACAGATCAGCAACGCAACGATCTGATTGTGAAAACAGTTGGACGTGAGAGCGAACCGCAGCAGAAGGCAGTGCTGGAAGAAGCCATTCAAGCCAAGAATCCGTTAGCAATGCAAGTGCTTTCAGGTAGCCGCGGTAAGCCTATGAATCTTGCCAGCTTGCTGGCAGCAGATATGCTGTACTCGGACCACAGGGATGAGGTTATTCCAATTCCGGTGCTTCGCAGTTACAGCGAAGGCTTGTCCCCGGAAGAATACTGGGCTGGAACTTATGGTGCTCGTCGCGGGATCATCGCAACTAAGTTTGCCACTCAGGAAGCGGGATTTCTGAGCAAACAGTTAAATCAAGCAGGTCACCGGCTGGTCGTAATGGGTGAAGAGGGTGACGAAGATCCGGAAGCACCTACTCGGGGTTTGGTCGTTGATACTGACGACATGGACAACGAGGGTTCGCTTTTGGCTCGGGACGTAGGACCGTACAAGCGAAACACCCCACTTACCCCCAAGATTCTCAAACAACTACAGCGACTTGGCAAAAACCGGATTTTAGTCAGGTCGCCGATGGTTGGTGGTTCTCCTGAGGGTGGTGTTTATGCTCGAGACGTTGGTATCCGTGAACACGGTACCTTGGCAGGGTTAGGCGAGCAGGTCGGACTTCAGGCAGCTCAGGCTTTGTCTGAACCGATTAGCCAAGGGCAGCTTTCGGCAAAGCACTCTGGCGGCGTTGCCGGGCAGGAAAAGGCGGTTGGTGGATTCCAATACATCAATCAGCTGATTCAAACGCCCAAGAAGATGCAGGGTGGAGCTGCTCACTCTACATTGGACGGTACGGTGCAGCGAGTAGAACCTGCTGCTGCCGGTGGGTTCAACGTAACGATTGACGGCAAGCCGCACTATGTAGGTGAGGGCTTTGGTGTCAAAGTTAAAAAAGGGGATAACGTCGAAGCCGGGGATGTGCTTAGCGACGGTATTCCCAATCCAGCGGTCATCACTCAGTACAAAGGTGTTGGTGAGGGTCGCCGTTACTTTGTCAACGAATTCCGCAAAGCTATGTCAGCTAGCGGTATGCAGGGACACCGCCGCAACATTGAGTTGCTGGCACGCGGATTAATCAATCACGTTAAGCTCACGGAAGAGACTGACGATCATGCTCCGGACGATATCGTCCCGTATTCTACGTTGGAGCATACATACAAGCCACGGGAAGGCCATGAGCGTCTAACGCCCAAAAAAGCGTTGGGCCAGTATCTGGAACGTCCGGTGTTGCACTACACCATTGGCACTAAGATTCGCCCGTCGATGCTTAGAGACTTCGATGATTTCGGAGTCCAGGCAATCCCGGTGCATAAGAATCCGCCACCGTTCGAGCCACATATGGTACGAGGTATGTACCAAATGCAGCACGATCCGGATTGGATGACCCAGATGTACGGTTCCGGACTCAAAAAGAGTCTGCTGGAATCCACAGCACGTGGAGCAACCAGCGAGGAACGGGGTACCAGCTTCATCCCCAGCTTGGCGTCAGGCACTGATTTTGGCGAAGTCCCAGATCGTGCAGTGATTCAGCCTAAGCCTGCATATTCATTGCCTAAAGTATCCATTCCTGACTTGGAGCCTGAAAATTCAGGATCCACGTTCTTTGGAGGCCGATACAAAGTAGGCATGCAAAAAAGGGCGGTAGAAGCGACCCCACCCAAAGTCGAGGCTCCGGCCTCCACATCTATGTCGGCTCCTACCGCCCCTACTCCCTCCCCGTCGAATGCCGCAGAGTTGGGTAGCAATAATATTATGTCCCCGGCTACAACTGTCCAGCCCAAACTGGATACAGTGACTCAGCCGATTCAACCGCCAGCGGATATACCACAGGCAAGCCAGACTCCTAGAGCAAGCCAGACTCCTCCAGCCAGTCAACCGCCGCCAGCCAGTACACCAGCACAGGTTCGGGCAGATGTGATGCAGGCTTCAAGAACCGCAACTCCGCCTCCGATTCAAGAACCTTTGCCGCAGATTAAAAGACCGTCAACTAAGATGCCAGAGCTATCTACTGGAACCGCATCCACTTCTCGGCTAACCAGTTCTCGGCTAGGCTCACAAACAGCAGGCATTCCATGGTGGCGGGCAACAGCAAAGCCGACAGACACGACATGGAATAAAACAGAAAATACCGAATTCCATTCTCAGCCTAACTCTGTGTTAGGTGCGACACCGTCTGTGGCCAACCTGGCTGCGAGTCGTTCCTACGCACCAGAGCCTCCAGCTGCACCTGTAAAGGGTTATGCAGATTATGCTCAAGACGCCTGGGACGCGTTTAAAAACCCTGTAACAACGATTAGTAATCAACTCTACGGTACGCCGGAACCTACTGCGGGTAACTCGTTTTCCGATGATGGAAATCTGTTGGCTCGCTCTGGGGTAAATATGGGTCTTAAACAAATGATGGGCCGCTCTGCCCCGGCTGCGATTACTGCAGCAGCTGAAGCTGCAGTTCCATTGTCTCGGGTGGGTCGATTGGCAGCCGGAGCTCGAGCTTTGTTGCCGGGGTTTTTACCTGGGGCCAGACTGGCAGCCGGAGGTGCCGCAAGTGCTGCGGGTGGTCTATCTTTGGCACCGGCAGCGATAGGCTTTGCTGCGGTTAACGCAGGCACTGAGCTGCTTGACGCAGGCGGTCTTTTGCCAGAATGGGCGGGTGGAGATGGTTGGGGTACTATGGGCTGGGATCAAACTGGCTTCGAAAACGACTTTAAAGATCGGAGTATACCGGGGGCTGCCTTACATACCGTTATGAACCCACTTAAAAGCATATGGGCTGGCGGTACACGACTAGGTGATGCAGGTTATAGGGGAACGAGCTGGCTGTACGACAAGTTTAGAGGCGGGGCAAAATAGTGTTTGGGTTGCGATGTTAGCCCACGTCGGGCTAAACTGAGTTATCCATCTATCTCTTTTTGTAAAATCCAGGTGATCAGGATGTTCAACGGAATAATGCTTGGCGGTATCAGCGAGAAGTATGCGGGTGCTTACCTCTTGCCTCCAGCCAAACGGAAGAAGAAAAAGCCACAACCCGATGAAGTTGATCCAGAAGTGCTGGATAAAGTGGCATCTGCCGTTGTGCGTAATCAACAGGCTATCATGCAACAACAACTGGCGGCAGGCGACCTGGGCGGCGGCTGGAATCCATACGACCAAGTCTAAGCCAACATCACTTCTCTGGAACTGACGAGCTGTTGCTCACGGAAGGGACCATGCAAACACAACTGAATAAGACAGCCGCCCTCGGCGGCAGCGGCGGCGAAACCGAATTTGAACAGGCTTTTTCTAGCCTGGCCTATGCCTATCTACGGGATAAAGCCCCACGGTTGCTAGATTTCATGGTCGGTTTTCAACTAGTCGACCGCAATGAAGATAACACCAAAGCGATGGGTATCTTCGGATTTCAAGTTGGCAAGCAGTGGCTATATGCCCCAGTGTTCTTCTTAAACGGCGATCTCAAAGGTCACGAGTTGCTCTACATGAAGAACAACGACTCCTTTGTGCCGCTGAAGGAAAACTGGATTAACTACATTATGAGCCGCAAGCCCCACATCTTGGGCGAGCAATCTGCCTCAAAGTTGCGAGAGCTTGGTGGCGTTTATCCGGATATCCGGACGCTTTCAATCCCACCTTCAATTGGTGGTGGCAAGCGTGCCAGTGATAACAGCTGGCTTCAAGGCGTGATGCCGATGCTGGCTGCTTTCAAAACCAAAGCGGCTAGCTCACTCTATCGTGGAGCAGGGAACCGCAAGCTCAATCAAGCTGCTGTAGTTGCCGATCCGTTCGGTGCCGCTTTGGCAAAGCAGGCTTCAATTCTGGATTTTAACAACGTCATGCCACAGAGTCTGGAACTGATCAAGATGGCTCACGCTATCTCTGAACGGTACCCGACAATCAAACTGGCGATGCAGAAGTTCTACGGTGTAGACTGCTTCTCACGCTGGAGCAAAGACCTGCGTAACAACCTGGAGAAGGAAGCCAGCAACATTCTGCCCGTGCAGATTGCGGCCAAACCTTATATGCCGGGCAATTTGTTGATCCCAACAGAACGACCAGCCGGACCAATCGATCACGTCAAGCAGGGCAAACTCAATCTGGATGCTCCAGAATACGTGTTTGAACGTGGTGGATTTATTGTCGATACGCTTGATGTCAGATTCCAGGTTGAACGGGAATCTGCCGGTATTACAGACAGTCGTGCCGACGACGAAGTATCGAAGGCTTACAACACTCAAGTTGACGTGCGGATGACCAATCCAACCGAAACCAACTTGTACCGTGTGCTGGAACGTCCAGGCAAGTTCAGCAAGATGCTGGTTGTGATGCACGGCAGCAGCAACCGTGGACGAGAACCATTTGCCACGTTGGTACGACTGGAAGACAACGGCGACGGTGGTGATAAGGCCTGGCTCAACAGCCATGCCACCAACATCTTTGCCGATCAGACCGCGGAACGCGATGAGTGGCGGGAATGGTTTGAAAGCCTGCCAGGCTCGGAATCGTTGCAAGACGGCGGTGAATACATCGCAGTTTCCGAGGATGGCTCGGGTACTGTGCCGTTCCATGTGCAGTCTAACTACGGCGACGGACGTCACCGTGTGGACTTCCGCACTCACGTCAACTTCGACGAAGCTCGGCCCAGCACGATGCCTCGTTTGCAGAAGATCACCGATCCGTTTACGGAGGAAGGTTATCACATGCCGAGCACGTACGGTGCCATGCTGTACACCGATAAAGAGGGCAAGAAAGGTACACGGCTGCGAGCAATTGCCGGTGAGCTTCGCGTGCCTGACTCTTTCAAGTTCCTTAAGCTATCGGAACCGCAAAAGCCCAGATCTGGCGAATTGATGCCTTGCTCCAATTACAACAGCCGCAGCGACATGCCGCCGATTCAGCTTGGTAAGATCGACGACATCCAGCTCTTCTTCTACGAAAAGACGGCTGGGTTGCAGTTGTTAAACAACAGCACAGACGTCTACATTGACTCGGTGCTGGGTTCAGAGCGGGTCAGTCTTAAAGAAGCCGCGTGGCATCTGGTAAGCGTGCATGGTCTTCGCGAGAAGGCAGCTCGTGAGCTGCTGGAACAGTCAGAACGTAAGGGCAAAACCAGTTACCGGATCGAGTATGCTCCGGGTTACGGCAATCAAAAGCAGGCTGGACCAAACGACAGCGTGCTGGCTGGCGGCCCAGATGCCCCAATCTTTGACGACTTTGCTGAAGAGCGAAGTGTTGAAAACTACGGGCCTCGTACTTCTGCTCCAACTCAGTACGGCGGTGAAGCTGCTTACCGTTTGAACCACTTGAGTGCAGATCAAACTGACCCAGGTGTATGGAACCCATGGCAGAACTACGAAGCAGAAGACTTCCAGAAGAATGTACAGAAAGCTCAACAGGCTGGAGCACAGGGACAGAAGGAAGTCTTTGATACTTCGATGATCTCCGGTATGCTCAAGTCCGTTCGGCAGGATTCGCTGGTTGAACGTCACCTGGCTCCGCTGGTTGAATCTTTAGACGCCTTAGGCCGCCTGTTGATGAACTTCTACTGGCACGGCGAAGAGTTTGAAGATCGCTATGGTAAAAGCGATATGCCTGAGCTGGAAGATAGCCTTCGAAATTCCTTCGAGGCCTTGGGTGATGTTACGCTCTTCCTGAAAGAGAAAACTGTCGAATCGCCGTTTGATAGCGGTGATGTCAATCTCGAAGAAACTTCAAGGAACTAAGCAATGGCTTCAGGTTATTCACGGGTTGTCCCGTTCTCTATCATCTGTGGCACTCCAGCTTGTATCGAGCTTCCAGCACCGCCTCGCGGCGTGCTGGAACGCTTAATCATTACACAAAAAGCTGGGGATCCAGAAGCCGCGATTATCAATGTTTATGATCGTAAAGGGGCTTGCATTGCCGCCAGCGATCTGAATGTGACTGAGTCCGGCCTAGTGGCTACCATAGGAAATGATACGGGGTTTACCGCCGTAGCGTTTTCAGCTGATCATCATTTGATTGTAGGCAATCAAATTGAGATCAAGGGCAGTGATGTGACAGACTACAACACCGACCATTTGATTGTGGAAGTGGCCGACACTGACATAGTGATTACGGATGTGGCCTACACTGCTAACGGTACGGGAGGATTGTGGCAGACGCTACCATTCAATCCAACCAACAAGCCGATCACGCATTTGATGCTGACAGCTAACGTGACTAGCGGTGAAGATCTTGTGCTGTTCGATATTCATCGAGCTTACGAGAACAAAGACAATCAAAGCGAAACGATGCGATGCCGCCATTCGTCTCTCTGGTTGGAATTTCTAACCGTAGGTGCAGTGGAGCCCAGTGATTGGGAAGTTGCATACACCTGCCAGGCAGATACTGTAATTTAAGGGGAGCTGTTTGAAGGTCTACAGGGACATAAGACTCGCTGATCCATTTCTTCGTCCGTACTGGCGTCATGAACGCGTAGTACGGATGTTAGGTAGCGTGCCTCCAGCACGGTGTCGGCGATATGACGATATCTGGATTCAAGAGTACAAGAAGTTCTTATTTGCATGGCGACGCGGTGTAGAGCATCGCGAACGCCTGCTTTATGAGAACCCGGGCTTGTACTATGCTTACAACCTGTATGACCGCATGCATATTGAGCCAGACATGGCTCTCATGATTGAAGCTCGCCTGTTAGCGGGAAGCACTCCGGAAATGATTGCAAACGAGTGCAAGACCATTCCGGAAACAATCGAGTGGTACGAACGTCTGTTTTTCAACGTATTGGACTTTCTACCTCATCACGATTGGATTCTTAAAAACGTACTCCTACCCGCGTCTGATCGTTTTGTCGACCCTTCGATTGACGCAGTCACGAGCCTGAGAAATCCCACGGAAATCGTGCGACCATACCTGGACATGACACTGAAATTTTTCGCTTACTTTGGCGGACCGCTCGTTTGCGATATCATGATAAGTGGATTTCGACGTAACAACCAGGTTCAAAATCCAGAAGATCTTACGGACTACTTCAACGATCATTTTGCCAGTCAGCTACAACGCCGCAGTGCTCAAGCTGCCGGACAGTTTGAAATCAACAAGTACAACATCATGGAGTTGTTCACAACTCACACGAGACTTATTGAAGTGCAAAGATCCGGCAAGAATCCCGAAAATCGACACAACGATTTTGAAATGAACATCAACGAAATGTTGACCGCAATTCCTTGGACTGCCGGTAAGGCCAGCAAGACTCTGTATGAAGGTTCTATGATTGGACTGTATGATGACAGTGCGATCGAACTGGATTCGGAAGAAACAATCTTAACTGGTGTAGGTATGGAATTGGAATCAGCCAGAGAAGCCAAAGCCACTCGAGTTTACAGCCAGGGGGAGCCACAACGCGATGCAAAGTCTAAGTAAATCGGACGAGCAGAAACTACTGGACGGAGTCAAACAGGCTGTAGCCTTGGTTGACGATAAGGGTCTGACACCAGATGCCGCTTTGCAAAAAGTAGCAGAAGACCTGCAATATTCCCCCGGTTTTCTTAAGGCCGCGTGTAACGCGTTCAACACTGGTCGACAGCTGGCTCAGTGGAATGAAAACGATTCTGTGTTGGACAAGCTGGCAAGTTTCCCGCTAGCCGACTACGACAACATCCACGATAAGATGTGGGGCAAAGCCCAAGAAAAAGTAGCTGCTGCTTCATTTACGCAGCCTAAGTTTCTAACTTACGACGAACAGTTTCGCCAGGAACTGTTGAATCGTGATCTGAGTGCCTTCACCAAGTCAGCTTCCGCTGAGCCTGAGTTAAGTCCGATGGCTGCCGACGAGCAGGCTGACAATCGCACCAAGCGGGCTTACGCTAGTTACGATTACCTTAATCGACTAGCCGAAGAAGCTCGTAGAGAAAAGACTGCAGCTGCGTCTCAGCTCGAGAAGACAGTCGGGCAACTGGAAGATTACTTCCGCAAATTTGCACACGATCGCCTGTCACTGGCTCACGTGCAACACGCTGCTGCAACATACTACGGCACAGCAGGCAAAGCTCTGATGCACCACATCGCAGACCAGTTGCCCAACGAAAAACGTGCTTCGGATTACACTTCGTCCTGGAGTGGCTTTCAATTGGCAGTGGATCGCACACAAGAGCCTTACACTTTGATTGAGGCATCTATCAAGCGAGCTGCTGCGTATCAAATAGCCATAGATCAACTTAACGAAGCTCAAGAGAAGCTGGCTGAGGCAAAAAAGGCAGTTGCCCCTTTTTCTCAGCCCCGGTTCGAAAGCTCGAATGGGAGCCCAGTTACCCTGACTCCCTCCTTGCTTCCTGACGCCGGGGAAAAAGAAGCCAATACCGGGGTTAGTGCAGCGTTAGCTGGTGGGTTAGGTATGGGTACTGCCAGAGAGCTGGGTGAGTACGCCATACATGGTGCGGACAGCAGGATGCAAGGATTGCTGAACGAGCTAGACGATCCAAATCACCTTAACGAACTACGGAAGATCCGAGCTCAAACGGTACTTACTCAGTTGATGAGCGATCCGGAGAGCCCTATCAGTAGTTACGATCCGGAAGAAGTACTTTCTGCTTACAACGATATGATTAAGCTCTCGCCTAGGCTGGCTGATCAACCTTCGGCGGTTGGCCCACTGTTGAACAAGCGGTTATCGGGAAATATTGAACCGTTTGAACTCGGTGAGACTTTGAAACTGGAACAAGGGCTCAAGCAAACACAATCCACCCCGTCTTATATGGACTTGACGAAAAATGAAAACAGTATCGTTGGCTGACATTTCGTACGAGCAAGGCCTACAACTATTGGCACTGCGAAAGCAGGCCATGGACGCTGGGCAAGTTCGTCGCATGACTCCGGAAGCATTGGCAAACACTTTTCCGCTTCGCAGCATCGGTCAAGCCACGATCGAAAAGCTAGCTGAAGGTGGATTTTTGGATAGTCTAAAATCCGGAATTAAGAATGTTGGTGATAAGTACCAAGGCATAGATCCATCAGTTCGCAAAGCCTTACTGTCTACTGTGGCTGGAACTGGATTAGGAGCTGCAGCCGGAGTCGGTTCAGCATACCGTAGGGGCGATAAAAACTACGGACGGAACGCTCTGCGTGGTGGTATTGCCGGGGCTGCTGTTGGTGGTGGTCTTGGTCTTGCCTTAAATCCGCAGCTGGCAAATAAGATACAGGAAAAGACTAAACCGGTAGTGGACAATCTGGATGCTAAAACGCAGCCAGGAGATCCCGCAGCTGCTAATTTACAAAGCAAGGCCACAAGCATTAATCCAGAGCTTGCAGGTCTGGCGACCGGGCTTGGTTCTGGTGGAGCCGCTATCGAAGGAATTCGTCGCGTGCATAATTATAAATCATACGATCCACAGGCGATGGCCAATCATCTTTGGGAAAAAGCTCAGACGGGTGCGGTTGGAGCTACTGACGCTAAAGGCAAGATGAAACCTTCTAAGTTTTCGATGGAAGGTTTATCCCGTATGCTGGGTTATTCTCAGGCAGAAACCGTGGGTCGGGGTGGAAAGCTGGGTAAGGCCGAACTGTTACGCGAGCTCATCCAGAAGGGGCATGTGAATTCAGAAAGGCTTGCAACTTTACTAGAAAAAGCCGACCACGGTGCTAACGTCTTTGGAAAGATGAAATCCGGACCTACGTTTTTTAATTCAAAAACACCGGACACTAAATCGATGCTATCGTCCGTCGTGGGTAAAGAAGGATTACAAGAAGCGATGGAGGCGGCTGAACGCACTGGGTTTAGATCTGCTAAAGGTTCACTACGTCCTAAAAAGGTCGGGATTGCGGGTCTTTTGGCTACGTTGGGCTTAGGTGGCGTGGGCTACGGCATAAAGAATTATCGAGCCGATGCCGCTGTACGAAACCAAGCACTTGAAGCGGTCAAAAATCAAATCACAGATAAACCCTAAGGTACACCGCTCATGGCTTTGATCAAATTTGTCTCGCCTTCGGGCTGGGATTTTGAGCAACGGATTGTCTCACCGATCAAGATGAGCAGTCGAGGTTTGATTGGTGAGGATCGCCGGGAATTCCTGAAGCGAGCCAGCCATGCGTTTTTGCCCCAACTGGACAACGTCAAGTTTGCCAAGGACGAAGTCCCGGTTCACTTGATTGCTCTTGGAGCCAGCGAAGCCTACGGTCCCAACCGTAACGGTGACGGCTTTAAGGAAGCGACCTGTCGAGAACACCACCACACGTTTACCAAGTTTGCCAAGTTCTTCCGTAACCATAAGAACAAAGCCGAGCGTGGTGATCCGTACTACGGCTACGTCAAGGCATCAGCTTACAACGAAGACATGCGTCGCGTTGAGTTGCTGTGTGCCCTAAATGCCGAAAAGTCAGCCGCAAATCGCAACGGTGGATTTGTTGCAGACACTGAGTTGGAAAAGATTGCACGTGGCGAAGACATGGCTGTCAGTATGGCCTGTCGTGTGCCACATGACGTCTGTTCCTTCTGCAAGCACGCTGCAAAAAATCGATCTGAATACTGCACTCGCGAGAAATGTGCTGCCGGTGGTTGTCAAAGTAATCTGACACGATTAGTGAAGGTCGGTAGTGATCTTCACCACCTGCACGTTGACAATCCTAATCCAACGTGGTTCGATATTAGCCGTGTCTTTCGTCCAGCTGACCGTATTGCTTACGGGGCTAAAGCGGACTATCTAACCAAAGCTGCTGCGGATTCTGGAATTTTTGAGTTGCAAGATTACATCAAAATGGCGGAGAATTCTACCGCACCGCTTGATGTGATTCTGTACCAATCCGGTCACCACGGTTTCTGGTCTGAGAAGTTCGCAGCTCAAGTAAAACTAGGATATGGACTAGCTGCACTTGAAAAATACGAAACAGCAAGAGATGCTAATACATATCGAGCCCACGCAACTGCCGATTTTCCAATCGAAAAGATGGCAGCGTTCGGCTCCTCCCAATGCGATACTCAGTTGGCTGCGATGGCCGATCGAAAAATCATCTTGAGTTTGAAGGATTACGCACGATTGGCAGGCCGAGAAGAACATGTTAAAAGTGCTGCTGCTTTCTTACCGGGGATCTATTCTCATATGACCACCGATGAGTCGTTACCCCTCAGGGTCGAAAGCGGCATGTGCTCGTTTATCGAAAAGACAGCCAACGAAAGCTCTCGTATGCTCGCGGCTACACTTCATGCAGAGTACTCTCTGCAGAAGGAAGCAGTTGAGGATCGGGGCTTTCTGAGTTGTATCCGGGGGCAGCCTGCTCCCGTGATTGTCCCGTATGAAAAGTCAGCCACTTGTGACGAACACGGTGAAAGGCTTGCCAAGGATTACGCTATGTACAAATTGGCAGCCCTCTGGCGTGTCGCCGCAGTGGATACAGACTTTCCATTGACAGTGAGTTTGAGTCTCCGTCAAAATCGAGTTTTTCACTAGAGAACGAGCGGAACTCTAAGCCGTTTAGCAAGGAGTGCGATATGAGCAATTCTGCAGTACAGTCGATGCGATCCATCGACCGATTTTTGCAGGAAGTCGCCGCAACCGAAAAGCGAGCTGCTGAAGCCAACAGTGAGCGAGGCAGTATCGGCGGAGCGACGACCCACCCTGTGAAAGATGTGGACGATCAAACGGAAGACGCCCAAGAAGGTTCTCGTTCAGCGGAAAACACCGCTGATGTGAAAGCCGATCAAGGCCCAGCCGCTGTTGATAACACACCTGAAAATGTTGCGGACAAAAAGGCAGCGGCTAAGCGAGCTTCGGCCCGCAAGCAAGCTGTCGACGGCAAGTCTGAAGACGGTGCGATTAACCCGCCCGGCACAGCTGAAGACGACCAACTTCAAATCGGCACACGTAAATCAACCACAGGTCAAGATCCTGCCGTAGAAACCTCTTCAGCTAAGGCTGAGAAGGAAGACGCAGCGGGTGGCCGCCTGGGCAATACAGCTCACCCTGCTCGTACCAACAATGGTGAGCTGGATGGTTACAAGTATGCCGAAATGCCGCTGGATCAGCTCGCTAAAGTTGCTTCCGACATGGGCAACAACTTGTTGGCTCAACTGGCTAACTTGCAGAAACAAGCTGCAGGACTGGTCGGCGGTCAAAAAAAGTTGGACATGAACGGCAACGGTAAGCTCGAAGGTTCAGACTTTGCCTCGATGCGAAATCACTCGCAAGAAGAAGGCGAAGAGGATGAAGACGAGAAGGAAGCCGCAGATCTGGCCGGTCAAGCCGGTTGGGAACTTGCAGGTCTTCTGAGCGGTAACTTCGATAAGAAGGCTGCCGATTCCCTGGTGCGTAGCACTTTGGAAGAAATCATTAAGACTGCTTCCGATGATGCCGACAAGGTTGCTTCCTTCCTTGTTAGCTACGAGGAAGAACTCGTAAAAAAAGCTGGAGGTGAAATGCCCGCTGGCATTGATCCCGCAGCCATGGGCATGGGCGGTGCTGGTCCTGATGAAATGGCCGGTATGGACCCTGCAGCTATGGGTGGTGATCCTGAAGCTATGGGCGGTGGTGACGCTGGTGGGGATCAGGTCGCTCAGTTGGCCGCCCTGCTGGAACAGCTTGGCATTTCACCTGAAGAACTTGAAGCAGCTATGGCTGCCGAAGGCGGTCCCGGTGAAGCTGGTGGTGCCCCTATGGGCGGCGAACCTATGGGTGAGCCTGCTCCAGAACAGGCAAGTGAAGCTCCTGGCATGGAAGTTGAGGCTTCTGCAAAGCGACATGTCGCTAAGCAAGCTACTGCCAAAAAGGGTGCTGCTAACAACTTGGTGCGGGATTACATTCAGGAAATCCTGGAACGGTCTCGTCATTAATTCTAGGCTAGCATTCTGCTAGCTCCATCTGAGGCAACTCACGGAGGTTTCCGTATGAATACGAAGCTCGCAGCCCAGACGATTGAATTCATCGCCGCTTCGTCGGCGTTGAATGACCGTCTGATGGGCGAAGTGCAAGCTCATCGTGCTCGGGAAAAGCAGGCGGCTGCGAAGCGGCAGGCAGTTCTCGATCTCATGGTGAGCACAGGAAGTGTTGCTCCACATCAAAAGCAGGCAGCTGCTGGGATGTTGGGTGATCATAGTCAGAGTCTGGACCTACTGGTCAACGCAATCAACAAGATGCAGTCATACAAGGCAGCATCCGAAAAGGCGGCGTCTGACTTAGGACAGGCTGTGTCGGATCGGGAGTCTGGCGTTAAGTCAGCTTCCACGGTTCGTGACAGTTTGAACGATCCCTATGTCGGACGACTGACTTCTGAGAAGAAGGCGTCGGACGTGGCAATTCTGGCGGTTCTGAACGCTCCGCGTTCTTAACTTTCACACTCTAGGTCTATGTCAGGCCTTAAATCGGTATCAGGAGGATTCCTATGGCTGCTCCGCGGCAAATGACTGCCAACACTTTGAATGCGTTAAAAGGTTGGCCGCAGATGAATGCGGTCGATTACCACGCGGCAATCGACTCGACGGTCACCACTCCTGTGCTTGCAGGCTCAGTGGTGCACGTAAACAGCTCAGGCAACTTTGTTCCGGGCGTTGGCAATCTAAATGTCATGCCTATGTTCATCTTCAACAGCTCGGATGACCCAGATGTCTCCAATGATGGCGGCGACGCCTCAACGGATCCTGGCGTATTCATCCCTATTAGCCCAACTGGCCAGGCAATGGCTTTGGTGGCTATTGGGGCTTACGAGTTGGTAAGCACAGCTTACGTGGCTGGTTCTTACTTGCCTAACGCTCCGCTTACATCGGCTACCACCGGTGATAACAAAGGTAAGCTCGTAGCTGGCAACATGTACACCAACATGATCGTGGGATTTGTATCTCGCGGCGTTGTGGACAATGGTTACGGTAAGAATGCTTTGGCATTCTGGCCCTTCCCTATTTTCCCTGATTGATTTTCCAGACCCGTACCAGACTCGCAGTTGATAAGCCACAGGCTTAATCAACTCAAACAAGGAGGTTTTCTTAATGGCTAGCTCCACTATGATGACTCAGGAAGAAAGCAAACTCCTGAGCCAAACGATCTTCGAGAAGCTCGCTTCTCGGGATTCGGGCCTGGAAAAGCAAGCAATTGACGCAGTCAATGATTTTACCCGCACCAAAATGCGGGAAGATGGCTTTTTCCGCCGAATTATGCCGCCAATCCCAATCTCCAACGACGATCTCGATCGTCAGGTAGATACGGACAAGCCGGTAAAGATCGTGGACAAAGAACCGAACAGCCCTGCCGCTGTTTCGATTCCTTTTGCCACACTGCCGACGAACCTGTACATCAAGGGTGACCGTTACAAGGTGACCTTCGATCGTATCGTGACACCTAAGTTCACGAAGGACGTCGATGAGCTTCGTACCTGGTACATGGATATCCGTCAGGTTCTGAGCGATAACGCCATCAAAGACATGCTGGCTGAAGAAGATGGCAAGTTCATCTCCGCAGTCAACACGGCTCTGGTTGGCCCTGGCCTGGTCGTCCCGACATCGGGCACGATTCAGTATCAGGAAATCTCAGGCGGTATCACCCGTGATACCCTGTGGGATAGCCTCAAAATTATGCCAAACACGCCTTCGAACTTGGAAGTTCACTGCGTGCTGCTTAACAACATCACCATCAAAGAAGTTGCGAAGTTTACTCGTAACGAAATGGGTGGCGACCTCAGCGAAGAGATCATGCGTAACGGCTGGACTCTGAGCGAGTGCATGGGTGTTAAGTGGGTGATTACGATCAAGAAGGGTCTCGTGCCAACAAACACGATGTACCATTTCGCTGATCCTAAATTCATTGGCAAATCGTATATGCTCGAGGATACTACAATGTATATCCGTCGGGAGGCATATTTTATCGAATTCTTCGCGTACGAGTCACTGGGCGGTACGCTCGGTCACACGTCTGGCCTTGCTCGCGTTGACTTTACCTGATAAAAATTTCATAGGTAAGACGTTGCTCCTGGTTTATGCCAGGAGCCTGTCTTCCTTTGAGGAGCCACACTCATGGCAGTAGCTTTTCCAGGTGCATATGTCGATCAGAGTATCACGGAACGTGGACCGTATGATCAAACGTCAGAAGCTGTGGATGTCGGGAATCCCCCGGATCTCGGCTATGACCGTAGCTACGCGGTAGGCAGAGCCACTACACGTACACTGGATCTTTCTGGTCAGCAGACAGACCCTAAACCCTTCCCACCCAACAGATGGGTTGTAGGTCGTGACCCTTACGCCGTCGGTGGCGGTGTATACAGTTACCTCCTGAACTCTGGCGGTTAACACCGTCGTTGTGGTTTTAAATTCCGGAATTTGGAGTATTCACTATGTCAAAGAACACGCAAGCTCTGCCCAACGCGGCTGACGCTTACAATCAGTTGTTCGATGGCGTGCATGCTCAGGTCTTCCTCGGCAAGTTGGCCAGCTACGGTATTCAGCCTACGACTGAAAAAGAAGCTGCTGACTTGTTTGCGTTGGCCGGGCAACTTCGGCACGTCGATAGCCCTGTGAAGCAAGCCGCTGAACAGAGCCGTTTTGGAGGAGCCGTCTCGGCTCTTGATTCTGTGCTTGGTCACTCACCCGCAGCCCAACAGCATCAAGCTGCTGCCTACGGTGAAGCGATTAAGCAGGCAGCTGCTGACCTGATGCAAGACTCCAGCGTGTACAACGCTGTGCTCTCGCTGAAGGCTCACGAAGCTGCTATCTTGGCTGGCGGTAACTAAGGGAGCCCGATTCATGCAAGATACAAGCTGCCTCTATTCCACCATCAAGAACACCTCTGGCGGCATCAAGAACTTCGGTTTCTTGCCTCCTCACGGTCGCACTTTAGCGAACAACGAAGAGTTCACCATCTTTGGTGACGTTCGTCAGGCTCTGGGCGGCAACCGTGGTAACGAACGCAGTGTTCAACGTCGCGATACCGCTGCGTTCGAAGCTGCCGTAGCCGCAGGCAATCTGACCATCTTGGAAACACCTTCTTTGGTTATCAAGGATACGGTGACGAACAATTCCAAGACGCTGCAATCAGCTAACGGTGTGCTTTCCGTTGTTGACCCATGCTGGCTTAACTCCATCTGAGTTTGAATCATTTAAATTCAGAAAAGCTGCCGGTACAATTCGAGGTCGGTTGGTTACAATGTGGCCAACCGACCTTGTCTATTGATAGAAAGTGCCAATATGCTGCTGAGCCTGTTCACTCCAACGCATAAGCCAACCTACTTACCAGAAGCCTACCATTCGCTAAAGCAGCAGAATCTTAAGGACTGGGAATGGGTCATCCTTCCCAACGGCAACAACGTCGTAATCCCTGAAGAGATCCAGCGGGATAAGCGAGTTCGAATTGTCACAGGTGGGGAGCACCTACATAACGTAGGGGCTTTAAAGCGAAAAGCCTGTGACGCTGCCAGCGGCGATGCGTTCATCGAATTTGATCATGACGACATGCTGGTACCGGGTGACTCGCTCGACATCATCCGAGACAAGTTTATAAAAGGTGCCGGGTTTGTTTATTCCGACACCGCTGTCTTTAGATTCAAGCAGGAAATGGGATCAGACGGACAGCTAAAGGACGTACACAGTCCTTACACGTATTCTCAGCAGCACGGCTGGGAAAGCTATCCAATCACAGCCAACGGGCTGGATTTGTTGGCGACCAAGTGTTTTGAAGTGTCGCCAAGGTCCCTGGCCGAAATTTACTACTGCCCGGACCACGTGAGAAGCTGGTCACGTAAGGCTTACTATGAAGCTGGCGGCCACAATCCAGAACTTTCGGTTTGTGACGATCATGAGCTCATGATCAAAACGTATTTGACCGGTGCTCCGTTTGTGCACACAGGTGGCTGTCAGTATCTGTACCGCATGTTTGATCACAACACGGTCATTATGCGGAACAAGCAGATTCAGGATATCACCCGCACACTGAGGGAAACACATGTACAAGGGTTGATCAAATCCTGGCTTAAACGTAAGGACTTTGCCGAATTGGATCTGACTACGCTGAGACAGTCCGGCTGGGAGCCCGATCGACATTTGCTTCAAGGTTTTGGAAAAGACCAATATGGTCATATAATAGCAGATACCGAACTGCAAAAGTTCACAGGTATTCAGGTCCGGGAATTCATGAATGAAGCCTACGAAGCTCTGGTTCCAGGCGGTTATCTTTCCATCACAGTCCCTGAAGTCCATTCTGGTATGGGCTATGGTGATGTAGAGTGGCAGAGCCATTTTAGTGCGGTCAGCATGAATCCATACACTCGTGTGACATCTGCCCGCAATAATGGTAAAGTAAACTGTCGGTTCCAGCAGATTAACTGCTTGGAGGTATATCCTTCAGAATGGCACCGCGACAATGGGTTTAAGTTCCTGCGATTTGAGCTGGCTGCTCTCAAGGGACAAAGACACCCAGGACTTCAACATATTTGATGACTTCATGCTCGTCTCTCGACTGACAACAACGTACCAAGGATGGAACTAAATGTCACGTTATCTGCCTCAGCCGTACTCCGATGACTTGAAGGCCATTGCTAACCTGACAACGAACGCTTTCGGGCGTGCTTTGCTTACCTTTCAAAACGGTAACGAGGTGCTCACGTATATCGGAGCGGCTTCAAGTGCAGCTTCGCAGGGTTCAACCGGGTTGACCGGGGCTACAGGTACAGCGGGCCAAGCAGGTGCGACTGGAATTGTGGGGTTAGTTTGGCGTGGTACGTGGAATTCCGGAACAATTTATAGCCTGCGAGACGTTGTTGTTTATCAGGGGTCCGCTTATCTGATGGTGCTCGCCACCGGAGGAACAACCGCATCGCCGGTTGTGGCAACAAGCAATTGGGAATTGCTGGTGGCTCAAGGCGGCGTTGGTTTGACTGGATCAACTGGCCCAATTGGAGCCACAGGGCTTGCCGGATCAAGCGGTTCTGGAAACAGAGGCCCAGCAGGTTCAACAGGTCCTCGCGGATTTGCGGGTTCAACTGGGAGCCGGGGGGCATCTGGTTCAACCGGACCAGTTGGAGCCACAGGTGTTCAGGGAGCCTCAGGAATTGGGGCCACCGGAATTAGCGGATCTTCTGGAGCGTCTGGGGCAAGCGGAGCCACAGGTGTTCAGGGAGCCTCAGGAATTGGGGCTACAGGGATCAGTGGATCGTCTGGAGCATCTGGAGCCAGTGGAGCAACAGGATACACCGGCGGTGTGCCTTATATTTTTAATATTTCCAACGCCGATGCCAATCCTGGTAACGGTAAACTCGCGTATAACGGTGTGTCGGCAAGCTCTACTACTGTTATCTTTATTAACAAATTTGACGCAAGCACCAGTATCAATACTCAAACAGACTGGTACGACAGCTGGATAATATCTTCATCTCCAAACAAAGGTTACCTGGTTGTGGGTAGTCGGCTAGGTGACGGCTCAGCCACGATATTTAAAGTAACAGGTATTACAACGGGCTCTTTGTACTACAAGATTGCTGTTACTTATGTGAGCGGAGCTTCGTTTATAGATACGACACCGCTTGTGGTAAGTTTTTCAGCTACAGGCGATTTTGGGGCTACCGGGATCTACGGTGCATCTGGAGCCAGTGGAGCCACAGGTGTTCAAGGAGCCAGTGGAATTGGCGATACGGGTGCAACAGGTATAGACGGAGCATCTGGGGCAACAGGGGTGCAAGGTGCTTCTGGTGTTGGAGCAACTGGAGCCGACGGAGCAACTGGAGTTACCGGAGATGTCGGAGCAACTGGGATTATAGGAGATGCAGGAGCAACTGGAGTTACCGGAGATGTCGGAGCATCTGGGGTTACAGGAGATACGGGAGCATCTGGAGCAACTGGAGTCGACGGAGCATCTGGAGCAACTGGGATTATAGGAGATGCAGGAGCAACTGGAGCAACTGGAGTCGACGGAGCATCTGGAGCAACTGGGATTATAGGAGATGCAGGAGCAACTGGAGCAACGCCTTTAATTTGCACTACACAGAACACAGGTGAATATTATTTTCAAGCAGAGGGTGAAACTTACTATCAAAGCCCTATAGCGGCAGGATTGGCTTTTAGTGCCGGACAAACTCTATCTGTATATGCCCCAGGCGATAATATTATACAGTACATGCTTATAAGTTCTTATGACCCCGCAACAGGAGCCATAGTTGCGGTTATCACACATTCTTTAAGCCCAGGGTGGAAGACATATAATACACTTTCAATTTGCCTTGTAGGAAAAACAGGAGGCACAGGACAGACTGGGGCAACCGGAGTCACCGGAGATACGGGAGCAACCGGGGTTACAGGAGACATTGGAGCGACCGGAGTCACTGGAGATACGGGAGCAACCGGGGTTACAGGAGACATTGGGGCAACCGGGGTTACAGGAGACATTGGAGCAACTGGAGTCATCGGAGATACAGGGGCAACTGGAGTCATCGGAGATACAGGGGCAACTGGTTTAGATGGAGCTACAGGCATTTCGGGTGCGAGTGGTGTTGGGGCTACTGGAATTGACGGGGCATCTGGAGCTACTGGATTAGTTGGGGCTACCGGAATTACTGGGGCATCTGGTGCCAGTGGAGCCACTGGCTTAGCCGGAACGACCGGAATTAGTGGGGCATCTGGAGCATCCGGGGCAACTGGATTAGCTGGAGCTACTGGCGTTAGCGGAGCTACTGGATTTTCGGGTAGTACTGGTGCCAGTGGGGTTGGTGCTACTGGAATTGACGGGGCATCTGGAGCTAGTGGTGCTACAGGATTAGCTGGGTCTACTGGAATTAGTGGTGCATCTGGGGCTAGCGGTGCAACTGGTTTAGCTGGTGCCACCGGAATTAACGGGGCATCTGGAGCTAGTGGTGCTACAGGATTAGCCGGAACAACCGGAATTAATGGTGCATCTGGAGCTTCTGGAGCAACTGGATTAGTTGGAGCCACTGGAATTAGTGGAGCTTCTGGGGCTACTGGCTTAGTAGGAGCTACAGGGATAAATGGAGCTAGTGGAGCTACTGGTTTAATTGGAGCAACAGGTTCAACAGGCGTAGCAGGAGCTACAGGAATAAGTGGAGCATCTGGGGCAAGTGGTGCCACTGGATTAGTCGGTGCTACTGGAATAAATGGTGCATCTGGTGCAACAGGCGTTCAAGGAGCAAGTGGTGTCGGTGCTACTGGAATTAGCGGTGCATCTGGAGCCAGTGGTGTTACTGGATTAGCCGGGGCTACAGGAATAAACGGTGCATCTGGGGCAAGTGGGGCTACTGGAGTTCAAGGAGCCAGCGGTGCTACTGGAATTAGTGGGGCGTCTGGAGCGTCTGGGGCTACTGGTTTAGCTGGAGCTACAGGGATAAGTGGAGCATTTGGTGCCAGTGGAGCTACTGGATTAGCCGGAGCAACTGGTGTAGCGGGAACAACAGGAATTACTGGAGCATCTGGAGCTACTGGATTAGTTGGAGCCACAGGCGTAGTCGGAAGCACTGGAGTCAGCGGGGCTAGCGGACTAACCGACATAGCCACGAATTCGACTCTTGGTGGCATTATTGTCGGTGATAACCTCACAATTACCGGCAACGGTGTGCTGTCGGCTCAAGCAGGCGGCGTTACAAGTTTTAACAACCGTACTGGCAACGTCACGCTGACAACCAGCGACATAACAACTTTGGTTGACGCCAACTATATTCAGGTTTGGAAAGACACTCAGGCCAATGCAGGGACTTTGACACAGTTTCCTAAGTACGGATCGGTTACTTCAGCCTCGGGACCGATTCAAGGATATTCCCGAGGACTGCTGACAAGCAACACTTCTGGCACGATTACGAAGTCAATATTTGACGGTAGTTTGTACTCTAGTTCTGGCTCTACGGTACTTCAATACAAGGCTGTCGGTTTTAATTCTAACGACACAGGTGCCGCTAATTCGTTAAAAACTGGAAGGGTGCTGTTTGGTCAGTACGGTGAAGTAATGATCGAGTCGTCTACTAAATTTAATGCCAACACACTCACTACTGCCACGCTTGACATCATCGGCGGCACAAGGTCGAGCGGAATTACGGGAACATATGACCCTCACTCTTTTAGCGGTATTAACGCTCGGTTTGCTGTAGGAGCCAGTGGTGCTTACGATCCCGCTACCTATCAGGCTGACAAGGTGGCTGGAGCTTATCACGCGGCAGAGTTGAATCTAAACACAATTACACAGGGAGCACGATTTAACAACGGTACGCTCATTTCACGTCCGGGTCAGATTTATCTATTTACAGAGAATACCTGGAACACCACCGATTCAGGTTTAGCCTTTGATCACGCGTATGATTATCGCACTACCCTAATTCTGGGCGAATCGGCAGAGCTGGTATTTCAAAACAGCAGTCGGACAGAGTTACGCACTCCGAACATGACTGACTACTCGATCCTGACTCGAGGATACGCCGACACGCGTTACATGTCTGGCACAGCAGGTGTTGTGCTGTTAAACAATAATATCTCTCAAACTGTAATAGGTAACGGCACCTTTACGATTAGTTCAACTGCAGGAAACTATAGTTCTTCTACAGTGTGGGATTACTCACAAGGCGTTAGCTCAAGTTATGGCGATAACGCGTATATATCGACGTTAAATCTTACGACAAATCAGGCTAGTTGGAATGTTCAAGATCTTGATTCGGGGCAAAACATCAACGTAGTTTTAACCTCAACCAGTGCTGAGCTGTTCTACACCGGTAACTATACGCAGACAAATGATTCACTGCTTACACGGGGCATGATGGATGCCCGCTACATGGGTGCTACGGGTGTTCTTAACGGCTCAACTGGTGTGCAGGGAGCCTCAGGCGTTGCTGGAACTACTGGAATTAGCGGGGCAAGTGGAGCGTCTGGAGCTACAGGATTAGTTGGAGCAACCGGGGCTACAGGATTCAGCGGAGCTACAGGTGTATCTGGAACAACAGGAATAAGTGGTGCGTCTGGGGCATCTGGAGCAACTGGATTAGTTGGAGCCACTGGAATTAGCGGTGCAAGTGGTGTTGGTGCTACCGGTATTAGTGGTGCATCTGGAGCGTCTGGGGCTACAGGTCTAGCCGGAGCTACAGGAATAAGTGGGGCTAGCGGTGCATCTGGATCAACAGGCGTTCAAGGGGCTAGCGGGGTTGGAGCTACTGGAATTAGTGGGGCGTCTGGAGCTTCTGGAGCAACAGGTTTAGCCGGTGCTACTGGTAGCACCGGTGTAGCTGGAACCACCGGAATTAGTGGTGCATCTGGGGCCACTGGTTTAGGTGGTGCTACTGGAATTAGCGGTGCAAGTGGAGCAAGTGGAGCAAGCGGTGCATCTGGAGCAACCGGTGTTCAAGGGGCATCCGGTATTGGTGCCACTGGAATAAGTGGTGCATCTGGAGCGTCTGGAGCAACTGGCTTAGGTGGTGCTACGGGAATTAGTGGGGCATCGGGGGCCTCGGGAGCCACCGGTGTTGGGGCAACTGGCGTAGCTGGAACTACAGGAATTGTCGGTGCGTCTGGAGCTAGTGGAATTCAAGGAGGTCAGGGGGCTAGTGGTTCTACTGGATATACCGGCGGTGTACCTTATATCTTTAACATTTCTAATACAGACGCTAATCCTGGTAACGGTAAATTGGCGTATAACAGTGCGTCGGCAAGTCTCACTACCCTCATCTTTATTAACAAATTTGACGCAAGCACCAGTAGCAATACTCAAACATCTTGGTATGACAGTTGGATTACGTCTTCATCAGCAAACAAAGGCTACTTAGTCGTAGGTAGCCGTTTAGGTGACGGTTCGTCTTCACTTTTTAAAGTAACAGGAATTACAACAGGTTCTTTGTACTACAAGATTGCTGTCACTTGTGTGAGCGGAAGTTCTTTCTCAGACACGACACCGCTTGTAGTGAGCTTTTCAGCAACAGGCGACCTTGGTGCAACAGGTGTACTTGGAGCTACAGGAATTAGTGGGGCATCCGGAGCAACTGGGGTTCAAGGTGCCAGCGGAGTTGGAGCCACCGGAATTAGTGGTGCTTCTGGAGCTAGCGGTGCTACTGGATTAGCTGGGGCTACTGGAATTAGTGGGGCAAGCGGTGCGTCTGGAGCTACTGGATTAGTAGGAGCCAGCGGGGTTGGTGCTACAGGAATTAGTGGAGCATCTGGAGCATCTGGGGCTACTGGATTAGTAGGAGCTACTGGAATTAGCGGGGCAAGTGGAGCCAGCGGGGTTGGTGCTACAGGAATTAGCGGTGCAAGTGGTGCATCTGGAGCCACTGGATTAGTTGGTGCTACAGGAATAAGTGGTGCAAGTGGTGCATCTGGAGTTCAGGGAGCCTCAGGAGTTGGGGCTACTGGAATTACGGGGTCGTCTGGGGCTCAAGGCACCCAAGGGGCTAGCGGATCCACAGGATATACCGGAGGTATACCCTATATTTTTAACATTTCCAACACAGACGCTAATCCTGGCGTAGGTAAACTTGCGTACAACAACGCAGCAGCAAGTTCTACTACTGTCATCTTCATCAACAAGTTAGATGACAGCAGCTCCAGCAATGATCAAACAGCTTGGTATAGCACATGGGATGACTCCACCTCGGCAAACAAAGGTTATCTGGTGATTGGAAGCCGGTTGGCGGACGGTACGGCTACAATTTTTAAAGTAACAGGAGTTACGACGGGCTCTTTGTATTACAAGATTGCTGTTACCTACGTCAGTGGAATCTCTTTTGCGGATACCACACCGCTCGTGGTGAGCTTTGCAGCAACAGGTGATCTCGGTGCTACAGGTGTGGGAGCAACTGGTGCAGTAGGAACAGCTGGAACAGGTGGTGCAGCTGGAGCTACTGGTGTGGCAGGAACAACAGGAATAAGTGGTGCATCTGGAGTTCAGGGTGCCAGCGGTGTTGGAGCTACCGGTATTAGTGGGGCTAGCGGGGCTTCTGGTGCAACTGGATTAGTTGGTGCTACTGGAATTAATGGAGCATCCGGTGCTAGTGGTGTTGGAGCTACTGGAATTAGCGGGGCATCTGGAGCTTCTGGAGCGTCTGGGGTTAGAGGTTCAACTGGCAGCACCGGTGTAGCCGGGACGACAGGAATAAGTGGTGCGTCTGGGGCATCTGGAGCAACTGGCTTAGTTGGGGCTACTGGAATTAGCGGTGCAAGTGGAGCAAGTGGAGCTTCTGGAGCTACTGGGGTTCAAGGTGCTAGTGGGGTTGGAGCTACTGGAATAAGTGGAGCCTCTGGAGCATCTGGGGCTACTGGATTAGCAGGAGCCACCGGAATAAGCGGGGCATCAGGAGCATCTGGTGCAACAGGCGTTCAAGGAGCCTCAGGGTCAACAGGGTTACGTGGCGGCGTAGGCTACACCTTTAGTACCACGGTCACTGACGCAGATCCAGGTAATGGTGTTGTCCAATACAACAGTGCTACGATTGGTTCAGTTACGAACATTTACATCGACAACCTGGACATAGCTGGAGTTACACAAACCGCTTGGTACGACACGTGGGATGACTCTACATCTCCTACGGAAGGTTACTTGACGCTGCAAAGCAACACGGCTGCTGGAACAGTGGTGAACATCTTTCGTGTGACCGGAGCTGTGACTGCGGCAGCAGGTTATTACAAAATTCCAGTAGCTTATGTCAGCGGTACACTGCCAGCAAACTTAGCCGGACTGGTCATTGCTTTTTCTCGTACGGGAGATCTTGGAGCAACTGGAGCCACCGGAATAGCCGGAACTACAGGAATTAGCGGGGCATCTGGAGCCTCTGGTGCATCAGGAGCTAGCGGAGCTAGAGGTTCTACAGGATCAACAGGCGTTCAAGGGGCTAGCGGGGTTGGAGCTACGGGGATCAGTGGTGCTAGTGGTGCATCCGGGGCTACTGGATTAGCTGGAGCCACCGGAATAAGCGGGGCATCTGGGGCTAGTGGAGCCACAGGTGTTCAAGGTGCTAGTGGGGTTGGAGCTACCGGCATTAGTGGGGCTAGTGGGGCTTCCGGAGCAACAGGAATAAGTGGAGCTAGTGGAGCTAGCGGTGCATCTGGAGCCAGAGGTTCAACAGGATCAACTGGCCCTCAAGGGGCAAGTGGTGTGGGGGCTACAGGAATTAGCGGTGCTAGTGGAGCAACTGGAATAAACGGTGCTAGTGGAATAGACGGTGCTAGTGGAATAGATGGTGCGGCTGGAAACAGCGTCACAAGTATCTATACAAATGGTGGATATGATCCAGTAACTGGTAGTCAAAACTTCGTAATTGAGTATTCAATACAATCACCTGTAAATGTTACTTGGACTACCGGTGCTGCTGGTGCTACCGGAGCAGATGGGGCAGCAGGTGATATTGGGGCTACCGGAGCTACCGGAGCACAAGGAAGTCAAGGGGCTAGCGGATCTACAGGAAACACAGGCGGTATACCTTACACGTTTAACATTTCCAACACAGATGCTAATCCTGGCGTAGGTAAACTCGCGTACAACAACGCAGCAGCAAGTTCCACTACTGTCATCTTCATCAACAAGTTAGATGCTAGTAGTAGCAACAACGATCAAACAGCCTGGTACAACACATGGGATGACTCCACCTCGGCAAACAAAGGTTATCTAGTCGTTGGAAGTCGGTTGGCGGACGGTACGGCCACGATATTTAAAATAACAGGTATTACAACGGGCTCTTTGTACTATAAGATTGCTGTTACCTATGTCAGCGGGGTCTCGTTTACAGATACCACACCGCTCGTAGTGAGCTTTGCTGCAACAGGTGATCTTGGGGCCACAGGTGTGGGAACAGCAGGCGTAAATGGTGCTACAGGAATTAGCGGTGCTAGTGGAGCTTCTGGGGCATCTGGGGCTAGAGGTTCAACGGGTTCAACAGGTCCTCAAGGGGCTACTGGTGCTGGAACGGCAGGTGTTAATGGAGCTTCTGGTGCGTCTGGAGCCAGTGGAGCAACCGGGGTGCAGGGAGCTAGCGGTGTTGGTGCTACTGGAATAAGTGGTGCACCTGGAGCATCTGGAGCAAGTGGGGCGTCCGGCGTTAGAGGCTCAACCGGTTCAACAGGCCCTCAAGGGGCCACGGGAGCCGGAATAGCAGGTCCGACTGGGGCAACGGGTTCAACTGGAGTTCAGGGAGCTTCGGGGATTGGAGCCTCCGGGGCTCAGGGTATTTCCGGGGCATCTGGAGCCACGGGACCTGCCGGGGGTGCCTCACTGGGTGCCAACAGTTTCACGGGTGCTCAGAATCTCCAGGACAACGAGCTGATCCGGGCGAAGATCCGCGACTACTCGGAAACGATTTCAAGCCCGACGATCTCGGCAGGAACCTTGACGCTGAACCTGGAAACTTCTAACATTTTTACCGTCAGCTTGAACGCAGCGATCACGACCTTGACGATCAGTAATCCGCCAGCATCGGGCTCAGGCGGGGCGTTCACTCTGATTCTGACAGCGGACGGAACGGCTCGGGCGATAACTTGGGGTGCCGCTGTCAAATGGCCAGGTGGTACAGCACCAACCCTGACATCTACCCTCAACAAAATTGACGTGTTCACGTTTGTCACCACGAATGGCGGTACCAGCTACTACGGGTTTAACTCAGGGCAAAACTTCTGATGATTGAAACACTCTTACGTCAACGTAGTCCTGCTGCAGGAAATCCCGGCAACCAGTATCTGGCTGTCGGGATGTCTGTAGCTCCATTTATCGCAATCTATAAGAGAAACGGAGATACATTTACTCGGCTTGCTACGCCTGCGTCTGTTCCCATATATGCCGTTACAGGCGTTGCTTGGAACGGATACGACCATTTAATAACGGTACACGCAGCATATCCGTATGCGACAGTGTATAAGGTCAATCGATTTACTGACTCATTTACGAAGCTGCCAGACTTCGTCACCAATCAAGGTTACGCAGACACAGGAGCCGTTTCAATTACTACGATCTCTGGTACTACATATATGGCTTTTACTTTTTCTCTAGTGCCTTATCTTAAGTCTTTCATTATTTCCGGCGATACTTTTGGTCAATGTTCCAATCCGGCTTTGCCGCTCTCGCCTGCTACAGGTAGCAGTGCAGGTAATGACATTAAGTACAATCTTAATTCTGGTTCAGGTAACTGGTTTGCTGTCGGTACTCAAGGCCGACTTTACATATATCGCACGGCTAATCCGCCGGTACAAGTAACACACAGTATGACGGCTGGCGGTGGTTTTCAGGGAAGAAACGCGGTGCTTCCAAGCGTAAATGACGACTTTATGATGTACAATGCGGCTAGTACTCTTTATTTGTATACAATAACAGGGGGACCTTCTACGCCTACTTTTGGCACTAACACGCCTTCCAGTATTTCCCACGGTGGAACTTGCTTCTCCTTAACACAGGATAGCTACTGGTCATGTTTTATAGCGGCAGGTTGTGGCTCATCCCCTTTCCTTAAAATTTATGATTGTTATGGCCAGTTTATTAGTCAGTGGACTACATATACACTATCGGCCAATCCGCCTAGTCACGTTGTGGATTCTTGTTTTACTTACGAATCTGATCCCCTACTTGCCTGTGCCCACGCGGCTTCACCGTATATCTCGTTTTACAGACGAAGTGGAACTTCTTTCAATAAACTCTCCGATCCCGCTGTTCTACCTAATGGGGCAGCTACCAGTATTGCGTTGAGTGCCACCTTCTAACTCTTCAAGGATACTTCATGCGTTACAGTCGAATCGTCGACGGACTACCCACACCACCCCAGCTGCTTCCAATGTCGTTTGCGGATGTCTCCAACTTCCACACGTTGCCTGACGACACGCTGGCAACGTATGGCTGGTATCCCTACACTCACACATGGCCTCCCAGCTATGATAAAGCGACGGAACGGCTGGTACAGAACTTCAGCTTTGACGGGACTACCGTAAATACAAGCTGGCAGACAGTTCCGCTCACCCCAGAAGAGTTGGCAGATATCGCCAAGCAGACGATTAAAAGTCTGGGACAAGCAGTCAAAGATCACCTGGATGCTACGGTGCAGGCTAGGGATTACGATTCCATCATTAGTGCTTGCACCTACGCCACGTCTTCCGTGGATCACTATCGGGACGACGGGCTGGCCTGTGTAAACTGGCGAGATGCTGTGTGGTTAGAAGTATATATGATTATGGCTGAGGTTGAAGCCGGGACACGGCCAGTACCCTCAGTTGAATCCCTTATCGCTGAACTTCCGGAGCTTGTCTGGCCATGACATTCGCCAAAGCTGCCCGCAACTTCATCATCCTGATCTCTATAGCTATCGGTTTATTGCTGGTCGATCTTTACTTTTGGTCGCAAGGTCAGCAAACTTGGTCGGAAGCCATTTGGGGTGTCAACCAACGTACCTTAGGGCTGGCAGTTGGTGTGGGGATAGTCCTCGGCCACTGCTTTACAGTTCCACGATCTGGAGGATCTGATGCTAATCAATCAAGCTAGTCCTTACACACTGAAGCAACTCGACTTCATCATTGCTCAACTGCAAGCAATTCGGGCAAGTCTGGTTCCAGCCGTCAACCCAGGTGCAGTCATGCCAGTAGGCGTGCCTGCAAACACCAGTGCTGGCTCAGTGATACTGCCGTCTATAGGTGTAACAAGTGTTGGGAAACTGTTACCTGCAGCTCCTACACTTCCGACTGCACCAAAACCTGTAGTTTAAAATCCGGAATTAGCCACTCACCTCACGATTCTCTTGTAGAAGGCATCACATGTCATTCCGGTTCCACCTGCTTGGGCTGCCGCACACGGTTTCCAGCCCGGAGTATGTCGCTTGTGCTTACACTCAAAAGGTCGTTAAGTTTGCCAAGATGATGAAGGCCCGTGGCCACCATATCATCCACTACGGACACGAAGACTCTCAGGTAGACTGCCACGAGCACGTCACGGTCACGACCAATCGGGATCTGGAAATTGCGTACGGCAACTACGACTGGCGAGCTGGCTTCTTCAAGTTTGATGTCAACGACCACGCCTACCAGACGTTCTACAGAAACGCCATCGTTGAGGTCGGCAAGCGAAAGCAGAATCGCGACTTCATCCTGCCGTTCTGGGGTTCCGGTGTTCGACCTGTCTGTGATGCCCACCCAGACATGATCTGTGTTGAACCGGGCATCGGTTATGCCGGTGGACACTGGGCTCGTTGGAAAGTGTTCGAGAGCTATGCCATCTACCACGCTTACTGTGGAATGCACAACGTCAGCACCTGTCGTCAGGATTGGTACGACGTGGTTATCCCCAACTACTTCGATGTCGATGACTTTGAGTATTCAGACGAGAAGGACGATTACTTCTTGTATCTGGGTCGGGTCTACGACGGCAAAGGCGTGAACATTGCGATCCAGGTCACCGAGAAGATCGGAGCCAAGTTGATCGTGGCAGGCCAGAAGGAAGAAGGCTACGCTCTACCACCACACGTTGAGTACGTCGGCTATGCTGACCTACCAACACGTAAGCGACTCATGAGTCGGGCCAAGGGTAGCTTTGTGCCGAGCATGTATGTCGAACCATTCGGCGGCGTTCAGGTTGAGAACCTACTCTCCGGTACGCCTACGATCACGACTGACTGGGGAGCTTTTGTGGAAAACAATCCACACGGAGTTACAGGTTATCGTTGTCGTTCGTTCGAAGACTTCGTCAACGCTGCCCTGAACGTCGACAAGATTAACCCGGCAGACTGTCGTAAGTTCGGCGAACAGTTCTCACTGGAAAACGTCGCACTCAGGTATGAGAAGTATTTCCAGGACGTCATGAACGTCTACACGGGTCAAGGCTGGTATCAGATTGGCATACCGTGCGACTATCCTACGATGGAAACAGAGGAAGGCCCGTTCGCCAAGCGGCTGGCCGAGTATATCTCCAGCCTTTATTTCTACGGCAGGCAATTTCAAGGCACGGTCGCGGACATTGGCTGCGGTCCGGGCATCTACACACAGGCGATGCGGGAACTGGGGATTGAAGCCACCGGCTATGACACGGATGCTCGGATCAAGGGTAAACCAAATCTAGAGCAGATCTCTCTCTTCGATTTAGATACTCCTGCTGACATAGTGCTTTGTCTGGAAGTGGCAGAACATATTCCAGAGGCTGAGGCGGACGGTGTGGTTGCCAGTATGGTTCGCAACCTGAAATCGGATTCAACAGCTGGGCTCATCATCTGGACAGCTGCTCAACCAGGACAAGGCGGACACGGGCATATCAACTGCCAACCGCCGGAATACTGGGACGCCAAGTTTGAAGCTCAGGGCATGACGAGGGAAACCTCATTTGAAGACGATCTGCGAACATTTGCTCGCGACGGATATCACATGGGTTGGTTCGTCAATAACCTGAGGGTTTATCGTCGTGCCGAATAAGCTCCAGACTCACACCGTTGAACAACCGGATAGCGATATCACCGCGTTCATTCTGAGCTGCAACCGACTCGACCTGCTATCACGCACGGTCGAGTCGTTCTTACAGACTCGGGACATGCCAACCAAGATCGTAATCCTGGACGACAGCGGTGTGGATGGTGTGTTTGAACTGCTGGTTCAGCGTTACGGACAGATCGCAGATATCGTTTGCTTCCCAGAGAACCGTGGTCTCTGGTGGGCCAAGGATTTCATGATCTCGTACTGCTTCACCAAGTACATCTTTTACATAGAAGATGACTGGCTGTTCTTGCAGCCCGGTTACCTGATTAGATCTAAAGCGATCCTTGAAAAGGATCGTACAATCGGTTCGATTGATCTTTCGTGGCGGACGTTTGAAGAAGAGGGCATGGACGCTTACGACCCTGAACTGGTCGACGATGCCTACTTCCACAAAAAGCCTTGGCAGATTACCGAAGGACACTTGCACTGGTTCTGCTGGCAGGGCAGTCCGAATCTAAAACGTCGGGAAGACCTGATCCTGCTGGGCCGGGTTGAGAGCTATTACACCGAGTGGAATATCGATCGCAAGTTCTATGCCCTGGGTCTAAGAGGTGTTTATCTCAAGGACCGGTATGTAACACACCTGGGCGACTTCGCCAGCTTGATGGTGAACAAACGCCCGAACGAGCAGAACACTCCAGAAATCTTATATCCAGAAGAGCTGAAGGCTAACAGGTTATTCCCGGCTTTCGACTACTACGGATTAGATCAGGTGGCTTTAGACATTCGCGGAGATGTTCCAAGGCATCGACAAAATAAGCAGGTGCTGGTGACTTGTGTGCTCGACATCGGGCGAGAAGCCTACGATCGCCGAAGTTTCCTGGATCACTACATCGAAGGTTTGGAACAGCTGATTGAGCTAAACCGACCGCTGGTTATCTTTGTAGACGATCGGTACTACATAGATGTCTTAAAGCTCACGGGCGGTCGTCCGATAAAGGTCATCTCGGTTGCTCCGGAACTGATCAAGTGGCGACCCATCTATCCACGACTAAAGGAAATCTGCGAGTCCAAGCAGTGGGCATCACAATCAGACTGGATGCAGGGAAGCATCATCCAATCCCCTGATTACATAGGATTGACGCTGCACAAGATGGAACTGTTGATGCACTGCGTCAATCACAGCGTATTCCGTTCTGACTCTTATTACTGGGTTGATGCCGGTATGTGTCGCAGCTACCACGTGAGCAATCTTCGTGGCTGTGATTTTGACAAGCTGCCAGCGACGCGATTCTTTATGACTACGTTTCCGTATCCCATGCCAGAGTCTGTTCCAGAGATGCACGGCTATTCTCGTAACGGATTTCTGGAACTTTGCGGGCGTATTCCAAACACAGTTTGCAGGGCTACCATTTTCGGTGGCACCAAGCAGGCTATCTCTGACGTGTATGTGCAGTACAATGAGTTCTTGAAGCAATCACTTGCAGCAGGGTATATCGGAACAGAAGAGGCAATTTTCTCTGGGTTGGCTATCACCCGCCAGGAACTGTTCAATCTGGTCCCTATGCATACCGGCGACATTCGGAACTATCTCAACACGTTACGCCACTGACACCTTCCCGCTTACGGAGTCATACGGATGTTACCGGACGGAACCTCACCGCTCACATTACCTACGGAAACGCTGACCGCAGAACAGCAGAACACCATCCGACCAAAACAGACGGTCATAGACGGTTGTCCTGTTCTTCCAAAGCTCCAATGTCATGAAGTTCAGATGGGCCAAGACGCTCGACTGATCTGGAACTTTAAGAATCCACAGGGTGAATTCGTGGATTTAACAGATGCTTTAAGTTACTCCAGTGCTTCTGGAGCCACATTTGACGCAGTCGGAACACCTGGACAAGGTGTGACGCTTCGTATGCGTGAACTGAGCGGTGCAGATTACCGTGACGAGATCTATTCAATCAACGTCACGGTGTTGGATGCAGCTAGCGGTTTGGTACGAGCCGACTCGTTACCCGATGCTATCGTTCGAGCTCCTGGTGTTTACATGGAAGAGTGGGGTGTGTTTACGTCAGAAGGTCGCATGTTGTTTAGCAACCAGTGCTGCACCTTCGTGCGTCGTGGTTTGTTTGGTGTAGACACTGATCCAACCAAGCGAAATCTAGGCCCACCGACACTGGAAGAGATTCGCATGGCACTGAGAGACAACGCCCCGCAAGATAACATGTTGCTCGACGAAGTGGAGTTTGATGCAGCTGAGATCGCTCAGGCGGTTCTGCGGCCCATTCAGTATTGGAACGAAACCCCACCACCCATCCAACCTATGCTGACAACCAAGACGTTTCCATTTCGGGAAATGTGGATGCTTGGGATTCAGTCTTACCTGTTCAGCATGGCCGCCAACCATTACAGACGAAACCAACTTGCTTACTCAGCTGGTGGCATGTCTGTGGATGATAAGAATAAAGAACAACAGTATCTGGCTGCCGGTAACATGCTACAGCAGCAGTTCCGCGAGATGCTGAGAGCCAAAAAGATTGAGATCAACATCAGTCTGTTTTCGGGTAGCTTGGGCTCACCATACGGCAGCATGTTCTATTCCTGAGCACAAAAGGAGTCTGGGCCATGCCGGAAGGAATGGTAAATTTACCTACCAATATTATCAGCAACGAGAACTTTGCAGTCTCTTGCGAACCTAATCAGTGCGTACCTGACTGTGCCAACGTATTTGAAATGGTACACGTCTCGTATCTGATTCGCGGCGGCACGCGTGTTATGTGGACGTTGACTGACTCGTTTAATGATCCAACTCCGTGGTTGTTTCAGCTGCAAGCCAGTCGAGTGGCAAACCAAAACGCGGACGACTGGGAAAACATCGGGCTGCCTGTAGAGAATTCCTGCTACGCGATTGATGCGACAAAGCAAAACTACGCAAAAGCCCCACAAGATGCTCACTATCGGATTAAACTGACTACCCCGCAGGCAACGTATTACTCCAATCCTACGGCGGCGGCTGGCATTTTAATGCCCAGAGACTGGCGACTGGCTCAAGAAATTATACGTAAAGAGCGGATACGTTTCAGATACAGCTCACAGGATGGTTATCTGCTGAAACGTCGAATTACAGGTGCAGACTGTCCGAGGTGTCTGGACTTACAGACGATGGAAGTTACCGATCCTTACTGCACACAATGTTGGGGCACAGGTAAAGAATGTGGTTACTACTATCCACTGGGCTGCATCTGGGCCGACTTGTCGCCCGTTACTCGCAAGAAGAACTTGGATGACCAAGGCATGCGAGGTACGGTTCAAGACGTCATAGTTGCCGGACGCATGTTGATGCTTCCGCTGCTTGACGAAATGGATGTCTGGGTAAGCCGAAAGACAGATGATCGTTACTATATTCAGGCCATCAAGGGTGTGGCGGAAATCCGGGGTGTCCCGCTTATTGCCACCGTAGAGATGCGGCCAGCACCCTACACGGATGTGATCTACAACATTCCTATTCCGCAACAAGACGCTTGGTTACAACAAACTTGCTGAGGTAATTGATGCCATACATTCCACGATCCATAGCTCCAAGTGGTATGATTGATCCAGCGACTGTGCCTCGAGCTCCGCGATCTGCAGCTGCTAAGCCACCCGTGGCTTACGCTGGCGGGGGTAAAGACAATCCAACGACCAAGTCTGACAGTGGCCGCCAAAAGATGGTTAATCGAATCAACATGGTTGACTGGGACGTGGAGCCTGTCAAAGTTTACAAACAACTGACTGACAAGGAGCTGGATATCGATGAGCACAGCCGAATGGTGTCCCCCGGCAGGAACTCCGCCCAGTAAAGATGCTTGCAAACCTCAAAGCACAATCGATGTTGATTATCTGTGCGACAACGGTTGGCAACCGTTACTCATCACAGGGTTCCTCCGCGACTTGTTGATTCGCCAGTGGGCGAATCCTCAGAACATCATAAGTCCTGAGATGAAACAATACGTATGGAGCGAGCAAGCGTCTTCCGGTATATTAATTGAAAGCGTGTATCGTTATCGTGCAGACCTCGTCGAGAAGCGTCCAGCGATCATGATTAAACGTAACTCGTATCGGAACATGCAAACCGGGTTTGCCGGTCAGTCGATAGGAGCGGGCATTGCGGCATATCCAAACGAAAAGGGTGCGATCAGCCGCCACTCGACCCTGATGATAGGGTCGCACACTCTTTTCTGCATCCACGCAACGGGTGCTTCAGCAGAGATACTCGCGTCGGAAGTTGTCACTCACCTGATTGGCTGCTTATATCCGATTCGCATGCATCTCGGACTGAGACAATTCTCAGTAACAGAAGTCGGTGCGATCCAAGAGCTTGAAGAGTCTCGGGAGCACTATGTGGTTCCAGTCACTGTCGGATGGGGTTACGAACACGTCTGGGAGTTGAAGCTGGAATCACTTCCACTGCAAGCTGTTTCACTTACAGGGCTGCTTGGTCCGGACGCAAATGATGTTGCTCTGGGCACAAGCTATCAAGGCCCGTGATTTCCGAGTATCTAGGCTATGGAGGCCTGACACATGGCGACGTATGTTTTACCTCAGGTTCTGGTTTTCCAGGACTTCACGATTCAACCCGCTGTTGCTGCCAATCCCCTGTCTGCTCACATTGCAGGCGGTCACGCTTACCTGGTTCGCGAGAGCGAAACCAACGAACGTGAATTTGGAAACATTGGCTTGTACGACAACGCTGTCGACAACTCAACGCTTTGGCCAAATCGCCCCGCTGGCGGCATTGTAGACCCAACCTACACAAAGCTCTTCGTCGAAAACGCACTGCTAAGATATTTCGACGACGCACTTAGCGGCGGCGACACCATTAGCGTTGTAGGCGATTATCCTAACCGGATTGAGGCTTACAATACCATCTTTGCCACAGGCAATGGGTACAACCGTTCCAGCACTCTTTACGACCGGGACGTGCAGATTGGCGACGTGATTCGCGTTCGCGGTGTGTGCTCGGTTGGCGGCGTTGAGCATGTCCTTTGGACCTACGTCCGTGGGTTGGTCGCTAACACAGTTGCCGCAGGTATTGCCGCAGCAACTGTCGACGCAGCTAACGAAGGTACTTACAATCCTACGGCTACGGCTGTTCAGACTGACGGGGCTTTGAACTGTGTCCACGCAACCGCAACCGGTACAAACTATGACGGTTTGCCAAGCGGACACCTTGGAGAAATTTACACGATTCGTGTAACGGACAGTTCCATCAGTGGTGACTTTACAACGGCACGCTTGCGTGTGATCTCTGGCAGTGGTACTGACGATCAAATCACAGTCACACCTGCCGCAGCAGGGGCAGAAACGACAATTGGTACTCGCGGGTTGACTGTGACCTTCCTCAAATATGGGGGTGGTAACAGCTGTTCGCTTTCCGCGGCTAACGAAGACATCTCTGCCGACGACCTGATTGCCGGGCAGGAATTCCAAGTTGCGGTGTCCCAAGATTTTGATCCGACAACAGTGACGTCCAACACTGGTGGTACTTACACTGGAAGTAACGACACTACGTACATCATAAAGGTTACCAAAGGCGGCAAGTTCGCTGGCGGTGCTCCTGAGATCACAGTCACCACCACCAACGGTGTAGACCAGAGCGGTCCTCACATCGTTACAGGTACTGGTTCTGCAATCGCCATCGGTACCCAAGGCGTCACCATTACGTTTGGTACTTCTGCGGGTCTCGCCCTAGGCGATCGTTTCTACATTGGCGTGACAAGCGTTACGGCTGCCGAAATCAACACCATAGTGCTAGGTCACAACCTAGACCCAGATTTCATAGACGGTGATGAAGTCAGCGTCGAGCTTTACATCCGCAAACCTTTGCTGGAAGTAACAGCTAACCGTACTGGTATGGCTCCGTTAACCAACTGGGAACAGTCGGAAACCGAGATCACTGTCAAGTCCGGTATCGTTGCTTACGACGCCAGTTGGACCGACGAAGGCCAACCACTGCCGCTGGATGTTTACTCCTCCGCGACTCTGGACTACGGTAACCTGTATGTTCAGTATCGTGCCTGGTTGCCAACACTGGCCAGTCAAGTCAACAGCATCATCGACGTCGCAACCATTGACGATATCTCCGGTGCTCTCACACCTGACAACCCGCTGAAGTGGGGCGTGTTCAAGGCTCTCACCAACAGCAACGGCACTCCTGTGCTTTACACAGCTGTGCTCAATCCTGACGACGTCAACACCTGGGACGAAGTGCTTGAAGTCCTGCTGTCTCGCGACGACGCTTATGGTTTGGTACCACTGACCCGTAATCCAACGGTGATTGGGCTGTACCAGGCTCACGTGAACAGCTGCTCGTCTCCAACTGAAGGTCTGTGGCGTGTGGCCTGGGTTAACCTGAAGGGTATTCCGGAAATTCCGGTAGTGTCTGCAGGTTCTACCGTGGCTAACCACTTGATCGCAACAACCACGGACGGACAAGTAGCCTTGGCCGTGTTTGAAGACGACCCACAAACCACCGGTTCACAGTACACCATCTGTCGTGTACCTACGGCCAACGTCAACTTCCTGACAAACGATGTCATCCCTGGTGACATTGTGCGTGCTCTTTACACCGGCGATGGTTTTGGTAACTACACCTACAGCGAATTCGTTGTAGATGAAGTGCAGTCAGAAAACCAACTTCGGGTTAAGACTGGCCCAGATGCTCCACAAAGCATTCCGGCAAAGATTGAGATCTGGCGTAACCTGTCAGCAACTCAAGAAGCCATTGAAATTGGTCAGACTGCTGGTGCTTACTCTAACCGGCGTGTTCGTGCCACCTGGCCCGACCTGATCGAATCTGACGGCCTTGTTCAAGAAGGTTACTTCCTGAACGCTGCCTTGGCTGGGCTATCCTCTGGTGTGCTGCCACAACAAGGTTTGACCCACCTGTCCATCTCGGGCTTCTCCAGTACACAGCGTACGAACGATAAGTTCAACCGCCCACAACTGAATCAAATGGCTCTGGATGGCGTCTGGATTGTAGAGCAAACCATCTCAGGTCAGATCTACACCCGACACGCTCTGACCACTGGCGTCTACAGTGACATCAACCAACGTGAAGAAATGCTGACCCGTAACGTGGACAGCATCAGCTACCGCTTCAAGGATTTCTTTGCCCCATACATTGGTGTTACCAACGTGACTCCAAGCATGGAAGCTCAAATTCGTCTAGGATTAGGTGCATTGATTTCCACTCTGCAAATTGAGCGTTACACTCAAAATTTGGGTGGTCAGCTTATCGGTGCTACAGTCGAGCGGTTCTCTGTTTCCGCAATATTTAAAGATCGTTACGTTGCCTTCATTAACTTGCAGGTTCCGTACGCTCTAAACAACATCGAACTACACCTCGTAGTCTGATGATGCCAATACCCGGGGCTAGCCAGCCCCGGGTACCTTTCCTTCGCGACTAAACGTCACGGGTGGCATCGTGACTTTCCTGAATCAAGGAGTGATTCCAATGGCAGGTGTATACGCAAAGCAAGACACACAGCACCTCGGTTCCTTTTCTTCAGACAGTGCAGTACTGACTGTAGACAAAGTCAAACTAGGTATTGTGCAAAATGCTCAAGTTCAATTTGCACAATCAATTGCCCGCGTTTATGACGTCGGCAACGGCGGAGGCCAGGCTGCCAAAGGCAGTGTACCTGTCTGGTACGTCGGTGGTCGTACTCAAGGGCAGGCCACGCTTGCTCGTATTCTAGGACCGCAAGGCGATGCCCTAGCAGGCTTCTACCTAGCAATAGGTGATGTCTGTGCTCCACAAGACCTGACCTTTACGTTCAAAGCAGGTTGTTCTGGTGCGGGAACTTCTAAAGACACAGTTTACACCCTTAAAGCGGCTGTAGCGGTGAATATTGGGATCTCCGTCAGTGCTCAAGACATGATCGTGAACGAAAACGTATCACTCATGTTTGCTAATCTTGACTTGACCTGATAAAGTTACTGCCACTAATAAATCCGGCTTTAATTCCGGATTTTAACGAGGCTGGCCCGTCCTATTCCGGGCCAGCCTTTTTTCGAGCCTCGGCTCCAAACGCACCGTAAGGTGAGATATATATGATTCTGCCTCCTAATGCGGACAGCAAGCCTGCGGTTTATAACGAACGCAGTACGGGTATCAGCTACGGCGATACCGGGTTAATTTCCGACATTCAGGCGATACAAGAATCGCAGCATCTTTGGATGCAACAACAAGACGGTCGTCAAGGTAGTGACACCAAGCAGACGGCAGTCAACCAATCTAATACTTTAGCCGACGACACACCGTTACGGGTCGGTCGTGTTTTGTTAGCTATGCCTTACGTGCATTGTTATAAAGTTCAGCTTAGCGGTCGCCAAGGTACTTGTATTGCCACAGCCACAGCACGAGCATCCCATTCTCCGTTAGGTGTTCGTAGTGGTGATGTTATTCCACCCAACTCAAACGTGTTGTTGTGGAAACCACAAGCCTCGCAGATGGCCTACATTATTGCCGTACTGCCGATGGCCACGATGCACGACAACTTCAACGCTTCTGACTTTATTCAACAGGGCGGTAACTCAGGTCCTAAGAAGATTGAAGCCTATCGAAATATTCCTAGAACCGCCACGATGGCCCATGGTTGGGTACCGCAGTCCTGTGGGCGACCTATGGACGGTACGATTGGCGAATACGTTCGCATGTCCGAGACCGGGATTGGTCTGCTGATTGATTCGTTCCAGACCTACCTTCGAGTTAATGAAGTCTGTGGTCTCTGGCTTAACTACTTTGACAACTATGCCAAGCTGGCCGGACTGTCTTTGAATATCATGTCGTACTGCGAGCACAACTTGCAGTACTACGACGAAGGCGAACTGTTCTCCGTGAAGGGGTACGCCACGTATCCCTGGGAATCCACTGGCATGTATGCGTCCGGTGAGAAGTTTTCAAAGACGAATTCTGCCGAATCTGTGCAGTTGGACAAGCAGTTTCCATTTGCGTTAGAAGATATCGAAGATCAAAGCCAGACACCGGTGTACCGTTTGACGGATTACACAGGCTACATGGGTCAAGGTTTCAACCGCACGTTGATGAAACCTGCCAAGGATTCTGGCAAGCGACTCATGACGCAGGCGGAAGCGGATAAGGATGTAGGGCTGTTTCAAGAGCTGTTGTCTTTAGACGGCGGTTACTCGATACGTTCAGCCAAGCAGGTAACGATTGCCAAGTATCCGTTGATCCCTAATCCACGTCGCAAACGATTAGTCGAAGACGCGTTGGGTGACGACTTAACCGAGTCTAACGACTACAAGTTTAGTGGCAAATTTGGGGAAGGCGAAGAACACAAAGTTCTGGAATGGCAAGACGATAGCGTTGTCGATCTGCCTAACATGCTGCGTCCGACGGGCGTGTTGGATATGATTACCCGCCACTACAACTGGAAATCCACACATCCGTTTCACTATCACCGTAAGGACTATCACTATCCAGAAGAAGGCGATAGTAATAGCCCTTTAACGCAGGTTAGATTTTATCGCGGTACGATGGGTAAAGCATACGAAACTGTGGAACCGGTGCAGCTTAAGATTGATGACCGTTACAAGGATGTGAATTACTACAACACCGCGTCATTTTTCAGCCTGGCCGAAGACGGCAGCGTGGTTATCGGTGACGGCTACGGCTCTCAAATCTTAATGGGCGGCGGGCAAATTCGACTGGAGACGGGTGGCGACATCATGCTGATGTCAGGAGCTCGTGTGGTTACGTTAGCCAAAGAAGCTATTATCCGGGCTAAGAACAGTGTAGATATCTCATCAAGCGACAAAGACGTTCGCATCAAATCAGAGCGTAATATGCAGTTGCTGGCAGGTAACAGCGGCTATGGCGGCATGTTACTAGAGTCCAAAGGGCAGGGAGCGTATCAACTCTATGACGGTAAAATAGGTGAAGAGGTTGATGCAACCGGAATTACTTTGCTTAGCCGCGGTGGCTCAATAAACGCCATGACCAAGACTATGTACCTGAGAACGGGCGTAGACGAGAACAAAGCAGACAGTACAGGAGATCTAATTATTGACTGTGCTAATGGCCGATCAAACGTGGTGACTTATGCCCTTTCCAACATTTTCTTCAATTCACAAGGTATGGGGATCTGGCATTCGCCTGTAGGGCAAGACTCCATTACGATTGATCAATCACACTTCTTTGGGCCAAACTACTCCAAGATTCACGGACCGATGGTGATCGATGAAACGGTTTGTATCGTGAAGGGCGGTAGCCTGGGTGTAGACGGCAGTATCCTGGCAACAAGTGACATCATCGCGTTGAAGTACATGGGATGTCGTAAGGGTCTTATGGGATTGGGCGACAGTTCAACCAACGGGATTCCGGAAGCCGTATACAAGTTTATCGAAGACTTCACAACCTTTTCAAACGATCTGACCGCGGTCGGCGAGCCAGTCATAGCTGCTTTCTATACCGATAATGTTTGGGCAGCTTTTCAGCCCGGCAACACCGACCTGCTGGAAGACCAGATTGGATTTTCGTATCGAGATCGCGATACCTACGATTACGAACCAGGTAACTTCTTCTTACTGGAAAGCCGCTGGCAGCAGATGGAACGCATGGGACTCATAGCCGGATCAGGTGAAACCTGGACGGAACAGTTTGTCTCGTATCAGGGGCGTGAACTTTATCCTTGGCCGGGCAAAATCAATTGGAAGACTGAGCCCACCTTTTTAGGGTATAGTGCAGAGGATCGATTCAAACTATTTGAAAACGATCGAGCACGCCCGCGTGAAGCGTCTCAATCTGACTACGAGCAGCCACGGTTTGAAGACTGGAAAAAACGTGTCTGCGATGGTAACTACAGCCTTTAAGGAATCCTGATGCTCGACCCAGCTAAACTCTCAATTGAAGAGAAAAAACTACTCGAAGAAATTGCCAAGTCCAAGGGGCAGACGATAGAGGAAACTCTGGTTGACCTCGGTTACGGTACTACCCCTGCCCCGGTAGTGACACTTGAAGGTCCGGCAGTGGTAGAACCTGTTTTGACGCTAATGCCTGCACCAGAATTAACTCCAGCTGCGGAAATTCCAACACAGCCGGAGTTTAATCCTCAAGTCGTTCCTGACTTTGATCCACCCCCTGCCGATGAGCCCGCGGCACCCCCATTTGCAGACGATCCGGAAGTCGTAGCAGACAGCACAGTAGGCTCGCTTAAGCAGATTTGCGTGCAATGCGGTTGGGATCAAGACGTGCCTACGATTCCAGAACCAGAGTATCAGGATAAAATTGCCTTCCTGCATTGCGTGTTAGGGCACAAAGTCTTCAGCAAGAAGTACGCACTGTTTGGTAACAACCTAAAAGCCACATTCCGGACGCTGACGATTCGTGAAATCGACATGCTGTATCAGGAAACTTTTAAAGCCCAGAAACTGGGTTTGATTCAAACTACCGCGGACTACTACGAATACTTAAACCGCCAAAGACTGTACTTGCAGTTGGTTGGTTTGGTGTCACAGCAGACTGCCATGCATATCAGGTTGCCGGATGGTTTGGACCGCTCTACTCATCCCGATGCCGATCTCTACTGGGAAGACTTCTTGCGAAGCGAAAACGCGTACAAGGAAGATGGCGGGTCTCTGCTGATGCAGATCCAAGACTACGTCATCGCAAAAGTCTTGCGTACAGAACATCTTCAGCGAGCCGTGACACACACCTGTAACAAGTTCAATCGACTTGTTGCTAAGCTGGAATCATGTGTAGACGACCCAAATTTTTGGAACGAGACCGAGCCGCAGTCCTGACACTGAGAGCGGCTGTGCAAGGAGTGGTCGATTACCGCAAGGCCGACCCGCACAATCCGATCTGGTGGAAGCACTGGAGATACCTGGTTAAGGCTATGGACGAGAAAGCTCATGAAACGCTACTCCACCATGCCTTGGAATTCCAGCTGGCTTTGGTCTCCAATTCACGTATCTCATCTGATGATTTTACCAAAGTACAACGCGAGGCAAAGGAACTGTTCGGCGACATCGAAGGCAGCTTGAGGCCTTGGCTTGGGCGAACCAAACAAGATCGCCAGACAAGGGATGTTGAAGATTTTCGAGCAATGTGGAAAGAAGCCGCTGGATTTGATCTTGATGACGTCGAGGCACGGGAAGCCTGGGAAGATCAGGTCAGGGGCTTGGTAAACGACAGTACGGTAAAACGCGAGGCTAGAGAACACGAAGAGCAGGAAAAGGAACGCAAGTTCGCGGCTACGATTGAAGCTATACGACAGAAACGACTCCGACAGCAAGGACGCAAGTAATGGAAATGGATCCGAATCAGCTATACATGATGCAGGACTTGGCCCCGGAGCTGATACACGCAGTTCCTGGCATGCTTTCAGCAGGCAGCCGGGGCGGAGCTCAACGCTTGTCGGCTCTTTCGGATCCCTCCAATCCGACTTATGCTTCACCTATGGCAGGAACCCCTGTTCCAGATTTGTCGCCCATGGCTCCGCTTGGGTTGCAGAATTTTGGTATTGGCGGGCAGCTTGCGGGCATGGCTGGCAACCTATATCTGGCACAGACAATGACCCAGTCAGGGTCACTTCCGACTGGAAATTCCGGTTCCTATATGCAGGCGTACAGGAACCGTAACCTTCAAAACCAACAAGCTCAGTTAGCGTCAAAAGTGGCGTCGCAGGATGCGGAAAGCTATTACCGCACGCTGCGTGGTGCTGCGGCTATGGTGGGGTTACCGTTCAACCAGGCACAACAACAAGCTGCTCGAGGTTTTGCTCAAACTATCGCCAATGCAGGCCCTACACTGGCCGCTGTCGCTCCTGAACTTATGGACGCCATGACAGGAGAGCGTGGCAGCGTTCAGGCAATGGCCTCACAGATGATGGACGCGAATCGCTACAAGCTAGACCCTGTCTCTGGAAAAATGGGTTATGCGGTTTCAGCCAATGCAGATCTGGTCAACAACGTGTTTCAAAACATGTTCACTGAAGACTCCACAGCTCAACGTCAGGGTATACGTGCCGGAGATATCGGTCAGCTTTACAAAGGCTTAGCTGCGGAGGGTTTGGCAGGACCTCGTGGCAGTATGCGAGATCGTACGATTCAGGCATTACAAGAGGCTCGACAGGAAGGCGTAGACCTGCAAAAGGTTGGAGCTGCTCAGGGTATTGGTGTGGGAGCCAATATGAACCTGGAGTCTCTGTCTAACATGGATTTGACTTCTTTACGCCAAGATAAAGGAGTACAGGCTCGCTTATCAAAATCAGACGCTAAGCAGGTTTCAGATCAGTTGAGTGGTTATGTCAGTTCACTTTCCGCAATGCGTGAAGTGTTTGGGGAGAATGGTGATCCCAATGCCCCTGTTCCTAAACTGATCAACGCGTTGAAGGGCTTAACCTCAGGTCAGATGCAGCGGTTTGACCCAGCACAACTTAACACAATGGTGAGGGACATGCAGGCATTGTCCCAGGTATCTGGTAAAAGCGTTGACCAGCTGTTGGCCATGACGGAAACAGCCAACGCACTTAATACTCGGATGCTACGTGGTAACGGTGTCAGCTTTAACCCTACGTCAACGAACGTGGGCGTAACTACCGGAATGGCGTTTGCCCAAGAAGGCGGGGCTACTGGCTTTGGTGCTCTAAACCGAGAGCAAGCCGAACAGTCGGCTATGGGGCTATTCAGCCGCGGGTTGGCTTCTGAGATGGGCAATGCGATGGGAACTTTGACCCGCATTGAAAAGGCAGGGGGTTTTGCCGACAACCAGGCCGGACGTCAGATGAAGGCGGCCATGGACGCAGCAGATGCCGGAGCTAAAACATACGCGTTTAAAGCCGATGACGGACAAACTATTACGCGAAATGTCCCAACACGTGAGATGGAATTCATGTCGATGGCTCGTAACGGAGCTGTCAGCGGTATGGATGCCTCTGGGTTTAGTATGATGCTAGGTGATCGAACTTCAAATCTGCGGGCTCTTTCTACCAACCCAGAACGACAACAGGCAGCTATGCGGCAGCAAGGTTTTGAGATTGACCGCGAGATTGCTCGCGTTGCAGGCAATCGCCTTGGATCAGATCAGGCTCTGATGTCGGGGATTGCGGATCCTCGACTGCGAGCAGAGGCAGGTATGGCGATGGGACAAGCTGCAACCAACGCCTTAACCAGCTTGGATATGACTCAGCTACAGAGCGACCCGGCCCGTAATCGGGCAATTGCAGATGCTTTGAAGGTTGAAGCATCCAACCAGGGTGTCGTGCTGGATGACAAAGCCGCACTGACGATGGCCGCTGGAGTTTTTGGGCAAGCGGAAACAACAGTACGACGTTTTGGTTTTGATGCTTTTACGGCAAAACAACAGGTCTTAGGTCAAGGGGTTTCGGAAAGCCGAGACTCACAACAAGCTGTAGCTTCTGCTCGTGCAGGACTAAACCAAGCCATGTCTGGCCTTGGCCCTAAGGGCAGTCCGCTGGCTCGTGTGTTGTCTGCGTTACAGAAACAAGGCGACCGGGGTGCCGATGCAAACATCAGTACGATGCTTGGGGATATATTTGCAGGCAGTGCAGACATGGACGCCACCACACTGAGTGGCCCTATCAAAGAAGTTCAGGCACGTAAGGTGGCTGTTGAAGAGCTGACTGGTCGCTTAAACGGAGCTACGCCGGAGCAACGTCAACAGTTGCAGGCTCAAATCAAAGATCAGGTTGGGATGTTAGACAAAGCCGTACAGGCAACGCTCAAAGCAGCAGAGCCCATGGGGCTGGTCGGACAGGAAGGCACGTTTAACAAAGAAGATTTAATTCGAGGGCAGCAGGCAACAAGAGAGATGGGACACATTAACAGAATGTCTCAGGTACAGACTTTGGCACTCTCTAGTACCGTTACGGATGTTGATCGCCAAGCCGCGAGTGCTACAACATTAAATCAACGAGACTTGCAGGCGGTAGCCTCAAGGCTGGCTCAGCTTAAAGGTGACCAGATTGACGCAACGTCGTTTGACAAATTGCTGAAAGAAAATGAAGATGCCCAGGAACATTACGATCAACTGGTTAAAGAGGTAGGTGTAGTCCCAGCAGAAGCAGAGAAGATAGTGCGACAAAACCTACGCAACGAGATGGATACACCGGATGCCGAGGATTTGAAAGAACTTTACGGTGACCAGATGACGTTAGGTAAGCTGGATACAGCGACACAGGACGCGGTCATCCGAGCTCGTCGCACTGCCCTTGCTAAGTTGCCTGATGATCAAGCTGTCCTGGCTCGCCGAGACCTGATGCGAGGTAACGCCAAGTTAACAGTTGATCAGGATCGCAACCTACTCAAGCAGGCTGAAGACCAGCTCATCGCAGAAAACCAATTAAAGGCAGTTGGGCAGCTTAAAGACAATCAGACATTGATGGCAGGAAAAACCGAGCTAGACGGCTATACGTTGGACTCAGCTTTAAAGACAGAGCTGGCCGCTGCTGATCCAAAAGACCGGGCTCAAGTTGTCAACAAGTATTTGGATTCCCAATTAAGTTACAGCGATAATGCCCGTAAGACTGCGGTAGCTTACAGTCACACGGCAGAGGGGCGGCAGGCTGCGGCAGATGTAGAGCAAAACGTCGGAGCTATCTCAGATCTTCGTCGCGAATTTATGCAGGATACTGGTGCGTTTGCTCGCGGTGGCCTTCGAGGTCAGTTGGCCGTAAAACAAAGTCAAGCTGCAGAAGACACACTTCAAACTTTGGCCAACGATTACTTTGAAGGTGATCGCGGTCGGATGATAAACTCTGCCGGATTGGCTATGAGTGATCGCGGACGTACAAAGGCAACAGCTCAACTTGCGGCTATGCCTGCTGAAGAGAAGGCGGCTATAGCTGCTCGACTTGGTATTGAAGTTAAAGCTCTCGACGTAAATCAATTTCAACGGTTCATAGGGCTACAAGCCAAAGACGCTGTTGGCACAATGGCCGGAGCCATGGACGCATTTACCGGTGCCGCCGATAAGACCTATGCAGATTTGATCAAACCAACAGAAGCGACTACAGCACTGGCCACGCAATTGCTAGGAACCGAGGCTACCAAAGAGCAGGCTGCGGGGATGCAGGCGTTAAGTTCTGCAGCAGCTCTAAAAGGTACAGACGTAGCCGGAATCACTAAGGGGTTGGATCTGGCAAATATTACAAAGCAGATCGCAGCCGGAGAACAGATCGATACCCAAGGTATGAGTGCTGAACAAAAATCTCTAGTTGAGATGGCCAGTGGCATGAAGAGCCTAAGCAAACTGGACGAAGAAAAGCTAAAGGCTTTAGCCAGCGTGGCTGAAATCGGCACGGTTGATGCCAAAGCCAAAGCAAAAGAGTTAGGGATGACTGAAGCGGAGTATATGAAGATCCGTCAAGGCGGTAAGGCTGACCGCAATGTTGTAATGGACAAGCCTGCCGTGGATGCCGCTCTCGCCGACGAGGCTCAGCTACAAACTTTAACACGAAGACTGAACCGAACTGGCATGAGCGAAGAAGCTCGGTCAAACTTCACAAGGCAGTCCGATGAAATCAAAACCCGCCGAAACGAACGAATGGTTGAGGCCGGGCTTAAGCCTGGCGACGCAGAAGACGAGTTGAAGTACAAAGCTCAGCTGACTCACCAAGGTGATATCAAAAAGTTGATGACTGAAGGCGAGCGGTATAAGAAAGATTCCGAGCAGCTATCCGTTTCAATGGGTACGGCAGATTTTGAATCCGCCAAATCTGCTTTGGTTTCTGTCAATAAGCAAGCCAAAGAAGACGCCGCAAAGTTGGCTGCCCGAGATCTAGGCAGTGAGTCGCTGAATACGTTGGCAGATGCTTTTGGGCAGGAAGATCCCGAAAAACGAACAGCGTTCCGGCAAATGGTCGGGTCTCGTGGTACAAATACGGAACGCAACAACCTGCTTGTCTCGAATGTGCTGAAAGATCTGAAGCTCACTTCAGACAAAGATGGCACGGCAATCAACAAGCTGGATACATTGGTGGATAAATATAAGGCAGCCACGGACACAGAAAAGACAGACATAGCCAAAACTATGGGCATATCGCCAGAAGCCTTGGCAAAGGGCATGCGAAGTACTGAGTTTCTGGAGATGGACAAGATTGCAGGAAAGTACACAGAAGCCAACTACGAGTCTGCCTTGAAGCGAAAAGCTGGAGTCGATGTGGCTAAAGAAGTAGAGCAGTCAGAGCCCCGTTCGATGCGAATTGATGGCGGGGTGATTGAAATCAAAGGTGACATCACGGGTACCGGTACTCCGCATAATGTCATCGTCACTGGTGGCCAACGCTAAAGGACTATTCTATGCCAGTTGTCTTTTCCACAAATACCGGACGTGTCTTAGCTGTTACAGACGAGGTTGCTGCGGGAGCAATTTCACTCGTAGGTGTAACCGGCGATACACAAATCAGTTTTAATACCCACCGAACTATCATCACACGATTGGGTGTTTCTGCTGCAGGCAATTACCAATTCCTGCACACCATCGGCAATGATGTTTACGTCTATGTCTTTGGCGATCGCATGGGGCAAATTGTGGTCCACGGTATAAGTTTCGCACAGGACTGCAACGGTAGCACTGATCACGGGTTTGAAAGGCTGTTGGGTTGGTATGAGCAAAATCGAATCGCAGTGCGTAAAGCTCCAGTCACTGTGACCATCGGAAGCAATAAAGCGTTTAAGGGGTTTTTGACCGCGTTATCTGGCGACGTTCAAGACGCCCTACATCGTACAATTCAGTTTCAGCTAACGATTTCACTGCTGCCAGATACCCTGGCAACGCCGTAAGGGAACCTCATGTTCAATCACGCTCGAACTCTGCTGATGAACTTATCCGGAAATACCGGAGATCTCTACATATCCGATTATCCTGGGGATGAGATGATCCCTGCGGGTTATCGGGCTGTGGCGTTGCCAACTTACTTGCAGGTTGTGCGTTCGCGATTGTTTGGCGTAACACCTGATCGAGCCATGCTGAATTACAGAGTAGCTCAACTTTTGCAGCTGATTGAGGCAACGGAGCTTCAGTCCCATATCTTGGCCTTAGACTCCAGGATTACTTACAGTAGTTATCCCAGACAGCTGGCTTTAGATTCAACCTTCCAACCAACGGTTCGAAGGTTTGGCGGTTTACCTACTGACATCTTATCTGTGATAGGTAACGCAACTCGCCCAGACTTTAGCGGCAAGGCTTACTACAACTATCAAGTCACTGTGGTGGATGAGTCTACGCTTGGTGTTCAACGGCTGACCTTCCCGCTGGCGTATGCGGAATACGAACTTACCTACTCACAAGAGTTAAGCCCGCAGTATGCTTTGCCGTTCTCTGACTACAAAGTGCAGATCACTCGGCCTTCAACAAATTTGACATGGAATGTTCGCGGCTGCATGCGACCTCAGTTAAGTCTGGATGCGATTGACACCAACTTGCGGTCTATCGGTGAGCCTTACTTGCTTCAGCTTTTTGGAGCAGCTCCTGTTGAACCTTTTACCACTTTTCGTAACTGCTGGAAAAATCATCCAGAATTTGCGTATCGACTTGGCGGTATAGTACTAGCTCTGATCTACCGCACCGAGGAGATATACCGTGGCAAATAAATCAAAAAACTGGGCTCTTGTCGATTTCTCTGGGGCGTTGCAATCCGCTAAACTGCGGCTGTACGTCGCAGGTGTTGAGCTGCCAGTGGCTCAATTTTCCATGACCTACGGGTTGAATGCCATACCATCGGCTACGGCTTTGATTGCGTTGGGCCGAAATGCTCAAACGCTAGAAGAGTCAACGGTTTATCAGGTAATCGATAAGATTAAGCAGATGGCTAAAGTGCGTGTGATAATTGAAGGGCCTTTAGGTGACTGGTCTACGGCAGCCGGTACGCAATTCCCAAGTGGCTACTCTGTAATATTTGTGGGGTACGTTGCAGGAATCAGCTATCGCAGATCCGCGGGTCGCGTCAGCATGGTGTTAAACATGCTCAACCGGCTGATTGACATGGACATGTCCGCAGGCGGTAGTAAGGATGTCGTGCCTGGGGCTCCGCATGAACTGCTATTGCCAACGCTGGTACAAGGGGCAGGCAGTGAATCAGCCGGGGCTGCGGGTACTAAGTTTGTGTTAGGTCTTAACTCTGACTTAACAACTGACTTCAGCCAGGGCATTTTGAATACACTTCTCCATCTGGGCAAAAATAACCAGATACAGCTCCACGAGGGTGGTATCTGGTGTCAGGGTGGGGAACCAAAACAACTCCAGCTGCGAGAAGCAAACACCCGTGTGCTGGAGACCATTGAAGGCGTAGGTGACTGGGAAGGAATCGCAAACAGCTCCGCAGTTGTCGCAAATGTCATGTCCGCCACGTACCCTTTAAAAGTACATGCAGCGGGAATAGAAAAAGCGGCCTACACGATTGGCGAGATCGTTGCGTCTTCTCTGACCGGTACGAGTATGTGGAACATGCTGATCGGTTCACTTCTACCTGTTTTTGGTTGCGGCGTAGTACCAACAGCCACCGGAGCAATCATTGCTCCAATTTTAAACAATGCCCGTGAACACCAAGTCGCAATCCTCCCTGATGAGTATGCTGACTTTGATATGACGACGTTGTCAAAACGTCCGTTATATGGTGTGGGGGTTTCAGGTAATTACCAGTTTGGCTCTATCGGGGTTGGTGAAAATAAGATGTGCGTGGGAGCAACTTTTGATGCTTTTGCGGAAGGCGATATATCTGGACCTGATGGTATGTGGTTGTTTGTACCTGCCCCTAGTTGGATGGATGATTGGGTCAATCTGGATCCGCAGGCTCTGAAGGGGGAAGCGGCTATTAATCAAATGTTAAATAAACCTTCCCACGACAGCGTGGGAGTTAACGCGACTGCAACTAGCCGAAATCCAGATTCAGAGGTGTCGGGTTGGAACGATGTCATGCAGAAGTATGCTCGACTGGTTTACGCTAATAACGCTTTACACGGTCGACAAGGTACACTGGTAGGTAAACTCAGATTCGATATTGCTCCCGGGACAACAGTCAAGGTTGGGGTCAAAGATGATCTGATGTCTGCGGGTGTGGATCAGTTAGCCTGTGACATGTTTGGATTTGTGGCAAGAGTAACAATCACAATCAACGCAGAGCAAGCGGCAGCCGCTACTACTTTGGAACTCACCAACTTAAGGACTAGCTCTGAGAATCAAATGACTCGCTTCTCCATGACTACGCACCCATTCTTTGACTCAAATTATTTCAAGTACGCTTCCATCGTTCCCGGACTTTCACTACCTCCGAGCAAATAAACATGAACAGCTATCTTGAAGAAGAGTATAAGCCCGCATACGACGCCTGGAAGCTAGACCAGACACCACCCGGCAACGCTGCCTTCCTGGAAGCGATTCATCCAATCGTGCAGAAGGGTGTGCAGATGTACGGAGGCGACAGTCCGTTATCCGCAAGTCGCGGACGTTTGATGGCTTTGGATGCTGTACGGAAGTACGATCCCTCCCGTTCGCGTTTGCAGTCTCACCTGCTAAACCAGATGCAAGGCTTACGCCGAGTCACGCAGCAGCAAAGTCAGGTTATGCGGGTACCCGAGCGAGTGCTATTGGAAAACCAGCAACTGCATAGGCAAACGCAGGAACTTATGGATGACCTGGGTCGTGAACCTACGGATGCCGAGTTGGCTGACCGTATGGGCCTCTCCATGCCTCGCCTGACGCGTATTCGTAAATTCCAGCCCGGTATGAGCTCTGGACAAATTGAAGAACAAAATCCAATGGCAGGTGGCGGTGCCGGGCAAATTCCTGGGCAAAGGGACGCCGCAGATCTGTGGGCTGAGGTTGTGTATCAGGATCTAAGCCCGATGGATCAAGCCATCATGGAACGTACACTAGGCATGCGTGGCCATAAAAAAATGTCCAATCAAGATTTGGCTCGGCATTTGAGTCGCAGCCCTGGAGCAATCACTCAGCGTAAGATGAAAATCCAGCAGTTACTGGATCAGGAACGTGAGCTTTCCCCTTTTATTGCGGAGTAACCTATGGCACAGAAGGGGCTAGTCGATCCTCACTTGGAAATTATGCTTCAGCATTTTACCAAGTCTAAGAAGGAATCGTATTCCAAGCGGACAACCAACGATGCAGTGCCCTGGTTTCGCCCACCCCTTGAAGGTTGGGACGGTGATCTGCAAACCGAAGAAGGTTTGATCACGATCCATGATGCCTTCAACACGGACAAAGCCGAAGCAGCTTTGATTGAAGCCTATCAGCCAGGCTCTCCGGGCAACACTTCAGATGGTGTCGTACTCAGCTTGCAGATCGATTACGCGGCTCAGGCTGAGCGAGCTTTTCGAGCCCGTACAACTCAAACCTTTCCAAGGGCGTTGGCTCACTTGTCTACAAGAGAAAAAGGCCACGGCCAAGACACAGGTGCGTTTACCGGGCAGGCGTTGAACTACTTCACCGCAATCATTAAACAAGGATCTGAAGGCAAGGGGGGAGCGATATGACCCAGCTATCAGGCACACTACATCAGTACATTGGACGTACAGTGGACGTGCTGGCGTTTGACGACGCTAAAGCTACTGGGGATGCCTTGCTGACTCAAACTCTGGTTCAACCAGGGCAAAGTGGAGCACTCATTACCGGTATCGAAAAGCTGGTGCAGCGTTTCCTGCTTGAGCTACTGACCGAGCAAGGTTCCATGCCGTATGCTTTGGCTCGTGGTACGTTTTTCATGACGCAGATCCGTGCCGGAATGCTGAGTACATCTCAAGATCTGTTTGCAGCTTTTGGAGCCGCAGAGCTGGAAATCCGAACCAATCTGCGAACAGAAGAAGATGTTGCAACAAACCCCGCAGATGAGCGATACAAGTCAGCCTCTCTGCTTGCTGCGTCATTACAGGGAGATCTGGCGGTGCTTACCATTCAGGTTATGAGCGTCGCTGACGTTTCGCGAACCGTGATCTACCCACTGAGAGTTTCTATATCTTGAGGATGCCATGAGCCTGACCGTATCAAACTTTGAATTGTCCAACCTGACAGACCTCGACAACGCCGATGTCCAACAGGTGTTGGAACAGTTGACGACTCAGCTGCAGGAACTCAACCCTTCGTTAGATCTTAAACGAGGGGTTTTTAAAGATATCGTGGCGTACTATCACGCCGTGCTTGAGACGGCAATTCGTACAAATTTGGAACGCTACCAGTCTGCTCGCAGTCTACAGCAGATTAACGCCAACGCCGTTGCCGCAGATTCCACAGTCGTAGATGAGGTTCTTTCTAATTGGGGCATAACCCGTAAGACAGGAACCAGAGCAATAGGTTCGGTCACTATCGAGATCAGTCAGGCTCGCTCAGTAACCATACCGGCTAACTTCACTTTCTCTGTAAACGGATTAACCTACGTCGCGACTCAGACCTTCACCTCGAGAACAAGTGAAGGACAGATTTCTAATCCTGTCACTGACCGCTTACTGGTACAACTGAGTAACGGAAACTGGGCCTTCACTATTGAGGTGGAAGCTGAAGACGTAGGTTCAAAATATAAGCTAAACGCCGGGGATACGTTAAACCCGGATCGAACCGTCGTATCCTTTGTCGCCAGTTACGCGACCTCTACATTTAATGACGGTTTAGACGCAGAGACCAACGAACAATTAATCGCTGAACTACAGTTGGGCCTGGCGGCCAAGGCGTTGTCTAACCGCACTAACATGCGATCTTATCTGCGATCCATACCTGCTTTGAATCTTATAACAAATCAATCCATTGTCGGTTACGGTGACGCCGAGATGTTGCGGGATCAACATACCATTTTTCCGGTCAGCTACGGTGGCAGAGTGGATTGGTACATTCGCGGCCAAGAAACCCTACAGCGGTTGGCTGTCACGGTAACCGCAACTTGTATCAGCATCGCGGGCAGTACCAGCACATGGCAATTTGCACTAAACAAGAACGCATCGCCCGGATTTTACGAAGTCACTAAGATTCGACGACAACTTGACGCAAATTTAAATTCCGGATTTGAAATCATTCTAGACAGTCGATCCAACGACCTGACAGGTGACGGGTTTATTCCGGACATTACTACAATAGCAGAAGGGGCGTACACCGCGTTTCAAACTGCGATCATACAGTTCGTAGATACTGTGACGCTTGTATCCGGGCTGGCTGTAGGGCAGACTGCTCTATACACTTGCGAGCTGATCGGCACTCCACTGATTCAAGAAATCCAAACACTGGTATCGAGCCGCGATGTCCGCAGTTATGCCGCAGATGCTTTGGTTAAAGCTCCGGTACCTTGTTTTGTACAGGTGACTCTTACCCTAAACAAGACAACAGGAACTATGGTCGACGCGGATATGATTGACAAGATCAAGCTCGCCATCATCGGTGTAGTCAATCGCACAGACTTCGTAGGCAGGTTGGACGGTTCCTATATCATTGAAGCCGTGCACGGTCTGATTACAGATAACATAAGCATAACTCAATTGGATCTTCTGGGACGTATACGTAGACCAGACGGTACATTACAATATTTACGAGACCCGGATTCAATTGTGATCCCGGAGCAACCGGTTAAGATGGTGACAGCAAAAACGGTTCAATTTTTTGCAGAGGTTGCAGATGTGTCCGTTAACGTAGCATCTACGATTCCTACGGCAAACTAACAGGAGGTTACTTGCGTGGCAAAACGAGCAAGCGGACGAGCAGAAGCTATTCGATTGTTGAAGCAAGACGGTGGTGAAGATCAACGCACCCCGCAACAGATGACGTTTGCCGTGAACTACTTGACGTTCTTTGGCTACATTGCAGTACACTTGCTGCAAAACCTGGAACTCAAAGATATCAAGGCAGCGATCAAGGCTTTTCAAAAAATCTTTGGCCTAAAAGAGGACGGCACACTCACGCCGCAAACTTTACGTGCCATGGAAGGACCTCGATGTGGTTGTCCTGACCACATTGACGCGGACAATAAAAACCACCTTCAATTCATGCGGGCTCAAGAGATCTCAATCGAGAAACGAGATCGCTGGAACAAGCAAGGATTGAAGTACTTTATCGAGAAGTATCCGACGACCAAGATTCACAAAGACGAGCAGTCGCTTATCTTTGCGTCTGCCTTCCGGGCGTGGGATGACGTGTGTGGTCTAAATATTTTAGAGTGCAAGAAGGCTGCCGATGCGGATATCATTGTATCTGTAGGCAGTGGGCCTCAGCACAACTTTGACGGTGTCGGTGGTACGCTAGCCTGGGCCTATCTACCCACGGGAACAGATCAGCAGCTTACGATGCGATTTGACCTCGAAGAAACTTGGGTAGCTAAACCAAAAGATCGTGGTGTCTTGCTGCACAACGTGGCCTGCCACGAGTTTGGACATCTTTTGGGACTAACCCATTCAAAGCGACCTAGTGCTTTGATGGCTCCATACTACAACCCATTTGTCGCTGTCCCGCAAGAGGACGATGACATCACACGAATTGAAAAACTTTACGGCAAAAACAACCAAATTGCCGCAATTCATGAAGTCAGTAAAGTTGGCTCTAACCTGACAGTGGAACTGCAGCCGGGCCAAAAACTTACGGTTGTTTGCAAATAAGGAGATCGATCATGCCGATGACACAGCTCACTTTGGATCTGGGTACTTTCGTGACTGCGATCAAGTACCTACTCGCTGCCTGTCTAGTAGCAGTCTGCGTGTTCACGTTTGTCATTCCCTGGATACGTGACTTGCTAACCAAGGAAGCCGAAGTTGTTGCAAACCCACGAGCGTCAGGGTTGCCTCGCTTTCGGCGTCGTGACGAAAATCACTGTAGCGACACCCCACCTCCATCCGGATTCGCTGACCACTTGAAGGTCATTGAAGCCACGGCTCCCAACGCAGATCCAAAAATCTGGTGGGAATACGCCAAGGCTGAAATGACCGAGGCCGAAGTTGCAATCGCTGAAGCCAAGTTGGCTCGGGTTTGCAGCGATGTGACCGCAACTGTGGTGCCAGGGGGGACGATATGAAACCCAAATACACGGGGTTGTTCTGTGGTGTTGCGGGGGTCCTGCTTCTGCTTTGGCCTTCGCAACAGAGTTCACGGCCTACCCCGCCGCCCCCTCCACCGGTAGTTTTGGATTTGCCGGGTAAGGCTTTTGCCACATATGAAAAGCTGTGGCGAAAGCATACCCAAGATGCCGCTGATAAAATTGTCAGCGGTACGTTAAAAGACGAAAAATCTGTGTGGGACTTCTTGGCCGCTGGCCAAGAACCTGCACGTAAGGTTGCGTTTGACGAGCTGGCCAAATCTGAGCAGGACTATTTCATCAAGCAAGGTGGCTGGTCCGCTGCTGCTCATGAGAAGCTATTAAGGAGCTATGCGAAATGAGCGAATCGCAAACACCTTACGACTACAACTGGGAACTAGAAGATCATGGTTACCTTCAGGCCTTGCCTGAGGCTCCCATGACTACTGATGCCTGGCAAGTCTTTTCGCGTCCGTCAGAGGTTGATGCCAGTTGGCACAACAACGAAAACCAAGGTCAAATTGGAAGCTGTCAAGGTAACGGGCTGAGCTCGGTCCTGGAACGTCTTGCCTTTGTACAGGGCAAGACTGTTCAACTATCTCGGATCTTCGCTTACTTGGCAACTCAGAAAATTGACGGGCTGTTGGGAGCGGACAACGGATCTACTATCGCAGGTGGTTGCAAACTTGCAGTAGAGTCTGGTTGTCCGCTTGAGGCTGCCACAGGGTATCCTTCACGGTATCCGAATGCGACAGAGCGAATTCAAATTCTCAGCCAGGCCAATTACAGTGCCGGGGCTCCTTACAAAGCTAAATCTGCCTGGCAAGTACCTAAAGATCATAATCAACTTCTAGATTTTATCGGAGGCGGTGGCGGCATCACTTTCGGGGTCCGCTGGTACAATGGGCTTATCCCACAGGACCGGATTGTTCGCTCTTTCCGGCCTGCCCGTTGCAGTGGCGGGCATGCCATGTGCGTGCTTGGCTACGACACAGATGGAAACTTACGAGCTTACAATTCCTGGGGTGACGGTTTGTACACAATCACCCCGGAAGCCTGGGTTCAAATGCTGTCAGATAGTTCTACCGCGGCGATCGGGTTAATGGGCAACGTAAACGCCGAGCCGATTGACTGGTATCGTAACTCTCCCTACTTCAAGCTAAGGATGAAACCAGAGTGAATCGTACTACGTTTAGTGTAAAACACCTGCAGTTCGTAGCTGCGGGTGTTGCCTGTGTAGGTTTACTGGGATTGGGCTTCATGCTATCCCTTGTCTCTGCCGAGGCAGTTGCAGCTCCTCCACAGATAGTCATGGCGACCGCGGATGATACTCTTGTCAGTAAGTTTGATGAGGAAGTCAAATCTGCGTTGGTAGACAACCATCAGAAGCAGATGGCTGCGTTGTCTGACCAAAAAACCATGCTGCAGAAACTAGATCAATCCGTTCAGCAGTTGTTGGTAAAATCAAAAGAACAGCCAACGCCGCCTCCGGCTCCTCAAGCAGAGACCAAACCCAAAGTTCAGCCGACTCCAAAGCCTGAACCTGCAAAGGCAATAGCTCCAGCACCTGTAGCTACCACAACTTTGCCAAACCCTGTTCGTCGTTCCAGCATCATTTGGAATTTGAACAATCGTTGGGACTATTCCACGGAAGAGCTGACGGCCCACTTACTGGCCGAACACAATTTTGAGGCAGCTTCCTACGATCGAGAACAACTTCAAACGGTACACGACAACCTGCATAACGGGTACACCGCTCTAGGTGACACGGTCGTGCAAGCTCCTGTAGCTCAATCACCTGCGGTACACTATCACTATACAGCACCTCAGCGACGTGGCTGGGGACTGCGAAGTGTTGCTTCTTGCCCTGGAGGGACTTGTCCAACGCCATGAGTAACGAACCTAAGCCAGAAGCCATAAGCTACGACTATCCTGTTGTGATTCCAGCTTCAGTCTATGGACTGCTGGAAAGCCTGCTTAACACAGGTAAGATCTCGCAATCCGGTGTAGAGTTGGATTTTTCACCGGTGCAGGAGATTAAGATCTCCAACGGCACAGCTCGACTGAACCCGCCTGCCCGCGTATCTCTAGGGTATGGTGGTGTGGCAATTCGCACAACTGTGTCTGCCTTAGTCGCTCAAGCAGGTGGGGTGAAGATAGAGATCGACAACTCGCCCATTAATGTTGAGGTACGTCCTGGATGAACTGGGACGCCTTAACCTTAGAATGTTGCCGAGAGCATGGATGCTCTGACCAGCATATCGATATGGCAATGGCTGGTCCGTATTCTCGAACAATCGTTCAAGATATGCGGCGAAAACAAATTGACGTACGCACTGCTTCAGATGCCGTACGCCGAGCCTATCTGGCTAATCCACAGGCTAGCCGAGAAGAGATGCGACGGCAGTCGTATAAATTCATTCTTGGTGGCATCCTTCTTACGATACTACTGCAAGCTCTATTATCCGCCGTAGCCAAGATGGCTATCGAGTGGTTTTTAGATCACGTCTTCAACAAGCAGGAAACCCGCAATGGCGGTATATCGCTACCCCCAGAATAATTTCGACACACCGGAACTATTGCTGGACCTATTGGGCAGTTTCTGGGCTAACACCTACCAAGGCACTGCTTTGGTAGGTGATTTAACAAGTACTGCCGGGCAAATCGCCCAGCAGACTTATCTGCACCTGCTGGAATTGATAAACAGCGTATCTCGGTTTGATGTGCCCGTCTACCATCAGGACAATTGGTACGGATTAACCATACGTGAGTCTGAGTTAAACACGGACCCGTCTCTGCTGCCGCAACATACAACACCGTCCAGCTATCAGTTCCTTAGTGACGCAACTCTGAGTTATAGCACAGATCCTCAAACAGTAAGACAAAGCCTACAACTATTTGTTGTCACCAAACCGACTGGCCTTGAGAACGTCAAACTGATTTTTAACCGGCTGACGTCACCGACAGTTGAGCTCCAGAATGGTTTGGACTACTGGATCACAGACTCTGTGATTGTCTTCCGAGACAATCCATTCAATAATCCGCTGATTGCCCGTCGAGATCTGCTCAATAACTCCGGGCAGATTGTTGACCGCGAGCTCGTCCTTTGGTTGTACCGTGGTTTATGGGACTGGAATACAGTTTATGAGCAGTTTGGTTACGCCTTACAGCTTCAGTTGAAGTCGAGTGAAGGTTATAAGTCATTTTTAAACGCCATTTTTGATGCACTTGTAGAAGGTACCAGCCTCCGCACCCAGCAGTTTGCGTTGGCTGCCGTCTACGGTGTGCCGCTAATTATCGAAGCGACTGAAACGGTCGAGACGATTGCAAAAGATGCGGATAAGCTGAACATCATTACAGATAGTCACGCTTACCAGTTCCCAGTGACTGCGATACCTCTCGTACAGGTCGGGGACGTTGTACGTGCTGGTGACTCGATAACGAACCTGTTGCAAGTATTTGAGCTCAACCGAGGAGCTGAGATCTCTCCAGCAGACATACAGGCATTAACTATCGGTACAGGTGTGCTGGCCTGGGGCTTCTGGGGCGATTTGACGTTTGAAAATAAACAAGTACCCGTCATAGTCGAATCAGATACGGCTGGTCGCACCAAAGTCTCATGGGCACTTGGTGGATTTCCGTTTGACGTGGAAAACTTCTGGGACGAAGTACACGCAGCAGGAGTTCAGAAAGGGCAGACGCTTGCCAACTTACTGGACACACGGGAAAATCCTGTAGGGCAGCCCACCGCAGGTATGTTGCCAACCACCATAAATCCATTCCAGTTCCTGACAAATAACCTTTTACGGAATAACGCCTACCTGGTTAAAGTGCGGCCAGGCAGTGAACTTACCGATCGACTGGACTTCATGCCGGTAGAGCAGTTGCGTAAGATTCAACCGCCGCATACTCTAATGTTGCTGATTGTTGAATTGGTTCACAGGGATAGTCCTGTTATCATGGAAAATCCAGGAACCGAGACCGATCCGGGCTACGTAGAAACCTTGAGCGGATTTCCTTGCATGGTCAACTCAGATGATATGGACCCTGCAGTGTACGTGGCCGAGCGGGTTAGAACCAGCGTCATTGGCGGTCGGTGCGTCTAATAAGGACAGTACAACATGGATTTGATCGGACTCCAAAACATTCGCGGGCAGGTTCGGGCTTACCAGGTCGACGGTGAGCAGTGGACTCCTCGCACAGAGTTAAAATCCAACCTGGTGCTATATGACTGGGCAAACATCCTATCCAAGCTGCTGACAATTGGTGATGCCCGCTACCGGATTGGCGGCGTCTACTTGGAGTTCGAGAACACAACGAGCCCCGGTGATACGGTCAGCCCGCCGACTTTCGATCGCACTCGAAGTATCACATACTATGACGAACTCGTAGCCAACTCTAACCGAGATTACTTGCGGGTGCCGCTTACAGCGAGCTCGGTTCAATCTACTGGCTCAGGTTTAACGAACAACGAGTTGTTGTTTTTCGCTCGTAGCAGTGGACTAACTGGAGTACACGGTAAAGATTTTTCCTACGCAGCAAACTCTGTTGTGTTTGGAGCTTCGCTTGTCGCCTTCATCGACTCGACAGATGCTACACAGGATATACTCTTTAGCAGTTTTTACTTCAACCTTGCTGACCAACAACAAAAGCTCGCGTCTAGCCAAGTTGGGTTGGAATGGCAGCTGACACTCCAGTGATATGCTGAAACCCGGTTTGCACCACTCAACTCGTAGGGAGATGCTCAAGGATGAGTCTGGAACGCTTTATCAAGTTCATCAAGGAAGGTGAGCCGGTTTCACCGGGTACACCTAACCGTCCGTTACAGCAACTCGACCAGAACATCCGCTATTTGTGGGATGTCATCCAGGCAGCAGAACTCGGATCTACCGTGTATGCCCGGTCACAGCCTGTGGCTTCTACGCTGCAAGTAGGCCAGCCAGTTTACTTCAATGCAACCACCGGTCAGTTTGAAGCGGCATATGCCGCAACTGCCACGGATACGCTTACGGGCTATCTTGTGTTGCCGGATCAGGCACAAGTCTGGGGTATTGTAGCTACAAAGCTACATGCCACACTGGCAGATATCTTACTGTTCGGTTTCGCCCCAATTGATATCTCTGCCGCGGTTGGTACAGATTTAAACGGAGATGGCAGTGTGCCTGCAGGCACCTGGTATCTTTCAGGGGCCAGCGTAGGCAAGCTAACTCGACAAATGCCGCCAGTGTCTATTCCGGTTCTTAAAACAAACGCCAACGGCGGCGTATTTGTGAACCCATCGTTTGTAGACTTCCTGGAAAACCACCGTCACTACGTGTTTGAGCTGACGATGCTGCCTGCGGGCGATGTCACTCCGCCGGATCAGGGTGATCCACATGTTATTACCAACGTCGATCCGGATAAACCTGGCTGGCTACCAGCCGACCACGTCAGCTTCGGTGGTCTTGCTCCTGCCAATGCCGTGTTCGGTTATAACTTCTCACAAGACTTATCACTTAAAAACGTCTACCCTCCAATACCGTTACAGTCTGCGTGCATTCAGATGCAGCGACCTAACATTTGGAATACAGAGCTGGAACGCCGCTGGTACGGACAGCAGCTCATGGAAGACATGGTGATTATCGACCGTAACGGCATTTGGTGGATGTCAGATCTGTATGACACCGTCCCGTGGCCAACACTGCTCGATACGACGATACCGCCGCCAACGCCTGCCCCCTACACTCCAGGGCAAGAAGAATTCTTCCTGAAGTTCTACTTCACTAAAGTAGGGTTTGCTACGGACAACGCAGTCGTCAGTAGCTTACGATCTACCGACAACCGCATTAATGTCTACTGTGCGGATACGACTACGCCTGCAACTACAGGTGCGTTGGATATCAGCCTCGATCTTTCGTTGATGCTTGGGGCCTCAAACCTGACAGGCTCTACAGTATTCAAAAACTTCAACGCGACAACCAGTACGTTCGACCGCGGTCCCGTGGCTGAAGGGCTGTATACCACCTCACCAAACGTACTGCTGTCTAGCAATATCACTACTCCATACGGTAGCGGTCTGCTGTACCACGGAGTTGTAGGTATAAACGTCTTGCCACAACCGACACAAGAACTGGCAAGCCAGCTTGTGCGGTTGGATGGGGTTACGGAAGAAAATTATCCAGTGCTCTATCTGGGAATGCCTAACACCTCATCTACGAGTTATGTGGTTAAATTTGAAATACCTGCTGCTTTGGGTACGCCCCTAAGCCAATTTGACTTCAAATTTAGGGCTCGCGTATTGGCACGGGCCGCAGGCACTCTACCAAACCTGACTGTTTCCTACTACAAAACTGCAAGGCCTGTAGGTTTGACAGGACCCGTAACTGTGTCGCCGCCGGGCTACACAGCATTACCGATCGATCTTAACTCTACTGAAGTGACGACGAGCTTCACAAATCAGGCCTTTGAGACGATTAGCAGTGCGATTAACGTCGTAGCAGGAGATATCGTTTACGTCAGGGTACAGCGGTTTCCGGGAACCTCAGACGATTCGTATGCCGGTGAACTTGGTATCATGCAGCAGTCAGGTGTCTTGACGGCACCGGAATAAGAGAGGACCAAGGATGGCACTGTCTCAATGGAACCTTGAGTTTCTAAATCATAACGCCCAGCGGAGCTATCCGCTGGTTGCGGAAGCGACTAAAACAGATACCACAGGATCATTCGTAATCCCTACTGACTTCTTGGTGGGCATGGATATTCCTATCTCCACTACGATGAATATGGAGACTGGGCGATTCTTTATCCGTCAGCTTGGTGTGTTCGCTTCTGGCATTCAAATCATCGTAGCCTACGACACCGGGACTGAAATTAACGACGTTGGTGCTGCGTTGATTCCTTCGACCAGTACCGCACGTAACCGCGTGTTTGTGTTAGGTGGGCTGGCCCCTTACGACGACGTTGTTGGAAAAGTTGTGATCGGTCGCACGGACACAATTCAACAACAACCCAGCGGATTGTTTAACTTCAATTTAAATGGCTCCGCAATTGAACCTCAAGTGGTTCGCCCGATGATTAAGGGCATCTCTTCTATTCGCATATCTAACGCGACTGGAACTGTAAGCGATCGGCTTTACGGTGATATTGAACTGGTAGCTGGTGCAAATATCCAGCTATCAACTGTACAGACACCCTCAGCCACTCAGATCGTTATCAGTGCTCTGGACGGAGCTGGGACTGTATCGCAGTGCGTTTGCGAAGGTGATGCCAGTATCCTGCCGTGTATCAAAACCATCAACGGTATCGCACCGGCAACAGATGGTAACTTCAACTTTATCGGCGATGACTGCCTAGCTTTTACCGAGATCTCTAATGGGCTCAGAGTGACGGATTCTTGCTGTGCCCCGTGCTGTGGTTGTGCCGAGCTGGAAGCCATCACGCGAGACCTGGAACGCTTTGCAGCCCAAAGGTCGTACCTGGAGCTGTTCGTCAATCGATTGGCAGCTGAAACCGCAACTTTCGATACTACAGTGCTCGGAGCTCGCCTTGGCGACCGTCGCTGTTTAACATGCCAGTGACCCTATGCCACCATTCCTAAGCGGTCCACAGCCTGAACAAAATCGACTAGCGGTTGGATTTAACCAACCACCGGGTAGCGGTGATCTATACCCGTTTGTTGCTCCGTCTTCAGATATTACACAGCTGTTAGGTGATCTTTTTGTTTCGTTTGACGACGTGAAGGATGAAGTTGTTTATCCTTTGAGGGTTGCTTGGATGGCGGGTTTTGGCACTGTCGCTGTGTCCAGGCCAACCGACTGGCCTGTGCCAACGCATGATTACGACCTTGTCATAGTGGATGCCAACGATCTGGTAGTTTTTGATTCTACTACCGCCTCATTCAAGGCAACCACCTGGTGTGACCGACTCTTGATCATGGAGTGGACCAACGGACACAATGTCTGTCGTTGTACAAAGTATTTGGTCTGGTCACCTGCGGATGTTGCCAACAGCCAGACACGAACATACGAGAGCTTCATCCTACCAGTTAACGGAGAATTGCAGGGGGATGCTTGGTATAAGTTACCTAGACGCGTCACCTCACTCTTGGTAGCCGGGACTACGATAGAGCACACGAATGTTGAACTGGTAGAGGGCTATAACATGGGTATAGCCAAGGCGACGGCTGCGGTTGCTCCTACGTTTCAACTGCCCAGCCTGGTAAGCACCAGCCCGCTAAAGATAGGGGCACGAGTTAACCACCGAATCGGGTTGAACGCAACACCCGGCTTGGGCTTGGGTGTATTTCCTGGCTGTGAGAACGCGAAAGCTGAACAGGCAATTCGTACGATAAACCACATCGCAGGTAATAGTTATCAAAACTTTAACTACGACAGTGAAGGGTGCATCCGAACACAACGTCCGGTTGGATTGACTCAACCTAGCCCACGCGAGTTTGAATATGCGGATTTTGTTTTGACCCAGGCTGAGTCTGCCGCAGCTCTTAAGCTCAGCAATGACTGTGTAAACTGCTGTGATTGCACGCGTTTTGCCCAGACTTATCAAGGGTTGAAACGACAGTGGTTTTTATTCCAAGACCTGGCTCACGCCGCTGAAGACGTCCGGGATACCTACAGTAAAAATCGAGATCGCTGGTTAGTGCAAAAGCAAATTCGCGAAGAGGATATGCTGCGAGTCCGGCTAGTATCCGAGGGTAACTGCAAATACGCGTGGGGAATTTCTTTTTGTAACTCCAGCAAATGCTGTCTATCTCAGGTCGAAGTCTATCTGACATGGGTACAGTATTACAACGGTGTTCCACAGGCACCTACGCTCGCACAATATTCCTGTCCTCCTGCGTATCTGGAAGGCTCTGCTCAGTGTGATGGTAGTGCCGCGGTGATACCTTACAAGCTGGACGCCAAAGGGCAGTCATTAAAATTTGCCTGGGACTACAGCGATCCGCAAAGCGTGACGACAGTATACGGACGGCACTGCCTTCCCGACTGTAAACAAGTTGCCGCCGGGTCGTTAAAAGTTAAACTACATGTATACATCCGCTGGGCGGGGGTAGCCCCTAATCCAGACACTGGACTTGAGTGTGAATTTCCACTTCTAGATCCTTTGGATATTCCGATAGAAGTTCGAAATGTCTGGACAACCAACGGTGTTGCAATTCCGGCAGATTTCTACGGGCAAAAGCTCACCTCGCTTTCGGTTGCCAGTGCAGCCAATCCATTCTGCCAGACTTGTGCGTGCGATTAAGGGTTGCTCCCTAGACAGGCTCCTGATTCATGGCCATACGTAATAACCACTGGTACAACCTCAACGAACAACATTACTACCCGCTGGACGATACCGCATCTGCCATATCTGATGCGGGAGAGCTGTTACCCTCAGCTCTGATAGCCGATCTAAGACTACGATGGCCTATCACCTACGGAAAGTACGCGTTCATCAGTGCTGCTGCGGTTACGCCTTACCTGGTAACCGTGTTGATTGAGGCCACTGACGATCTGGATAACAACCCAAGCAGCTCAACGCTGATCGCGGGTGTTACCCTGCCCAAGACCAACCTAACTGTGGGACGTACCTACACGCTAACCCCGTTTCAACCGGGAGTGGGTGGTTATATCGTTATCGGATCTGGGATAGCTCAGATCTATAGTGGAAAGTTCAGCACACCACGCCAAGGATTGTTGACACCCCGTGCTGCCCGTGCCAGCCGCCGTCCGCCTGTGCCTACAATCGCAATTGAAAATGCGGCCAACTCGCTGAAGAACCTGGTAAACCTGGTTGCAGTACCTCCTCTGTACTTAACTACAGAGACGCGAGTAATCGACGGTGTCACGTACGACAACGTCATCGTATTTCGACTGTCGCAGGACGATACGAGTCCACTTACGACCGCCACAACTGACTCTATATTTGCTCAGTTTGCCGGACCCTGTGGTCGCAGAGTTGGTTCAAACTCATGTCCTGATCCGCAGCCTATTCAGACAATAAATGGTGTGGCAGCCGACTGCGAGGGTGTCATTACTTTAGACTTCCGCGGTTGTGCTTTGGTGGGGCGTAATACGATAGACTGCGGCGTAGTTATTGACTGTGAGCTTGGGTTATCCGCCAGCTGTGAGCCACCTTATCTACCTAACCTGACCACTGGCGAGTTGCCAAGTGAATCGCCTCCCGTTGTTATAACTCCTCCGGTGCCGCCGCAACCACCAATTTTTCCCGACTTCAGCATCAGCGAGTCTGTGACTACGCTGTTAGCCCTGCCTTACTGTGATACGTTTGATGACGCGACAGCCCACGGCTTCTCTCCTCTTGGTGATTCTCTGTTTGCGTTCATTTCGGATGATAGTCCTGCCGAACTGTTTTGCTGTGACGGGCCACCGCCTGCCTCTTTGGAATTTCAGTACGGGTGTCAGGATGTTTCGATATCCGTAAGTGAGTCCGTAAGCATGTCTAACAGTATGGTTGTAGACCACTACTTAGTTAAATATAAAGTCAAAGTGCCGGAGGTCGCCAGCAGCTACGGCACGATCGTCCCGGATGCTCAGTCACGTACAAACATATCTCTATTCACGTCAGACGCTCAGTCTTTATATCGAGTGTTTACAACTGACGTTAAGATCGTAGCAGGGCAGACCGGCAGCTACAAAAACGCTGGGCTGATCATGAACTATCAGCTCAATAACTTTGGGGCTCCTAACTACGTGTTGGCGTTACTGGATCTCGATACCAGCATCTTTGGCGTTTACTTCTTTAACGGACTGAATTTATTGTCGCTGTCCTCGATTGCGGTAACTGGTGTAAAAGCTGATGATTGGTATCGCATTCAACTTTCAGCCGTGCCAGATCCGACAACATATACCAGCGTTAAGCTGACTGCGGTTTTGACTGGTGTCACCAACCCAGGCATTTCAGCAACTATAAATACGTATCTAGCGTCTAGTCTTTGGAATACCGATGCGGCAAATTCTGGATTTTACGCTCGTAGATCTAAGAGCTACTTCTCTTACTGGCGAATTGATGAGGTGACACCGTGAGTGAAATTCGTTTTGCTGAGTTTCTCCCCTCGCTGGAGAACACGCCTTATCCGTTCACTCCAGCCTCCTCGCTTTCTAACGGACAAGTAGCATTCCTTGAAGGTACTTTTCTGGATGCTCATATCTATGCGATCGAAGGCACAAATCGCTACTACATTTCTAAAGTGGAAGTCACCTCCAGCCAGTTTAATATCATAATTGGAGACGCCACAACGGCCTCTCGGTTGACCGGTACTATCTCACTGCCTATCGAAGATTCAGTTGTCCGGCTGGTTGACAATACGGGTCGATCGGGTGGAGTACTGGTTTCCGAACCGTCTCGTCTGGCCTTGATGGCTGCATGGGGCGTCGGAACCTATACCTTTGAGCGGACTCAAGCAGAGTTTTGTGTCACCTGTCAGATGCCTGTTCCAGACCCGGGTGTAACAAGTTTCCGCCTGGAGTCCGGTAATGTGTTTAGCGGGCAGGTTTGGTGGGTTGGTGAAGACGGCGTCGTGCTGTCGGTAGAGACTGCGACAGACAAGCAAGGCGACCCCTATGACGTGGTCCGCGTTGACGTGGTAGGTGACCCACTCTTTCTTCAACGGCTATGCTTCCCTCGAGATCTGTTCAAACCGATTCTACCTATCCGAAAGATTCGTGTAGTTAACGGTTCAAACATTCGAGACTGTACTCCAGACGAGCAGGGTAACTTCAGTCTGCAAATGAACGACGCCCTGGCCGCTGATGCGGCTTTGCGAGTACGCACTACGACTGAAGGTATTGTGATTGAAGTCGCAGGATCTACGCCCACTATCTGATTTTGAAGGATTGCTATGCCACGTCCAGATTTCTTCAACGATAACATCAACCGATCATTCCCGTTTCGCGTCGGTACGGTTGGAATAAATGTACCGGATGTCGCTACTGATGCTGTGACAATGCTGCAGTTGCCCGATCAATTCATAGCTGACTGCGGATTTATTATGGGACCAGAATCCGGATTTGACGAAAGCCTACACCACGTTTTTCTGTATGAGATCACAGCATTAGGTGGGGGTTTGATTACTTTTGAATTCCGGTCTGATGTGGATCGCACCCCTCCGTTAAGTTTGACATTTACACGGACACTGGAAGACCCACTCTATACAACTGAATTTGTTGAAGCAGAGCCCGAGTTTGAGTGCGATGAACCACCTTGGTCTGGGTATCTGGTGACTGGAGATATGTTAAAGGTGGCGGACAGGCTCTTCTCGGTCAGTTACATTCGAAGATCTGCAGACACTCAAACAATTGTCGAACCTGCTTTGATTCAAAATTTGAATGAAAATCAAGTCGTGTCGCTGAATCTTGCAAACGCGGATCGAACAAGGGCAACAACTCCCGAAGACTGTCCCGATTATGCTTGGTCTTTTACTCCACAACCAATCTACGTATACCGTAAATGTCTGCAAGGCGATCTACGCTTACGTGCAGGCTATAACGTGTCCATCAGCCAAAACACTTTGAGTAACACCATCCAGTTTTCAGCAATTTTACGGGCTGGGTTGGGCGAGCCTTGTGAAGAAGTTAAACTGTTTCCAGAAGAAACATCTCCAATCGGGTCTACGAATGGATTGTTGGAGGGTGACTTTTACTGCAATGAAGTGTTGCGTTCGATCAACGGTGTTCAAGGCCCTGCACTGACTATCTTTGCCGGTTCAGGAGTTACGATCACGCCGGACTTCGGCTACGGTATAATTATCGTAGACGTTGACTTGGCCGATTTGTCCCTATGCACATATTCTGCGGTGTCAGTCTAACGGAGTACGTCAAGGATGGCTGCCACTACCCCCTGTCCGCAAGGATCACAAAACCCTGTTTTCGATACTGTAAAATGCGATGTCCCTTGCATTTTTCCAATTCCGTTTGTGGATTGGCTTCGTGACGATTCTGTACCGCAAGCTCCTGCCGACATCTCAGACTGTCCGACATTTCCAATTCCTTTGCCAAATCCGGAACCACTTTGTCCGACGATTGTATTTAACGATAATCCGCAAGGTGGATTGGCCACGGTCCGTGTCGTACCCATAGGTCAAGAGAATGTTACGTTTAGCATCACAAAAGGTGAGTGCTGCGACTATGCCTTCCACATGCTTGTGGATTTTCCTTGTCCTGAAATAACTGCCAGTGCCGACACTGCTGCGACTCAAGAAGCTATTCGTGTTGGAGCTTGCTCTGCAGTACCTTATGCTAAAATTTTGGTCACAAAATTAGGAGACTGCTCTTATGATTTTGGATTGGATATCAGTTTACCTTGCCCACAGGCTTATGTCCTGCCAGTTTTGCCACAGCTGCTACAAGTCATATTGCCTCAGTTTTTTAACCAGTTCTTCGCTACCGTGCAACTTCCCTGTCCTCAGTTATATGGCACTCAAAACGATGCAGAAGGTCAACAAGCCATTAGAGTAGCGGCATGCACTGAACAACCTTATGCTAAAATTCTGATCACAAAGGCAGAAGATTGTTCTTTTAACTTCGGTCTAGACATTGGTTTACCTTGTCCAGAAACCTACGTGCTGCCGATACTTCCGCAGCTTTTATTGAACATATTACCTCAGTTCTTCAATACCATCCAATTCCCTTGCCCTCAAGTGGGGGCTACAGTCACAGTTAAACAAAAAACACCTAATCCCCAAGACCCTTCAACTGGCTCTCAAGTGTCTATCACTGGGCCAACATGTTCTCCTCAGTTCAACTTTGACTTGGTAATTCCTTGTCCGCAACTTGCTGCCACAGTCAAAGTTAAACAAAAAACACCTAATCCACAAGACCCTCAAGGCGGCGGCTCCCAGGTCTCTGTCACTGGTGATCCTTGTTCTCCTCAGTTCAACTTTGACTTAGTGCTTCCTTGTCCACAACTTGCGGCTACGATTAAGATTAAACAAAAAACACCTAATCCTCAAAACCCTCAAGGCGGCTCTCAAGTCTCTGTTACCGGCGATCCTTGCTCCCCTCAGTTCAACTTTGACCTGGTGCTTCCTTGCCCCCAACTTGCAGCTACAGTCACAGTTAAACAAAAAACATCTAATCCTCAAGGCCCGCAAGGTAGCGATTCTCAAGTTTCTGTTACTGGTGATGCTTGTTCTCCTCAGTTCAACTTTGACTTGGTAGTGCCATGTCCTCAAATATCTGCAACAGTCACGGTCAAACAGAAACTAGATGATGCAGACAATCCGCAAGGCCCTCAAGGGACTGCGACAGGTAGCAGCGTTGCAGTTTCAGGCGATGCTTGTACTCCTCAATTCAGTTTTGACTTAGTAGTGCCATGTCCCCAGCTGAAAGCCGCTGTAGTTGTACGTCAAGTATCGACTGGCCCAGCTACGTTGGGTCCTGGTTCTTTTGGTGGAGCTCAAGGCTCTCAAACATACTATCCGTTTCGCACCCCGGGAACTCCTGGTACTGTTACCGTTACTGGGCCTTACTGTGCACCGCAGTTTGGGTTTGACTTGTTGGTGCCTTGTCCTCAGATATCTGCAACCATAAAAGTTACAGTAGCTTCTGGGGCTCAAGGGGTTCAAGGGGTTCAAGGAGGGCAGAGCACGGGCAGTGGCAGTGGCGTTACAGTTACAGGCCCTTCTTGTGCTCCTCAGTTTGCCTTTAACATCGAGCTACCGCCAGGTGCTGCTGGGGCACCTGGACCACAAGGTACTTTAGGCGGCAGAGGACCATTAGGGTTAATAGGACCTATTGGACCGGTTGGTCCTGTTGGGCCAACTGGCCCTATTGGACCTACTGGCCCAAACGGTACACCTGGCATACCAGGTTATAACGGTTCTCCTGGCCTTCCAGGTTATCCTGGGTATCCAGGAGAACCAGGATATCCTGGAGAATACGGGCCACAAGGATCACCAGGTGATGCTGGTCCGCAAGGTCCTCCAGGGTCAAAAGGACCTCCAGGCGATTACGGACTTCCAGGTCCTCCAGGTCCTGCCGGTAAATCTTGTGCTTGCTGTCCGCAGTCTGCAACGCCGGTGCCACCTGCTCCGATGACGTTGGGAGATCAGTTCAATCCCTATGCACTTACTAGCGAGGAGATTGACGAATCCCTACTGAAGTTTCTGGATTCCAGTTTCTTAGAAAGTCTATCGGGAACCCAGGGTGGTCGTGGTCCGCAAGGAGGGATTGGACGCCAGGGTCCGCCCGGCCCGTCTTCAACTGATCTGTTCCACGGCCTATCAATTCCGACACTTTCGGATTTTCAGTCGTGGCTTAGTACCTTATACTACTCGACGGATCAGAATTCCCTTGTGTACAAGGACGGTACTGGTAGCCTCTTCCGTATAGCTATGGAGGCTATCACATAACTGCCATACCTGAAGAAGGCTAGCGATGTCCGGTAACGACTATATCTCGTTTTATGTGGCTATGGAAGATCCGGAGAACACGGAACCCGTCATCTCGGCGTACTGTGTTCTCACGGAAACTCATATGAATTACGAAACCCAAGCACTGATTATCGTGTATCAATGCTGGCGTACCAAAGAAGCCTACCTGGCCAAGCGTAAACCGTTTAACAAAATTCAAGTCAACCTGGCTCCAGATGAAGGGGGTAAAGAATTTTTCAACGGCACGGATACACGCGAGGCCAGTCACAAGTTTGGCAATCTTCTGCGTAATTGGTGTCTCAGTGTGAGCAAAGATTTGAGACAGGCAGTCTGTGCTAACACAGAAGAGCTGAACACCGATGGCTAAGACTCGATTAATACTCCGGCATAAGTGGGCACTGGGTGACACGATCCTGCTGACCGCACTGGTTCGTGATATTCACAGAGCTTACCCTGATCAATATGAAATCATGGTAGACACCCACTGGACCAATGTCTGGTGGAATAACCCATACGTCACCAAGTTTGATCCGGCTAGCCTGCCTAAACCGATACAAGTAGAGGTTGGCTGGGGTGACGCCATTCGCTGGAACAGCTATGCTCGCTATGGTGAGCGGCGTGAGATGAAACACATTCTGGCGTGGTACCACTACAACTTTGGACTTAAGACTGGGATCGACGTTCCAGTTACAGATCCTCGCCCTGACCTGCACATGGACGAGCAGGAGAAAGTTCGTAGAGTTGAAGGCCGCTATTGGGTGATTATGTCTGGCGGTAAGTTAGACATGACAGTAAAGCACTGGCATGCCCACAGAGCTCAAGAGGTTGTCGATAAACTCGCAGCTCGTGGTATTGTCTGCGTTCAGGTAGGTGCAGCCCATACCAGCCACGTACACCCGCCGCTACAGAACACACTTAACCTGCTGGGCAAGACTGAGAATGTTCGCGACCTTTGGAATATTATCATGTATTCTGACGGTGTGATCTGTGGTGTGACTGGGCCTATGCACATTGCCGCCGCGTTTGAAAAGCCTTGCGTGGTTTACGCGGGCGGACGCGAAGAGCCTTGGTTTGAAGCCTATACAAATTCGTTTAACGCATTTGGTCCGGAAGCTCGGCCAGTCAGAGTCGAGCACAAGTTTTTGCATACGATAGGGCTGCTTGAATGTTGTGATAAGCAGGGATGCTGGAAAAAACGGATCATACCGTTAGACCCGCAGGATCTAACAAGGCAAGCTCATACACTTTGTCGCCAGCCTATCCGCCCTGAACACTCTCACCCGGTAGCTCGATGTCAGGACCTGATTACCTCGGACCATGTTGTGGAGGCTGTGATGGACTACTACGATAAACGAATCCTTCCCCCGATCTCAGTCAAACCAAATGATCTGCAAAATCCGGAATTGAACAACGGTATTCAGATACCTACGGTGGAATTGATTCAGGTCGGCCCTGAGTTTATCTCCGAGCTACCTAAGGTTGTGCGTGAACCTTCCACGGAAATACGGGAACAGAAACCGTTTCAGAAGGTACACCCACAGGAGTTGGTCGAATCTCGAATTGCTACCCTGATTAAACCTGCAGACATATTTGACAATCCAATCATCGGTGGAAAACTTACGGTCTGCGTCCTGTGCTACGGCGAGTATACAGATCTGGCCCGCAGGTGCTTGTCAGGTATCCTGAAAACCATACCAGAAGATCGCTTGGATCTCCGCATCGCTACTAACGAGGTATCATCAAACACGTTGGCTTACCTTCGCAAGTTGCCTGCAACCAAGATCTACGTTAATACCACCAATCGCTACAAGTACCCGGTCATGCGAGAAATGCTTTGGGACGAACAACGCCCAATTACGTCTAACTACATGGTCTGGTTTGATGACGATACCTGGGTTGCAGATCCTAGCTGGGCCGTCAATCTGTGTCACACCATCGTAGATAATCATTCTCAGAATTTCCGTATGTACGGCGACATCCTTTACCACGACTTGTCTATTTATAGCAGTCAAGGTGGGCGACCAGACACGTGGTTCCGGCAAGCTGACTGGTGGCAGGGTCGAAACTTTAAGTCACGCCACCAGGGACAAGAAACCCCTAATGGCAGTGTCATAGACTTTGCGGTAGGTTGGTGCTGGGCCGCGTCGATGGAAGCTATCAGGGTTGCAAACATCCCGGACGTTCGCCTCCGGCATAACGGTGGTGACTGTACGATTGGAGAACAGATCCATCAGGCGGGGTTTGAGATTAAACAATGGAACAGGAAAAAAAGTCTTATCGCATGTCCCACTCGCCAAAACGGTGGTCGCCGCGGTTACTCTGAAAAATTTCCCTGGGATCCCAACCGCCCAGCGTAATACAGCACGGTATAATGAGCCTAACCCTGAGGACCTACTATGTCTCGACGCATCCGTCTAACCCGCTATGCCGCTACGATTGTCACTTCCAATAATTACGGGGCCTACCGGCTTCGAATCGAAGTTACTGCTGTGGAAGGTCCGGATCTTGACGAAAACATTTTCATCTATCGTCGTAATCCTCCCAGTGCTTACACAACACAAAGTTGTGATGTCTTTGAAGCTGTCGCCGGACCGCCTCAATTGGCCGCAACACCTGCCGGGGAACCCGACCCGGATATGAACTGGCCGTACTACAGGCTTAACTATGTTGAACTGGACGTAGCTTCAGTCGCTCAGGCCGATGCTATCTGGCAAGAGATACTGGACGAAGTCAACGCTCTTGTATTTGCCATGGATCGGTTGTCCGCGTTGCAAGCCATCCAGGACGTTTGGTGTCCCGACCCGCCCGGTTCATTATCTGTATCTGTGTCGCAGTCTCAAAACTAAGGAGCAGTCATGGCCGACTTATCTAAGCTGGTAATTCTGGAAGAATCTGTCATCCTCAACTTGGCAGCCAACCCAAACTTCGTACAAGAGTTTCCTTTCCTGAGCAGTATGTTAAACAACATACCAACCGGGGGTACTGCGGGTTCTGGTTGTAGCCGGTGTAATCGCACAGCGGCTCGACGTATCAACGCAATCAACGGTGTGAAGCAGTCTTTCCTGTCTATGGGTGCCGAGAAGAAGCAACGACTCAAACAGTTGCTTAATACAGAAAAGATTCGGTTACGTTTGGTAGCTGGTGGCAAGGTTATGGAGTATACCTTCTGACCTAAATAAATGCCCATTTGGTGTCATTATTACTTGAGGAAACCTTAGCGTTTCCATGCCTTACCTGTCTTCTGGTTGTCGCAACCAAAGACCTAAATAATCCACGATTCCGTGGCATTATTACTTGAGGAAACCTTAGCGTTTCCACCACTCACTTACCCCTGGGGTTGCCGGTATCGGCCCCAGGGGTTTTTCCATAGATACCAAGGAGATAGAGTTCGATGTATATGAATCGTCAGCCAGAAAATACCCTGCGTCAAATCGTGTCCAAGTATTTGATGATCGGGTTCATGGTAGGATCTTCAGCCCATCTGGTGCTGTGTTCTTATCAAGACTGTAAAACCCAACAAGCCGCGGCTCAGGCAAGCACGGCATTGGGTGATCGTTATGCCTTGGATGGGTTCAAGCCTCACGTTCGGCAGTTGATTGCCGTAGAAGATGTGGCAACATACTTGAACGCCGCACAAAACAAACCAAAAACCAAGCTGCAACAGCTTGAGGAAAACATTCAGGTGATGAACCGTTTGTTTGATTGATGACAGTTGCGGTGAGTTGACATCTATTCGGATGGATCCATACGTACAGAAGGAACTACAATGCGTACGATTTTGATTGCTCTGTTGGTTTTTGGTTGCGTTGGTTGTAAGCACACAAACAAACGCAACCAGCAGGCGGTGTATGTGCCAGTGGTCAAGGAGGAAAAGGTGGATGAGAAGGAGCGTACGCGTTCAATCTCAATCCAAATTATGCCTATCAACAACTTGACCATAAAGGCCATATAAATCGGGCTCCGGCAACGTCGTCGCGGCCCAGTCAGTATTCCGGTAGCGGCATTGTGCCACTATCACAACTTGGAGGGATCCCCCATGTCTTGGAATCAAGCTGCGTTTACCACTGACCACGAAGCCCGCCGAGCAATTCGGCAGTGGACTGAGAAGAGTCAACAGTTAAAACAAGAACTGAAAACACTTAAAGATAGTTTTCAGCCTGAGCCCCTCCGTCCCGAGCTTGTCGGGATGGATGCGGCCACCGACGAATACAGTCCAGAAGAGCTTATCGCTCTGTACACCTGTCGCCGTCCGCCCCGTGTGGTGGACTGGGACACCGTTGATCAATACAGATAAGTCACACATTCAAGGATAGAATTCCATGCTAGCAATTACACGCAAGTGCCAAGAAAAAGTTACGCTCACACTTCCAAACGGTGAGACAATCGTGGTTATGCTGATTGAAGTACACCGCGGTAACGTACGATTGGGGATTGATGCCCCTCGTAATGTTGTCATTTCCCGCAACTCGTTGCTGGAAAACAGATCCCGGGATATGGGATCTTATCAGGCTCGTTAACGAGCCGGTCACATTATGTGGCTAGTTACTATGTCTAATTGACAAAGTAACTACCGCATAATGTGACTGTATTCTCTTTGCTTAGTCCTTGGTACAATACGCTTCTCTTTAGCTATTGAAGAATAACTCCCAGCAGAAGGACAACAAATGGCTGTTGCATCGTTGAAAGTCGAGTTGTACGGAGACGGTAGTCGGGGCAGTGTACTGATCGAAAGCGATCTGCCTCAGTTCAGCTTTCAAATCGAAGAGCTGACTTCCGCCAAAGCCCGTGAGTTCGTACTGGCTTCTACGGTAAAAGCCGGAATTAAAGGTTTGCCCGGGATCAGTCGAATGATTGATTCTCCATACCCAGTCAATTCCAAAGGCGAGACCATCGAAAACCTGAAAGACGAAGCCGGTAATCCGATACCTCCGCAAAGTCCTCGAGCACAACCGGTAGCTTACCGAGCCTGCTACGAGGTGACAGCGAGGCAGTGATGTCATCAGGCTTAATCCTGTTGGATGAGCCAGCTACCAAGCGATTGATCAAGGCGATCGAAACCGATCTCGATCTCTTGATCCATCTCGGTGACTGGTTGCTGCATCTGAATATGTTCTCGGATGCTCAGATTTATGATATTCTGAGATTTGCTCGTTCGGAGATTGAATTGTTTGCTGGAATGGCAAATAAAGGGTTCATACCTGAGATGACACTCTGTGTGAGCGACTCTCGCTGGGTATCCATATACAAAAAACCCAGATTTCTGGACACTCAGATTTCCGAAGAAGTTGAAGAGTTACCGCAACCAGCAGTCACTCATATCTTCTGCAATCTATCGGCCCTTTGGGACCGAATGAAGTTACGTCAAAACCGAGGACGGCCAATTGACACGGGCGGTGTCGTTGAACCTGCCTAGCGTTTCACGGAGAGATCCATGCAAACTGAACAAGCGGCAAAGCAGCTGCTCCAGTTGTATATAAAGCAGGCCAGCTCGGGGCAGCTCTCGCACGCTATTGCCCCAAAGGCAATTCAGCGAACGCTGCTGCTTACAGATGAGGCCTATGCTACGCCTTTGCTGTTACTGGTCTTGGACCGGTATGGCATGGAAGCCCTGCAATGGGCACCCGAAACAATACGAATGGAGCTGGAGCAAGACTTCCAGCTCAGATTGTCAAAGACTACGCTCGACAAGATCATGGCAGCAATTACCGTGGTTACTACGAATTACTTCTACAAAGACGTAACTCGATTTATTGAGCTGTGTAACATCTTGTCTGGAGATGATTTTCAACCAGATGAGTTTGAACCGGCAGATGCTGAAGAGATGCTTATTGCCATCACGGAAGCCATGCTACTCTGGCCGCCAAACGACGATCCAGAAGACACTGAGTTCTCTCTTGAGATTCGGGAATACATCAGTCAAATACTTGGGGAGCAAGGTATCCTCAAACCGTTTGACGTGCTTCGCCTGGCTTTCAGCGGAGACCAGTCGTCTCGTGTAGATGTTGAGTACGCGGATGATCCAGAGATGTACTCTGCGATCTACGCGAATCAACAAAGTAAAACAGATGAATTGCGTGAGATTTATCTGGAAAATGTTGCTGCATTGGAGCAGCAACTGAATCTGCTCCCGCTGGAGCACGGTTCAACTGCCGCTGCTGTTCAACAGTTGCAGAGTCTACTTCACCGTACGGGTATCACCCCGTCCTCTTGAAAGTCCCTACCATGCGTAATCTAATCCTCGCTGCCTTTGCTTTCGCCAGCCTCTGTAGTGGCGTTACATTCAGCAAAGTTGTAGCCGAAGAACAGACTGCTTCCACTGTCCTGTGGGTCAGCCCGGCTTGTATCGAAGGTACTTGCTTCTGCCTGTTCCACAATCGTGGCGGTGTCCACAAACCTTTGTCTGTTATCTCAGGCGGGCAATCCACGATTGTCATTTCTACACTGCCCAAAACCAAAGTGCAGTTTGTAGAAGTTCCTGTGCTTAAGCCGCTGGCTCCAGCTCCCTTGGTGTTCACAGAAGTGCAACCACTCGGCAAGTCAGAGTGCACCTGCCAGTCGCCTCAGTACGTGGTCGAGCATACTCACAAGCGTGGGTTGTTTGGTCCCAAGTCCGTGACTAAGGTCTTCGGCGTCAACGGATGCACATGCGGTAAGTAAGGCTATAACGTCTTCTGTATTTCTTGAAAGACCGACACGCAAGTGCCGGTCTTTTTTCGTTCTCGAAAGGAACAAAATGTCTCACTTAGAATCCGGATTTTGCGTGACTGACGTCGAGGCTCTGGCTCAGATTGTCAAAGAGAATTGTCCTACCCTTGAGCTCGTTAAGCGATCTACTTATCGGACCTGGGCTACAGATCACGGTACGCTAGCTGGCGACTACCCGTTGCCCGCAGTCTATCAGCTGAAGATGCTGGGGTGGATGGTCACTCAGAATCATAAGGTGTTTGACTTGGCCCAAGAAGCCGGTGTGTTTCTTCCTAAAGATTTAAGGAAGTTGGAAACAGAACCCTGGACTCTTGATATGCAGCACAGGCTCTTGAAGGTTCCCGAGTTCAACCAAGCCTACCAGCATATTTGCAGTAAGGTAATTGGTAACGACGCAGAGTTCGTTATCAAACCCAAAGACGATCAGCCCGAGATAGGTTACGCCTATCAGATCGGAGTTGTGCCACACCCGTGGCGTGCGGGTGAGTATCAACTGATGTGTGATTTCTACTCTCAAGGCAAGGGACTGTTACTAGCCAAAGGCGTAGGGCAACACAAGGCGGTAGGAGAGACCAACAGCTGGGGTGGTGAACTCAAGCAGGCTTACGCTGTGCGAGCTGCTGAGCGAGCTATCGTAACTCAGATGCGGGCCGGTAACCCTGAGTATGGCGGATACAACAAAGTCGTCTTACCCGACGGTCGCATCAAGTTAGAAGTTTTTCCTCGCTGACATTTCGTATCCAGATAAGGACCAGTCATGAGCCAGAAAAAGATCGTTGTCACTGTAGATCTATCCGGTGAAGTCCAGGTAGAAGCTATCGGCCACCGCGGTGGCACTTGTGTTAAAGCCACAGCTCCACTTACCAAAACCCTGGTAGGTGGAACTCCGACGTCCAGCGTCAAAAAACCTGAATTCTTTCAGGGAGATATTGCTCCCAGAGTTCAACAGTCAGAGTAACCTGTTCCAGTTTCCCACTTAACGAAGGAAGACACATGAGCGTCATTGAAAAGCTGTCCGGCTATTTTGCAGCAGGTCAGGCGGGCTTGATCCTCACCAGCGTCGAGCCTGAAGAATGCCTACGCGAGCTTGCTGAATTTTCCCGAGACTCACAGCAAACAGACTTCCCTATGGAGGTCATGTTCTGGGATGCAGCTGACGGATTAACCGACATCTATGGAGCGGCGGTATCAGATTCTGAGGCATCCAACGATGCTCTGGGTCTAGGGTTTGCTCCTAAAAAATCTCAGATTGGACTGCACGACACCTTCAATCTGGTGTTGGCTACGTGCCGTGACCGCAGGTTCCGCGAGGAATCAGAAACACCGGGGGCTGATGACGACAAGATGCGAATCCTGTGCGTTCGTAACTTTGATCGGCATCTTTATCCCGCTGGAGTACAAGGCCCTGTGGATGGTGTTCTCCTGATGCAGGCACAGAAGATCATCAACGAGGGTCAAACTGCTAAGGTATACTTAATACTTCAAACGACCCCAGAATTTGAATTGCCTACTGAGCTCACAGTGCACTGTGAGTATGTAAACCACGACTTGCCAAACAGTGATGAGCGTACCACGCTTATCGTGGACATTGGTGTAGACGAGGCAGCAGTCACACCGCAAGTGCTCAACGCAACTGCGGGGTTGTCTCGAGCCAAGACTGCTCAGTACACCGCGGAAGCTATCTCTGCTTATGGCTATCTAAACCCGGTGGCTATTTTCCAGAAGAAGGCCAGTCACCTGGCTCGAAGTAGCAAACTCGATGTCTGGTCTCCTGAGTTTGTTTCCCAGGTCAAGCTCTGGCCTGTGCCAACACTGGAGCAACTACGAGACGCCAGTGACGTCACGATGTTGCAGGAAGAAACTCATGTCAACAACAAGCAACTGGGTCCGGATGAGGTACGGGTGAGAATCCGATACGTGCAGCCTGGCCTAAACAAGAAGCTGGAAAAATGGCTTGACCCCATGCCAAAAGACCAGTTTGAAAAGGAGTATCGCCCTGAACGCGACTTCTATTCACTCAAGTCAGTCGTCGGACTTTCCGGTCTTAAGGAATTTCTTCGTAAGGGTTTTCGTCCGGATGTTCCGGACCGTGCTCGTATGAAGCATGTTCTGATGCTTGGCATGCCAGGTACTGGAAAGTCATTCACCATGCAGTGCTGCTCTGGTGAGTTCAACACACCACTCAGTTCCATGCAAGCCAGTAATCTGTATTCAAAATGGTTGGGTGACACCGACAAGATCCTGGCTCGTATGCTCCAGACGGTTGAGGCTATCGGTGGCATCCTTGCGATTGATGAGTTTCAACGCTTCCTGCCCCAGGGTGGGAGCGGCGGTGAGAGTGGTGGTGTCGAGAGCCGACTGCTTGGTACGTTGCTGACCTGGTTTAACAATCAGCAAAGCAACCTGGTGCTGTCTGCCGCAAACAACATCAGCAATCTACCTGACGAGATCACGCGATCTGGTCGTGTCGATGCTCTGATGTTCGTTGGCTTCCCCAGTCGTGCGTCTAAGGACGCAGCCTGGCAGATGTACCTGAAGCGGCATGAGCTGGAAAAGCAAGAGCTACCTAAGGACGAACACTGGGTGCCAGCGGACATCATGTCCTGCTGCCGCTTGGCTGAACTTCAGCAAGTCTCGATCCAGCACGCCAGTCGTTGGATTACACCGTCGTATGAGAAGAGTCAGAAGCAAATGGATGACTTGATGCAGTGGGCAGAGTCCGCTGGCTGCATCTGTGCGGAAACCGGCGAACGGTTCCAGCACCCCCGCAATCAACAATCAGCTCCCGTGGCAGCTAAAGTCACTCGTAAGATCCGAACACGTTCAGAATCAGGAGATATAGTATGAGAATTGAAATCAAAACCGCCGCCGCTGCTTGGCACCTGAATAGGCTACGCAACGAACTGACAGACCTGTGGGACACTCTGCGAACGGAGCTGCAAATCAGTATCCTCGACTCAGATGCGGTCAGCCAGTTGATTGGCGATACCAACGCCATTGCCTGGAAGATCGACGTGTTTGAAACCGACGTGATGGTTTTGCTTGTGGAGGAAGCTGGGGTTAAGTACCGGTTCCAATTCCAAGCCTCAGGCGAGCAGGACGAGGAAAAGATGATGTATGGCGATAAGATCAAAGGGGAAGGGACTGTGATCGTGTACAACAACAGGCTGGTGATGTTAAACCTGACGGCGACATTGGTGGAACCTCCAGATGAGCGTGACGGCGAAGAGGAAGCCATCAACAATTGTGAGCCTGAAGACGATCACGAGCCTGAAGACGGACCAGACGAAGACGAATATGAGCGTGACGGCGAAGAGGAAGCCATCAACAATTGTGAGCCTGAAGACGATCACGAGCCTGAAGACGGACCAGACGAAGATGAGTAAAGCGAAACAGCCGCCGCTCAACCCTCGTCGTGTTTTGAAAACCGCAGCAGCAGCCGTCAAATGGCATCGACTCAATTGTCCTTGTGACGAGTGGAACGATTACATCGACATCGAGCTGACGTTGGAAGCTCTGGCCGGAAAGGTCAGAGCTTATGAGCTGAAAAGTCAACCCAAGAAGGAACCAACAGATGATCACTGCAGCACAAGGACAACTTGAATTGTTTAACGAAACCACACCAGACTATGGAACTGTGGACGCTCCGAAAGTTACCTACTGTACGGTGAAGTTCACTGTCGGCTGGTTACCAGGAGCTCTAGGCTTTACCGAGCAGGCCAAGATGGCACTGGCAGATACGCTTGGCGTCGATAAGAAAATCATCCGAGGATCTTATGCAATTCTCGGAGCCGGTCGTGATCCATTGATTCAGGAAGGAGCAGCTCTCAAGCGACTGCTTCTTTCGGTACGCGATGCGTTCACAATCCCTGAGTATACACTGCTGTCTTCTGCTGCCGACGATAACAACCTGAAACCAGATAAGGTCAAAGGTAGTTATCTGATCGAGGCCTGTAAGGTGGAGGAGTTCTTGACGCGGTTTAACCAGATCCGCGAACAGTATCTCCAGTGGGGTAAGCGTGTCGCCGATCCGGATAACTATTTCCGAATCCGTGAAGCCGATCGGCTTGGGCTGGCTCAGGACTGGCACGTGGTCGCCAGTAAGTATCCAACTGCGGAAGCGTTGGCAGACAGCGTTACCTGTGACATCCCACGTATCGAGCCTTTTGATGCCAGCTTTACGCTGTCGGATGTGGCTCCAGCTACAGCCAAGATGCTGCGAGAGCAAGCTGAGGCTCGGTTGGCTGCTTCAATTGGTGGTGCTACGGATGAGCTTGTCCTCGAGTTCAAGTCCATGGTGGAAGCCGTGGCCAGGAATTGTGGCAAGCGTATTCGACTGATGCCACCCGAAGATCACGCTCGTGCTGATTTGCGGAATGCCGAGGTTCAGCAAATCCAGGTGCCTTCTGCCAACGAAGACATCCCCGTCGACAAGTTCCTGATCACCGTGCAGCGTTACCGCACTGCCGCTAACGATAAGCTGGTGCAGCACGGAAAGTCAGAAGATATCCTACTGCTAAAATCAGAGTACATGGAACTGCGACCGTATGAGACTGACGAGTATCGTTCGCTCATGCAAAGCTCGTTCGAGAATCTGATGTGGCTGGCAGAGAAGATCAACTCTGTAAAGTCCATGCTGGGCAGTAGCGAAACCGCGGACAGCCTGACAAATCTGGCTACGCAGGTTTCCAATACTCTAAGTAATCTTGGTGGTTCTGCTTCTGAGATTACGAAACAACTGCGGAATTCAAATTACGCTCGAACTATGGCTCGGGCGTCGTTTGATGATCTCCTGCATAAGATCACAACGCAGGAAATGGAAGTCCGATTGAAGTCTAAAACGCCACGGCGAAAGATCCGTTTTGCTGGAGCCGTGAGCGAAGAACAAGCGTAATACGGAGTTCACAATGCCAACTATCTTCATCGACGAAGATGGTTTGACTGAGGGCATCGCCAGTTCGTTGACTCAACTTTTGAGGATGAGTAAACGACGGCGAGCCAGTCACATCGAACCAGTTAATCCAACCCTTCGTCGAATCTTTCACTTCATCCGCCACCGTGTGTCGGATGAATCTCGGCTTGCCTGCTGGACCCGCAGTTGGCGGTGTCAGTGGCAAGCTCGTATTGTGGGTGGTCCTGTGTTAGGACCATTCCATCGGCGGCACAACGCAGTTGCCGCTGAAGTTTTCTGGATCAATGCCTGGCTCGAAAAAGAAAGAAAGAATCAAAATGTCTAAGTCTCTCACAATCGTAGAAGCTACTGGACTCGCTAAGTTAGCTGAAAAAGAGCTCAAGCGGCTCAAAGAAGACGGTGCTAACCTGGACCCCGGCAGCTACAAGTTTGACTTCACTGTCACCGTAGACGGTGGGTTGGGTCGTGGTGACGACACTAAGGTCACACCATCCTTCAGCCTGGACAAGTTTCTGAAACCGATGCTGCTTCGGTATATCAGTAAGCTCAGCAAAAAAGAACAGACCGAATGGATGCAAAATCTGATGTCCAGTAAGGGGGCTTTAGGTGCTGTCATCGAATTAGGTGCAGACAAAGTGCTACGCTCTGTCGATCCCGGCTTAACTTCTTTGTGGGATAAGGCCGAGGCAGAAGCCAAGACAAAATTTCAATCAGTTACTCCAAAGACTGATCGTACGGGTAACACCACCGTATTCGGTGTTTTAGAGAAGCAGTCGGCTACGTCTGTAGTCTCTGCCAAAAAGAAACCAGGGCTAAAGTAATTCCATGTTACCAGCCGATGTGGCTCGCTGCACCGGAACGGATTGTCCGTTCCGGGAGCACTGTCAACGCTTCACCTGTCCGCCTGTACCGAACCATCCACGTCAAGTGATGATGGCTCCACCAGAGGGCGTTTCCTCTGGTGAAAAATGCGACTACTTTTTCAGTGGGACTAACTATGGTACGTCCTGTTACATGCCCAGAAGAGATACTGAGCCGTCTGACCCGGCGATACAAGCAAACAAAGATGATGCAGCTGGCTGTTTATGACAGCATGTATGAATCCAGGGATGACCCGGCTAGCTACCGGGTGCTTTCTCGAGATGAATACAGTATTTTACAACGCTGTACCGGGTACGATCCTACGCGATACGAGGTTGTTGCCTCGTCAGGCGTACAGTAAACAAGAAAGTGACTGAGTATGGATAATTCAGCAAGTCTTGAATTCCGGATTTTACAGCTGGAAAAAGCCGCACAAGCCGCCTCTGGTGGCTTGTGGGTTTACGACAAACGCTGGGGTTGTATCTCTCAAAACTCCACAAACGGTAAGCTAATCGCTGACGTGTTTGAAGGTGAGTTTGAACACGAAAAAAATGATGCCAACGGCAAATACATTGTCGAGGCTCGCCCTGCTGTGATCTTAAATTTGATACAGCAGTTACGACAGGTGCTGAAACAACTAAAGGAAACCGGATTACAACCAGTGGAGGTTGTGCTTCCGGTGGAAGAAGTCATAGAAGACGATTCGACATCGGAAGAGGAATAACATGGCTGTCTATCTTCACCTGTTTCACGGGCGTGATGCTATCGACGAGCAGCTGAGTGATTGGGGACAAGACGGACCTGTATTGGGTCCGTTGCCGTACGTGCACGTCACGTATCACTCTGAAATCAAAATTGGAGATGACTACGAACCGTTGAGGATCATCAGAGATCTGGTGGTTTACAAAGGCAAGTACTACGGTGACTGGTCCATTTTTGACGAAGCTACTTTGCGTACAGACGGCTTCACGCCAGAAAAACCAGAGCCTCGCGATACTGGCTACATCGTGAAGTACACAACAGCAGAAGGTGTTCAAATCACAATTCGCGATCAAGCCGTTGTGAACATGATTTCATGCCTGAAGAAGTTGATCCACGAAAACACTGGGGGCTATATCGCATCAGATAAGACCATCCAGGAGGCTCAGGCCATCATCGAAAAAACCAGACCACTACCACAAATGTCACAGGAGATTTCATGAGTCAGCAACTAACTAAAGAGCAACTAGGCTGGCTGTGTTTGGCTGTCAGTCAACTCCAAGTCAATCTGGATGACACGCTCGCAACATTTGACGATTGTAGTATGGAAGACTACTACCCTTCCTCTGACAATCAAGTTGTAGCTCTGCCGACTGAAGCTCAGTTGGCAGAGCTACACGCCCAGCTGGTAAACCTGTTCGTAACGGCTTTGCCTTTGGAGTTACCCAATGAGTGAAGCCAAGCAAATCTTACCGATGCGACCGCCTTCAACTGACGTGAAATTTCATATCACGCAGTCGGAAAATATCATCATGATTGAGGCGGAAGGTTACGGTAACTGCTACTCGGAAGGTCCGGCTGGCGGCGGATCACAGACTATCCTGCTGTTGGAATACTACGAAGGCAAGTTACAAGCACTTGCTTGGACTGATATCAACGAGCAAGATCCAACCCATATCCTCAATTTTGAAGATGCAAAGGAGGACAAACGACGTGACTGATAACCCGTCAGCTCAAAGAAGAGAGTTAGATTCCCCGTTCGCTCAAAAACTTACTGAGCTTGCTCAGGAGACCTATCAATCTGACGACTGTGCCGTAGACCCGGTCAAGTATGAATCGGACATCTCGGTAGCAGACGGCGGGATCTGGGTTTCGGCCTGGGTCTGGATATCTCGAGAGCGTTTGGAGTCGGAGGAACAGAAGTGAGCACAAAACAAATAGTCGAGATTAATGTCGAAGTACGGCAAATCACAGAAAAGGCTTACCTTGTTGTGATTACTGGCCCAAACGCTAAACCCGTGAAGACCTGGCTACCTAAGAGCCAGGTCAAAGAAACAGATTGCTTCGCAGAAGGCGATGAAGGCACGATGACTATCACTTACTGGATTGCCAAACAAAAAGGCCTAATTGAGGAGGAAGATGAATGACTGAATTTGATGCAAAGCTCGCAGAGATTCGCAAACGTGCTGAACGTGCTTCCCCGCTTTACACGCTAAGTCGGGATGTCTGCCAGCAGGATCCGCTGAAAGACGGAGCAATACGTGCGGAGATGGTACCTTACCTGCAAGAAGTCAGTGATCCGGTATTCATGCTGCAGTTTATAAAGTTCCATTACGAAACAGTCCGCAAGCTAGAGCGAACGGATTCTGTTTTGCAAAAGCTCTTAGATGTGACAACGGAGTATAAAAGAGATGCCGCTACGTCCAGGTAACACCAAACTTGGACCACTGGTGCACCAGTGGTCCATTCCATCCGGATTACAGCATATTTGCGTCGGGGCCACGGCACTTTGCCTGGCCCTTTGTTATGCCATGCGGCAACACTACTGCCGCAGCACTGTCAAAAACGCCATGGAGGTCAACTACGACCTTTCACTCCGCTTAGACTTTGCAATACCGATGGGCAAGTGGATTCGCTCTGTATTTGCCCGTGTAGTCCGTGTACACGCCAGCGGAGAATTCTATGACGTAGACTATGTCCAAAAGTGGATTGAGATTTCAACACGAAATCCCAATGTTATGTTCTATGCCTACACCCGGAGCTGGCGTAGCAAGGCTCTTCTGCCCGCTCTCAAAGAGCTGGCCCGTCAACCCAACTTCCTGCTCTGGTTCAGCTGTGACAAGGAGTCCGGTGCTCCGCCGGTGTATAAACACGTCCGTCGGGCTTACCTGATGGTGGACGATACCGATCTACCCAGTTACCGGGTCGACCTGATCTTTCGCCACCGGACCTCCACGGTACGTAAGTGGGTCAAGAATACGCTGGTGTGTCCTGCGGAGAACGGAGTGACCTCTGTGACCTGCAGCAAATGCCAGCTCTGCTTCAAGTACAAACCTATTCCACAAAGGAAACAAAATGTCCAATATCCCGAGCTCAGTCGAGCATGACCGCAAAATGATTTGTCAGTGCCGCATGTGTCAGCAGTACCACGTAATCTTAGTAGCAGAGAACGATTTTACGGCCTGGAGAGATGGTAAATTCGTTCAAGACGCTTTCCCTTATCTTTCAAAAGAAGATCGCGAATTGCTGGTTTCCCAGACCTGCAACGAGTGTTGGTATGAGATGTTTGGTGACTGCTGCAAACAAGAAGAATCAGATGAAGAGCTGGAGGAGTATGCCACGGTCAGCTGGACCCGTAACGATGTAACAGGTCTTGCCGAGTGGAATCCTGCTTGGTCTCCAGAAGTGGCTGATCGGTTTCTAGAGCAACACGCCAAAGTGCTTCGAGATCAACTTCTTTATCAGGGTAATCTTGTGCTGCTGGAGTTGCTCAGCACTTGGGAAGACTTTGAAGATAAACCAAATAAGTAAAACAAAAAGCCACCCAGCATGACTTAGGTGGCTTTCTGCTAGCTTGACCGAACCAATGAGCTGACAATATACCTTAACGATAGGCGGCTGACAAGGCCTCTAAAGTTTTATTGTCAATTGGTTCAAACTCGGCAGCCTTACTCATCTGCGGACGTTGACCTGCTTCGCCCAGCAGATGCTCCAACAGTTCCGCATCTGGTCGAGGTAGTGTGTGAGCTACCTCGGCAATTTTCTCTGGGTCAATTTCTAGCCCAGTACAGACTTCGTTTGCGAAGTCGTTACCAAACAGCCCGGCAACATCTTCACGAGCGAGCTTGGCAAGCTGAGCTTTCTCGTAGATGTTACCTGTCGTGAATGCACAAAGTTTCCCGTGGTCGGAAGCGGCCTTGGTGTAACTCACTTTAAAGATCACGTCTTCTGGTCGTGGCAAGATGTCCGTGTACTTGCCTTTGAGTCCGATTGAGTGATCAATCAGGTCAACGGTTGCGGCCAACTTGATCAGCTCGTTTGGTTGCAGAGCAACGCGAGGCGTAGTTTTGATGGCACTGGCCAGTTTCAGAATCGCTTCGCGATGCTCTGATTTGTGGGCCAAAGCTGCTCTGCGTTCCAGCATCGTGTATAATTCAGGAGGATCGGGTATGCCGCGTCCTGCCTGCTTCTCGATAAAGTCAGTCAGATTTTCGCCGAGTCCGGCTCCGTATCTGGCAGCCTTTTCAAGAATCTTGGTACCGATAACATTACGATCCGCAAAAGGAATTCGATCCTGGTTGTCACGTAACCACTCAGCAGCGGTTTTGACTTCCAGAGCATTCGTCATCGGATAGTAGCGTTCTTTTTGACCGTCTTTGGCCTGCCATACATAAGCATAACTGCTGTCTGGTAACTGATCAGAACCTCGAAGAGTTTCAGCTCGTTTAACCAGAGTGTCGTAGGCTGGGCGAATGCCAAAGTAGTTGGCAAACTTTTCAAAGCGTTCACAAATACGTTCACGCTGTTTAGGATGGTACTCTGCAGACTTCTCGTGGAAGTAGGCGGCAGACAACCAAGTAGCAGCCGCAGAGTGACATGCGTACTTCTTTTGCGTCGGATCTGCGTACGCTGTGACTGCGATACGGTCAGGGTCCATGGTAGCGTCAATATCAGCAGCACGGACAAAAGTTGGGAAGTCATACCGTTGAGCAAGTTTGGTAAGCTCTGTACGGTTCTTGTCAGCTGCGGGATCTATTACAACGGAAGGTGAAGGCATTGTGAGTCTCCTAGACATCCATGCAGGGTTAACATTTTCGGCCATAGCTCCTTACATCGGACTTGAACCGACTGCAAAGCATACGGTGGCAGCGAAGTGTCCATACTGCGGGGCACACGCGTGGGCCATTCATCAGGATAGCAGAAATCTGGAAGAGTGGCACTATTGTTCCCAGTGTAAGGCAACTGGCAGTATTCTGGCAATGGCAGCTGACCGTCTTGAAATGCCTCAACACGAGGCAATGCAGTATCTTGCAGAACGCCTAAATCAGACGTTGTTGGATTCTGATTTAGAGATCTATGCCCGGTCAAAGAAATACGATTCTTTCTTTACGATGTTGTGGCAAGCGGCTCAGCATAATATGCTACGGCCTTCCGCTGATCAGCTGCAACTCATACAGCAGTTAGGTTGGCAGTGCACACATCAAATGAGTCCGGAACGTAAGATGGCTGGCCCTGATCAATTATACGGTGTCGTGCCTAATAAAATAGCACAGACCTACATTCACCACGACCTCCAGTCACGAGAGAAACAGATCGTTACGGTTCCGTTCTACAAATCACCGACCCAGATTGGATCGTTTGTTTGTGTGACGAATCGTCGAGAGATGTTTGTAAGTCCACCGTGTGAAGGAATTTACTCTTTTCATGCTGGTGATCTTGGGTTTGCTGGTTTGCCTTTCCTCTGGAAGAGTCAATCAAATACCGTTGTTGTGACATCTATGTTGAGCAACATGATTCAAATGCAGATGCACAATTTTTCCTCAAGCGATTTACCACTGCCTTTGCTTTCCTGGCGTCAACCTTTGACACCTGGACCGCAGAAGCAGTGGTCAATTCTTTCAGGGCGACAAATTGTGCTGTGGGAACGTGGGCCCACCGCAGCCCTGCTACATCAAGCCATAATGATAAACGCTTCTCTGTCGTTCGTTGGTCCTGACATCACACGACAGCAGGCTCAAGAGATCAGTGGGCCGCGTTGGCGTTCGTGGATACACCACGACCCGTCGATTGATGTCTGGCAGCGAATTGTAAGATCGTCTCGTCCGTACGAACAGGCGTTGCAGAATTGGGCTCGGTCTGCCGACTCGCTGGCTAAGATCAAATTGATGCAGGATGCTGAGCAGTACAACACAGAGGTAGCAACCCTGGTTCGTTCGGTTGTGAGTCCAGCACTTCGTACAGATCTAGGACGGCGTGTTAACGTCGCTACCAAAGGACAAGGCAGCACCAGTGGCAGCCACGGTCACACCGTAGTGATTGAGCGTAACGGTAAGTGGTACAACCTGTCAGGCAACGTGCGGTTCCCTGGAATTGTGCGGGTTACGCATCTGGTTGTGCGACCAGACAAAACGAAAGAGTACGTTGGATATTTGCAGGCAGCTGACCAGAAGATACCGTTTCATGTGCCAACCACAAAAGCCAACATGGCTTGGCTGCGGGACTTTGGATTAGCGAACGGTGTCTTTATGCAGACCGAGCCGTTCGTTAACATACATCGCAACCACAAAACCGAAGGGTTTGATCCGTTTGAAGCTGCCTGTCGTTTTGAACAACCTGAGGTTGTGACTGGGCTGGAACGCATCGGCTGGGATGGTGGAGGATTCCAGTTCCGGGGAGCTCGATTGGCCAATGGAATGTTTCAGCAAAATCCAGAATTTAAACTTCCAATCGATGCCCCTGGACCTCGTCAAGGGTATTGTCGTTTGCGAGATGAGGTCAAATCCGCCTTGCAAAAAGACGGTCCAGAGATGGAAGTAACCTGGGCAGTAGCGATTGCGTTGTGTGCTCAGGTCACGGCACCTGTTGTTGGGTTACAACCCTGCGGCATTTGGCTTCACCGTGCTGAGCATGATTCCTTCCTTCAGACAATCTACAACCGGTTTGAGATCCGTAAAGGACCTTATACCGGCTGGGTTCATCGCTGGCCTCGCCGACTGGAGTGTTGGAGAACAGCCAGTACAAAAGATGAGACCGGGTTCTTTATGATACGAGCTTCTGAAGCTCAGATCACTCGGCTGAGTGACGTGATCCAGATAGAAATGGCGGAAGCAGACCTCGAACCCCGCATGGTAACTCACAGTGCGGACAAGATTGTGCTGAACTACTTACGCCACTTCACCCAACACAAACACAAAACCCCAAAAGACTGGGAAACGTGGCTGGAGTATACGGTAACCCAAATGAAACTGCCGTTTGATTTTGTGTCAACGGCTGCGTTTCAAAACAGCTCCCGCCGCGTATTGGTACATTAATCCCAGTCCAGTACGGTGTGCCCCCGCGTGGATGCCGCCACATCTTTGCTGATGTGAACATCTTCGTAGGCTGAGAGATCCGGCCACTGCCCTCGCATTTGGAAAAGCATCATCGTGCCCATGGTTACGGCTTGAGCAAAATCGTCCGGACCCGATGGGTCTCGCAGGATCTTGTAACTGTCTCGACCGGAACCTGATGCAGCTTTATCTTCGATCAAGTTCAAAAAGTCATGCAAGAGCCCGACATCTTCAGTCCCCTTGTAGTCGTACTGAAAGAACCGGATTACGTTGGACTTGATGAACTGGCAGCAGTAATTCAACGCCCTGTTCCTGTCCATAGCGTAGTAGTTACGCGGGTGATCTTCCGTAGCGGGCTTAAACACAATCAAACCACTCTTGGCTGGGCCGGTATAGGCCACTGGCAAGATGTTGTTCGGGTCTAGGCCTGCTTGTACCAGGATCGTTTCACGTACAGTTCCAGCCCCTGTGTAGTCGTGAACGACGTGGCTACAGCGAAAGGTATGCATGATTCCAAGGATTAAGCGGGCTTCTCTTACGTGGTCGTGCGGGTTCAAACTGCGGAACCCGTAGATAACATCTACGTGACCATCCGGAGCTAAACCCAACACGGCGATTGACGTGTAAGACTGTAGAGCCAGATCGCTCTTACTCTTGCTGACACCACCGCCGCCCCAGTCAACTGCTACAAATCGATACAAATACTGATCAATGTGCAGTTTGGCTTCCTCGGCCCTACAAGGCCAAGGCAGGCAGGCAGCTTTCTTGATGTCAGTCACGGTAACCAGCTTGGATCCTGAGTCCCAACTTTCACCACAGACTTCGTTGTAGAAAATGTGTATAGGCACATTACCTTTACCCTTAAACTTGTCCACCAGCTTCTGCCACTTTTCAGAACTGGCGTAGTGCATAGGCATGATGATCTGTGGCACATGATAACCAGCGAACGACCAGCGACGTTCTGGAATCCTGTGAATCCATCGTCCGGTACCGCCTTGATACGCCGGGCGTGGATTGATTGGTTTCATACACTTGGCACAGATGACTCCGGGACAACTCTCGCTGACATTGGCATGGGCCGGGCCAATCATCTGAAGTAAATCACGGTCCAGGGACGGAATGTTCCAGTGACCGCAGCCGCCGTGATGACATTTGATCACCCATTCCGCCATAGAGGAATCACTCCACAGGCGTTCAATTGTGTTGTCAAGTGTTTTGGGTGTGCCTGCATATTGAATCAAACCCCAGTCTTTCGATGCCGAAATGGTTTCGTGGATGATAGGCAGAAACGAGATATCCATATCCTGGATTTCGTCGATTACGTTTTTGTCTGCACTGATACCCCGAGTACGTTCCGCATCCAGATAAGCAAATGAGAACACCATTTGACTGCGATTCTTAAACGACCGCTGCAACACGTTGTTGACGGTAGACTCGCCAGAGAACAGGCGACCGACCGGGCTGGTTTCGATGAATGGTGCTACGTAGTTTTGAGAAAAACGGCGTACCTGTTCAAACAAAGGTGTGAGAAACAGCGTCGAGAAGTATGGAATGCAGTTACTGAACAACACCCCTTGAGCTGCCAACGACGTAGACTTGGAAACCTGGCGACCGGTTTTCAACAGCGTCTTTGTCGGCATCCTTGTACGGAAGAAAGGAGCAAACGGGAAGTGGTCGTGAAGGTGATACGGTTTACCCCGTATCGAAAGCAACAATGGCAGTAACGGTTTCAAAGTCAGGTAGCCTGACTGAGCCATAACGTACTTAGCCATGTGTAATCGTTGGATTACAGGATCTTCGCTGTCCGTGGGGCGATAGCCCCGCATGATCGGCGATTCCAACATTGACCGGATATCAATGTCATACGGATCGTTGTCCTGTTGTTCGGCCAGAACCTCCGCGGAGGTTTGTCTGGCCTTTCTGATTTCGTCGTAAACACTCATATGGAGATTTCCGTGTCCTTGGAGAAACCCAGCAATATACCGCTAGCTATTCTACTGGGCGTTGCACTAGCTTGCAGCAACCTGTTTAAGTTTGCGGGGAGCTTACTCTGGCTCGTCGGTGACGGCATAGCTAGAATAGTATCCAGCATTGTGCGGTCAGATCGCGATACGGAATAACACTTTAACCAGGGGGAGGCCTTAGATGCCATCTCGAAGCCCTTACGCCTACCAGCGGAGAAAACAAATGCGACCGCTCAACTGGCCGTCGTCGACGTTTTCTCCTGGGCAGATGCTTGTTCACCAATATCCGGATCCGTCTGGAAAATCTTTGAGCGAGCTTATTGCCGGTGAAGGTGCACCCCCTGCCGATCGTGTCATTCTGAATTCGTGGTCTCCCCCGGAGACTGCGGGGTAAGCTGGTGGGCACTACCATAGCTCAGTTCATATTGTGTACATTAATTGCCACCCTGGCCGCCTTCATTGGCGGCCATTTTTTGATAGGATTGTTTGGACTATTTCTAGTCTACGTCCAACTCAAGATTGTCGGGGAATAAGGGCAAGTAACATGGAATTGATCGTTGCCGCGTTAGCCACTTGGCAAATTGTAGAGATCTGGCATCACTCATTGTTGATGGCACCTCTGCGTTCCCGTACTGAGATGTGGGATAACAAGCTGGGAGAACTCCTGGTTTGTCCGTTCTGCCTGTCTGTGTGGGTCGGGTTGTTTTGTACCGCGGGATTATACTGTGCTTACCTCGGTACGCCAGCACAAGTCCTCAGTGTCGTGATTCATGCTTTTGCCGTTTCCCGGCTGGCTAATCTCGGCAACGACTATTTCAAACCGTGCTGCCTCACTCCTAAAGCCGGTGCAGACTTTGGGGAGTGGGTAGATTCAATGTTTACCGAACAGTTTGAACAAACTGATTCGTCTTCCTTACCAGGAGAACTTGATGACTGAAGAAGATCAGAAGTCTCTCATGTTTGATGAGAAACTCAATCAACGGTTTCGCGATGCCGCTCATGTGGCATTTCTGGAAGTTCCAGAATTGCGGAGTGTGGTCGTGGTGTACGACTACTATCGCAACTTAAACGATATGCCCGATATCAGTAAAGGGCTATGGCTTACTGCTGACGGTGGAGCAGCCAAGCCTATTGACTCAGTTGTAGGTTCTTTGGGATCGTTGCTGCAAAGCTCGGCCCACGTGCTGGACGAACTGTTCCAACAGCATCAGCAGATTCAAACACAGTTGGTTGAGCTCTCCAAGCAGCTCTTGGCAAAACGGCGTGAGTTTGATCAACTCACGGAAACACTTAACCCTTCTGAGTAACTCATGACGCAGTGGTGGCAATACTGGCCTAGGCATTTCAGTGACGCGGAGTGCGACAAAATTGTATCCTTGGCTGAAACGATTCCACCTACTGAGGGGAAGATCGGCCACGGTGGCGGCAATATCAAAGACGATGTGATCCGACGAAGTACCATTCGCTGGATCAATCGATACGATGGGCGTTTCTTCTCGTTCTTGGGCAACATGGAGCTGCTGCTCCACCAAGGCAATAAAAACGCTTTCGGGTTTGATCTGACGATGTTTCATGAGATTCAGTTCACTGAATACCATGCAACCAATGAAGGTCACTACGCCTGGCACCACGATACGCACTGGGAAGGCCCTCAGTTGATTCAACGTAAGTTGAGTATGGTAATTCAACTGAGCAACCCTGCGGATTACGAAGGTGGACGTTTTGAATTAAGCAAAGACGTCTGCAGAGAAGTACCCAATCCCGATGCTATTCTGCCTCGCGGTACTGTCATCATATTCCCGTCGTTTCTACTTCACCGCGTAACCCCTGTTACAAGTGGAATTAGAAGATCGCTAGTTACATGGATGGAAGGCCCTTGCTTCAGATAAGAGGAATTCGTGAGCAACTGTAACATCGATCTGTCGACTGGCATTCACTACGGCGTAATTCGTTGGAATGACGCTGCTGGCTTGCTTTTTAACTGGTGTGATCGTTCCACTGCATACGCCAAAAATTGCAAGTGTCGTAAAAACTGCCGTTGTGAAAACGACGGCAGTTACTATCAAGATCACGAGTATCTTTGCCATGCAAACAATTGTGGCGAGATACTTGTATTGAAGAGTCCGTACTACACTTTGTGTGGCCCGTGCTCTCCTTGTGTGCCCAACGCAGGCGACTTGACATCTACCAACGGTGTTCTTCCGTCGTACTGTCTTGGGCCGGAGTGGTTTGATATGGATGAAACACCTTACGCTGTTCTTGCTGTCGCAAACAAACAACTTGGTGTTCCTTACAAACGTAAAAGACAGAACCCAGTTAGACGCTAGCCGGAGGTCTACGCTATGCCAGATCTTGATGATCTAATTAACGAAATCTTGAAACCCCCCAAGCAACCTCGGCCCAAAAAAGCTGGGGTTGCTTTGTCTACGAAGCATCCAGTGGAAGAAATACTGGATCTCCACTACAAACCCGTGACTCCCAGAAAAACCCTACCGACGTGTACCGCCTGTCTTCGCAAGCTCGAAGCCGGGCAAAAGCATTGGTACTACCACGACAACAGTTCGCTGTATTGGTGGTGTGTAACCTGTATGCAAACACAGTGCGGTCTCTATCCTCCAGAGGAACGCAAGTATGTCAAAGCAAATCCCTGACTTTATCGTTCGCAACGAAGTGAACGATACAAGTACACAGCTTCGAATTCAAAAGATTGGCAACGGCTTTGTTGTAAAAGCCGGAATTGAACCAATCTTTTACCCAACCATTGAAGACGCTGCGGACGCCATATATCACGGCGTTCTGGCTATTGAATGGGAAGTGCCCTCTAAGACAAGGAAACCAAGATGACAGACGAAACAAGCATTCCAAACATGCCAAATGATGATGCTGAACGTGCCGAAATATTCCTCAGGTACCGGCAAAAAGAGGCAGAGGATAGAATCGCTGCCAAGAAAAAGCTGCAGAAAATTCTCGTCTTTCTGCGAGAACACCAAGTAGTGTCTTTCGGGATGACCTATAAAGGCGAAAGCGATAGCGGTTGTATAGAAAAAGCCAATCTCTACGATAGAACATTTTCAGCCGATGATCTGAGTGAAGTGGAATACGAGGAGGTTGACGGTGAGAAAGAAAAAGAAATTCAGAAAGCTCTCATCAATCGTATGAGTCAGTCACTCTTGGATGATCTGGCAGATATCTTGATAGATCTGCTTGTACCTTTAGGGTATGAGATTAACGATGGTGGTCAGGGTGTCATTGTTTTGAATGTGGCTTCCGGCGAAGTGATCGGTGAGCACGGTTCAAACTATGTAGAGTTTACTTCACTCGAAATCAATCTTGATACGGAGGCTTCAGATGAAGTTTGAAAGAACGATGTACATAGCCAGCGTGCCAGTGCTTGACCCAGATTCAAAACTCTGGGTTCACGTGGAGATTCGTAAGTGTCAAGACTCAGGTGCGATGGTGGGGATTGATGAATCTTTTCTGGAAGATACAGACAAGCTAGTTCGCAATCCCTACAAACGCGGCTACCTCACGACCGAATTTGATTACAAAAGCCGGGAAGACTGCGACAAGCCTGGCGACAACCAGCCGCCCGGGGACTTGACATGTTCTACGTCGTGATCGACAGCGAGGACGGCACACCCTATCTCACCTGCGAACCCGGTCCGGACGATACGGTCGTGTTCCAGTCGGAATCGCAGGCAGAGGCCGAGCGATGGTTGTGTGGTGAGTGCCAACGTGGAGACTAACCCTAACAAGATCAGGAGTAAGTAATGCCGACATTCAAGATTGAATACGGGATGGATGTGCCTGCCTACGGTCAAACCTTGATTCATGCTCGTAGCGTGAAACAAGCTGAAGCTCAGGCTCGTAAGCTACATAGGGAAGGCAATTTGATTGACGCCTGGAAGCCAATCGGCGAGATAAGCAAAAACCACGAAGTCCTTGCCATCTCTCGTGATTGCGACAAGGAATGGAAGCGAGTCTCTGACGGCTTTCCGCTTGACGAAGTTGAAGTCAAAGAAGTTGAAGCATCTCCCGGTTTATCGATCTGGATTGCCTATGACCCAGATCAAGGTCGGATTGTTGGCCACTCCGACAACGCAGCAGGAGCCGTTTTGCTGCGTGGCCGATACCCGTATTTGCTAATGGGCCAAGTTCGCCTACCGTTGAACACCGAGGAATAACATGGCTCACCCTTATCACCACGCTTTGAGTAGCGTCAAGAAATATGGTGGATCTGCCCAGGACTACCTGGCAATCCATGAGTTCTTCGACGAAAGCAAATCCCACTTTGCCGACTTCCGGCATCGAGCCCTTCGACATCACTCGGAGGGTATCTTTATGGCTGAACGCCTGTTTGGTAGCACGATTACCAACAGCGACGGTCGTGTTGTCCCTGTGCGGTTCATTGCAGAACAGCACGTAATAGAAGATTGTGGGTTTATTCCAACCCTTGCGGACTGGCTAAAAACCATTCAGGCAGAACCGTGGATGCGGCGTGTAGGGAAAAAACTTGGGATAAGTTCTTTTGAATCCCCATCCAGTGAACCCGTACCGCCTTTTGACCCGACCCCTGTAGACTTCGTACTTACTCAGTGATTCTCAAACCGAAGGAAACTTTCCATGTCCGGATACGAAACCCCAATTGATATCATGCCGTCGGTTCGTCCAAGTAGCGGCAATCTGGATAAGTCGCACTACATGCGACGTTTAATCCTGGACAACCCAAATATCACCGCAGAAGAGGCATCTGCCGCTTTTGCGTTTTACGATGAAACCGTATCTCGCTGCACGTACAATCTCGTGCGTGCTCAGATTTACGGACCAAAGTTCACTAAAAGGAAGTCTCGCAAGAGAAAGGCTGCAAAAATTGTAATCGCCTCTGTTGAACCCAAGCCAGCACCGGCTAAATCAAATCTGGAGCAATCAAAGCCAGCAGCCGTGCAGCTGATAGGCATAGACGCAGCTCCTGTTCTACTGGGATCGGCTAGAGTGATCATAGCTCGATTAATACAGTTAGTCCAAAGCAGAGACATGGCTAGCTTATCGGATATTTCATCCGAGCTGCATGTTCTCGCGACGAAGCTAGCCTATCAGTGACCGTGTAGAAGTAGACCAAGTCCTGGTTGAGTGTTGGTGTAACACCGGTTTCCGTGTATTCTTTTGCTGTTACTCACTCACGTGTAATGGCAAGCAAAAAGGTACAAACGTGATTCTCACTGGAAGCAAGATACTTCAAGCGGTTTTAGAAGGCAAGATTCAAATCTCGCCGTTTGTCGCCGCTCAACTGAATCCTAACAGCTACGACTTAAGGTTGTCGCCGCATGTTATGGAATATACCGACACTGTGCTGGACGCTGCTCGTGAACCCACTGTTCACGCCTATCAAATTCCAGCGGAAGGTTTGGTGCTACAGCCAGGCCGCCTCTACTTGATGGCAACTATTGAGCAGACCGGTACAAAACACTATGTCCCAGGAATTGAAGGCCGCTCTTCAGTAGGTCGACTGGGTATCAGTGTGCACGCAACCGCGGGGTTTGGTGACGTCGGATTTGACGGCACCTGGACTCTGGAGGTTTCTGTTATCAAACCAGTCCGCGTCTATGCCCAGATGCGGATTTGCCAGGTCTATTTTATGTCCTGTGCAGAACCTACTGCTGACGATCTATACGTTGGTAAGTACCTGCACCAAGAACTACCCAAACCAACCCGGATTTGGACCGAAAAAGAAGAATGGCTGCGTAGCTAACTTCTTAAAATCCGGAATTATGCAGGCGACAATGTGTTTCCTGCACCCACTAAACCCGTAGCCAATGTGGTTGCGGGTTTTTTCATAGATGGAGTGATTCGATGTCCAAGAAAATCGCAAACCTGCACACACCAATGGAACAATATGCCCTTGATTCGGGAATTCATGTAGAGTCTAACTACATGGATTGCTTGCAGGGTAAGGTTATAAACTTGGCACTGGAGTGGCTGATCCCGCACCCAGAGCAACAACGTAAAATCATACCTACTCTAGTGAACGCCATTAGGTTGAATTTTACGTGGTCTCTGTTTGGTATGCCTACCGTCATAGTTAGTGAGTGTGCACCCTATCACTACGTAGTAGATGGAAACCATAGAGTCACAACGGCCAAAACAATCTATCCGCAAGGTATAGACGAAAATGGTAACCCCATCATAATTGGCTGTATCGTACCAACTGGAGCCACGCTTCTTAATGCGTGGCAGCAATTTGTCGGACTCAATGGCGGTATAGACGGCAGGACTCGGAAGTCCGTAAATAGGGATCAGGTGTTTGAAGCCATGTACCGAGCCCAGCAACCTGTGCAGGTTAGAGTGACTACACTCATACGCAGTATAGGTCTGGACATACACTGGCCTAGCCAAGGTACTCCCAGGATAAGATCTGACACTGTGTCTACACCTTCGACCTTTGGCGAATGGTATAGGCTGATGCAGGATAAACGATTCCGTGAAGCATTACGCATTCTGCGTATGTTCTTGCGTGCGGATGACGCCGCAGCGGACTGCCTGTGGACAAAAACACTTACGCGAGATTTTCTTGTGCCCCTAGGCAAGGCGGTCCACAGCTGCCCATATCCCGTTGAAGTCATAATGGGAAATGTAGATTTCTACGCAAAAAGGGCTCATGAAATCATAGCCTACGCAGGCACTCAAGAAGCTAGAGAAAAGTACGGACAAGATGCCCGTTCTGGCTATGGCTTTAGAGAAATTGTCAAGTGCTTACTTCTAGAGATCTTTAACCGCACCGCGGTAAAAGAAGTCAAGACGTTTACTGTTCGCAGTGCCAAGTCAAAAAGCAAGTAATAACCCTTGCAAAAGGATGGAACCTGCATGAGTCAAGATGAAGACGAAACACTGCACACAATTGTTGCAGTGTTTGTCTTACTGTGCGTAAGCGTATGTGGTATTGAACTTCTTGCCACATACTGGTTTCAAGTTCCGTAATCTAAAAGGAAAACACAATGAGTGATTCACCCGTCGTAAAAGAAGCCCGCTCAATGGACTTCATTGAAGAGTGTCTGTACCAGCATATCGGGGCCTGGCCACAACGCTGGAAGTATCGGCTATATCTTTCGGAGACTGGGGCTAGTCGTATAGCCTCTATCGCCGGGTATATCGTCGGACTTAAACACGGTGGAAATGACAAGCTGGCAGAAGCTCTGTCTTTGGATTTTACCCGCTGTCTGGAATACCTTTGCCCTCCAGACAATGTAAAAATCATTGATTTGAGCACAGGCCTGTTTCAAGACTCCGAAGTAGAACTGAACCCAAATTCACAAGTGATAAAGGTTCCGGCAACCAAGGTCATCTTGTTTGATGACGGTTGTCTGCACAGCTTCGGTTTTAAGATATACCGCCCATTGGCTCCTGTAGTCTATGAAAAGGTATTGAATCGTCACGCCAAGGGAATCGAGGGAGAGAAATCTGAAGGCAACCAGGTGTGGGATACAGCTCATGGCCGCACGGTAAAAGAGCTGATGATTGTGGAGCGTATGAATCCGCGAGACCCATATTCGGAAGAGCTTACGGAGCAAAAATACAACCTGGAAACCGGGTTCAAAAAGATCTACTATGTCCCAGGTTACCACGGTGGATTAATCTACCAAGGACCCGGGGCCGGACAAACCTTTAGTGTGAATCTGGATCGTTCTACCTTCTGGGGCATCCATACTTGACACTAAAGTTGGCAGAGTCATGCTGAGTAGGGCTTTCCTACCGGGTGCTAGTTGGTATCATGCTCGGTATGGTTACTGACTAGCATCCCGCTTTTGGAGATCGCGATGGAGTTGTATGGAGGCCCAGGCAAACGCAAGAAGCGTAATCCACCCGATCCGTATTGGGTAAAATTCATAACACCAGAAGAGAAAGAGAAAAAACGGATTGAACGCTGGCAGTCCGTGGCTATTGCCGATAGTGGTTTACCCGTTCGCGTAGCGAACATCATGGAAAAACACGGCATATTAACGGTGGGAGACCTGTTGCAGCATACCCTGGAAGATTTGCAGCAGATTGCCAATCTAGGCGATATCACCATCCGCCGGTGTGGTTTACTACTCGATAAACTCGACTTACCCCATCATCTCAAATGAGTGAAGTACTTGTTGTCATACCGACAATTGTTGAACATCCGCATAAGTACTACCTGCTTAGCCAGCTTTATCACGAAAAGTTGGTCAAGCGTGTACTCATAGTTGACAACGGCGATTGTTTCCCCGGTGGGGTAAAAGACAAACGACTTACCCCGGCCTGGAGTAAGATTCAAAGGATCAGGCCCAAGTGTAATCTGAACTGGCTACACTCCTGTAACCTTGGAGCGGCTATCGCTCTGGAGAAAAGAATTCCTTATGTCTGTTTCCTGAACGATGACGTAAGTATTTCTCGTAACTTTTTTGAAAATCTTCTGGTCGCGTTTGATCACAATCCAGACGCAGCCGTCGTTGTACCAAGCTACAATGGCGAATTCAGTCCAGCCGGTCACGACGATCGTCACCAAAAAGACTGGACCCCGACACCTGAAGACATTTCTGTACCCTACACGGACGGTACCTGCATGGTACTTGCCCTCAAGACAATTGAAACTGTCGGGTTTCTGGATCCGACGTTCCGACACCCTGGATGGGGAGCTGATGTAGATTATGCCTACCGCACCATCGCTGCCGGTAGCAAAGTTTATATCACGCGGAGAGCCATGCTATGGCACAGATCAAAGATAGGGGGCACCTCAGCGGCACAAATCTACGGAAGTAGAGACAAGTGGACCGCCAGAGGCTGTCAACAAGCTCGAGAAGACCTGGAAGACAAATACGGTACTGAGTGGCGAGAGTTATTATCACTTCCGCCAAACAGTTATGCATAACCCTAAAACCCCCGGCAAATTGCTGGGGGTTTTTCTTTGGAGCCAGACTCATGGCAGACACAGAAAAGAAACTTTATTATGTGGAGCGATTTGGGCTTTGTCGCTACTGTGGCGACGTAGCTACAGATCCTTTGTTGTTGCAGATGTGCTACGTCCGAAACAACCGAACTGCTGTTCAGTTTTTTGAGGCTGAAGCTCTTTGGAAAAACGCGTGCCTGGAATGTGTAAAAGAGTTGGCATTTAACAAATTGCCAAATCTGCAACCCACTCACGCACCTCCGATAACCAGTGCTAAAAGAGCCAAAGAAGAAAATGGCCCTTGGCTAGATAACGCCATCCGTGCGATGGAAGATAACTGATCTAAGAAAGAAGGCTTTGATGAGTGCAACGCCGCAGAGCAAACTTACGCCCGCACGGGCAAAAAAGATATTGATCGAAGAGATGAACCGGCTCGAGATTCCCTACTCAAAGTTGACTGCTCAGACAGTTTGCTTTGGAGATCTGGTTCGAGCAAATTGTCTGTTCGTCAAAATCTATGAATTCAACACGCCGCAACATGCGGAAAAACTAGAAGCAATAGCACGCAAACACGGGTTTCGCGTTCAACTGAAGAAAGGCTAGAACATGACACCGGTTGAACGATGGTACGTGACTGGATGTGGCAATGAATGGCGGCTGACGTCCGGCAACGCCAAAGTCGTCGTTTGGCTGGACAACGATGAGGAAACTTACCTGGCAAGGATTCTCAAGCACGGTGGGAAGTGGCTTAAGGCCGGTAAGTTTAGCGACCTCAAAGAGGCTAAAGTCTTTTGCATGGCAGAACTAGGAAAACTTGGCTCATGCTTGGAGGTGAGTGATGACAGCTTTGCGTGACATGACGATTGAGGAGTTCTGCAACAAAAATGAAGCCTGTCAAGAGGGTCGAGAATGGGCTTTGACGAACTGCAAAACCATGCAGGAGGTGTGGCATACCGTTAGTGAACACAGTTGGCTCATGTGGATCGCTATTCAGACTGGTGCGGTAACCGACAAAAATCTACGGCGTTTTGCTGTGTTTTGTTGTCGAGATGTCTGGCATCTTTTAACGGACGAACGTAGCCGTAATGCTGTCGAAGTTGCGGAGCGATACATTGTCAACCCTCGCAACAACAGCACAAACAACACAGAGCTAGCCAGAGCGTGTCTATCTGCGGAATCTGTACTCTCTGGGCTGCCTGTTGGCAAACATCGGGCAGCCGCAAATGCTGCAGTTGCGGTAACCTACAGTCCAAGATATGCGGTAGCACACACGGAATTTCTTACAACACAAGCTGCCGCTGCGGACGGTCCGAGGGGCGTTGAAAATATTGTAAGAGGCGATATGGCTCGCAAACGTAAGGCAGATTGGCTCAGGGCCAATGTAACACCCGACTTTACCGAGAAAAGAAGGTCCAAATGAGTGACATGACAGTAAAAGAGTTTTTTGACTTTCACCGCCTCCCGGATGAAGTGCCTGAACATGACAAAGATAGCTACCTTGAGACAAAGGAAAGTTACGACAAATTCCGCAAATGGGCCTTGGACCGCGACAAGACCATGCAGGAGTGCTGGCTAAACGTATCTAACTTTGGATGGCTTCTCTGTATGGCTGTTCATCCTGGCGTGCTCACTGCCAAAGAGAAGGCACAGTTTGGGCTGTATTGCTGCGAGATGGTCCGACACCACTTGACCGATTTTCGAGCCATCGCGGCCATCTCGTTATATCGTCGGTGGGTCGAGAGCGGGATCAGCGAGGAGGAACTGGAGCTGGCCGGGTGGGCGGCAGGTAATTTTTGGGAGGAAGAAGATAATCATGCGGCGACCTGGGCTGGCTGCACCGTGGCAGCGGCTGTTAACTACTCCCACCGCAGTAAGGACGCTGCTCCCGATATTCTGGAGGTGGCCGATGCTGCCACCAAAGCAGGCGTAAACCCGGTTCGGCTGATTCACTGGTTTCGCGTCCGCACTAAACCCAATTTCACCAAGAAAGAAGGCTGATATGAGTTCTCAAGGTTCCAACGCGATTCAGGCGTTTGTCTTCCCACAGACAAAGCAGAAGGTTCGAGTATTCGTTGACCCAGACGGCACATTGTGGTTTGTGGCCGCCGATGTCTGTCGGGAGTTGGGGTATGCAAAAGTTTGGAATGCCATCGAGCGGCACTGTAAACCAGAGGGTACTGCGAAACGCAGTATCCTTACAGATGGAGGCACGCAAGAGGTTACGGTCATCAACGAGGCCAACCTCTACCGTTTGATTATTCGGTCAAATGCTCCCAACGCCGAGCCGTTTCAAGATTGGGTGAGCGAAGAAGTTTTGCCGTCGATCCGCAAAACTGGATCATACGGGCACAAACCCCAGCAACAGCTTGATCTGACCAACCTGGATCCTGACGTGATGCTTGATGCGTTGATCAACGTCCAGCAGCTTCGGAAAGAGGAAAAGGCCAAACTGCTTGAGCTTCAGGAAGAAAAGGCAAAGCTGGAAGTCAGGCTCGAAGCCCAGACACCCGTGGTCAATGCTATCAAGCGGCTGGCAGCCGCTGAGGGTTCAATCTGCATTCAACAAGCAGCCAAGGCACTGAAGATGCGACCAACGGACCTGACAGACCACATGCTCAATTGCGGTTGGCTTTACATGCGACCACCATCCACCCGCAAGATTGCCTACCAGGAAAAAATCAAACAGAAATGGATGGTCTGCCACCAGGACACGAAGTCCTTATCTGGCGGTCGCGAACTGCTCTATGTTCAGTACAAAATCACAGGTCTGGGTTTGCTGCGACTGGCACGCGAACTCGACTTCGAAATTGACAAGATTGAAAGTAACGACGACTAACCCAAAGAAAGAAGGTTGAGATGAGAACCCTTGAACATGCGGCAAAGCGACTGGCACTTGTCGCGGCAAACACAACTGCGGATCTGATTGGCTTTGACGGTGCCGAAGAGTTAGACGAGGCAATCGACCATGTCAAACGACTGCTGATGCCTGAGACCGACCATGGCTGGGAGGTGTTGGTCCTGGTGGATGCGGACAACCACCTGAACATCTACATCACCAACACGAACAGCTCCGAGATCTATGAGTGTGACACCGGGCAAGGTGATCGCGGGTCCGGCGAAGAGCTGGCTCTGCGATACACCACCGACGTGATAGAGGATGAAGCGGACAACAACCCGTATTTTGAAGACGACGACTCCCAGGAAGAAGGCTGAGATGAACCTACAAGATCTTGCAAATAAGTATGCCTACGCAATTTTGACATGTGACGGCAGCACGAGTGATATCAACTCTGTGTTGCAATCATGGTCAGAAGGCAAGGAACGCGACGACGTCATGGTGTGGAACAGGTTTGAAGACTGTGATCCGGAAGAACTTGAGTGCGAGCACACGGCTCTTGCTGATGCCTTTCTTAGGTTCCACGAAGAGGCAACTAACTCCAAGAAAGAAGGTTGAGATGAGAACAAAATCAGAGTTCATAAACCGTGTCAAAGAATACGGCTTTCTACCCTACGAGAAACCATGCAAGTCAGTCGGGAACAATCACGATTTCTGTGCCTTCTCTGCGATCACTGTTATGAAAGATGGACTAGACGCCATCATCCTATGGCAGAATCGCGAAGTACTCACATCAGGTGATGTCGAGAACGATGATCTTGTAACAATCATCGGCGGTTTTGAGAAACACACACAGTTGCTGATTCAAATCCTATGGGGGATCGATAGCGACGACTAAAATCTACAACATAAAGTTCCTAATTTTAGGAACTTTATGTTATTATATCTCTTACAGAGATATATAAAGCAGGGGATAGATCCCCCTGCTGTTTGGTAAGCAAGGTAAGTTGGGCAAGATCAAGGCCTAGTCAAAAAGATTGGTTCAGCCGTGGCTTTGACTGTGTTAGTAATAGCCGCCGCGGTGGGTATTACTAACATCGTCAAGGTCACAAAACAACAGCGATAACCACAAGTTTTACTAGCTGCCTATCTTGCCCTGTATATCTAAAATCAAGGGCTTTATGGCCCTGATTTATATATCTCTGTAAGAGATATAATAACATAAAGTTCCTAAAATTAGGAACTTTATGTTGTAGGTTTTAGTCGTCGCTATGAACTCTGATTTTGTTCTCATCTCAACCTTCTTTCTTTGGGTTAGTCGTCGTTACTTTCAATCTCGTCGATCTCGACTTTGAGTTCACTGGCCAGTCGCAGCAAACCCGAGCCTGTGATTTTGTACTGGACATAGAGCAGTTCGCGACCGCCAGATAAGGACTTCGTGTCCTGGTGGCAGACCATCCATTTCTGTTTGATTTTTTTCCTGGTAGGCAATCTTGCGGGTGGACGGTGGACGCATGTAAAGCCAACTGGTCCTGAACATGTGGTTCGTCAGGTCCGTTGGTCGCATCTTCAGTGCCTTGGCTGCTTGTTGAATGTTAACCGCGCCCTCGGAGGCTGCCAGCCGTTTG